ATAAGGATACAGATATGAATACTGATATGCAAGTAGATGATACTGAAGTATTAACTACAGAAGAAAGCTATGAAGTAGAATATCCTCTAGATACTAGGCTCTATGACTTCTTACAGAATACCTATAAGGACAATACAGTAAGATGGGTAAATATCTTTCAGCATCTAGATGGACTTAATAAGATAAGGCATAATAAGAATGTTATATTCTTAGATAAGGTAGAAGAGAGATTATTAGAAATTATAATCAGAACAGAAGATGAAACCTCTATTCCTTCAGAACTAGAAACGTATATGCTACGTTCTGTACAGAACTATTTAGAGTTTTACGGTATAACTATATCTTTAGAACATAGCAATATTTATCTAGTAGAAGATTTACTCTCAGCTTATGTAACTATTTACAATGTAGATCTACCAACTACAGAGGATTTATCTATACAACTAGGAGACTCTTCTATAGATCCTATAGAGAGATGTGTAAGCATACTGAAAGATTACTTTACTTATAGAGAATCTGAACTCTATGATATGATAGAAGCTGTAGGAGAGGATTGGTTCGAGCATCTAAGAGTTTACTTCTATGCTAAGTTACATAGAGGTATAGAGCAAGTTAACGACGAGGATATTGTAGCTGTTAGACCATTAGTATTAGCAGATAGAAGATTCTCAGCAACTAGAGCTGTTCAGGATACTTTATATTATGGAAAATCTTCATATGCTTTAGAAACATATCTTGATAAACTCTATAATGATCTAGATAGCTATGACAATGATATGGAGGCTATGGCTATGGAAATAGTAGCTGCTAACTTCTTATCCTATGATCAACCTATTAAAGACCTTTCTACATTAACAGAGATTATTAATTTTAAAGCTATAGGTAACATTCCTTATAAAGAAGCTTTAGACAACATAGCTCCTAAAGTATTAGAACTTATAGAAGCAGTTAAGGATAGAAGATGATAAGTAGTAACGAATATTTCCAATACGCTTTAAGACATGATTTACTTAGTAGGCTAAAGTTCTATTATGCAACTATGACCATACCTTTACAGAATGAGAATGAATACTTTAAAATAGAGAAAGATAAATATTTTGTCCTTATGAATGGTGAGTACCAAGAAGTACAAGGTAAAACTACTAAGAATCCTTTACTCCATTCTAAAGATGAGATTACCATATTCAACGCTGATATGGCTAATGTTAAAGAGTCTGTAGATACTACTATAGGTAGAGCTATAACTAATTACATTATGTTAGCTAGGAACTTTGAAGATAAGATAGATTATGTTAACGAGTATGTAGATGGTAGTAAGATAGAAGGTAAAGTTTGTGAAGCACTTAAGAAAGATATAGTAACCATAGACCAGTATATTAACTTTGTTAATAGTTGTGGTATGTTACAAGGATTATCTAGAATAGTAAGTGTCTCTGCTACATATAAAGCCATGACGCCTCCTCCAGGTCTTACTAAGTATAAGAAAGAACTTAAAGAAGCTTTTGATAAAGAATTTGGTAAGAACTGGGTTAAGGATAGTGTTAGAGTTATTGAGTTCGGTAATAAGCTTAAAGAGAAGGATGCTGAGTACTTAAAAGGTGATGCAACAGATGGTAAACTTGTATCTGGTAAAATAAAAGATAATGCTAGGTCTAAGATGTATTTAACTTTTGGAACAGATGCAGGATTTGATTCAGTAGGTGCTGATCCAAAATTAGTATTCAATAGTCTTTTAGAAGGTTACCCAGAAGATAAAGAAGAATTAGCTACAGTTTATAACTCTTCAAGAGCAGGGTCGTTCTCACGTGGTAATGAAACTAAGGATGGTGGTGTTCTTGCTAAGACAGCCTTACGTTCTACAGCTAACGTTACTATAGAGCCAGGAGACTGTGGAACTAAACGAACAAAACCTTTCTTTGTATTAAAGGATAATGCAGCTGCTCTTACTGGTAGATACATGGTAGAAGGGAATAAGCTAGTTAAGATAGAAGACGGAACTAAACTTATAGGTAAGACTATACAATTACGCAGTATGTTATATTGCGAGTATAAACATCCTATGTTCTGTTCCGTATGTGCTGGTGAAAATCTTGCTAACTATAGAAAAGGTGCTACGATTGAAGCTACTTCTATGTCTAATACCATTTTAACATTATCCCTTAAGAAGATGCACAATAACACCAAGAAGATACATAAAACAGATTTGTTAGATATGATAAAATAAGTTAAGTTATACTGAATAACAAGTATACAAGGAGAAAAAGAGTTATGGATCTTGATAATTACCAAGAGATGTTGAATAGTAAACCTGAGGCTACACAACCACAGAGTAGTTATAACACTAGCAATACTGCTAAGAGTGGTTGGTCTAAGAATAAGTCGTCAGGAAGTAAAAGAGATGATTTCTATAAAGATAGAAATATCATGCCTAAAGAGTTGGATACGAAGTGGTTTAAACCTACCAATAATAAATACTTCACCTTTACAGATAATGGACAGATAACAGAAGAGTATACAAAATTACTTCTAGCTACATGTTCTTCTCTATTTAAGAAAGGTTATATCTATAGAAGTGAAGGTAATGACAATAGTCCTACAGATAAGGCTATTAGGTCTATTCCAGGTGCTAAGGTTGAAATCTTTAAACTATGGCCTACAGCTAAGACAGATGCTGATAACCTACCTGTAGGTAGTGAAACTACTACAAGACTAGCTTATGAAGTAACAGCTGCTTATCATAATTTCTTCTCTAAGATGGAGAAAGATATAGTAAGATGTTATTTAGCTAGAAGAACTCAAATGTATCTAGGAGCTAAGATAGATAGCCCAGTAGATTTAGCGCTATGTTATACTGGATGCGGTTGTAACTCCTTCTCTAAGTCTTTCGATATTAAGAATGCTAGAGATGTGGTTGTATTGTTTAAGATAGCTAAAGCTGCTAATATATCTGTATTTAACATTAGAAATAAAGATTTTATTAAAGACATTAAAGCTTACATCTCAGCTACTGATGGAAGTGAAGTTACTATAGAAGCAACTCAACCAGCTCCAGTTCAAGAGATGACTTTAACACAGCCAACACCAACATATACACAACCTGTACAACAACCAGTTCAACAAGTACATACACCAGTGACAACACCTAACTATGAGGTATCTGTTCCAGATAGTCCGGGCGACTTGTTCTAAGCCTAGGGTATAAATGACCTTAGGCTATATTTCATACCCTAAGTAAATTAAATTTATAAGGAGATTTATATGGCTAAGAATAAGCCTAAGAATACCCAAGAGAAAGAAGAGCTTGTAGACGAAGTTACATCTGAAGAGACTGTAACTGAAGATGCAACACCTCAAGTAGTTCCCGCTGAGGAACCTAAACAAGAGGATCAAGTTCAAGAAGAACCTAAAGGTCCTAATCCAGAAGGTAGCAACATAGTAGAGCAACCTGCACAAGAACAACTTAAGATTCCTACACCTGAAGAGGTTAAGAAAGAAGAAGAGCTTAAAGACAAGTATGCAGCTAGTAAGAATATAGATCTTGATGCTTCTTACGATCTTGTTAAAGCTACTCTACGCAGAACTGATATAGACGATACTAAGAAGTTAGAGATTATCTCTAATGGAACTAACATTGCCTATAAAGCAGTTATTGAAGAGTTTGAAGACTATAACAGAGAAGTTCAATCAGGTCTAACCGAGAACCCACAAGCATTTGCTAATAAGGTCTTTGAATTATATGGAAGACTACGACGCATCCTAGAAGATGAAGATGTATATGTAACAACTGCTAAGTTGATGATACTTCTACTTCTATTTAGAAAGTACTTCCAAACTTCATTTGTTCCATCTGTATATTCTCTATATGCAGATTTATTCCCGGGTAGCGAACAAGACTATGTAGAGTACCAATACATTATGGCTTCTCTATACACACTTGCTACACAACCAGATCCTGCTATCATTAAGAGAAGGATCAACTTTAACAAACCAGATTTTAAATATGGTAAGAAGTTAGAAGAGTTATTTATTAATCTATTTAACTAATATCTCTGAGTTAAGATACTCAAGTTTCCTTTTAATTTAGAAGTCATCAGCCTACCATCCTTATGGATGGTAGGCTGATTGTTATTATATCGAAAAAAAAAAATAAGTAAGAGGCTGCTAGAGCCAGTGAACTAAATCACTAGCTCTGCATATTCGCATCCGGCTATGTAATAGCCGGATTTGACTTGGCGTTCCTCGCCAATACCTCGACCCTCCCCGTCGAGTATTCTGACGTAAACATACCCCTCGGCGTCAGCGCGAGTTATAACTACGCGCGTGTCCACGTAGTTATTTTGGCTGTCATAGACAGTCATGCGACTGTCCTCAGCCAGACGGTCTAGGATATATGTCTCCTCTACGGCCATATACCTTTGGCCGTAGATTATTAAGTTTCTCATATCCATTTTATTCTCCTTTTTTACCTATTTGTATACCACGACTATTGTCAACATCTATGCTTTGTCTCATAAGCATGTTTCTGAGAGTAACAATCTTAAAGAACTCTGAAGAGTCTGCATGCTCTTCATACTCCGCTAGAGCATTAAGCATTGATACACTGTTGTACCAAATGGTTGTAGAACCAAACTTTCGTTTGTTCTCGTCGTTTAGTTCAACTTTTATTCTTTCTAGGTTTTCACCAACATTGTTTAAAACCTTCTCTGCGAATACCAATTCACTTCCTACTGTAGTTTGATCGAATAATAGCATTTTAAATCCTTTCTATATTGTTAAGATTATTAAAGCCATGCCTGGCAACTTATGTTCTTATCATATGTAAATTAATATAGTATATTAACTTATAAATGATATTTACCCTAGAGATTTCTCCCTAGGGTAACGTCTTAATTAAAACGTTTTAAGACATCTTGAACAGCTTTTACTTGCTGCTCATTTAGTCTTTTCTTGAGAAAATTGGTATTGCCTTTGCGTGCGGCATCAGCAAGTTTAATTTTCTCACCTACGTTAGTGTTCAGTGCACTAACGTTACGGACATGAATTGTATTCATGTTGACCTCCTATACTTTATTAAGAATAGGATTTTAGGATAGGCTAGTCATATCCTGGAAGATAATTCCTAGTCCTATTCTATATAAAGTATATATAATTGAAAATAAGTCATTTTTCATAATCCCCTTAAACATGATTGACTACCACTAGACCTTAAGGTCTAGTGGTAGTGTTTATTTGTCTTTAATGTTAACGTAATCTTCACCTAGAGTTTCTAATAGGTATTTGTATACTTTCTCATGTACAACTTCTTCTCCTTTATAGAGAACATTATGTATCTCTAACAGATTTTTACCTATATCTAGGATAGCATCTTTCATACCATGTGTTTTAATCAAAGCATAGAACATATTGTCTACTCTAAGTAGTTTATCTTCATGCTCGAATATAGATGCTTTACCTCTACTGTGTATATTGTTCATAACATCTGGTAAGTTCTCTTGTAGATAGATTAATATATCAGGAACTAGTATATCCTTAAGATGGTTATGTATATAGTTCATGATGCAAATATAGTTATCTTCGCATAGACCATCTTTATAGTGTATTCCTTTAAGAAGTAAAACCTTATCCATAGTAGTTGTATTTTCTTTCTTAGACTTAAGACCGTATTTGACCATAGTAGACATATAAGTTTTCTTAACAAGATAGTTATAGGCTAATGTTGACATCATCCACCTATCTGCTATGATGTTATAACCTTCTTTAAGTAAATACTTAAGTATAGGTGTTAACTTAGTGCCTAACTCCATATAGGCATCCATAACTAAGTTATATCCATATCCCTCAGTATTGAAACACTCTATAGTAGCATTATGCTTTTGAGTATGTATTATATCTAAAGCATAGTTAACTTTATCTACTGCTAGAGTTAGTTCTTCTACTTGTTTACTTAAAGAACATTTAATAAGCTCCACTACATTAACAGTTATACCCTCTATACCATACAGTCTACTTTTACCTCTTATCTCAGAAGGCTTACAAAAATCTGAAGGTGAGAAATATAACGTATTCTTCAAATCCAATCTAAGCTTTTTAATCAAAGTCGATTTACCAACACCATCTAGTCCATCTACAACTATGAACTTACCACTCATACCTTTCTCCTTATTACTATATTATAACCTATTATAGTTAGACAGGATCTATCTATAGCAGGGTTGTACACAAATCCATTCTTACTACCTAAACAATATTTATTCTCGTAGGTAGATCTTACACATTTATCTCTAAGATAGTTATAGAGATACTGATGTCTTACAAACCAAAGCCTATTTGTAAACTTATTAAGTTCAACTTTCTTACTAGGGTCCTGGTAATCCTTAGCAAATATGCTATCGTAAAGTTTTACCTTCTCTACTAATTGTTGTCTTCTATAAATAGGTAACCTTAAAAACTCGTTACAAATAAAAGAGTTATCCGAATTGAATACTTGTTTATTAACACCATTGATGTTGCCAAAATCGTCTAGCCACATCCATATAGTAATATAATAAAAATAGTATCTTATAAGGTTAATATATTTTTTAAAGACAGTTGAATTATCTAGTTGATTGTAATTGCCTAGATATAAAGTAGATTCTTGTTGACCTCTACGAGTAGTAAGGAAGATGGTAATCAGCTTATCAGTATTAGTATAACTTATTATGTTACCTAATTCAGGAGAAAGATAGTTATAGAACCTTTCTGGTTTATTGGCCAACCAGTGTCCATAAACTATAGCTCTAGCTTTCTTACCATATTTAGTTATGTAAGCAGGATAGTAAGGGAAGAGGATGTTTACCCCTTCCATAACGAAAAATATAGTAGTAGGAAGTAACCAATCTATAAATTTCTTTATCTTGCTCATAGTTCTCCTACTTCCTTTTTAATTATGTTGTTAAATATAAATTGTTTAATATCTTCAAAACCTATATTGCGTTTATTACCTTCTAAAGCTTGACCTACTTTAGTATTCTTATAAAGAGATGAAGAAACACAAGAATGAATCATAGTAGTTAACATAGGTAGATATTCTAGTGCTATGAATAATCCTTTAGAACTACCAGGTCCGAACCAACCATTATCTAACATAGAACAAACAGCTTCTGTATTTACAATAGTTTTCATATCTTCAGGTAGTGCTCCTGAAAGTAATGCTTGTAATAGTACAAAGCTATGTGGTTTGCTCTCTAAATTAGCATTATTAAGTATCATATCTATTCTAGATGTAATAGTTCTTTTATCTAACGGATATGATAGTTTAACCTTATTAACAAAGTTAGATAATCTTTCTAAATCATCTCTAAGGTCATTCTCTGGATATACCATGTTATGCACATACATATGACAAGCAATTTCTAAGTTAACTCTATCTATAGCAGTTAGAACTGTTATACGGGAAACTGCTGAAAGGACTATAGAAGCAAATCCTGTTGAAATGTTATGTAAGATAGGTTTAAGATACATAGGATCTTGATTACATTTATCCGATAAATATGCTAATAGCATAAGGAATGTTATAGCATTCTTATCTCTAGAGATTTCAGATAGAGAAGTAAACTCTTTCTTAGCATTAACTACATATGGTCTTAGGTTCATAGCCACACATGGCCTACTTCTTACATCTTTAAAGAATATAGGAAAATCCCATGTTAGCATGTTAGCTTCTTCAGCATTCTTACCAGTAATATATATAGTTTCTAAACCACCTATAGGAAATCCATAGGAAAGATCAGTATTGTTATTACCTGTAATGTATTTAAGTAATCCATTAGTTATAAGATTAGTTTTAACTAGCTTACCTGTATTGGTGTCGTATGGTTGTTGGAAGTACATATTATGTCCTTATAGTGTTGAATTTCATCCATCCTATCTATATAGGATGGTCTTACAATCATCCATCCTTCTTACAGGCTGTATTTAAGAAAAAAAAAAATAAGTTAAATGCCTAGAGACCCACATAGGATCCCTAGGTTACTCTTATAGAGTTAGTTCTTTTAGTAAGAACTAATATTTACTGCTGTAGATAAATTAGCAAGTTTGCTAAAACTATCAGCGTAAAAACCATTAGTCAAGGGCTTAGAGTTATATTTAAGTATTTCGGCTTCCATATCTCTAAGTCCGTCCAAGTAAGCATTAGCAGCTATCTTATCGTCTCGTGATAAGTAACTACGTTTAAGCTTACCTTTCAGATCTTTGATCTGATAAAACAATTCCTCGCTAGGAGCATTCTGTCTAGCTTCTATGCTAGGCATGAATGCCTCCATAAACGGATTATTGTTCATGGCTATGCATCCTTTCTATTAGTTATAATAGTTGTAGAATAAGAAATTAACTAATAACTTTCCTATTCTACATAAAGTATATATAATTGAAAACAAATCATTTTAGATCCTTTGAATTAGTTATCACCTACCCATCCTAAGTGGTGGGTAGGTGATTTATTTATTGGTATACTTGGGTCTGAACCGATTTCTTGATTTACTGGCTACAATATAAGGAGTTGATGATGGCAACAGCTAGATTCAAAGAGTTTCCCGTCTATGATGATGAAGGAAACATAATAATGAAACACTATGATGATATTGGTTCTGGTGGACCTCAAGTAGCTGCTAGCTATGAGATAGCCTTAGATCCAGAGTTCAAAAACATCATAGACGCTACTTACTTCGATACGAATCATCTTAAAGAATGGTCTTCTCCATTACCGATAAAAGATGATATTCCTGGTAACTACCATACTAACCTTGAAAAGCTATATGCTAGAGGTAGAATATTTTGTGGTAGAATACCCACTAACTTTGCTCTCCATAACTATGCAACTGATGAAGAATCTAGAGCAGCATGTGATGCTACTGGCACTATCTTTTACAGTGCATGGACAGAGGTAGCTATAGGAACACAGCGAAGTCAACCGGTTACAATAACAGATGAAAATGATATAGAGACAGAGACTACTAGTGAAGCTATAGGTCTTTGGTTCAATAGGTAAGGAAATAAGATATGACACGTAATTTGCAAATATTACCAGACATACCAGATCTTCCAAGTGGTATTAAGGTTATAGCAGCCAGCTATGAAGTTAGCAGGTCTCCGTATTTCGAAGATACTGAGAATAATAAAAGAGATGAAAAAGCTATAATCGTTTCTAACTTAGAAGATACGGTTAACACTAAAGGTTTCTGGATAGATATACCTAATCTAAAAGAAGATGATGACATCTATGCTAGGTATCAGTTACATTTAGAAATATTGAAAGAAGATGGAAGTAAAGTTAAAGCAGATATGGGATGGTCAAGACCTGTCAATATGAAAGGTGACCAAGAAGGGTTCTTAGTATCAGATGTTATTATAGCAACTCCTAAAGTATCTGTTAATGTATCTTCTAATACTTTAACTACTAAGCTTAATGTAGTAAGCTCTCCTATGGAGCTATTTGTAGGATATGGAGACCATGTAGCTACTTCTTGGGAGATAGCTAACTCAGATGGAGTGGTTATTTTCTCTAGAAAGAAATCTAAAGATATGCTACAAGAGATAACCATACCTATGGATAATTTCCAACATGATGAAGTTTACATAGTTAAAGCAAAATACCATACTTCTACTAATATGGAATCTGATTGGGGTTGTTTTATACTTAATAGTGGAATAACTTTAAAAGACCTATATGAAGTTATAACTCCAGAACATTTAGTTTCTGGTAGAGACCTACATGCTCAAGTCGTACTGAATACTAATAGATTCGTTTCTATATCTCTTATACTTAAAGATAAGAATGAAAATATAGTAGCTCAGACTATTAACCATAAAGATCTATATCCTACTGTTAAGATACCTACATTAAGACCAGGTGATATATACAGACTATATGGTAGATTGGAATATGAACCAGGTGTTTATACTTCTTGGAAGTTAATAAGAACCTATATAGCTAAAGATAACAATGTATTTGAAATAGATCCTACTAAGGTCTATATAGATAAGTATTTGTTTATACAGCCTATCATACAGCCTGATAGTAAGTTTCTATTCAGTAGAGAGCTATTAACAGGTGGATATGTTATGCCTAGAACAGATGAAGCTGATAACTTCTTGGGATTATCTTATTTCATCTTCGAAGGTGGTAAGTTCCAGTATGTTAAAGATATACAAGGTACTGAGAACATAGGAGAGTTAAAACCTCTTTCTAACTGGTCTATAGGTGTTATACCTCTATACAATGGAGAGGTTCTAATTTGTAAATCTGAAGTAACACAGAATATAGATAATAATGGACAGGGAAAACTTAACTTCTTGAAATATAGCTATGATAGCTTCAACCTTATCTTTAAGCTGACAGGTACTGCTAAAGGAACTAAACAATTTGGTTCTACTGGTGTATCTGGTTCTATGGTAGCTATGCTAGATAACTCTGTATATTATACAGCTGCTATAGAAGGAGCTCCTAAAGCTAAGACTAAATTAGCATTGCATAAACTTAATGCCAATACTATGGCTATAGAGAAAGTAGCAGATTTACCATTTGAAGCTAAAGAGTTTGTATCTTTATGTATGCTTAATAATACTGAATTCTTAGTATTAGGAGGTAACAATGATACCTCTGCTGATAATCCTAAAGACTGGGTAAGAAGTAATCCATTTATCTATAAGTTCAACACAGAGGATAAATCATTTACTAAGATAGGAGACCTTACAGATGTTAATATACCTAAATGGTATAACCAACATGTAGTTCTTCTTAAGAATGGTAAAGTAGCTATATTCAATAACTCTGAAGGTATAGGCGTAGCTGAAGATCAATCTATAGTTATATTCGATCCTACTACAGGATTAGCTAATAAACTAGACAATGACTTTTCAGATGGACGTATGTATTTGAAAACATTAGTAAGTAATACTGGTAATGTTATAAGAATCTCATCTTCTATATATCAACCACAAATGATGTACATGTATAGAACATCTGATTACGTAGCAGAGGATATAGAGAACATGAACCTCATGCCTTCACCTGCTGCAGAGTTGATAGTTCCTGCTAATACTTCTATAACTGTAGATAACCTCTATAAGTATAGTAAGATAGAAATCCAAGGTAAGGTAGCTGATGGAACATCTGGTAAACTTACTGTTATAGGACCTAGAGGTATAAGAGAGTTCGATTCAGATACATTCTTTATAACTAAGTCTATGGTACTATACGAGAATACAGTTGACAACCTAACTAAAGGTAAGACCTATAAGAATATCTTCGTTCTAGATGGTGCAGATATCACTACTAGAGACGATAATGAACCATGATAAGGAAAGTAAGATATGAGCTATAGAAATACAGTAGCTTCTGCTAAACAGTTAGAAGAAGCTAAAAAGAATAAATATAAATACAACACTAACCTAGAGATGATCGACTATCAAGTCGATCCCTCTTTTATCGGTAAAATGACAGATGCTGTTGGACAGATATTAGATACAGCTATGCCAGGTAATGTTAACTTAGCTAGAAGTAAAGGTCTAGATGCTATAAAGAATATAGAGAAAGTTATCGGAGAGAGATTTGGCGTTAAATGTGTCATGGGTCATAATGATCAAGGAGGAGCTTTCTGTATCATAGCTGGTTCTTCTATTGAATTGGGTAATAACGATTATTTCGATTACCATGCTATGGCTAAGAAATTAGAATCTCTTAAGAACACTAGACCTAATGAATATGAGAAGATAGTTAATGGAGATGATGAACCTAGCGATACTACTAGATGGGACTATGAGAAATGGTGGAGAACAGAAGCTAATAGAACTTTCTATGCTGTTCTAGATAAAATACAAAAAGATGGATTAGAGTTAGACCTTAAAAAAGCTAAGGTTGTTAAAGCTCCTAAGAACCTTAGGTTCTATGTTAACGTAGATTGGTATACCTTAGGTAATGATTATAAAATGACAGAAAGAGAAATAGTAGCTGTTATCCTACATGAGATAGGCCACTGCTGGACACATATGGAATATGCTTATAAAGTATTTTCTTCTGTACAAGTTCTTAACGATGTTATAAGAGAAGAATATAGTAAGAGGAATAAAACTCCTACAGAAGCTATTAAGATATTCTACAACAAGACTAACTTACCAGCCACTAAGTCTAATAGTAAAGATATAACGGAACTTAGCATCATTGCTTATAAAGACATCATTAGAGGTTCTACAGTAGGGTTGTATAGTAATCATACTACTACAGATAGTGAACAGCAAGCAGATGAGTTCTCTTCGAGATTTGGTATGGGAGCTGAATTAACTACTGCATTGGATAAACTAGGATTAAGTTCTTTCTACGATAGATCTATGGAACCTATATATCCTGTATTAGCATTCATGCCATTACTTATGATGATAGCTTTAAATACAGTAATGATTTCCCCATTGTTTGTATTAACTATGGGTGGCATATCTGCTGTCATATTCTTACTTATAGGAACTATGGTTGGAGTAGGCCTATACGATAAAGATACCTACATTACATACGATGATGCTTATAGACGTTATAGGCGTATTAAAAACGCTACTATAAGAAGATTGTCTTTTGTAGAAGATAAATTAGTTAAAGAAGAAGTCTTAAAACAAATTGATATTATAGACAGAGTATATCTGGAAGTTAAGAAGGATACTGAAAATAGTTTCTTTAGAAAACTATCTAACTGGTTTCATAAAGGTAATCGAGACTGGGACGAGTTGATGGTGGATGAAATGATAGAAGATCTAGTAGCTAATGATTTAATCACTGCTTCTGCTAGATGGTCAACATATAAGAAAGGTTAAGAAGATGAATAACGTAGAAATAGCAGAACAACGCATAGAAGAAATGCAAATGGTTAGAACAGCTATGGCTGATCTTAAAGTAATAATGACAGGAAGAGATCCTTATGTAGAAGAAGGTATAGTTAGCATAATCTGCTCTAACATAGCTAGAAAACTTCTTAAAGTTCTTTCTGCAGAACAGGTTAACGATGATAGTTATCTTTCTCGTAAATGTGCTACTATAGCAGCTAACATAGGTAATATGGGTATGTTAGGTATGTCTATAAATAAAATTGCTTATATTTTATATAATCAAGTTAAAGACATTGAACGATTTATCAACATGAGACAAGTTCAACCAGGATGCATGTGTGCTCAAGGCTTTGGTTCCGGTCTTGCTATACCTGAAGAAGTATTTAAAGCTATAGCAGCTAATAATGAACTTATGGCTAATATAGATAGAAAGATTAAACTTATCCTTAGTAATCCTGAGTTTATAGCTAGTAACCTAGAGATTAAAATATAAGGAGGTAGACTATGGAAACCTTACATAGACTACTAGAAGATAGAGTCGAAGAGCTTAAAGCTCTCGGCACTATCAATGCAGAGGATGTAACCTCTTTAGATGCTATGATAGCTTCTGTATCTGATAATGAATATAGCAACTATATAACATCTCAAATTCCTTTAGAGAAATTCTCTATCTCTAGGACATCTGTAAACTATGTGAATGTATTAGGGCTACTAGGTAATTTGCTAAGTCAAACAGAAATTAAGAAAGCTTTAGAACTTAACTCGTTATCCTCTATGGTAAATACTATATCAGAAGTTGAGAATTATTTTAATGTTCTAGCTTCTGGCATAAGAGCTATAGGTAAACTATCTGAAGAACAGTTAGCTATGATTAACGAGTTTGAGTACGTAGACACGGATGAGCTAGGTGATTTCATTAACTTGAAACATAATGTTCCTGTTCTTAAAGTTCTATTAGAGACAGATCTTAAAACTATCTTTAACATAGGACCATTTGGAGAAGAATTCATTAAGAAAGCTATTACAGGTACAAAAGAGATAGGACAGCATACACGCTACCATGTTAATGCTAACGATAATGGTATATCTGTTATTAGAAGAATACTAGATGACCAAGAAGCATTATTGGCTGCTAACATTAATAAAGAAGCCTACTGCTATGTAAGATTAGTAGAGTCTCTATTTGACGAATCTGTAGAAGTTGGCTATAACCTTACATTAGAAGATCTCTTTACGATTAAAGCATCTTCAGGTACATTAACCACTGTCCTTGATAAAGTATGTAACCTTCTTAATAATTTCAGAATGAATATATTAGGAGGTGATTACATAGCTTACAGAACAGATATACAAGCTGGTATACCACTTTCCTTTAAAGATGAACTATTTAAAGTAATGGGTACTAAACCTGCTAAAGTAGACATGGCTACTAGCAACACAACTTTTAAAGTATTAAGATAACTACCTAGGAGGACTAAGTCCTCCTAGGTAGCATTTTATGTTATAAGGTTGTTATAAAGTCTGTATACTTACATCTATATCATATTTCACTTCTAATTTGTTATACTCATTGAGTATAAGTTCCTTATACAATGAAAGTCTTAGTGTCGTATCTTCAAAGACTATAATTCTAGAATCGTTGTTATCTATACCTGTTATCTTAACAGCTATGACATCCTCTCCTAACTCTTTCCTTATGTTGTCTTCTATTTCATTTAGCTTAATAGTAGAGTTCTCCAAGTATTTGTCAATAACGAATCCAACTCTATCTTTAACGTTGTCCAAGTCAACTGCAGATAGTTTAAAATCTGTATTAACATTATAATACAGAACTACTTTAGGACGTATATGACTTCTTAGTCCATAGACTATATTGTTTATCCTTGCTTTAATAGGTAGTATAGTCTTATAGGACTTATACGATAGAGAAGTGTTCTCTAGAAGAACATCGTTACGTAATGGAAGTGTTCTGAGTATGAAATCCCTTAGTTGGTCTATACATAGTTCATTATACTTAGCATAAGCTTCTTGTGTAGCCATATAGAACTCATAGTCCAACATACATACATCTATATGTCTAACCATACCACCTATATCATCTACAGTAGGCATGCCTCTATGATCTAAGATAACATCTCCTTTCTTATGGAGAACTATTTGATTACCTTGTTCATCTAGCATAGGTTCGCCCTTCTTATGTAAGAACCTTACTTTTAACTTCTTATCTTCTACTTTAACAGCCCATCCAGATTTTTCATCTTTCTCTAAGACAGATTCTGTATAGTAACCTAATACGTCCTGAGGATATTTCTTATATTTCCTAGGAGTATAAGATACAGCTATCTTAGATAATATAGATTCTAATCTACTACCTAATTCAAGAACAATAGCTTCATAAGCTAAAATAGTTCTATTAGAAGAAGTAATATGTAATGGTAAAATTTCTTTTAAGAACTTGTTATCTACTGCTACTCCAGAATCAGTAGTATGGAGTATGAAATATGCTTGTGTTATAAGTTTACTATAGTTACTAGATGTAGTAGCCATACCATTAAGTATACGTAGTTCATTGTTAACAGAAAGATAATGGTTGGTTTCTATATCGAATCTCCATACATCGTTAACAGAATCATACACACCGTCTATATAGAGTTTATTACCTGTAATAAGCTCTATAGCTAATGTGTTATGCATATACTCTTGAAGTATAGATTCAGCTTCTGCATTCTTTTTAACCTTAGTAACTATCTCATAGCCATTCTTATTCTTAAAAATATCATAAGCAGTTGTATTAGTCCTATGTGGTATATCTCTGTTAATATCTAAGATACGCATGGACTTTAACATAGGTTTGTCTAAATCATACACCCTAGCATTAGAGTAGTTATTCTCTCTAGAGATAACGTAGTAGAATGGTGTAATAAAATATTTATTAAGTTTGAAATAACCTATCCTATCAGATAGAGACATTTTCCATATCTCTTCTAGTTCTTTCTTAGAGACTATCTCTATAACTCCATTCTTAGACATGAATACAGCACCAGATTTGATAATAAAGTTATCTTCAAAGGTAGAGATGTAAGGATGGTCTAAGAATTGTTCTAAGATGATGTTAACCGTATTGAAGTAAACATCTTGTAGAGCTCTAATACCAGAGATTCTTTCTTTATCTATATTTCTCATAGCTAGATAAGAACGTTCTGTTAATGTATCTGTTTCTTTTATAACTTCAAATCTATCTAACTTATTAGAATAAGCTAACTGGTAATCTGTTATCGGAAGGTTCTGGTTACCTTTAGTATTGAAGATAATAGCTTTCCTCATCTCTTCGAAAGACATACCACTAGAACCAGAGTCTATGATATCGTTACTACCTAACATAATGTTAATGTTAGGGCATACAGCTGTAGAGGAGTTCTTACCTGTTAGACCTAATTTAAAACTAAAGTCTTCTGCTATAGCTTCTGTTAATGGGAGGTAGATACCGCCTTTAGTTTCATAGAGCTCTACATAGATAGTACCTGATACAGAACCATTAACAAAGTAAAGATCTGGTATATGTATCTTAGCAGCTTCTATAACTAATTTATCAGTAACTTCGTTATCTACTATATTAAGATAAGCTTTAGGAGTATAAGGGTCCATGTACTCATCGTTATATCCTATAGGAAGTGTTACAGGAACAGTTCCATTACCTCCTAAGTAAGATACTTTACAATAATAGAACTTATTATCTAAAGCTTTAAAAGGTATAGTCTTGGTAAATCCTTCAGAACTTACTGTAGGGTAGGATAATGAAGTTAAAGTAACTTGAGGTACCCTTACTTCGAAATAAATGTAAGGGTGACCATCTTCTGTGGTTACTAATACAGATGGAATAATTCCAATATCTTTAATAGATACTGGGTTATTGTTAGGCATCATCTCTACGAATGAGGTGTTGTTATCATAGTACTTAACTACTATATCATTCAGTATAGTAAGATCTGTGTTATAGACTGTTATAACAGTTTGTTCTGGTATGGTGAACTCTAAGTACTTAGCCCCTGTAGGACGAATACCATTAGATATAATATCTGTTACAGATACTTTAAAAATAATATTAACAGAACCTGGTTTACTAAATAGGCCTAATATCTCATCGTCTGAAATATGATGTGCTATATGCTGTCTGGTAAGAGCTATATCAGGATACTTAGAACGTATAATAGCTATAGTCTCTTGTATAGAGTTAGAGGTTAAGATAGCTGTACCTTCTAAGAGCATGTTAAACGGAGAAGTAGCGCTAGTAAGCACTACATCTTCCCCCTCTGCTTTAGTTATCAGTTCTAATATCTTCTTTTGTCCTAACTCTGGATTATAGGCATACTTCTTAAGTTCATCTCTTGTTATTCTTCTATCCGCCATAATCTTATATTCTCCTTATATTAATCATTGTTAAATACGTCTTCACCTAGATGCTCTAGTAACGTTAAGATGTAAGAAACTCTAGGATGTGTTGTATCCACTAGCCACATAAATCTATCTGTTGCTAAATCTATAAATGGATATACATACCCACGGAACTTATCTTTCATACCGGATCTAGCTACATCCCTAAATGCAGAACCCTTCTTTCCAAGATTACCTTGTCTATAAGCTGTTCTTATATTAGGATTAAATATCATAACGACCTCGTTGAACTCTTGTTTAAGAATATCGTCATAGTACATAGCACCATTGCATTTGAATCTTATAGTTATATCTTTCTTAGGAGCTAGTACTTGTGTACTATCATAGTTAGCAAACTCACCAGTAGGTAGAGATATAGGGAATCCTGCACCGCATGCTGCTATTTTAGATACATAAAGATCATTCCTATCTGTGATAATTCTATAGATACGAGTGTTATAGTCTATTTCATTATTAGCTATGAATCTAGGTAAAGGATTGAGTCTGCCTTCATACACCATAGCTTCATATCTTAACCATGTATAGAATAATCTAGCTATGGGTTCCTCTCCCATATTATGGAATGTAGCATCTAAGTCGAACTCTCTAAGGTAATCAAGTTTACTATCTACCATACTGTGAACTTCTTTAGCTTGGCCCTCTGTTGAAGTATATGTATCTAGGGCATAATCCGGCCAACCTGATAATGTTTTTAAAGCATTAGTAAGTATAGGTATAAATCCTAAGTCATGTTGTACTAAAGGAGATTGTAAACCTTCTTCTTGCGTTAAAGCTATACTAGGGCAAAGAGTGTTTCTAATCCAAGCTTGTATACTAGAAGCATCTTTATTAAGTAACTGTATCATATGTCTTGTACGTAAACAGTTATGGGTATGTAAGTTCAAATGTGGTCTAGTAAAGAAAGTATACCCTTGGCGTTCTAGTTGAACAGGGGAATTAGCTTCTCCTGGCTGCATACGGAAACCTCTTACCTCTAAAGATAAGGCTTGTCTCCTACTTCCGTATGGCGAACCTACTGCCTGTAAGGCATCTAGACTATTAAACTTTTTTAAATCTAAAACATCTTTCATTTTTCCTCCTTGATGTTGAGGGACAAATCACAGAACTCCAAGTATATAAGGGGTTTTATCTGATTTTATTGCTCTAAACAATATAGTTAGAGTATGATATTAATAAATACAATATGAAAGGTTAAAACTATGGGACTAGTTACTACTACATTAGTAGATGCATTAGGTATGCTAAAGGATTGGATTGTAAAGACAGGCGTCCGGGAGCCTTTAGAGCTTAAAGATTACAATGCTACTAAGGAAAATATAAAAAATATTAAAAGTGGAACACTAACAGGCATTACTAAGAATCTAGTAGTAGAACCTACTATTATAGTTAGTAACAATGTTCGTAATAGCAAAATATTCGACCAGCTAGTTGCTCTCGACATGGATCTCTTTACTTGTTTCTATACGCAAGCGTTCCAAGTGTTGACAGATGTATTAGGTCAAGCTGCTATCTCTGCAATAGATGTACTAAGTACTAATAAGTATACTGGTGCTGCTATGGAAAAATATGTTAGGGGTAGAGTATATAACTTAGTATTAGAGTCAATAGATAAACCATTCTGTTTAGGAGATTTAGATTTCTCTAATCCTATATTCATGCTTAACCATGAAGAAAGAGAAGGACTGGAGCAGGAATATAAATCTATATTTAATCTTGAAGGGAATAATGGTAAGCCTAGTCTTCCAGGCACTGTTACTCCAACACCAAATAATCAGCCACAGAATGTACCAGCTGGTGCTAACCGACAAAATAATAATAGCAAAAATAAAGATGGTAACGAGAAAAAATGGCCTTCTGAAGTAACACGAAGCGATGCCCATGGCTATGATAAAAATGCTATAACAGATAGAATCTCTATGTACGATGGACAGATGAAAAATATGTACGAATCCCTTAACCAAGTTCTTGTTAGAACGGTTAACGTTAAAGCATTACGTCCAGACAATGTTACAGGTAAGCCTGGTACAGATGGTCAGGGTATGTTAACTAAAGAATTTATAATTCCTATTACTATTATAGGTACGGTTAAAGTTGTTCCTATAGACGAGATTATCATCGCTGTCAGTAACTATGATTTCAAGAAGTCATTTACTTATAGACTACGTGAATGGCAGTCAGGTGGTATATCTTTAAGCGATTTAATCTTTGCTACTGATCTGATTAAGGAGTATAAAGCTAACAAACTATCTAAGAACAGTAAACTTATGACAGATATAGAAGATAAACGCAACACTGCTAACATACGTAAAGCCGTAACTGGCATACAAGGTGCCGAAGTATCTTACAATATGATTATGGTTACAGACTATGAGCTTGAAATGTTAGAGAAAGCTTACAATAAGAAATTAGATAACTTCAATAGTCGACAGGCTTTCCTTAAGGTTATGAGCGCTCACAACCTATCTGTAGTTAACGATGATGCTGAACGTATTAACATCTATATAGCCGATATTAATGGTGGTATGGATATAGGATTCGGTAAGCTGCAAAAACGCAATGATAAAGATATTAACATGCTAGAGTTCTTCAGAGCTATGGCTGCTAATACAGCTCCAAGATTCTAATAAAGAGAAAGGTATAAATAACATGGATTTTACTATTACAGACCTTTTTAATAAAGTCAAGAGTATTCTACCGTTTACAGGTAATAACAAACTAGGAACTAAGACTCTTGATATGGTAGATATTGTAGAGGAAGAACTCAATAACGTCTACCAACCAACGATTGAACTGCTAAACGATAATAAGCAACTATTTAAAGGTATAGAGGCTACTGCTAACTTTAAGATGTTAAAAGATCATCTTAAAGTTAAAGGTGTTCAGGACCTAGTTAATGAACTAGATAGCTATGGCAATGATGTATCTAAAAACTTAGATGCTTTGCGTAAGGCAGTTAAGGCAGGTTTACACGATGTAATAAATGAGAAAACTATGTCTCTCAAGCAGTATAGTCTTTTTCGTCTTGTAGAAGATACTCTAGGGAACATACGTTTTGCTCTAAGGATAAGTTACTTTATCCTTATAGATCCTAAGAACTCTGTATTAAGTAGAAAATTTAGTACAGACATTCTTAAGAATCTGCCTAAATTTAGAGATGAAGTATTGAAAGGAGATAGTATTAAAAAGCAATTAGAAGAAATAGCTAAGATGCCTATTGATGCTATCTACGATCGATATGAGAGCGATGCACCTAGCTCTGTTAGCATGTCAGATATGAATAAGTTTGGTAAGTTAGGGTTTCTAGGTAATCCTATATACACTTTCCGTAAATGGCTAGTTGATAGAGAAATGCAGAAGAGGGAAGATTTGCTTACGAATAAGAACATGATAGAACTAAGGCTTCTCGAACTACGTAACATAGAAGCTGGAAATCCTAATAATGAGACTATTCAAAAGCAAATTGAGTACTACGAGGATTTCTTAGAGTCTCTTGATCAGAGGATTGCTAAGATAGAAAGAGTTGAGGACTGAACAACTGATTAAACTCCAACCTTTTATACAATGTTGTTAAACTTATGTATAGCGCAAACCAATATCTTATAGGTATATCCTATAAGGAATATTTTTATAAAAATATTTAAAATTAACATAAAGGAATTATTATGGCATTTAAAGATACTGCACGTGCTGCTATTAATCTTGAGGAATACGGTAACGATCTACCAGCTGCTAGCGAACTTGAAATCGACGATCCAACAGTTCTTGATCAAATTGATGCTCAAGAAGACGAGGTTGCTCTAGTTGAGGGCGAGGGTGAGATTGAAGGCGATCTAGCTGATATGGACGAGGGTGAGGCTCTTGCTGAAACTGCTGATGAGGAAGTTGCCGATGCTGAGGAAGTTCTAGCTGAGGCTGATGCTAAAGCTGCAGAGACTGGCGAAGAGGCTGTTATTCCAGTAGAGGACGTTGTTGCTTCTCAAGAGGCTCTTAAAACACTTATTAAATTAAGTGGTGAAGAGTATACAGGTACATTCGCTAACCGTGAGGATATTTATGGCAATAGTCGTGCTTCTTATGTTCAAAACCTTGAGGGTCTAAAACAAATCGCAGCTGGCATTAAGAAAGGTCTTAAAGCTATTTGGGATAAAATCGTTGCTGGCTTCAAATGGGTTGTTGAGCAAATTAAGAAAGTTCTACCTACAAAACTTAACAGAATCAAATGGACACTTGAGAACCTAAGAAAAGTTCCTGCAGGTGCTGTTGATGGTGCTAAAATTAAAGAGGCTGTTAAAGCATTCTCAGAAGCAGGTAAAACTAAATACGCTGGTATAGCTGCTATCGTTGGTGGTAACCTTGATAAGATTGGTGCATTCGCAGATGAGATCAAATTCAGCTTGAAACAAGCTGATCAGGCTGTTGCTACTTTCAAAGCACAAGGTACTGGAAGTGGTGAGATCCAAGATAAAGTTTCTTCACAGCTTGAGAAGAAAACTTCATTTGCAAGCGTAATCCCTAACCCAGCTGAAATAGCTAAATCTCTTAACGAGCAAGTTTCTGGCTATGCTAATGCTGATGTTAGCAATGCTACTGCTCTAAGCGTAACAGCTAAAGGACAAACTGTTAAAGTTCTTTATAGTGTAACAGTTAAAGACGACGAGGGAACAGCTAGCACAGTATTCGTTACAGCTAGTGCAAATGTTAATACATTTCCAACTATCACTCTTTCTAAAGATGTAGCGATTAAAGGCCTTGCTACTGTAGTTGCTAACGCTTCTGCTATTCAGGCTGCTGCTGCTAAACTAAGTGCTTCAATTAGCGATTACAGCAATGTTGTTGCTAAACGTGAGGAGTCTGGATTCTTCGCTAAATCTGCACTTGCTAGAAAAGTTGATAAGAACCTACGTAAGTATGTTTCACAAACTATCAGTGCTGTAACATCTTTCGATAGTGCTGTACTTGGCTATACACTAGCTTATGGTAAAGCAACTCTTAAAGCTGTTAATGGTGCTGCCAAAAAAGCTGAATAAATAACATATACACAGACAGTAGGTTAACCTACTGTCTGTGTAACTTTATATTAAGGAATAATTATGGCTTTTAAAAACTATAAAAAACAAACTGTAGAGTTAGAACATGTTTTTAATCAAGAAGAACTAGCCTACATGTTATCAATGGTTCAAGGGGACAGTTATGAAGCCAAACTTAATAGAGCTATTGACAGCCATCGCAATAATCTTGAAGCATTGAATGCTTGGAACGAAGTGAATGAAGAGCTTAAAAATCTCCAAGAAGAATATTTTAGTGTTAAGGATAGAGTCAATACCGAATCTTTAACAAATGAAGATTTGGACAATACTAAGATTCTTTATAGTAAAGCAAACACATTAGCTAAAAAGATAGGTATCGACGTGCATTCACGAGATGTATCGAATTTTGAAGATATCTCTATTAATATGGAAGGTCTATTTGGAGAGTTAGCTAATAGCATTAGCCAAGGATTTAGCGCAGTCGCAAGTGCTATCGGTAAATCTATTAAAGCTATCGCAACAGTATTCAGTTCAGCTACTAATCATAGACGTAAGAAACTTCTTGCTTTAAAAGCAGCATTGCAGGATGTTAATAAATTTGATGTTCCTAAACAAGTTAACGATGATTTTGTAGCAGATTATCTATGTATGCTTAAACTATCTGATTACAATGTTGAGAAAACATTTGCACAAATAGATCCTTTACAAGATTATGTAAAAAGTATGATGGGTGGTAAATATCCGAGTGGTTCTAATGGTATTGGTGCTAAGTTTGATGTCACTATACCAGAAATAAGAGATAGAGCTGAAGAGATTAAAGACTTTATAACATATCGAAACTATTCTGGTATGAAACTTGCCGATGTCATTTGTGTAGGTTACGAGAATAGAGGAGAAACTGTCCGTGCATATTTAAATATGGAGTTTAGAGTTCCTAAAGCAAATATTACAAAAGCTGCATATTCATTTAGGGATTTTAATAAATTCTCATATCAAGGCATTGACATTATAGATGGTTCAGATGTAATTATTAGATGTATGCAGAATGTCGTACTTGGTTTTAAAAACGAGCATAAAGTTATTAAATTCGATAAATCAATAGCGCTTCGACAAATTGATGCAGAAATGTCTAGAGTAGATAGAGTAGCTAAAATAATACTACAATCTAACTGGCAAGATATAGTTAAATCTTTCCAAGGATGGGGTGCTGGATTTGCAACTGCATTTGAGAAAGCAGTTCCTATGGGATTAACTAGCGAAATAAGTGCATGGTCAGGTGCAATGTCTAGTGGTTTCATAGGATGGTTCATGAACTTTATGTTCAGCGGCACTACATTTAGCCATTGGATGGTTCAAAACTATGTTAAAGCATATAGTGGTTTAGTCGAAATGTCTAAATCAAACTATGAAATGCTTGTCGATTATAGTAATGCAATTCTTAATAACCAAAAATAAGTATATGTGACAGAGGGGGTTGCCTCTGTCACATATGTAAAATTATTTTAGGAGATAACCAATGGAAGCAGCATTGTTGGCTAGTTATGGAACATTATATAACGATGAATTTAAAAAATTAGATAAAGTAACTAACTTAGAATCTTTAGGTAACGATATTTTAAAAGATTCCTTTAATGCTACTAATACAGATATATTAGGTCTTAGTAAGCAGCTTAACTTAGTTTGTAAGCGTGCTGGATTAGATATTGTAAACATTAACAGAGAAAGTATAAACGAAGATCCGTATTTACAGCTTAGCATCTGTCAAGAAGGCATTAAGGATTTCTTTATAGCTATAGGCGATACTATTAAGAAAATATGGGATAAGATAGTGGAGATATTTAAATCTATCTTTAATTGGTTTAAAAATCTATTCACTTCTGGTAAACGTAAAAGAGATTTAGAAGACGCTATTGAAAAAGCTGAAAAGCTTAGCAGCGAAGAAGAAAAAGAAGCTGATGAACGATTAATAACAATTTACAATGATTCACTTCCAGATGAAGGTGGAATAGAAGCAATTCAGTTAGATACAAAAGCTGTCTTTAAACAAGGGTTAATTTCTGATATACTAGACTTTAATAAAAGAATAGCATCTAAGTTAGAAAATGTAGTTAATGAAGAAGCTATATCTAGCACTTCCGCTATGGTAGAGTCGATTATAGCTCAACATCTTAAACCAGAAGCAAGGGCGTTATTTGGAAGAAATATAGATATTCACTCTTCTAAAGTAAATGTAAATAACCTTATGTTAGAAATGGCTAGAAGAGGAACGCCATTTCCTAAACCTATAACACAGAAGGATATTTATATTACAAAGCTTAAACACTACCTTCCTAATCAAATTGATGTTCTAGGTGCTTATATATCTCCAGATCCAGATACAATTAAAGTTGACTTTGAACTTAAGAATGTATCTGCAAACTATATTTTAAACGGATGGAATAATAAGAAAGCTAAGTTTGCCAAGCTTAAAGCTGCAGCCGCCCAGATACTTAAAGATTATAACATCCAAATTACATTATCTAAAGATTTTCAAAATCAAGTTAACAAGATTAATAACTATGTTAATAAAGATCATGTGTTTACGTTAGACAGACGTAATGCAGTTATAAAGAAACTTGTAGACGACAACATGAAAACTGTCTTTAAGTATATTCAAGCAGTTGTATCTTATCTAATTGCTTACGATAAAAATGCTAAAGCTATTGTACAGCTTATAGATAGAACTATCGGAGTTGGTTCTAATAGTTATAAAACAGGTATCGCCTTAGAGAAGGATTTAAGGAATAAACCAGAGACATATACCGATTTCGATCCTATTATCTAAAAAAAAATAAGATTAACTACCACTAGACCTTAAGGTCTAGTGGTATTATTATATTTTCTACGAAACTCTTCATATGCAGAGACAAGACTTGTATCGTCTCTCCATAAGAATCCGTAAATTACTGCTAACACTATACACATAGCAACTAGAACCAATAAACACGCTATAATAACATGCATTCTAAACTCCTTGTTGAAGCCATGAAAAAGCTTTAATTAGAAACTCTGCAGCACCTAACACCATAACTACAAATCCTATAATGAAACATAAACCAACTAACCAAGAATCTATATCTAGTGGTAGTTTCTGTTTACGTATAACATTTGTACCTTTAACGGTATTAGCTACAGACTCAGCAATCTGTTCTACTTTAACAGTTACCTTAGCTTCTTCCATAACATCATTCCAGATCTTACTTCCTTTATACTTCCCAATATATACAGGGCCGATAAGATCACCATTGCCATCTATGAACTGAAAGTTACCATCCGTATCCTTATAGTAGTTAAGATCCTCTGCTAGATATTCTACAATACCAGCAAGTTCTTCATCATCTCTAAATGAAAGTAACTCTATAAGTTTGGATTTCACATACATTCCATTAGACCTAGCAGCCTCTCCAACCATATTAGGATCTAATACATTATCACTAACAATCTTCATGCTACTCCTTAATGTTTTTGTAAATGGATGTTACCATTTATATTAATTATATCTTCCGTATATCGTTCAACTACTTCTATAATAGGCTCATAACCTACAACTGTCTTTTCATTTGCGTATACTATTTTGTATATTGGCTCTTGTCCATCAAATCTTAAGACTATCTTTCCAATCTTTTTAACAGGACAAGGCTCTATAAAGGATACCTCGTTGGTTACTTTGTAATCATAAAGATAACGCTCTAATAGATCTTGAGGTGTTTCTTTAAGTATCCTTTCAGTGTTTAGCTTATAAATATAGTATGTGAACTTTTCAGATGTTCTTATGTTCTTAGGTATATTAAAACAAATTGCTATAGCGCATTGTCTAATAGTTGGTGCAAAAGACACGCGTTCACCTAGATCATGTTCTACAGTATATTCATCCTCTGCCATGTTAGCTGGATATCTTGGATATAGTATAGGTGGTAAATTAGGATCCGTAGATATGTGATATAGATTTCTCATAATTAAAACTCCTTATAAGTTTCTCTATATAAATAATATCTAGTTGACAATAAATGGATAGAACCTACAGGTAAGGCCGATAGATATGAACTTTGTTCTGTGACTTGAAGCCATATAAGGCTATATTGATAGTAGGATGATACTATGGATAAAATTTGTAAGACTTGTGGAAAACCTAAAGTAGGCCATTGGGTTAAAGGTGGTAGAAAATTAGGTGTATATAATGGAGATATTAAAACAGGATGTTATATAGATGTCCATAACAGATTTATAACACCTGAAGGAGTTGCTATAGACGAAGAAGGTAAAGTTCTTCTAGATGATAAGGGTAATCCTATACTAGGAGATACGCCTTCTTATATAGATATAGAGAACTGGACACCTGATGGTAAACCTAGATGCTCTCTATATGAAATTGAAAGACGTAAACGTATGGCTAGAAGATTTCTTAACATTAACCATACGGATGATGGACTATTACTTATAGACTATTTAAGAATATTTAACATACGACCTGAAGTGGATGATGAAACTCTAACAACCCATAATGCTGTTAGTAAGGTATGGAAACGTTACAGACACTTTGCTAAAACTGTTATGGAGTTCTCAGGTACTGTATTTAGAAGGGATGAATAAATGCCAATATATGAATTACCAGATGTAAGTGGAAGTAGACATGATGATTACCTTCCTAATATAGAACGTTTCAGAACTATGGAGGAACTAGGAACATCCATCCACTTTAACGAAGAAAAACCTTTAGACAATATACGTCAGTATATAAGCGGTATGAGATGGGAAGTAGATTACTTCAACCAGTATCAAGGCACTAACGAAGATAACAACTCTTTAGACCTTAACGTTGCTGTAACTAACCAATCCTATATAAGGATACATAAACTTATACTGTTTGTTAACAATGCTCTTAACCAAGGACCTATAAGGGACCTTACAGGTTCAGCTTTGATTAATGCTGAGTTTACCCCTTATAAGGGAGATCATTTCTTAACAACCTTAGTAGGTGGTAGAATAGCATTATTCACTATTACAGAGGTTACTAAGAATGATTATAACTTACACCAAGTATATGAAATCCAATATAAGTTAGAACGTAACCTGAATGAAGAACCTGAGGTCTATAATAACCTTATAGGTAAGGTAGTAAGGAATTATGTCTATAACAATGAAGCTGGTATAGATGGCAATACTAAACTTCTTACTAGAGAAGAAATGTCATTAGTAAACGATATTAAATCTGCTATAGACGATTTAACAGATTACTTCTTTAGAACCTTTATGGATCCCGAAACTAAGTTCCTTAAGTTACCTACTAAGAGTAATACTGGGTTGAACTATGTAGACCAGGAACTAGGTAAGTTCTGTAGAGCAGTTCTGTCTGTGGATGATTACCATAATATAGTAGAGATACAAACTATAGACTATACTATGGATAAGTCTGTTAGATATACTATTTGGGATGCTATTTTAAAAAGAGATCCTAGAATCATAACTAGAGCAGAACCTATGCTAGGATTTACAAGATCGCCATATCCTAGAGGTAATCTCAATTCTCTAGAACCTAGATGGATGGATGTAGATTACATTATAGATAAGGTACAAGCCCCATTACCTTCTATGGCTGGAGTAGAGGATACAAGAACTGTAGTAGACCCTAGAGTATCTGTTTATCAGATATTGAAAGCTATACATCTTACAGATGCTAAGAATACAGAAACAGCTAAGAAGACTTGGGAGCTTATAGTTCCTGGATTAGACTTTACTACTATAGTAAGGAATGTTCCTGAGCTAAGAAAACCTGAAGAGAAACCTGCTCCACAACCAGAACCTCCTGTCTATCCTAAGAAACATGATGAGTCAGAGCCTAAAGAATCAGTTCCTAATCTAAGTGATAAAGAAGCTTGTGACCAATGTGTTAAAGAGAAAGTAGAGGAGATGGAGAAGAAAGAGAAAGAGAAGTTAGGTATAAAAGAGGAAGAAAAGAAAGAAGAGAAGAAAGAGGAAAAGAAATTAGATCTTTCTAATCTTAACCCTAAACTACCTGGACCTAATGTTCCTAATAAACCTAAAGTTGTAGAAGAGGTTAAACCAGTTATACAAACAGCTGGTATACAACCTATTAAATCTACTAAACAGTATCAAAGATTTGCAGCTAAGAAGGATAACCCATGAACCTATTAAACTGTATATTAGAATGGATAGTTGTTATAGCAGTGAGTTTATTTACTATATCTTCTGCCGTAATAGCTTTTATACTAGGATTGGTTTGTTCTTTCTTATATATAGTAGGAAATACTATATATAGAGTATTAGCTTATAAATGGAGAATGAGACATGGATAACCAATTAGAATATAAAGGTCCTTCAACTAGTCCTAATACCGATACTAAGTTGACAGTAGACCTTAAGAAAGAACAAGATCCTAATAAGCTTGTTATATCTCAACCTGAGAGAGATTTGTTTAAGTGGTTGATAGGTAATATAAAAGATAAACTTACAGATGAAGAGAGTCTTAAGAAGGGTGTCAATGATGAGTTGAAGAAACTCTTAGACACTACTAAAGATGAACATCTTAAGAAAGTGCTTCAGCAAGAAGAGAAACTTCTTAAAGACCTTATGAATGGTAAGCCTGACTTCCTTAAGGATTTACATAAAGAACTTACTGGTAAAGAACTAGGTAAGGAAGAAATAGAAGAGGTTATACATACCTATGTTCTATCTAAAAACTTCTATGCTCAAGACGCTACTAAGATGAACTTCTTCGAGCAAGAGGTAAGTAAGTTCATAAGAAGTCAAACTACTGATATTACTATACTCATGTCATTTGCTAAAGAATACCCATCTTGGAGTACAGAGGATAAATACTATTTCATCCCTATACTCATAGTTATGCTAAGAGATTACTTAGCTGGTATGAAAACACAAATATAAGGATAAATTATGTTGTGGTCTAGATGGGATGTGATAAAAGGTTCTGATATACCTTGGAGTGAAGCTAAGAAGATAACTATACCATTACCTAGTGAAATGTTTTGGGGTTATGTTCCTATCTTAGCTACCTATACAGAAGAATACCTTAATGATTGGGGTGTTCTAGCTGTAGAAGATAGAGATGCTGAAGATGAAGATGAGAAGATGGTAGCTCCTAATGGAGAACAGCTTACATTCGTTAAATGGAACATATCCGATATGGTTAATGGTTTCATTAACGGATTTAGATTCATCTTCTATAACAGAGGAGATTTAGTTAACGTCCATAACCTTATAGAAGGATATTTTGATAAGGTTAATGAAATCATAGAGTATGGTAATACAGAGGTCTATGAGTTTGACGATAGGTTAGAGGATATAGATGCTTTTAACAGAGCATTGTTCGAGCAGAATAAAGGACAGATAGTAGAATCTCGTAGAGAGCTTATTAATAAAGTTAGACTAGGTACATTGTTCCCAGAACTCATAATACAACAGAATGTTATGCGTCCTATGGAACAAGTTACTCGGCATATAGAAGCTCATAAGTACGACGAGATACAAACTTCAGGTAGATGGGGAGCTAAGCCTATACAGGGTGGAAGTGTTCAGCCACCTGTGGATAACCCACTAGCCCCTATATTTGCTCAAGAGCCACAATTGAACCTTAAACCTAAATATGTTTCTAGATATATTTCTCCAGAAGAACGTAAGCTAGAAGCAGAGTTCGAGAATGCTAAAAAGATATTAAAAAATCGAGAGGATAAGAAATGAAAAATATTTTACAAAAGATAAATCATCTTGTAGAACTAGTAGGTACGTTACGTGTATATGGAGATGATCCTAAGAAAGTACTGAATGATATGCTAGGAACTAGCGTAGTTAGAGATGGAATAATAGAAGATGCTAGAATAAGAAACATTCTAGTAGGACTAGCTTCTGAAGTTACACATAGCTATGCTGTGTCTACTGGTAGAAAACTTCTAGTAGAAGCTATGAAGTCTTTAGTAGATGATATACAGAAATCGTTCTTAAATAGATATGAGGATGTTAGTAAGTATGGTAGTAAACTACTTAATGCTTTACAACCTATAGACGAAGTATTAACATCAGATGCTATGAAGACAAGATGGATGTCTGTTAACAGTAATCCATTGTATCAGAAGTATTTCCTACAAAGATTAGAAAGAGATTTTCTACAGAACATCAATTCTACCAACTGGGGAGTTGATTTTGTTCTAACTATGGAAAAACTTGTTATAATCTATAAGTACTATATTAATAAAGCATTAGAATGTGATCTAGTAAGTAAACTAGATGAAGCTAATAACGCAGTTAAGTCTATAGCTGATATGGCTAATGATATAAGCAATGTGACTGTGTTAGTTAGTAAAGATAGCTTAGATGTCAATAACCTACCTAAATCTCCTTGTGAGTTTAAAGTAGTAGTTCCTATCTATAGCCAACAAGAGATAGGCCAGTTATTGAAAGATACTGCTGTTGATACACCTGATTTAGATAGAACCGGAGATATTGTAGTTCTTCCAGCTATGCAAGATATACAGGATAAACTAGATAAGGTCTATCAGAAACTAGAAGCTGATGTTAATGTTGTTAAGAATGTTCTTGAAACAGGTTATCCTGTATACCTTAAAGATATACTAGAGAAGATAACAACACAGTTCTCTAAAACTGTAGAAGAGTTTGAAGGATTTAGAACGACCGATGAAGCCTATGACATTAACCTAACCAACTTAACTAACCTATTGATTAGATTAGTTAGCATAGATAATAAAGTAACTGAAACAGCCGTAGAAGTAACTGATATTATGTCTAAGAAGATAGCTAAGTTTCTATCTCTATTCCAACTCTACAATATGATGATGGCTTACAGCATGGATATTCAAACTGTTAATGCTAAAGTAGGACCTAAAGAAGAAGCTAAATAAGGATGAAATATGAGTGTAGAGAAATCGTTAATAGGTGGGTTATTAGATACTGATATAGAACAGATACTGAATGCTGATACAGAAGAGAAGTTCAAGTACCTTCACTTTAATGCTACTCTATGCTCACCTGCAGGTGAACTCTATGTGGGCATGTTAAAATCCATAGAGTGGTCCAGAAACTATAATGATGATATTATGGAAGATCTACGAGTTATGTTTACTCTGGATGGCGCTGAATATAGAAAAGTAGTCCATGAGTATCAAGATCAGTTAGAGATGGTTATAAATAGGACTATGAAAGATTTAGTCCTAACCTCTACAAGATACAAAGTCTTTATAGTATCCAATACAGCTGATCAGAATCCTGATAACTATAACTACATGACAGATGCACAGCTAAAAGCTTTATCCCCAGTAGAAATGGAAGTTCAGTGTGTAACACGTGAGTCCTATGGACTTAATGATGTTATGATAGAAGGTATCTATAAGAATGCTACACTAGATAAAGTTATGATGGCAGAATATGCTGATTCTTTACGTAAGATAGAATATCAGGATGGTTCCCCTACACTATCTGTAGATATGGTAGAAATAGACAACACTAATACCTATGGACATATCAATATTCCTACAGGTACTAGGATTATGTCATTGCCTCAATATCTACAACAACATGATAGCTATGGAGTTTATAACTGTGGATTAGGAAGATTCTTTCAAGTCTATAAGAAGAAACCATTTGTATTCGTTTATCCTCTATTCGATCCTAAACAGTTCGATAAGAAAGAAGATATACTTATGATATTCCATAGCAGCCATAAAAGAGCTGGACATTATGGTAATACATATATGCTAGATGGTAAAATATTGAAAATCATACCAGAATATCAAGCAGGTCTCAACGACCCTAAGCAAGATAAGCTTCTTAAAGGTGATTCTATAACCTATGCTAAACCAGATAACGTTTATCAATCTTATAGGGATATTACTAATGGAGAAACATTAAAAGCTCCTAATAAGAATAACCTTATAACTCAAACAGCTAAACCCATGAATGATGGTTCTGTAAGAACTCGTTATATAGGACCTGTTAGCAATGCTTATAAGTATAGATCTGAAACCATGGCTAATATGATGTCCATATATCAACTTACTTGGTATAACTCTGATATAGAGCTAATATATCCAGGCATGCCTTGCATGTTTATAACAGAACATTCTAAGAATGGTATAGTGAAGCTAAGAGGTCAAGTACAGGCTGTATGGCAGCAGTATATTAACTATGGAGATAAGCAAGAAATCAATGGACAAATAACTATAGCAGTTATGTCTCCTAATGTTCTTATGGATAATGAAGATTACGCAGATACAAATGTTCAATCTGCTTTAAAAAGAAAACAGAACCAGTAGAGCGTATGCTCTACTGGTTCTATAATATATATCTTGACTCTACTATTTTAGCTTTACCTTTAGGATCTGTAGGATCTGGTAGCTTACCTAGAGATACAGCATAATCCTTATTCTGATAGGTAAAAGAAATAAGTATAGTTAAAAAATCTTCTTCTACATCTAATACTTTAAAAAACTCTGTAGCTATGATTCTAGCAGCTATATCTTGGAATAGATTATCGTTACAGTCGGCTATGAAATTAGCTTCCATACCATCTGATATAGAAGTTATAACAGCATTAGCTCTCTTAACTATTTCATCTACTCCTGTAGCAACCACCCATCTCCCATTAGCACCTTTATCAAATGTTATCATATCTTACTCCCATTCATCTGCATCCACTTGTCTCATAGCAGGTTGAGGAGTTTTAACTTCCTCTTCTACCTGAGTTGTAGCTGTTACTGCTTCTTCATCTTGTAGATGGGCTTTTCCATCTTCTTTTATATAGCGTTTAAATATAGCCTGCCACCTAGCACATATTTCTGTATTAGGTTTAGTAGCAGCTTGCTGGAAACCGGATAGTAAGAACTTAAGGAACTTAATGTTATCACCTGGGAGATAGTTGTTATCTTTATCCATTCTAGCTTTAACGTTATCTAATAGCGGCATAACCATTTGTAGTTTTTCATTATCTATAATGTTAGTACTGAACATTGGAGGTACAAGATAAAGCAATTCGCCATGTTCATCTACTATAGCAACTTCTTTATTACCTCTAGAGTATCTATACCATTCTAGGAATAATGGGTTTTCAAAATGGTTAATGTTAACACCATCTTTAACATCCATCTTAGTTAGACCGTAGAACATATCTACATACCCGCCAAGAACAAAACTTCTCTCTGTCATTGTAGCCCCTGGTTCAGGTTGCATAGCAGGTTCTAATTCCGCTAGCAATGCGTCCACTTCTGAAATCTCTGGACTATATTCTACAATCTGATCTTTAGATATACGTTTACTAAAACTATCTAAAATATCATCACTATGATTCATCTCACAACTCTCCTTGATCGTATTTATACTTATTAGTTAATTTAGTCTGGTATTCTATAATCCCAGACTTCCTACCTTTAATAGACCTTGCTAATGTAAAGGTTTGTGTATTCTTAGTGCAGTTTAAATTAATAACTATGTTAACAACTCCATCTCTTTCTTCAGATACAGTTACTATAGGTTCTACAACATCGAAGAACAATGAATATAAATTCTTAAGATCTAGTTCTATATTTTCTTTCAATATAGAAGGTCTTATATCTCTAGCTAATGTATACTTTAAAGAAATAATCTTACCCATGAAGTAATCGGATTGTGAATAATCTGAAGCCTGATAGTATTCAAATAGTTTAGACATCTGAGATAATGGGTTAGTGTCCCATCCATCTATAGTAAGAGCTGGTATAACCGGTGTAGGCATGCAGTAACTCCTTAATTCAATATTTCAGCCATAAAGCAAAAAAAAAAATAACTATGATAGTAATATAGCCTAGAATCATCTAGGCTATATATTTGCAATAGGTTGATTAGGATACCAGTTAGCTATGCTTAGGTTAACTAACTCATATTTACCATCTGAGATTTTAGCTTTACCCCTAAGATTAGTAACCATTCCATTACATCTTCTGTCGAATTTGTTATAAGCACGTCTAACTGGTTTAATATCTAGATTAGACATTAAGTCTATGTAGAACTCCATATCCTCTAAATTGAGATAGATAGAAGCTGTTCGAGGTTGTTTAAACTCGAACCAAGCATCTCTATGGTTCTTAAAGGTATTTTCAAATTCGTCTATAGTTAACAGATCCCCATTAACAACCATAGCGTCTTTCCAAACTAACTCTTCTACGATATAGGCAGCATCTTCTCGAACCTCTCTTCTCATGGTTGCTAGAACCATAACAAGAACTAACTTACCATTATGGTATTCCGTAGTCATATAGAACTTGAAAAGATGTTTCTCAGGAAGATGTATAGCTAACTGATAGCTAGAAGTATCTGGAACAAATAACTTACTAAAGTTAAATATGTTAATAAGTTTATTATCCTTAAACAACTGATTAAATCTTTCTACATCATTCTTTGTAATAAGATGAATCTTATGTTTTGGTTTAGATTCCTCGACTGGCTTCTTTTCAACCTGTGGTTCAGCTTCTGTACGTAAAGAAGCTACAGTAGATTTATACGACATTGCATACTCCTTGTAAATGTTCTCTATTTAAATAATATCTAATTAAAGAAAATTGAATAACACTGGATACCTATAATGGTATCCAGTGTTGAAAATTTAATAGCGAGTAAACAATAGCACCATCACTTCTACATAAGGGAGGTAGCCTTGCGACTACCTTACTAGCTCTAGATGAATTTCATAACTAATTCAAATACATTGTTTATTAAACGCAGTATTTCTATTGCTAGCTCAATATGCTTTAGTGATAAATTGGGCATATTGTAACCCTCCTTTCTATAAAGATACGAGGGACTCTCGCAATAACATCTTGCAGGATGTTATCAGCAATAATAAGAAGCTACCTGTAGGACTTAGTCCTACAGGTAGCTGATTATATCTTATGCTGGGAATATATCTTTAATTCCAATGTCTACAAGATAATTGTTATTACTATATCCTAGTTGTAAACTGAATACTATGTAATACCATTTATCCCCGTCCATCTTTTCATTCCAGTTATCTTGTGTTATACCATTAGGTCTATCAAAGTTATATATGCCTTGGAATGTTGTTTTACCAAATCTTTCAAACTTACACTGCTTAGCACTTCCGAAGTTATAAGAACCTTTATACTTAGCTTTAGTTATAAACAATGGTTCTGGCCAATCTTTTCCATAAGGACCATAATGTTCCACTTCCAATGCTAAAGCTAAAGAAATATCCTGTGGCTCTATATAGGATAGAACTTCCAAAGTATGCATAGGAAGCCTACCATTAACTTTGGCTTTAACTTTATTAGAGAATAACTCTCTAAACTTATCTAGGTTCTTAGCATATATCTCTATCCCACAAGCTCCACTATGTCCAGCTGCTTTATAGATAATGCCTTCAGTTTCATTTTGTATTTCTTTTAATAACTCCAAGAGGTCCATATCTATAATTGCTCTACCGGAACCTGATAGAATCTCTTTATCTACACCTTGTCGAAATATAATAACAGGTCTATTAAAAGTTTCCCCTAATCTAGATGCTACCGGACCAGCTACTCCATAATCAGTTTCAATCTCCATAGCTATACCAAATACATCTTCTAATTTAGGATATACTTTATAAACATCTTCTAAGACTTGTTTATTTATATCCCTCTGGGCTACCTTTCTTCTATTATTCTCTTGGAATGCATATTTAATCTTAGACTCATCATTATCCCTCATACCTTGGAATAATACTCTTTCAGTATTACATCTATTACCAGAGTTAAAGAAAGGTCCTATAGACCAAGAGATAGATTTGTTCATAAGGACTGGTGGTTGCTTTAACATCTTATTAAGTAAGACAAAACTTCCTTGTCTACTATTAATAGACCTTAACCCCATTATAGCATTATTTCTATTATAAGAAACATTTAAAGGCATTTGGTCTACTACTGTAGAAACACCTGCATAGCTAGCTATATGATTTAATACTCTGTTCCCATCCTCTGTATCTGTCATATGTATTAAATCTAATATCTTAGCACATAGTAAGAAAGCTGTATAAGCTCCTGATATATAATAAGGATACGTATTATCCTCTCTCATAACGTTAACTACGTAATTAGCATTGACAGGGTAATTATCTTTAGGTATATGGTGATGGTCGGTTAATATAACATCCATGCCTCTACTTCTTAAAGTTCCTATAGGTAAATTATCGGAACTACACATATCTGCTGTTACTACTAATATCTTCTTACCAGGCCAAACATTATCTTGGATATGTATTATTTCTTTCATTAGGTTATCATTAAGCCCATTAGACCATTTCCTCTGGTTAACTATAGTTGTATAATTTTCAGGATTTACTAGCATAATCTCTAAGAACTTAGTAAGAACTAATGCCGAGGATATTCCGTCACAATCATAGTCTGTAAGTAAAATAACTTTCTTATTACAATCGTCGTTATGTGTTATATAGTCTTTGAACAGTATAGCTGCTTCTTTAAGGTCTTGAAACTTCTCTATATGGTTATACGGGTGGAAAGGTTCATCGTTGATTATTCTAGATTTTAAAGTGTCTTTCCAACTTCCTTCTACTATATTAATACTTCTATCTTGTAAAACTTCTTGATTAGGTAACATCATGCTCTCCTTCCACTTGACATTTAAATTTCGTTAATAACTAATTAAGGACTGTGATTACCTGATTTAATACCGAGAAAATAAGGATGTGAATATGAAGATTCTAAGATTAGCACATAACGCAATTAACCCTGCTGTTGCTGTAGCTAAAATTGATGTAAGAAAAGACGAAAAACTATTAAGATTTATGGTTACACATGGATCGTTTGGTAAAGATACTTGGGGAATGAACTTTCATATTACTAATAACTTAGGACTACCTAAGAATAAAGATGATAAGTTAGTACTTAAAGAAAACAACTATACCTTTAAAGCTGTTATAGATAGAACTAAAGGTAAGCCTATAATGGATAAAGCTGGTAATAAACTCTTTACCATATCTAAGAGCAAAGACTATGATAGTCTAGATAATGATCAAATAGTGTTATGGTCTATTCCAGTTGGTATCTATACAGATGTTAAATACACTATTACAGGCTCTGTTACAGAAGTAGCTAAAGGTATCAATGGTAAATGGCTATTGGATAAATTTTATACAGCTCCAGCACCAGTACTTTCTATCTTTGGTAACTGTACATTAGAGTGGGAAGCTAAAGACGTTAGAAAAGGCATACTCCATAAACAAGTTATAACCTACGATGAAATCAAAGGTTGGCAAATCAATGGAGTTCATACAGAAGAAATACAAGACATAGTAAACGTATAAGGAGTGTAAAATGGAAGGTATGGATAATAAGATCTATATAAACGGATTAACATTTGGTAACATTAATAGTAAGGTAACGCGAGATAAAGGTGGATTCTCAGGATCTTCTTTTGTATCTAGTAATATAGGCAATGCTAATAAATTTACTAAGAAAGATAAACCAATAACAACTTTCAATTCATTATCAGAACATACAGCTAATGAACTTAATAAGGTATACCAAAAGAAAGACTAAGGACTTACTATGTATAGAAACATGAACGAACTTATAGAGGATGTTCTAGGTGATATAACTATAGATAGAAAGTTCATACGTAGGCTTGATGATTATGTTCGACACTGGCAGTATAAGAAAACTGGTAATATTGATCATAGTGAGTTCTTAGGTAGTAACCTTATAGGAGTTGATAAGATAGTCTTTTCAGATAGTGATGAAGAGAGATACTTTAAAGATATTCTCTACACATCATCCGATAGAATGAACGATGCTTTTAGACGAGTAGATGGTATCAATACAGAGTTCCAAGTAGCTAGTAACCCATTTTATCTAACCAACGTAACTCTTATGCATATGGCATATAGAAATGGAAGAATCTCTAATAGTGAAAGAAGAGATGTTCTAGAGAAGTTAGGATTGGTAGTAGGTTATAAGATGTTCTCTAGTATGTATAACTACTTCTTTAAGTATGGAACCTCTGCAGATGTTAGTAAGGCTACATATGAACGACTGAATGGTAAATACTTACTTAAGAAGCATGGAACATGGAATGATGTTTTTATACACAGAACTGAGGATGTACTTCCTAAAGGTATATTCGAAGGAAAGTTGAAATCATTCTCTCCTAAAGATGCTATGGAAGTAGTTACTGGTTTACATACCCGCTATAAAGATATGTTAAAGAATCTCTATAGAGAAGTTTTAACTACCTTAGAGAGAAATGAAAGAATCTCTATGGATGGGAAGATAGTATTGGGAACAGATGATAACTCCGATAGCTTTAAAGATGTTCTTACTGAACAAAGCAGATACGTTCAGTATCTTAAAGGCATTATTAACAGCGAAACTGATATTATCAACGACAACTATATTTATCTAGTTTGCCATTTAGTACCTAGATGTACTCAGGACCAGTTAGAGAATCTTCTAATAGGTGTAAGCAGTGTTCAATATCCTACGGATCCTAAAGATGACTATATAGAGAAGTTGCTTATAAGTTCTTTTACATATCTTACTACTAAAGGTATAACTGCTAATTATAGTAAGCAAATACAGAAGTGTATGATTTATCTTAAGAACTATTGGAGTGCTGGTAATATAAAAGACCATCAAGCCAATGAGGCTAAGAAGTTGGCTATAGCTATAACTTCTAGTATAGTAGATCCTAGTCTTAAGAACCTTATAAGTCCTATAGCTATAGGATTTATTCTGTATCTATTCTGCTTAGCTATAGCTAACGCTAAAGAATAAATGAAGAACATGTCGTAAATTGCCATGTGACTGTTCTGAGGGAATCCTTTAAAACAATACTACTCACTACCATGTCTCTGTTATAGAGACATGGTAGGGGTTATTTATGGTTAGAGCCAATGTATGTGTTTGATTCGTTGATTTAATCGCAATTAGAAAGGAGTTATGATGGGATATAGAGATACTGCACGCTCTACTAGAGTCGTTGAAGATACACCCCAAGATAACATTATTAATACTGAATCTATAGAAGGACAAGATACCCCTACAACTCCTAATAGAGTTATAGCTAGAGTAAGTATGGATAAGAAAATAAGTGCAACAAGATTTAAGAAAGCAGTTGCTAATGCAAGTTCTTTTAACTTTGAATCTATAGAAGAAACATATGCTAGACAGCCGTATAAATTTAAAACACTTATGATAGATAACTACCATACCAACCAAGCTAATATGGAACGTACTTCTGTATGGAATAAAACTATGTTCAGAGTTTCTAGAAATATTCAATCTCTTATTAAGATGGCTGGTACAACTAAAGAATTAGTTAAGAATTACCAATATAATTCTGAATCGTTAGATATGGAATTAACTAAGAATCTTATAGGTGGTTATAATAAAAGAATGAAAACTAACTTTACACTTAATGCTGAAGATATAGTAGGCTATAGTGAAGTTATGAACGAAATACTTAACCATACAGCTGATAACATAGATACGACTAGAGGTAATCTTGCTACGTTAATGGGTAAGGTAGAATCGGAGATTAATGGTATTAAGGTAGATAAGTATAAAGAAATACTTATTAAGATACAAAACGATATACAGAACAAATCAGCTAGAATAGTAGCTGTAGCCGATACACTACTTAAGACAGTTGGTGTTATAGAAGATAAATCTGAAGAAGGTCTACAAGAAGCTATCAAAAAGATGGAGTACGGTTTAGGAGCATTGCATAAAGATGATGTTACTGTAGCTAACTCTATAGGTGTAGAACAAGGTCTTACTAACGATCAGATAGTTAATCTTGCTCAAGCAGTTAGAACTTACTTAGATATTCTAAGTAGTAATAAGATAGCTATAGACTGTTTAAACACTACAGCTGATGATGACACTACTTGGCAGAATAACATTTCTAATACTCTATCAGCTTTTGTTACTAAGGTTCTTCCTGGATTAAATACAACCTATAAGACTTTACTTAAAGTTCTACATACTGAAGACCCTATGACTAAAACATTACAACCTAATGAGATTAGCGATAAGTTAAGGAATGACATTAATAAATATATAGCTGCATTTGCTAAAGTAGTTGGTGTTGAGAATGATGATAAACTTTATATCTATCATCAGTCTGGTTACTATGCTCTTAAAGAAGATGAGAACATAGTTAAAGTAGTTATACCAGATGATGTACAGCTTCCTGTTTTAACCAATGAGAAGTTAACATTCTTAACTAATGTTCTACAAACTACTAACATAACAAGTAGTGTACTTACTCAGTTCCCTAACACAATGTCTGTTTTACTTAAAAGTAATGAACTAGAAGCTAATGAAACTAATAAGTTGTATAACATAACATTAGTTCTTGGTGTTATAGCTACACTAGCTAATCTATATAGAGACGAAGTTATTTACGGTATCTATGGACTACATAAAGCTCTATCTGAAATAGGTAATGCTTACTATAATGTAGTAACCTGCATAGAGAAGATAAGTAACGGACAATTGAAGACTAAGGATAACTAATGAAGATAGAAAGAAAGAAATATAACTTAGAAAACTTAGCTACTGAGATAAGGGAAACTAATGGAATAGTTAGAGACATTGCTATAGATCCAGAACAACCTTTAGATGTGTTAGAAGAAGTTCAATCTGTTAACCCTATAGAACAAGATCAAGCTATAGAAATAGCCGATAAACATCCTAATACTAAAGAGTTGGATAATCTTACTACAGATGAGAAAGTAGCTGCTTTAGCTTCTGATATAGACGAAAATACTCTAGACTCTAATAAAGTAGATAGCATAGCTAAGACTCTAGATGATTTACAAGGAGACGATAGTCTAGCTGAAATCATAGCTGCTAATAAAGAAGCCTATGAAGTTATGGTTATGACTCCTGTAGAAGTTACTCCAGAAGATATAGCTAACCATCCGTTACAGTCTAGAGAAATCTTACTGAATGAGCAACAGGTTATAAAGAATAAAGCTAATGAGAAGACTTGGGGAACTATAAAAGAAGATTGTCAGAATATGGTTAAACTTATAGAGACATCCTTTGAAGCTATAGCTAATAAGAAGTCTTTGAAAGAGGAAGCTATAAGACATATTAGAGAAGGACAAATCGTAGGTACAAGTTATGACCTCACTACTATGTTACCTACTATAGGAGCTTTGAGATACTTCTTAACACCTGTAGATAACAATGGTCCTATGGTAGACTTCTTAAATTTGCTTATGATTATAACTAATACAGATAGTCCTAAGCTAACTTCAGCTGATAGTAACATTATAAGAGCTGTTAACCTTATGAAGCCTAATAGCTTTGAGGATGCTATAGAGCATATTAAAACAGCTATCAAGACAGATGCTCTTAATAATGTTATCCAAGAGAAAGTTAGGAATAAACCTAATACAGCTGTGTTTAGTTTATTCTCTAGACTAACTGGAGGAACGGTTATAGAGGTTCTTAAAGAACAAGAAAGAGAAGATATAGAAGTTATAGAGAATTATAAAGATTTCCTTATCAATACTGCTAATATAGATTTAGAAGGATTGAAAGAAACTCTTATAGATTCTATCAGTAACTTTGAAGCTAGATTTAAAAATACTTTCAATCTTCTTAAGTTCAAATACGATGATATGGATAAGTTCTTGAAACCATTGATTATGCCTAATGGTAATAATAACAATGAGTTCATAACTATCAACGCAGCACTAAGCTCTATAAGGTTCTACTACATAGAGTTCGTTAAGAATAGACTAGTAGATAAGCTCAATGCTTATCAAGCTCTATTAGAGACAGCTATCAAACTATTCAAAGTGCAACCACAAGGAGTTAAACAATGATGAATAATGGTACATATGGTGAAGTAGTTTCTAATAGAATATCAGCTGGTGAGTTCATACGTGCAGGTTATGGATGTCCATATCCTAGATATGTGGAACTTATCTCTATGTATAAGTATTTAGAAACCTTTACTAAAGATGATGATATATTTAAAGATACTGGAAGCGTTCATAGTTTCTTCACAACTTTGTTTAAGCTGTATAACGAAATTATGATAGCTCTTAGAACATACATAATTAAAGAACCAAACTATGACTATAGTCTTGCTAGTGAGTTCGGACCATTATGTGCAGAGATGATACGTCGAAGAGTAGCACTTGAACCTAGTACGAAACTTTTCTTCGAAGACATGTATAATGTTCTTTATAATAAAAGAAAAGCTTCTCTAACTCAACATGTGTATATTCTAGCTACATCTATAAGAGAATATAACTTAACATCTCATGTACCTTTAAATGTTCTTATAACTCCTGTGAAACCTGGTGAGCAACTTGCTAAGAAAATAGTAGATGGTCCTGAAGTTCAAAAGTTATTAAGTCTTTATGGAACTACAGGTACTATGTCTATAGTGCATCTTCTATTAGGACTAGTAGTTCACTATAGCTTCATAGCTAATAGAACAGCCCTAGAAAGCTTCCTACAACCAATCGAAACTATCAGATACCCTTCGCTCTATATGGGAGAAGGAGAATTCGGAGATGGTTCAACTGGTGGTGGAGGTTCTGGAGGCGGTGGTGGAGCCGGAGGAGGTGGAGGTGGTGTTATCATTCCTCCTGTAGTAACTCCAGGCCATCCATAAGAGATAGAGTAAGTTAATTTTTATTTATGTATAGCTATATGTCTAACGACATATAGCTATACTACTAATTTATAATAAGGTAAAGTGATATGGAAGCTAAAATAACTTTAAATGGTTATACCAAAGCTAGTAATAAAGAGTTGAATATGTCCATAATTACTAAACTAAAAGAGTATCTGCATCTAGATAGTGAAAGCTTTGTTATGTTTAACAATAACAGAGAACAATTACTATTTGCTATACAGGCGGATAACAATAGTGAAGTAACGGATTATTTTATAGTTAAGGATACAGAGCCAGCATTAGATCCAGCTACTCCGTATTCTAGAAGTGATAGTAAATACAATCTCATTTCTAAACCATACATTACTGTAGATAGTTATAGATCTCCTGTAACTAGGAAACTAGATATAACATTCTATAGTAACAAAAGAAATAAAGTAGAGAAAGTAAGAGCTGATATAGATAGGTTTAATCTAACAGGCATAGCAGATATGCAATATTATGTACCTGCTAACTATAGTAAACTCTTAGAGAAGATAGAAACTACAGGTAACTTACCTGTTACAGCGCCTGATGAAACTGTAGATGTGAAGATAAGCTATACAGCAAGATTGAATATTAAAGGTAATGTAGAAGCTATAGGACCTAATTTTAAAGTAGATTTCCAAATAGCTATTAACTATAATAGAGATAGTTATTGGGTTGCTACATATCCATTAGTAATCAATAACAAGGTTTTACCTAAGAATATTATTAACAGTAAGTTTACTTATAAGAAGGTTAAACCTGCTAAAGATATTTTAGAGATTGGAGAACAAGTTAAGACTTACTATGGAAGTGATGATGTTAATGTGTTCATGATACCTAAGGTAGATAATTTTAGAGTAGCTGTTAGTAAAGAAGGATATTTCCCTATGGGTTCTATATTAGTTCCTATAGATCCTGCTAGACCTAGAACTATTTGTAATCTATTTGATCTACCAGGCATAACCATTAACGAACCTTATAAAGCTTATATTATAGATAATATAGCTAATGTCTTTACTCCGTATAAATGTCTATTCTATATAGAGCTTTACGAAGATAAAGTTAAATCGTCTTTACAACTCTCTATGAGTGCAGGAGGCAACATAACTGTTCCTACTAACTTAGATTTAACTAAGACATATAGGATAGTTATTAACATCCTTACTAAGATAGGTAAACTATCAGATCCTGACCTTAAGCTTCTCAATACTTTAACACAGTATAAGAATACAAATGAATCAGGACCTGCTTTAAGTAAGAGTAACTTAGCTACTTATGCATTAACAGAAGATAGATCAGATCCTAGTAAAGCCTACAAACTTATAGCTGGTAAACTATATAACCATAGAGACGTAAGGGTTTATTCTAATGGTGAAGATATGGTAGAGGATGGTGTGTGGAGAGATAGTGATACCGATTGGTACGTAAAGTATCCAGGAGGTGCAGATCTTACTCTTAAACCACATTACAATAATGAACTCCCTTCTAACTATAAAGAAGGAACATTGCCTACTGTAATAGCTAATGGAAATCCTGCTGTTCCTAATCCAGGTGGCCAGGACATAAATAATGAAGATAACGAGGATACAACACCTGATAGCGATGAGCCATTCGTATATAATCCAGTTATTGCATATATAAAGAAACCTGTTGTTAATACACCACAACCTAGATGGTTAGGTAAAGTAACAACGAGCCAGTATAAAGCTGGTAAGAAATGGCCATTGCCATTATCCTCTATAGAGTATGAGGTAGGAGAAGAAGGAAACGATACTGCTATAGATACCGGTACTGTTACTCCTCCTAATTTAGATATAGATCCTACTTTACACATAGATGGAAGTAAGAAGATATGGATAAGAGTAAAATATAAATCCTCTGGTATACATGGAGGTAATACTATCTCTACGGAATCTGAATGGTCCGATAAGTGGGTATTCCAAAGACCTGTATTAGAGATCGAGAACATCAAGACTAATATATCCTATATAGGTAAAGATGGTACTAATAAGAAACAGTACAAGATAGTAACTGAACATCCAGTATTCAAATCACCTTATAAAGAGAAAATACAAAACTTACAGGTTACTAATACTAAATGGTTAGCCTATAAGAAAGAAGACAATACTTTAGTAGCTACTGTCACTAAGAGTGGCGATGAAGGAACTGTAGGAGTATTTGGAATAGCTCTAGATGATGTTTTACTCGATGAAGTAGAATATAACATTAAAAGTGTAATAGAAGCTAGCTATAGAATCCCATCAATATCAGGATTAACAAATGCTACTAAGACATTTGAGTCTGAGATAGTTTACAAGCCTTCTGTATTTAAAATACAGAAACCTATACTGTCAGTTGCACAACCTATTACATATGGTCCGGTGTTAAGAAGTCCTTATAATGCTATAGCTGGATGGACAGGTCCTCTTACTAAAGTAGTTGTCACTGTTAAGAACGAAGATACGTGCACAACACCACAAACTATAACATTAACTGGTAGTGATTTAAAACAGAATGAATTTAAAATACCGTCTAAGATTAATAATCTTGAACTAATCCATTCTAACGCTAAGATACATGTTACTGCTGTTTACTATAGTAATGTTGGTAGTAATGAAGCTCGGTCTGATATATCGGAAGAATTAGTGTTTACAGTTCCTACATATGAGATTAAACCTACTGATACTTCTGTAACAGAAATAACTACCAGTCAGCCTCTTGTTACTTTCTCTCCAGTAACTACAACTGGTGGGTTAAAAGAATACTATTCGCCTTTAGTCGATGTAAGCACACATATTAAAGTTGAAGATACTACAACTTCTACTATTATACTAGATAACATTATTCCTAATGTTAAAGACGAATGGAGAATACCTTTAGGAACATTAACAGCAGGACATGTATATAACATATCTGCTAAACGTAAGTTTGTACTTAAAGATTTTAACAATAATGAACCACTTGAGACTGGTTTTGGAGCAGTAGGAAGCTTTACAGCACCAGAGATAGAATTTATAGCACAGCCAACTATAACTACACCTGCTAATCCGTACTATGGTAAGTTAACTATTTCTCCATATCAGAGACTTAATAATTGGCCATTGGTAAGGACTAGTGTAGTTTATCATTATGAAGATGAGAATGGAATACCATATGGCCCAGATATAGTAAAACCTGATGCACAACCCCATACGGAACTTCCTGTATATGGAAGTGATAAAGAAATACATGTTAAGGTTAAGTATGTATCTGAAGGTGAAGTTAATGGTATTACGCTAAAAGCAGAATCTAAATGGTCAGAAGTTTATACATATCGTACTATAAAGCATGTAGCTAAGATATTCCATATGCATATTGTTTTTAAGGAAATAGTTAACGATAAACCAGAATATAACATAACTACATCCGATTTAGAATATGACGATAAAGGCCTTACATTCATTACCGGTATAGAAGAGAAATCTATAGAGTGGACTTTCTATCATAAAGACGATACGAATACACCTATCTATAACAAAAAGATTAATAAGGGACAAGAAGGCTATAAGGATCATAGACTTCCAGCTGACTTATTAAGAGGTGGTGATGTATATATTGTAAAAACAAAATATGAGTTCGATCTTAAACTTAAAGATGGTAGTAGGCTAGCAACTACGTCTGCTCAAGAAGAGGAATATACACATGTACTTCCAGGTATTGAGAAACCTGTTCTAACCATAGTAAACAATCCTGGATTTGGACCAGTTACTAGAAGTGCTTATACACCAATAGGTGGCTGGAATGGTGGCCTAACTAAAGTTACCTATATGTATGGTCCAGAAGGTAGTAGTCTTGATCATACTAAAGAAGTTACAGGCGCAGATATGGAAGATGCATTTAGACCTCCTGTAAGACAATCAGGAAGTAAACTAGATATAGTAGCATTCTACGAGTCTGTTGTAAATGGGGTAACATTAACGTCTCCTATGTCGGATAGAGTTACCTTAGAGTATCCTACCTTTACATTAGGATCGTTCGGCGTTACCATGTCTAATACAGATGGAATAACTCCAACAGCCACTTTAACAAATCTTAACATTTCTCAAAACCTTAAAGACTATTTAAGGAATTATAGAGTAACTAAAACGTTTATAAGAATAACGGACGTAGATCTTGGTATGCCGGTATATGTAAATGAATCCCCTATACTTAGTAAGACCTTTAATATACCTGCTGGAACATTATCCTATAATAAAGATTATAGTGTAGAAGCGGGATACTATATAGAATCTCCTGTATTGGAAAATCCTGAGGTTACAGCACATGTATCTTTTAAAACTCCTATAGAGTTCTATATAGATAAACCTACACTAACAGTTCCTAATGATCCTTACTATGGACCATTAACATTCTCTGCTTATACTCCGATATTCGGATGGACAGAACCTTGCTTGGAAGCTGAGATACAATATCTATCAGGCACTTTCAATCCAGTAAGGGCTATTCAAGTATTGAAAACTACTAATGACCCTACAACATTAGATTATACATTACCTATCATTGGTAGTGAAGAAAATATGAATGTTAGAGTTAGATATGTTAGTAAGAAAGATAACAAGAAGTACTATTCAGATTGGTCAGATGTATTAACCTATAAGATGGCTAAATATGGTCTGGACCCTGCTTTCAGAGTTGAAGTAGAAAACAATGATGAAGAACCTAAACTTATCTTTAAGAATAAAGGCTATATAGGAGAAGACTTACCATTCATAGGTACTGGCATAACATCTATAGATGGTATTAAAGTTAGCATAGTTAGTAAAGAAACTAATCAAGAAGTATATGCTGCTAATTTACCTTATAACGTTAACGAACACATAGTTCCACCTGGTAAGGTAGAGAAGAATAAGACTTATACTATCAAAGCTAGCTTAACGTTTAAACATAAGTATCTTACTAATGATGTTAATAAAGTTAGAGAGTTTAGTCTAGATTATACAGTTCCTAGAGCAATCATAATCAGAACTCCTGTTCTAATGGGTGGTCAATTTACTCAATATGATGAAGTTAGGTATTCACCATACTATGACTATGGATGGGAAGGCGAAGAAGATGGTCTTGAAATACAGTACTGCACAGGTAATATAGATTGGGATAATGGCCACACAGATATTATAAACTACTCCACCTACCAAAGTATTCCTAAAGAACCAAATGATAAAGTGTTCGTAAGAGCTAGATGGAGAGGAAGAAAAGATTCGGATATTAAACTATCTGAATGGTCAGATGTTCTAGAATATACAGTCCCTACTTGTAATTTTGAATTTGACAAAACTGCAGAGGAGTGCCTAGATAGAACCAACCCTCTTAAACCATTCGTTAGAATGCCTGGTTGGAAATATGTACCTGTATCTGGTAGTGGTGGTTTACCAAAAGAGCTTGTAGACTTTTATCCTCCTAATGCTTGGCATGTTAATATAGAGAAATGGGATGAAACTGAAAATAAATTTGTATATGCAGCTAGCAGTATGGAAAACTATAATGTTAATGCAGCATACCATTTTAAACTTTATATTCCTAACTATGATATAAATAAGAAATATAAAATTACGATAAAATTCAACCCCACTAGTAGGTATGTTGTTAATGTTGACCCACTAGACAGATGGTGCAGTATGGAATATATACTACCAGCTGGTAGTACTACTGGTATTAACCTTATATATGTTCCTACGAACCCATACTATGGAGCTATCATGAAGCTTCCATTTACTAAACCAGCTACATGGACAGGTGAGATAGCTAAGATAAAATATACAACTTCTGTAGATGCTGAACCAGATATAGAAACAGTTGAGATAAATCATACAGATGATTATCTACCTCCATTTACACCTAACAACTATAGTAAGGAATGGAAGGTAGTAGCTAAAGCTATTTCTACTAACAATGAAGAAAGTGGTGAGAGTACAGTTGTATTCCGTACACCTGAGATAAAAGTAAAAGAAGGGTTAAAGGGTAGTAATGATAATAATGGGCTTAGTCCTAAGTTTATTGTTCCTAAACTAACACTTGCTGATTTAGATAAATTCCAAACGAATCCTGGTGAATTAGATGTTAAAAGTATAAACCTAACTATTACTGGAAGCGATGGTAGTTCTAGAACTAAGAACTTCTCTGGTCTTAGTGGTAATGGGCCATTTGAATTAGAGATAGATGGAACGTTAAACGAAAATGTGAAGTATACAGCTAAAGCTGATTGTAAGTGGGAGCATCGGTTTACAATGGCTGCTGGAGAGCAAACCTATACTGTGAACTTTGACGAATACTTAGCATTAGCAATACCAGTAACTATACACAAACCTACTGTTAAGACCGAAATAAATCCTAAAGGATATTACAAAACTATAGAGTTTAACAAACCAGAAGTTACTAATGGTACCTATACTATTAAGAAGATGAATATAGAATGGGGAGTTGGAGAGTTTGGAGCAGATCTAATAAGAAAGGTAGAGCATCTTGATGTAAATCCTGATAGCATTCCTACTTTAGAGATACCTTTCAAGAAGGCAAATCAAAAACTTTGGGTAAGATTTAAATATAGCCTGTTAGTACCTGAACTAGGAACTGAAGTAAGAGAGACAGAGTATTCCGATCTTGTTACTTGGACACTGCCTAATGCTGTTGTAAAGGATGTTGAAATTTCTGTTACAGGGCCTTTTGTAAGACCTATTAAAGCTACATTCTCACCTTTTGACTATACAGAAAAAGAACTCATACCTGAAACGATTGTTCCAGATCGTGCAACATTAGTAGTAAAAGACCAATGGGGCCGTGAAGAGTACTTTACTAAAGAGATTTTACCAGGTGAGACGGAGATTGAAATACCTGAATCTGTTCTTGAGACTGAAAAGACATATCAGGCTCAAATCCTTTATTCTGTAACACATCCATTGTTTAACGAAGGCATACCTTCTGATGCCACTAACAGTGTTGAATTCGAAATACTTAAAGACGATAATGTAATAGAGACACCTACATTAAGTGTTCCTAAAGACCCTTATTACGGTCCTCTTAAGATTACGCCTTATAAGACTAAAAATGGATTTACAGGAGAGGCTGAAAAAATCGAATTTAAATTGTTATTCAGTAGTTCGCCTATACTTCCTGAGTATTTAGATGGTTACTATAGTGGTAACTTCTACGAAGCAACTCCGGAAGAGTTTAAGACGTATATGGTACAGGATATGAAGTATAGAGACATGTATGTTGGGGCAAAAGCTAGGTATATGTCCGAAGGTAAAAAATCTAACTGGTCAGAAGTATTACTATATAAGACAATGCCTTATGGGGTAATAAAACATGAACCTACATTAGAGCAAAATATAGATGGATCTATAACAGTTCATGCTGGTAAAATATCAGTGCTGAACGGAGATTTACCATTCCTTAACTGTGACCATGATTTTAAAATGGAAGAACTACGGGTAGAGGTTACACGTACTTCGAATAATCAAACCTTTACTGTTAACTTCACGCCGTACAATGCTGTTAAGTTTAACGCTAACAATGACGTGTTAATACCAGCAGCACAATTAGTAGATGGTGAAGAGTATAAGTTTAGAGTTATGTATTACTTCTTCCTAGATAATGAGAATGAACATCTTCTAGCTGCGCGTGGTAGTGGTGAAGAAGTAACAATAACACAAGTTGTTAGAAAACCTAAACCTATAGCTAAACCTACGTTAAGTATTCCTAAGAATCCTTATTACGGTCCTATAGATATAACTCCACCTGTAACTGCTCCTGGATTTACAGAAACAGTTAATAAGGTAATATACGAGTATGCTGAAGACTTCTTCGATCCTAATGACCCATTACAAGTAGTTACTAACATTACTAAGACAGATGCAGCAATAGCCGATAAGGTTACTTTAGATATTAAGAAGAGTTTGAAGAAAGTATATATTAGAGCTAGATATGCTACTGATAATACATTCTCAGAATGGTCTGATATACTAGAGATAATTACACCTGAATTTGGTATTGAGAAGCCTACCTTTACAATAACTGGTGATGGTCTAGCACCAACTATAAAAATTGCTCCTATGGGCATCATTGGTAAAGAACTACCTTACATAGGAGAGTTCGTAGCTGAAGGTGTTATAGTTTCGATAAAAGACAATGAGACTGATGAAGAAGTATATGGTGGAGAGTGGAACGGAGATAAAACAACTATTAATGTTCCAAGTGGTAAAATTTTAAAAGGTAAGAAGTATAAGATACAAGTAATGTATGGTGTTAAACATGCAATCATTACGGAAAACAATCCTGTACTTTATAAATCGGATGTAGTCGTTTATGAAGCTCCTAATCCAAAAATAGCTGCTCCTTCTATAACATTCTATATAGATGCTAACGATGATCAAATGTATCTAAAAGGTAGCGAGTATATTGCTATAGGTACAACTGAGAGACACGCATATAGTTCTTGGTATCTGTATGAAAAGAATGTTGAAGAACCTAAAGCTAAATTAGAGAATAGCCCTGATAAGCTATTGAAATGGCAAATACCTGTTCCTTTAGAACAAGGTAAAGAATACATTGCTAAACTAAAATATAGTAGTAACAACTTAGACTCAGAACTAGGAGTTCTAGAGTTCAGAGGCTTGGACGGAAGACCTGCACCTATTACACCATCAGTTCGATATAGCGATGCTGGGAATGGTTGGAGACCTAGATATACAATAAGTCCTTATTATATACCTGGCAATACAACTGGTTCTATACAGAAGTTTAATCTAACCATTAAGAAAGGTACAAGTGCTGATAGTAAAACATCTCAACCAGGAGAAAGAATACTTACAGTTGAAATACCTACATGGGTTAATGGTAGAGGTACTGAATTAAGTTATGTTGTGTCTAAAGCTGATTATATTACAGTTATCAATGCTTTACCTAATAAGAATCCTGCATATCCAGTATTCTTCTCTGGTGTGTTAGAAGATAACAAAGGCAATACCGTTGAAGTACCAGATATTATGTATACATATCCATATGCATTCTTACCTGGTAAAATACAGCTACAAGGAGCTGGCACAGCTACTCCAACGTTACAGGCTGTAGGTGTTAATACACAAGGCGCTGACTATTTTGCTATAACTAAAACAAAATGGGAAGTGCTAGACGGTACGTCACATCTAGTTGATGAAGAAACGGCTGGTTATGTAGATAATAAGCCTTTAGGTAGTTTAGGCATGGATCCTACTAAGAAGTATAAAGCCAAAATAACTTATACTAATGATGTAGGTGAGTTTGAAACACCAGAGTATGAGTTTAGTCTAGGTGAACCTAGATTAGTTCCATTAGTAGCATGGCATACACTAACTCCTATAAACGATGTAGAATGGACGATGAAACTCAATATGAGTCCTTTCGTTATGTCTAATCCTGGAGGCCATACTTGGTCTATAGAGAAACAAACTATCAAAATTGTAGATGGCGAAGGTAATGTTATAGCTAGTGAAGAATCTGGTTATAAGACAGAGTATGATATTAGTAGGAAAACTAGAAATGGTTCTACTAGTATAGACGATGTTGCTTTAGATTATGGTAAGAAATATAACATAATCGTTATAAGAGAAACTAATCACTATCCGCTTATAAATAGAACAGTTAAGGATGAAAGCATTTACCAAATATCCATGGGTAACAAACCTGCTCCTTATGTTAAACCAGCAGTAGTAGAACTATCGTTTGATTACAAGGATGTAGATGATAGAACTATCAAAGGTAGAATAACCGAAGAGATAGTTGTTCAAAGGTATTTCGATAAAGTACCTAAGAAGATCATATGGAAGTTATGGAGAGAAGGTGAGACTAAACCATTTAGTACTACAGAGACAACAGGTGATGTTAGAGAAATTACCTTTGGTAACGGGTATCATGATGTCGAAGCTAAAGATCTATGGTATAAATTTCAGTTTAGAATAACTGTAGAATGGATCATAGACGATGAAGTTAAATCTATAATGAACGAGGGTCCTTGGGTAGCTGCCCCAAATAGTCCAGGTGAACCTCCTAAACTAGATGATTATACTCCTCCTACTATGAGACTTGTTAAAAAAGATGGAACATCTATAACGGTAGAAATGAATCACCCTGGTTCTAACATACCAGCTAATAGAGTTGTGTTCACTATGACCGGTGCAGCTATTAACCCGCTCTTTAAGAGAAGGTTAAAAGACGGAACACTTCCTAAAGGTATGGAGTTCGTTCAAAGTGGAGAGAATGTTACAGCTGTTAGAATAACGATTATGAAGCCTGAGAAGAATACCGAAAACCAGGTAACATTTACAGATTTGTTCCCAGGAGCAGCTGTTAATATTTCTGCTATTTATTATTGGGTCGAAGGCCGTGATAAATGGGGTCAGCCACATAGAGCTAGTAACACTTATGAAGCTTCTATAGCTGAAACACTACCAGAAGGATCTGGTGTTATAAATCTCATGCCAGAAGTTAGTTTTGCAGCTGTAAGCAATCTAGGTAAACGATATGTGGATTGGGTTAGAATTAAAGATGATCTTCTAGTACTTGGACCTATATCAGAGTTCGTCATAACAGAAGGAACGCCTGATGGACCAGTCATTGGACAGCCATCCTATAAGAGTGATGGAGTCCCTTCTAATGCCTATTATGCATATACTAGATTAACATTACCTAAATTCGGTACTACATATTGTTTAACCGGCTGGCTCAATATGTCCGCTAACGTTAGAACATTAAAAGCACATGCATACCATACTACTGAACCATTTGCAAAAGCTAATGTAGAAGGTGGTATTACTGCTGGCTATGCAGGTGGTGGCCCTGTTAACAAAGAGGGTGATCCTTTAAGTAAATCACCTGATGGATTTAATTCAGCAAGTGGAACATACTATAAAGGTGTCTTAAGATTTGGTAACTCTGTAGCAGCAGCAGATGACTACATGCATGAGGTTGAGAAGTTTGTTACATTCGATCCTGTTGCTACAACATGGCCTGGCGATACTGTAATGGCTGAAGTGTCTAAGAAGGAATATCATTTCCACATTCCTTATTATACGATTAAAAATAGTAATGGGGAAACTTTGAACTGGGTGTTAACCAAACCTTCAGTTACGATTTACTTTAAAAACGGTGAAACGTTAACTAAGAGATTTTGGTAATAGTTTTATTAGGTTGGGTGTAGGATAGAGTGTTAACACTCTATCCTACACACTATTTTAAAAATATACTTTTAAGGAAATGCTTATGAAATCAAAGTATAAAATCAGAGGGTTAACCGATGAGAGTAATATGGCGTTGAATAAAAGTGTAATGACACATGTAAGGAAAGTCTTAGGAGTTCCCCAGAATGTGTATACCACTTTTAACACGTCATTAAGCGATGTTCATTTAGCTATCCATAAGACTACTAGAAACAGCACTAGCCAGTATATCACTGTGCGAGATGCTGAGAATATAAAGGAGTTCGATAAAGAATACATCGACAGTAGAGACTATACAGTAACTACACCTGTATTCGAAGATCCTACTTATATTAAGATAGAGTCGTATGGCAGTAAGGTGAAAAGAACTTGTACAATAGAGTTCAGAAGTGGTGAGAAGAAAGAGATAAACAATATCTTAGAGAACATAGATAATGTTATTTCTAGAGGTGTATTAGAAGTTGAATATAAATTGGATAATAACATAGTTAATTTCCTTAACCATGTTAGAGAAGCTAAGAACACTCTAGCTTTAGCTAAAGATGATCAAGAGATGGATGTTTATCTTCCAGAAGATAAGAAATCTGTTAAAAGATTTGCTACTTATGATCTTAAAATCATATCTAGGAAGCCTGTAGTATATACAGAGAATGAATGGATATTAGAAGCAGAGATTGAAGTAATCTATAACAGAGACCTTTTACTTCTTATAGATCATAACATTTTATTTAATAACTCAACTCTCTCTGACAAGTTTATGAAGGCTGTCGGTAGATTCTCGGACAAATCTAACAGACACATAGTTAAAGAACTTGGAGATGGGTATACTACATATCTCTTAGACCAAGACTTGAACTATAACGTTCCAATAACAGATAATTTTGTACCACCAGTACAAAACGAGAAATATGTGGCATTAGCAACTGTAGTTCTACCTATAGATAATGAAAGAGACTTCCTAGCTAATCTACGAGCTATCCCTGGTCTTTACATACCGGAGAAATACGTAAACTTTATGTTAGCTAAAAGAGAAATGTTACTATCTGATTATAAGTCTTTATTTATACTAGAGCTATATGAAGATAATAACCTTTTACAAAATATCCTACGCATAGACGCAGATGGTAACCTATATGGTGTTAGGTCTTTAGCTCTTAATAAGGTATATAGATTAGTTATTCGTAGAGCTAGAGATACTAGTATGATGAACCAAGAAGAATTCAATCGTACTAAAGAAGCTTTAGGGTTAGACTTCCAAAATATGGTTATCTATCTAAATGATAACGATGAAGAAGAGTTTGATCTTTCAGCTTCACATAGAGCTTGGTTAGATACGTTTATAACACAGCATACACCATTTACTCTAGAACCATTTGTCGAGAAACCACTTCCTACTAATTATAACACAGGTGAGCTTCCATTAGTTCTATCTGATATAGTGGAAAATGAATGGGCAATTAAGAAACCTGTCATTACTTCTGAAGACTATACAGAATGGAGTAACTTTAACGGTTTACTAACTGGTGGTGATTATGAAGTAATTGGAAGATATCCAGGCGACTTCTATAGAGCTGAATGGAAGTTTGCTTCTAGCAAGATAGGGGAAACACCTAACTTAGAAGATCCTTCTATAGTTCCAACAGAACTACCTGTTAATACGATTAATGTTACCAATCTAGAGATATTTAAACCTCTTACTAAGGTACATAGTAAAGTAAGATATAGCTCAGACTATGCTGATAAACCTTTAAAATCAGAATGGTCAGAACCATTTGAAATAGTAGTTCCTGCTGTAGGCGTCCAGCCTATAGAGTTGGTACCTGAGAAGAAGAATGAAAAACTTTACATTAAGACTAAGATAGTTAATGTAGCTAAAGAGAATGAAGCCATAACAGGACCAGTTACTAAAGGACCTGCTAAACTTACTATAACAGATGAAGATGGTAAGGTTGTAAGAGAGATAACTATTCCCGGTAACAGAGAAGAGCTTACTACTTTAATAACACTTAATGGTTATAAACCAGGTAAGTATAAAATTAAGGTTAAACAAGAGCTTGAGAATGAGTGGTTAAAAGCTAGAGGTGCTAATATAGTAGAGACTGAAACTGAAGTCGATCTTACTATAGACGATATTCCATTCGACGTAAATGAAGATTGGAGTATTGAGAAACCTACTATAACATCTCCTGGATTTAACAGTAATTCTCCTGCAAGTACATTCGATAACTTTACAGGTGTATTAAACGTTTCTGAATATGTAGATACACATGATTATCCAGGTGAGTATACAAATACAGAGTTTAGAATGGTAAGTAGTGATAGTAGTTCAACTCCTAACTTCTTGTCAGGAACACCTGTAAAAGAAGAAAATGATACTCGTACATGGGATATTAAAAATGTACTAGCTCTTAAACCTAACAGTACTGTTTGGATACAAGCTAGAAACAAATCTAACTTTAGAAAACATCCTATGGAGTCAGAGTGGTCAGAGACATTCATACTCAATGTTCCTAAGATGGGTATAAAACCTATAGAGATAACTACAGAGTTACAAACACCTTACTTAATAATTAAAGCTCCTGTAGAACTATTAGAAGATAATCCTAATAACTTTATAGGTCCATTAACTTTAGGAACAACTAAAGTAAGACTACTAAGAGGAGCTGCTGTCTATAAAGAAGCTGAATGGGTAGCTGGAGAAGCTAAAATCCATTTAGACGAAATAGACGAGAATAAAGAATATACTATAGAGGTAACACATACTATTAACAATGAATGGTTAAAAGCAAGGAATGCAGATGCATTCGTGTTCACTAAGAAATATCTCTTAGAGACTAAACCATTTATAGTTAACCCACTATGGTCTATAGCAACTCCTACTATAACAGAGACAACTTATGACCCTGCTCACTTTGACAGATTCCAAGGTATAATCAATGTTTCTGAATATAGGGATACTAATGATTACCCAGGTGACTTCGACGGTATTAAAGTAGCTATATTAGCACTAGATAAAACAGCATTAGCTCCAACTACACTAGATGAGAATACTCCTAATGTAATTATTAAAGAGGCTGATGAGAATTTCTTTAATCTCTTCTATCCAGAGATGAAACAGAATATAGATCTAACTAAGACCTATTATGTAGCTGCTAAACATGTAAGTAAGTTTGCTAAACATCCAATGGAATCTGGTTGGTCTAATATCCTAGCCTTCCCTATGAAAGAACCTAAGCTAGATGTTGAGATTAAAACAGAAGTCTTAGCTAGAAACTTCTTACTAAGCGCTGAAGCTAAGTATGAGAATGAGAATGAGTATATCTCTGGATATGTTCATAGCGGAACATTTGAATATGTTATGAAGAATAAGGTTACTGGAACACCTGTTACCTTAAGAGATAATGGAGATGGTAAGATAGCTAGCATAGACACTGATCTTGAACCTAACACTGACTATACTATAGAAGTTACTTATAAAGAAGATAATGCATGGTATAAAGCTAGGAACATAGATACTGTATCTAAGACTGCAACATGGAACATGGGCAATAGACCATGGAACACAGAGTGGAAGGTAGCTAAGCCTACATTAAGTCTAGACGGAAACACACAGGATACATTCACTGGTAAACTTCAAGCTTCTGCTTATGCAGCCGAAGGTGGATTTACAGGAACTGAAGATGGTTATGAAATTATACTAACTCAAGCTACTAACTTAACTACACCTGAAGATCCAAGTACATGGGAAAATAAAGTTATCCTAGTGACTGGTCTAGATAGTGATAAGAAACTTAACTATCTAGATGTTCTAGAAAATAATCATTTAGGATTATTCACAGCTACTAAAGCAGCTATAAGGTACTATAGCAATGTAACTAACCCATCTGGTAATAAACTATATTCTGAATGGGGTATATTAGATATTAATCTACCTGCTCCTGAAGAAGAATTACTTATAGCTAGTAAGGTAGTTAATACCGATGCTAGAGAGCTTACTATAACAGCTAAGCTTACACACAAGAACTTCTATAAACAGTTCATGGGTGATCCTGATGATAACACTGTTACATTTGAGATGTACGAGAAAGACAATACTGTTCAAACAGTAGCATTGAATGTTACTGGACTAGTAGCTAAAGTAAGTACAGATGCTCTAACAGAAGATATAGATTACGTAATTAAAGTAAGCTATAAATCTAATAATGCTTATATTAGGAAACTTGGAATTGATAGAGCTGTTGTAACAGATGAATGGCGTATGGAAGATAAACCGTTCAACACTAACTGGAAAGTAACCAAACCTGTTCTTACTATAGAGGGTGATAATGAGCTAGATACCTTTACTGGTAACATTCTTGTAAGTCCTTATGCTGTAGAGAATGGATTCCCTGGTAACTATGCAAGTTATGTCTTACAGATAGAGAAGAGAGATAATGATGCTCCACCTCCAACCCATGATACATTCGGTGTTAGTCCTATTGAAGGTGGTGTTATAAGTAGCGATCATAAGATAAATCTTAAACAACTTATACTAGATAAGAATGTTAAACTTCTAGAAAGTAATAAACCACAAACTATCTATGTACAGGTTAAATATAAGAGCGACTACTTTGGACCTTCTGGTGCTGTAGAGTCTGAATGGTCTGATATACTCGCATTACCATTAACCAAAATGGATTTTTCATTTACTATGTCAGAGCCAGAACTACAAGCTGATAATAAAACAGTCAAGTTCTCACGTTCTTTAATTATAGGTAATACATATGATAATCTAGTTGGCAATATAGACGATACATATTATACCATCGAGGCTAAGATGTATAAAGGCAGCGATGAAACCAGTACGGTAACATTGAATAATGCCAATAATGAATATAGCTTTAGTCTAGATGATATAGAAGAAGCTACCAACTATAAGATAGTCTTAAAGTTCACGCCACTTAACAAGATGTTTAAGCTCTTTGGTGCTCAAGAAGTTATTCTCGAAAAAGTATATCGAATAAACGAGAAACCATATGTAGAGGATCCTAGCTGGGCTATAGCTAAACCAACTATAGGTTGGAAAGATTTTGTTAATGGAACTGATGAGTTCTCAGACTTCCCAGGAATATTAACATTAAGTGCTTATACAGCTGAAAATGGTTATCCTGGTACTGAGGAAAGAATAAGCGTAGCAATAAGCGATATAGTTTATAAAGACCCTCAACCTGGTATGCCTGGTAGAAGAAATAGAAGTTCAGAACGTATAGATTTAACCATACCTCAAGGTACAACAGAATTCAATATATTAGAAAATAATATGATTAAGGATTTCTTAGATTGGGGTGTAAGCTTTAAGCTTAAGGTTAAATATAATGGTAAGATTACTAAAGGCAGCGATGATCACTTTAAAGAGTCTGCATGGTCTGAACCTATAGAACTTACTATACCTGAAAACCTAGGTAAAACTACATTAACTACAGAAGCTAGTGTTGATACTACTAAGAGAGCTGTTGTTGTAAAAGCTCAAGCTACTATGCCGGTATCGCATACTCTAATAGGGGATGTAAGTAATACTGCCACAACAGTAACTTTAACTAAAGGTACAACTATAGTTAAGAATAAAGTAGCTATGGTTAACGGCGAGTTAGAGATACCTCTATCCGAATTAGAGAAAAATACCAAATATGTTATAGATATAGAACATACTATAGATAATGATTGGTTAAAGGCTAGGAGAAGGAGCGCAGTAACTGCACAGCATGAAGTTACTACACCTAAGGTAGAAATAGTTCTAGGTCCTGATGGTAAACCGATTGTTCCAGTAGAACATGAGATACCTGGAGGAACAGGAACTGTTCATATAGCACCATTTAAGGTTGGGTTGGACATGAACGAATTCAATTTCAATCCTACTGAATTTAAATTTATAAGAAAAGATTAATAAGGAGTAAATGATGCCAACAGCATTACATACAGGAACCACCTATAAACTTACCGATCTTGAAACCAGTGCCGTAGTCTTTGAGACTACGGTAGGCGGTGATATAGATAAAGTTGTTATGCCTACTGAGAAACTTAAGGATAATCATAAGTATAGACTAGATGTATTATTCAAAACAGATGATGGCACAATAACTGTTAACACCCCAGACGGTCAGTTAGCATCAGTTGAGTTTACATCGACACCATTGATTAAGAAAGAAGGCATAGATCTTTTAGAGTGGAGAAAACATAAATATGGTTCTTCAACACTATTAGAATGTGTAACTAGTCAGAATGGTTTACAAAATGAAGAATTAAACAAAGATGACTATAAGAAGATAGTAGAACAAACATTGAAGTCTATAGACTCAACGTTCTTGAAACTACCTGCAGCTCCACAAGATAGTAGCATCTCTAGCGATAAACAAAACATTATCATTATGCCTATTATACTAGCAGATGGTAAAGCTACATTAAGTAAAACTATATTGAGACCTGGTCCAGTAGAATCACCTGGTAATGAGGGACAGGTTCCACCACCACTACCATTCGATCAACTACCTCCTAAGGTAGCTAGAAATAAAAGTTATTGGAGAATAGTAAAACCAGATACTAGCATAGCTAATGGTGGAATAACTAATCCTTTAACACATGACGGTAAAGTTATGGTAGCAGAGTATAAGGTGCTTAACAGTTATCCTGGTAACCATGATACCACTGACTGGGAAGTTAGCCTAGATGAAGGATTTAACAACGTAGAGTTTAGAACAAGTGATGAGCAATATAGAAAACAATTGAACGTCAATGTTAATAAACCTGGAGTATGGGTATATGTAAGATATAGATTTAGAAGTAACTATGCAGGACAACCATTAGTTAGCGATTGGTCAGATACTTTGAAATTCAGAACTACATGGTATGGTGTTAAACCGTTTACTATAACCATGTCTAATAGTTTGAAACCTAAGATTACTACAAGTGGTTTCTTAACAGAGAACTCTGAACTATCAGGACCTGTTAACCATACATCAACTACTTATAGGATTCATAAAGTAGAAGACAATTCGGAGTTGTTTAAACTAGCAAACAGTGCTACTGATCTAACAGAGACAACTGTTACAAATGAGTTACCTGGCAATACTAAGGTTAAAGTTATAGTTACATATCATGCTGACAATGCTAAAGTAGAAGATAGAACTGTAGAGTATATTTGGACTACACCTGTTAAACTTATCGAGAAACCGCAAGTTACTTTAGAATATAGCGATAACAATGATGCTGTTAAGATTAAGGTTACTAATCCGTTCAAGATAGAGAATAGCGAAGAAACACATAAGAGCACGACATGGAAGTTAATGGATACAAGTATGAGCGGTATAGCAGAGTCTGCTAAAGATACTGTTAACCTAACTGAGTATGATGTTACTAGTGCTATTACTTCTAACACAAGATACTATTTAGACGTAACTTTCCATAGCGACACTGTAAGCAGCGAAACAACTAGAGTATTTTTACATGCTAAAACATTCACATCAGGAACGCCTAATAAAGCAGATGTTAAAATAGTAGAAGAGGCAGATGGGCTACATAAGATCGTAGTAAGTAACCCACATACTACATTTGCTACTAAGAAACTAGCTTCTCTTAAATTAGAATTATTTAGATATGACGATAGTGCGCCTATCAACGCATTTACTAAAACATTTACAACAGAAGTAGTTGATAAATCTATTAGCGAGCTAACAGATGGTAAGTTTGAGTATAAGCTTACTAAAGATGATATGACTGCTATTAAGAACAAAGCTCCTAACAATAACAATGCTGCATGGGCAGCTTACTACCAAGTTAAAGTAACATTAACTTTCAAACCTAGTGGCACTTTAATCCTTCCATATTACTTTGGTAAACTACCTCTTAAACTTACTGTAGGTGGCGTAGATCTTATTACAGATGGAACTACATATAGCTTTAAGCTAAAAGATGTTAACTATCATGGAGCAACATGGAACAAGATTAACAAAGTTAATTTTTACATTGTTTCTGCCGATGGCAATACTTATTTAGGTGGTAGTCCTGCTAAATCTAACGAAAATGAGAGCTGGGATTTTACATCTTTAGTTACTGCTGGTACTGTAAAACTTGGTAAGTGGCATAATGTATTAACAGTAATAGAAACTGAATATGGATTGCGTGTATGTGCTGATAGTAACTATGCTGATCCTAATTATGCCTATAGAGAAAGAGGTGGTACAAGGTTCCTTATACCTGATTTGAAGATAGAAGCCCCATATGCAGACTTACTAGCTATCAAACGTCATAATCAAGAACAAATAGATGTTACATTAAGAGTACATGATTTAGTCGTTAGCGGCAATGACTTTAACGAAACTATAACACATAAGTACAATGCTATTAAGATTATAGATATAACTAAAGTTAAAGATGGTTCAGGTGGATCTGAGGTAGATATTTTCGAAGCTAACTTACCTGTTAGACATGACTATATCTTTAATAAACCAGATGTTTCATCTCCTACATTTACAGCGGACCCTACAAACGTTAACTTTAAGTTTAACGGATGGTATAGAGTAGAAGTTACACAGGTAACTGATAAACCTGGGTTTAACTCACCTGTAACAACATTTGAGTTTAAAATACCAGATAGACCAAAAGCCTTTATCAACCCACCTGTAATTACTAAAGCTGAGCTTAAACTGGAAGGTAGTGATATAAGCTACACTATGGAGCTAGATGGAAGTAAGTTCTTTGTTAATAAACTTAAAGAGCAAACACATCAATCTACTAAATGGAAGCTATATGTTAATGGCGGAACAACTCCAATATTTGAAGTAGAGAAGACAGATGAAGAAGGTAAATATAAACTTACTGTAGATAAGAATACAGCTGGAGCTCCTACATTAGAGAAAGGTAAGTTCTATTACCTAGAGGCTACATATACTGATCCAGGTGCACATGAAGGTAAAGCTAATGGTGCTGTAAGGATTATAGATGCTACTGAGAATAAAGCTAGAACATCTGAAAATTCAGCTGAAAACATGAGACTTGTTTATATTACAGATAGAGCTATGAAATTTGTTCTATTCCCTAAGACAGGTAACTATAAACCAGAAGAAATTAAATTTACAGTAGCTTCTGGTGGTTTAAGACCAGCTTGGGTTAAATATGTTAACTCTACTACCATTCCAGATACAACGGTAACGGAGAACAGCGGTAGTGTAACAGTTGTGAAAACTGTAAATGAGTTTGAATATGAGTTAGATGGTATATTGCCAGAGACAAACTATCAATGTACTATAAGTACTAAGATGGAAAATTCACCAGCAAGCCATAATACGATGTATACAACAGAGTCTTGTGCTTCTATGGACACAGATGATATAAGTGCTTATTATAAAGATGTAGATGTAAATACAGCACTATCAGTTAGCACTCAGTCTGTAGTATTTACTAATAATAAATTTGCACCAACATCTTCAACACATGGTAGTTGGAAAACATTTATTAAATATACTGGTTCAAATGCATATGACCGTATAGTTACTGCATACTATACTATAGATAATGAATTTGGTCAGCCTATTTTCGGACAAAGAAATACAGTACAATCAGCAGCAGATACTTATTCTATTCTTACAGATGGTGCTGCTCCTAGAACTGATGTTTTAGAGTGCATATATCTAACCATTCGTTTAAGATGGGGTACAAGTGATTTATTTACTTTACCTATGACAAGAAGAATCGAAATACCTGCATTTGATCCTACATTGTTAAAGAATGCTGTTACTTTAGGTCTTACTAGTAACAACGTATTTGGATCTGGAACTTTAAGTGTTATGGAAACAGATAATGGATACTGGCAGCTTAAAGCAACAGACGATAGAAGTATAGGTATGAAGATTGAGTCTCGCTATCTTCCATTCATAGACCATATGATAGTAGAAGTTAAGGAAACACCTCAAACTGGTAGCGATGCTATCTATGTTAGACGTAAAATCCCAAAACATGCTGTTAATTATAAAGATGGTGGTTTTATGGTTGTCCAATCTTATCACTCTAGTGGTTGGAGAAGCAATGATAGGTACAGTTGCCAGCAATCCATTAATAGATATTGCTATGGTATCAAATGGTTTGCTGTTCTTAAAGATGGTAGGGAAATCCCTCTACAATAACAAATATATCTACACAGAGTCCTATAGGACTCTGTGTAGTCTTTTCTATCCTTTCGATGACTTGAACCTTATAATAAGGAAAACACATGAAAGCTAAAGCTATGTTATATAGTCTTGAAGAGACTATAGACAGACCAATAGATATAACAATATCCAACGATTTTAAAGAACTTATAGGTCTTAAATACGGTAATAAAGATATTTATACAACATTCGACCCAGAAGACCATTCTGTTTTAGAGAATGGTGGACTGAATGGTAAACGTAATACTAATAAGACAGTTGAAGAGTATTTAGTAGTTGATGGTAAGGAAGAAGGAGAAGATGGATTTAATTCAGTCTTAGGTCCTGAACGACTTAGACAATTTGATTTATTCCAAGACTATGAAGTAGGTGTTGGTATTTCAGTATTAAGATATTTTAAACGTAGAACTATAACTATGACTTATTATACACGTAGTAAGGCTAAAGCTACTGCTCTTTTAGAGAAACTCCATACTTGTGATATTATGAACTATGGTAGAAAACAACATAAGATAGAATATCATTTTGATATACCTTATGGTGTTACTAGGTTCTTAGAGCATGTATTAGTTCTTAAGAATAGAAGAATAGGTAAGAAAGATAGGATGGATCTTGTTGATTACATTAACAAGTTCTCTAATCAGCGTATCTCTAGAAAGAATGTTTCTTCTGGATTAGCTTATAAATATAACCTTGCTTATAGAGAAAATCAATATGATATTCAAGGGGTTATAACAGATGATACATATACCTTACAAAAAGAAAAGGGTGAAAATGGATATTGGTATATAACCTTTAACTATGATATATGGTATATGAAACCTACTATGCTATTCCTGGACTATCCTATACTTATTTGGAATACACCTATAGATTTTAAATATACTAAGGTTATAGCTAGACCAATTAACCTATGTCCTGTTAGAGGACATCCGGATCCAGTATGGTATGGACTATATCATGTAGGTAAGCCTTATACTAAAGATTTCTACTATAACTGGCAAACACCTATATCCATTCCACAAGTAGACCAATTTGATAACTGGCCTAATGATGGAGTGTATCAGGATATCTGTTCATTCCTTATACAAGTGAATGAGAAAGATAGATATAATCTACTAAATATTAAACATCTACCACAAGTATCTTTAAGATCAACCTTCCTTAGATATTTGTTAACCAATCCAGAGACCGTAGAGGAATCTAGATGCGGTCTTATACAGATGCTTCTATATAGAAACAATGAACAAGACTATAAGAACCCTATACATCTTGATAAGGATGGAAACTTAACTACTGAGTTCCCTATGCAACTGACTGCTACATATAGAGTAGTTGTAAGAATAGTAAAAGATCTTGACTACATTCATCTAGCTGCTTTAAAAGACCTAGACAAATATATGGTAGAAGAGCATAGGAAATATCTAGCACTATTAGATTGTATACCGGAGAATCCTACTGAGAGATTGAAACCACACTATAAACAACCTAGATGGTATGTAGATGAGTTTGGTAATATAGTGGATGAAGAAGGATATGTTGTCTATACTAATGGTGAAAGAATAGTAGAATATAAATGTCCTAAAGGCTGCGAAGATTAGAAAAAAAAATAGTGATGTAGCTACCTAGTACCTAAATGGTACTAGGTAGTATATTTTTGAGTATATCAACCTGTTCGGTTCATATACCACCGCAAGTGGTCGTATTGTTTTTCAGCATATGGAATGTAGTTATTCGCAATAACTGAAGCTATACGATCTTCACTTTCACCACGCTTAAAAGCGTCATTGACTTGGCTATCTATGAACTTAATGTTCTTAATAGTTTTGTCGTATATGCTTTTAGGCACTTGGTACTCGTTAATGATATTGAGGTTGGCTTGTAGGCGTCGCTCTAAATCATTAACTAAATTATACATATCTTGTGTATAATTCACGTGACATCCTTTCAGTAGGGATAATTTTTATACTGGGAAGCTAGTCTTCCCAGTAGTATATTAAAGAATAATCTATGCTATACTATATGAATTATATATAACTGAAATTAAGTCATTTTAGATTAAAACAAAAACAAAGATAACTAACTACCAGTAGACCTATATAGGTCTACTGGTAGTATAATTTGTTTAGTTAAGTTTATCTAGCTTATCCTGTAGATAACCTATAAGATCATTAAGAAGTTCTTTCTGAGCTTCTTTCTTATGGTTCTCTATAGTCTTATCGCTAGCATCTTTAAGAACTTGTTGCGTATCCTTGTTAGTCAACTTAGGTAAGCTATCTAACATCTTCTGAAACTCTTGCTCCATTACTTCTTTATACTCAGGACTATTGAAGTAATCTAGCATATCTTTCATAGGATCTTTAAAAGGATCCTCTATGAATATCTTATGTCCTGATTTTACCTCTCCTATTTTAACATACCCTCTTGCAGCTAATTTCAATTCTTCATCCTGATCAAGTTTAGTAAAATAGTCATTTAGTACTTTAAATAAATCACGCTTTATATTCTTAGCATGCTTTTCAAAATACTGTGCATACATATCTACTATACATTGACGCAAATTGAAGTACTTAATATCGTATGGTGCTAGTTGACAAATACGTCCGTAAACACTTAGAATAGTTGCTCGATATTCTTCAACAGCACTAGGATTTGTTTCTAACTCCTGGCTAGATGGCAAGCTTATCTCCATGCTGCATGTGAGCTTATCCCTTAGCATAGATTCGGTAGGTTTAATATGCTGGCATAACTTATAAACAATCGTACCAACCATTAACTCATATTCCCTATACCCATCTTTTGTCTGTGGAACAAGAATATCATGTCTCTTGAAAAAGAACTTGTATATCTCTTTACTAAGACGACTAGTGAATAAAAGCTTAACGATCTCACCGCTATCATCGCATGCTTCTAAAAGATTGGGACTAGTTACTCTTTCGAATAGCATAGGAATAGGCTTAGTACTCAAATCTTCTAAGAGTTTGTTTATCTTAATAACAAACTTTTCTTTAATCTCATTGTTGCTTAACATTCGTTAACCTCCTTATTTTAATAAATATGTAAAATAGCCATATACCTCTTTAAGGATATATTGGTAGATCGTGTTATACAGCTCAGAACTGTAACTATCTATACAACGTTTAATCTCATTCGCTTTATCTTCTAACTCTAGTAATAAAGGCGAACCAACTACACCAGAGTTATTAGAAGTTAATGATTGTATGGTTTCCATTTGTTTATAGAACAAATAGTCTATATTTTCATGGTACTCCACCATCTCATTTCCTTTCAATATACAAACCACATCTTTATAGATGTTAGATTTAACGTTAAAGACCTCCTTAACTAGTTTATGATAACTATCATATAGGAACTTTGCATCTGCTTCATTATGGCTATAGTTACTAAATAGTATCTCTGCTATATACTCGTGTATCCAGCATGACTTATCATATACCATATTAGAACTAATGAACGTACCCTCACGATCTCCACCAGTATAATTAAACAACATAACTAGCACATCACTCTTAAGGTTATTTTGTAACTTTCTTAATCTGCTAGCAACATCCGGAAGAACTGCATATTTCTCTAAGAACTCAATATGGTTCTGCTCTATACTATTCTGCTCCGTGAAAGTGAACGTAATTGGTGCAAATAGTTTCTCGAACAGGGCTAAGAAACTATCTCTAAGTATCTTCTCTTGGTGATCTAGTCGTTTAGTATAAAGGTCATTGACTTTCTTTATCAGCATCTCATATTTCTTGTCCATCTTAGCTACTTGTCCAGCAACATTAAAGAATGAATAGATAGTTAGGTCTTTCTCATTGTTAGTATGTGGCATATCTAACGAATTACCAAGTGCTTCCTTAACAGCAGTTAGAACATCTTGTTCTAAAGAAGTCTTTAAGTATGATATGTTATTAACAAGACCAAATACCATATCTATAACTTTCTCTTTGAAAGCCTCATCGTTATCCATATCTTTCTCGTACATATCGCTTAATAAGAAGACATTATAGATAATATTGATGTATGGTCTATTGGTAGTTATGGTTATAGTACTACCTTTATCTACTCTTTTAGAAATGCAGTTATGTGCACCTGCTTTCTGATAAAGAAAGTATATAGGATTGTGTCTTAACGAAGTGAAAATCCTTTCTAACAGTGCCTCAAAAGCTTCTTTCCTTTTAACATAAACATCTATATCATTTACAGGCTCTTCATCGTTCTCCAACTCTTCATTGTCGTAAAGAATAGATACGATGTTGTTACTAAGGTCCATAATATCGCTATAGTGCTCGTCAAACTTAGGACTACTAAATGCTTGAGCTATCTCCTCTTCTACTGATTCTTTAATTTCTATATACTCAGCAGATGAAGCTTCTTTACCTTTAGCTTCTATAACTCTGTGAAGTTCTTTTAGCTTGTCATCACTAGTATGTCCGAAGAACCTATTAGCAGCTTCTATTTTATCCTTACCTACAAGTAGATGCATGTAGCCAAGTTCTAAACCTTCATCACGTGCCTCTTCTAGCTCTAAGATAATTTTAAAGATAATTTCGTTTATCTCATTGCACTCTGTAAACTTTACTCTACTATTAGGTTGGTAAACTAAATCAAATACCATAGTATAGCATTTGCTAGTAAGCCAGTGTGACTCATCTCCTGTATTAAGACAAAGATGTTCGCTAATCGGTAAGTCTTCGTATACCATCTTTAAAGGATCTTTACGTACTTTACGTAAAATCGAATTCATACCATACTTAAAAGCTTCTAAATATTCTTGTTTTGTCATTTTATCTCCTTATTATATTTTAAGAAAAAATAAAAGAATAGCAGTAGGCGATAACCCTACTGCTAACTATTTTAGGTTCTTGACGTCTGTATACAGAACTGCTGTACTTACGGTATAGCGTTTGGCCTCACCTTCATTCTCTTCCAATAAGAGAACTACGGATACAGATACTACTAATTTAAATCTAAAGAGTCCCGCAAGGACATGCTTAAGCAAGTGTTCTCCTGGTAAGGTAGTGAGCCGCGCAGTCAAACGTAGTCTATCAAACTCTTGCTCAATTGTTTGTATATTATAAATCCTAAATAGTTCCTCTATGACCCTTAAGTCATGCTTGATCAGGGCAATCGTGTCTTGGTCACTTAGTTCTTCTTCGGTTAAGTCTAGATGAAAATCATCTAGCCAAATGCATGCTTTACTCATCGTCTTCCTCTTCTGCCCTAAACTCTGGTATGTCGTCGACTACATAACCTTCAAGCTTTTGGAGAGTTGTATCCAACAAGAGCGTATAGGAAGCAGTTATGGATATATCATACTTCCATATGTTTACTATTGGTTTATAGGTACGAAGTTGAGCTCCTAAAAGCTCCATATATCGTTCCAACCACATTTCTGTTTTATCTGGGTTCCAGGAATCATAAAGCTTTCTTAAATAGTCTACATATTCTAGTACGAAACTGTAAAGCTTATTAGCGAACTCTTGACTAGCTAGATATTCCATATCTGCTATAATCCCACGTGCGGCCTTTCTATTATTAACTACACTAGGTAATGTGTCTACGAATGATTCTAACTCCATATTAATGTTAGTTAGCATCTCGTTATCGCTTTCTCCTGTATCCTCTCGTATCTCTAAGACAGAGATGTTCTCAAATACCAACTGATTGTTCATATCATTCCTTAGTTATATATTAAGATTAGTAACATTAGACATAGTGGCGGCTACATCTTTTACTACTCTTATACTATAGCTACAAATGAGTTTTCTTGTTTGTTAAAGTAAATGGTTACGCATCCATCTTCTCTAAACTCTGTATTAAGGAAGAACTTAAAGAATGTAAGATTAGTTTCATTTACTAGACTTGCTAGTTTTTCGAACCTGTTATCTCCATAAGTTATTTTAAAGATACCAGGCATATCGAACATGTTGAATAAGAAAGTAGGTCTAAATACTACCGGATATTCTGGTAGTATAGAAAGACTATAATCCAAGCTCGTATCGGACATGAGTATGTCTACATTGGTGCTTAGATTAGTAAGTACTTTCAAATACTTCTTAGCAAGTGCTGTTAGATCAGCTTTAACAACATCGAATACGCGGTACTCTTCTGTAAGCAGTTTGTATAGCGCTTCCCAGTCCTCTAAGAAAGAAGTTATCTTCCTAGGAGTTCCTGTTAAGTATACCACATGTCTTACTACCTCTTTGGTAAAATACTGGTCTACGGTTTCAACTAGGTTATTTAAAAGCTTAGGAAGACTCTCATCCTGTGATTTAGCATACAGAATGGTTAATATCATATAGAAGGTTGAGATATCAAATTCATTAGGAAGACCATTAGTATTCTCTAATATAATATCCTGACATTTCTGTACAGTAGACTCGTCTATAGGCTGTGTATTCTTAAAGAATTTCGTATACTTAAACTTAACTAACTTAGTAGTATTAGAATAAGTTTCGTCTTTGAAATACTTACATAGCTTTAAACCTAGATTGTTCAACATTTGGTCGTTATATACCGTTATCCCCATGTGTTATCCTTATATAGTAAGGTATAGAGCGTTACTCTATACCAGGTATAGTGCTATACACTAAGCACAACTTAAACTCTTCCTCACGATTAGTATCTAAATCATGATTACTTATTACTGCAAATGCTAAATAGCCTGTAGGTGCTAATAGATAGAACATTCTATCTTGTGCATTAGCTTCTTTAAAGGCTTTAAATAGTGTAGGATAACTATACTTACTTAAAGTAAGGACAAACTTATTACCTAACTCGCATTTAGTAAAAGCTTCCATAACTTCTGGATGATACATAAACAATGCTTCATGCTCTACAGTCGTTACGTATTTAACAGTATTTTCAAATCTACCCACTAGTGATTTAAGACATTCTTCTTTGTTGTTCTTATAGTTAAACTTAAGCATGTCTAATTTCTCTAATAGATATGTCCTATTCTTCGCATTAGGAATATTTTCATTAACGATCTTGATGATCTCTTCACTATCAGTTACGAAATCGCCAATACGTTTGTTAGCCCCGATAAACAGATACAGATTAGCTAATGCTGTAAAATATTTATCGAAGTATGGAAGCTTCTTATTATTTACAGTACTTATATCCGTTACCCTATAAGATAAAGGCATTTTGTATAACATACCTTTCTCTAAAGGCTCTTCGTTAATCTTACCGCTAAAGAACATACAATTGGCAACTTCGCCAATCGGCTTCTTTTCAACATCTAGTTCTCTATACAGAATAGGCTGGGATGGGTTGTCTTTATCCTCATACCCGACTATATCTATATTTTGACCATTAACAACAGCAGAAAGACCTTTAACTAGAATATAGTTAAGATTAGCAGTTATAGCTGGTTTAGTCATTTGTGGTGTAGATGTTAGCGCTGTATTGGATGGTGGTGTGTATGTAGTAAAGGTTGCAGGCATTGCAGTAGGCGTAGGCTGAGCTGGTTGGGCAACTACAGGAGCTGCACTACCAAACTTACCGCTAGACTGAATACTGCCCGGATTCATAGTTCCTTGTGGCGGTGCACTATATGTGGTTGCTGTTAACATACCTACAGAAGCTCCACCACCACCGAATGACGGTTGTTGAAAATTTCCTCCAAACATAGGATTAGTCATACCGGTACCAAATCCAGTATTCATATTTCCTATTACACCAGTCTGTTGTAGTTTACCTAAAACAAACTCTAAGGCTTTAGCAGGCAGCCCCTGCTGATTCGCTATCGACCAGATATTAAACGGCATATTGTTACGTAATGCATCTAGTAACATATTACCATTAATCTGTTGGTTACTACCAATCATATCTATAGCGCTTATCATCAGCGTTCCTACGCAAGCTCCGAATATGGACTCTAAGAAAGCAGGTTGGCTAGTTTGCCCCTGCTTATATAGTGTATTAATGTTAGCAAACATTGCAGGAACAGTCTGAGTCGCCTCATTCCTCATCATTGTCAATGTCTGTATCATCTGTGGTGTCATCGTCTTCTTTCTCCTTATTATCTTTCTCTTCGTCTATTTCCTCTATATCATCATCCAGATGCTTAAGTTCATCTGGTATAGCAGTAACGCCTCTTAAAATGAGCTCCAATGCGTCTACTGTTGGTTGTAACTCCTCTGAAATAATAATACGTCCAGTACTAAAATCAAATTTAGCAAATGGATTGGCACGTAATGTTCCAGAAGGAGCGTGTTTGATTAGATATAGCGGAGAGCCGAATACCGCATGTGTTGCAGATAGGGTCTTAATGGATTCTGGGAACGGAGTCTTACCTCCTCTTCTTACACCCAGACCTCTATTCTGATTTTCTAATAGAGCTGTAAGTTTGAAATATAAGCTATCATTACTAACGTCAGCTTGAGCTAATGCTATAGAGGTACTAGAAGATTTAACTAGACCAAATATAGCTTTCTCAGATAGCTCGTTATTTATTATACGCTTAAGCTCATCTTTGGAAGGTGGCCTACCTCCATTCTTGTTAAAGCGTTGGTTAAGTTGTTTAACTGCTCTATTAGATCCTGCTATCATATCGTAGCAGATATAGTACAACAATCCTAGATATACGTTATTGATATCTCTGTTATACTCCTTAGCATTGTTAACAGATGTAGTATATGTATCTATTATATAGATAAGAAGTTCCCAGAAATCTTCTATGTTAATATCAACACTACCAAGACGTCTCTTGATAATATCGTCTACATAGTCGTCTATCATATAGATATGTTGTTTAACATCGTCTATAATCTTATCTATAGAGATGTCAGATTTATACATCGCTCTACCTAACAATATTCTCCAAACCATTAACTCATTATGTAGATTCTTCTCTTCAAGTGCTGTAGCTAAATCCTCTTCTGGTGTACCATTAACTAAATCAAACGTGTGCATGATACCAGCGAGGATAGAAGTTACCATAGGGTTCATATCGACTTTCTTATCTATAAGAACTTTGATAGCATGTTTCCTATAGACTAGCTGTCTTTCAAAACCTTTTGGTTTTTCACCTTTAGTAGAGTATATGTTATAGTTAGGATGTGTTGTAGGTGTGATAGTATTACCAGGATCATATACAACTAAGAATTGTTCTTCTTGTAGTTTACATATTTCAGTTACTACATATTGAAGACCAAACTTAGCTAATAGATATAATCCTAGTGGTGTTTTAGGTTTGCTTCGCATCTTATCGGTAGGGCCTTTAAGAATAGAAGTATAAATAACACGGATAAGTTCTGGAGTCTTTTCACCGTTAACGGTCACTCTCATCAGCTCTGATTGAACTGAAATCTTATCCATGTGTAGTCGGACGAACATTTTATTCGGAGATATAGATATAACCAAATCTGTAAGAACTGGCATGACTACATAGGATGTTCCTGAAACTACGAATATGTTACCATCCTGCGCATATGGAAGGTAAATATACTTAGGCATAGGTTGTCCATTGTAGGTAAACTCGAAACAACATAGATATACGTTATTATGGGCTATATCAGCTGACTTACCAGAAACTCTAGAGTATATATCCTCCATGAGTTCTTCTTCTGGCGTTACTAACCTATAACCTTTATATTGTAGATCCATATTCTTATTCAGCTTGCTCAGTGCGATTTGAATCATTTCATTAAGGTACTCCGGAATACCTTCAAATGTCTCTTTGGCTATACCTCGAACTAACTTATCGTTAAATCGAGGAGTTGTAGCTTCAAGAGTACGAGCTAAAATTGGATTCACTGTGTTATACTCCTTTGTGATGAATTTTGTGTTCTATCTAAAATGTTCTTTTCTTTAAGAAAATAACTTTCCTGCTAGGGAAGATAAATCCTTAAGAAGATGTCCTCCTTCTATTGCATTATCCCATTTAGCTAACTGCGCACTGTTCTTAGCCTGATCTAGTTTCAATTTAGCTGTAGCTAGTTCTATATCGGCTTTTAACTTAGCGGTATTAGCATTAAGCGTAGCAAGATATTTATCGTATTCGAATCCTGCAAGAGCGTGTTTACCCTTAGCTTGTTCTATCTCTAATTTAACCTCCTCTAGATATATCTTCATTTTGTAAGCATATAGCTTAAACATATCATCGTTATGCAGCTGTGTAAGCGCAATCTTCTTGGTTTGTAAAGCAAATTTGAATTTCTCTTTCTCTGCTTCCAGTTTGATTTCCTCCGTTCTTAGTTTAATAGCATTGATACGTTCTTTAGTCACGAGCTCCTTATCTTTAGTCTCTAGTTCTCTATATGCAAACTCATTCTTTCTCATTTCGTATAGATCACGGTCATATCCATATCTGTCCGCTGCACTATACGTTCTATATAGATCCAAGGATTCTAATGTTTCTTTAGTAAACGGATATTCCTCGACATTCTTTAATTGGCTATCTGCTGTATACTTGTTGATGGTTATATAGTTAGTCCTACCTTGTTCATCTCTTGGTAGCACTGGCACCTTAACAACCTCTCCTAGTACTTTAGTATAATAGATAACATCCTCTCTAGCTTCTTTCTCGTTATAGATAACTAACGTAGTTCCAACATGTCCTTTATTAGCTACCTGAGTAGTATTAGCCTCTATAGACTTCTTAAGTTCTAAAGCTGCTTTAGAATAAGGATGAGCTACTCCTGATGACATCTTATAGTCTTGAAGAACAAACGTCAAGTCTGACTGCTCATCGTAGTAAACACCATGTTCTTCTTCTATTTTCTCTATAGGGATGAATATGATGTCTTCTAAAGAGATGTCATTCTTACGAGTCATAAACTCGTCAACTCTAGTTGTTAAGGTTAAAAGGTCTGAACTAACTCTTTCAAGCTCTACTAACTTAGGTGCTTTGTTTATAACATGCATAAGCATATTAGCCTCTGTTGTAGATTTGAATCCTGGTTCTATAACTGTATTAACCTTATAGTTCGTAGGTCCTATATAGGAAGCATAGTCCATAGTTCCAGTAGACGTATGTCGGAATAAATCTATCTCGCTAATAGTAGCTGGGCTCTTTTGAACATAGTTACTTACACATCCTGAATATTGTCTTATGAATTTGAAGTAATATTCAGATGGGCTAGTATTACCTATAACCATATTACGGTTATTATAAAGAGCATCTACAATAGTCTTCCAACGTTCTATGGCTGTGTTCTCTTGTTTCCTAAGAATCTTATCCATATACATGGTATCGAATCCACCATTGAATAGAGACACATAATCAGAGTTATAAGGAAGGCCATTCCTTATTTTCTCTCTAACATCCTCTCCTAGTTTAGTATCTTGATAGATATAACCTTCTAACATTGGATCTTCAGCATGTTGCGTCATAGGTGTAATCTTAGGAGGATATTCTTCTTTACTATATGCAGCATCGTTACCATACGGTGATGTGATATTTGGAGAATATAGTCTTCCTGATGTTTTAGCTATTTCCTCTAAGTTACCATGTCGCCTATTAGGAACATATCCTATATTATGGAACTCTGGTCTAGCAAGAACTGAATCTTTAATAACAAAGACACCTAAAGAGTTCTTAGGAATGTCTAATGCGTCAAATACTAAAGATTGCATGTTGTTCTTAAACTGGACTAAACCTGGTCTATTCGACCTATCCATAAAATGGATAGTATGTTTATCCGTAGGGACGTTAGTGAATACCCAAGTCTTATAAGACCATTTCTTATGGTCTGGATCTGAAACACCAAACTTAGACTCATAGTTATCGTATAGTGTATTATCCTTCTTGGATGTGTTAAAGAAGATATGATTTAATTTAGCAGCTATCCTTTCGTAGATGTATGTTTTACCATCTTTAGAGAATGTATTATACTTCTCTTGGAGTTCAGCTTCTATTACTATCTTTTCTCTTTCAGGCCATGCGGCACCTCTCTCAGCACTAGTATGCGTTCTATTGTAATTAGCTACATACGTTATAACTTGCTGTAATTTCTCCTCTAACTCCTTCTTAGCTTTTAGTTCTATATCTGTAACTAATCTAGCAGGAGTAACTATCCTTTGTGATGATACTATATTAGGAAGTTCTTTATCTTCCCACTCTCTAGTATCTATACCATTCATGGTTACTGTTGAGACTTTCTTATTATTGTAGTCTAACAGAACCTCCTCTTGTGTTTTTACAGTCATGACTCTGTGGTTCCTTATGTTGATTTTAAGACTACTTAGGACTTTACTATGGAATAAACTCCTAAATACCCTTACTATATTAATAATATATAGTTTACGATAAGTCATATAGTAAGGCTTTAAGGTGGTTGTTGTCTGAAACTAATGGTAAATCCATATGATTTACCTCTGAAATCAATAACTAAAATACAATGATAGAAAGGGTGAAGATGAGCAAGTTACACTTTAAAGATAGTAGTACTGAAAAAAGTAAAAACGTTATCTTTAGGTTTAAACCTTCCGATGACATTATACTTACTCTACCTGATGAGTCTGGTAAAATAGTTACTACTAATACTATAAGCGAATTCCTTAAGGGTAATGAAGCTGGTAACTTTATTAACTTTATTAAGAAACCAGATATAAGAGAGAATAATGGAGGGATAACGGATCCAGAGCATAATAGAGATCCTATTAAAGTGGCTAGCTATAAAACTTCTGATATCTTTATAGGTAAACACGAAAATACTGAATGGCAGGTTAGCTATAGTAATAACTTTGAAGTACCTGCTATAGAGCATGCTATGGTAGATGATAAACTAGAATGGTTACCTAACGTAACTAACTTAGGACAAGAAGTATTCGTAAGATATAGATTTACAAGTAGCTTAGATAATAAAACTAAGGTAGTAAGTCAGTGGAGTGATCCTATAAGATATGTTACACCTAGATTTGGAGCTAAGAGATTTAGCATAGGTCTAGAACCTAAATACAGTGTAACACCTACTATATATAGTGGTGAGTTCGTTATATTCGGAGAAGATGAGATCGGTGTAACCAATCATATAGGTACTAGATTTGAAATTATGAACAGTAATGGTGTAACTATCCATAGAGTAGATTTAGGACCTGTAAGAGAATATAAAGTTCCTAGCGGTGTTATGGAGAAGTTAAGAACCTATAAGGTTAAAGTAACGTATCTAACTGATAACGATAGACTAGCTGAAACACATAGTGAATATAAGAAGTTCGAAACACCTGATGTATATATAGTACTACCAAGTATAAACTATGCTCAAAGAGGAAGTAATTACTTTTTAGAGTTAGGCAACTATATAGCTATACATACAGATGAGACACATGTTAGCACATCTTGGAATATCTATAGAATAGATAGTGGTAATATTGAAGTACCTGTAATAACACAAAATAATGATACTGTAAATAAAACTAAGCTAGACATAACTACATTGGCTATGAATGGTGAGAATAAATATAGAGCTAAAGTAAGGTTCCATAGTGCTAATATAACCAGTGCTGAAGCTGTGTTAGATTTTACTATTAAGCCTGGTAAGATTAAACCAATAACCATAGAGGTAACGGAGAACAGTGATAGAATACCGATAATCAAATTAAGTGCTTTTGACGTAGAAGGTGAGATTGATAAGATTAAAAGTATTACTATAAGCACTTCTGTTTGGTTAAAACATGCTGATGGTAGTGGAGATATATTAGAAGGTTTTACTTTTGATTATCCTAATACTGGAGGAACTACTTTTGGTTACAGGGCACCTATAACTATAGAAGTAACCAAAGAGCAATATATAGAATGGTATAGAGAAGATGAAGGTCCTGCTGCTAAAGAAGTTATAATTAACTTATTAAGATACGGTGGAACTAATCCATATAACTGCATATTCTTAGTTAAGGCTATTATACATGGAGAGCGTTTTACAACCGAAACAGCCGTAGTAGAATATGATCCTACTATAGATACAACTGCTACAGGAAGTATAAGCGGTAATGAGTTAAATAATGTTAAAGCAAATATAACACCTGGCTTTAACTGTACTTGGTTAGGCAATGAAGTTTTAGGATATAGTTTCGATATGTTCCAAAATCTAAGTGGTACTCCAGGCGATTGGACATTTTTAGAAAAAGTTTTCTATCCTATAGCAGATGGCGTAACTAACTTACAGCTTCCAAAAGTAAATACCTTAGTATATGACCGAGTATATATGGCTAAAGTTTTTGCTAAAACACGTTTAGGAGACTTTTGGATAATGGACTCAACATTCACTATTAATAGCTTTAGAGTGGATACTCCTAGTTTAAATATGAATGTAACTCCGATAAACACAAATAAGTTTAAAATTAAATTTACAGGAAGTGCCTATAACACTAGCAACACAACAGTAGCTGGTTGGCAGCAGGCTAAAGCAGTATATCAGTTAGCTAAAAGCGATGATATAAGCAATATATTGTTCCAAGAAGAAGTTAATGGTAGTAGCAACATTAAAGAATTTGAGTTTGCTAATGGAGCTAATGGAATAACATATAACATGAGTCTAACTGGTATGTTAAAGTATGTAGCTATAAATGGCAAAGAAAGTGGAATTGCTAAAACTAACTTTAGTAGTGGTACAGCGCCAACTGTTATAGTTGCAAAGCCGTCAATTTTTGCATCTATTAACGGAAATAAAGTAAAACTTACTACTGGCTCTATAAATGTTAGTGGTTTAGAGGATAAAAGCCATAAAGCTACGAACTGGAAACTTTATCAGAATACTACGTTAGTATGGAGCTCCTTAAATAATACAACTGACCTTACAACTATTATAGTACCGAATGGGATAACTAATGGTGGGCAAACTTATAAAGCAGTAGCTAGCCATGTAGCTAGCGATGGAACAGTTAGTCAGGAAGCTGAATACACATTCACTACACCTACTTATACAGCTAGTGGTAGCGGCAAAGTTTACTTTACAGACGTTGCTGATACTGAAAGTACAACAAGTAACTTCTTAGTAGCTGGAACAAAATCAGTAAGTGAAATCATAGCTAAAGTTAATGTTGATGACTATACACCTGAAGAGAGAGGTTATGGTGTGTACTATGAGATTGGCGGGCAGTTAAATGGTAGTATTGAATTTGAAGATAATACTACCGAATGGCACGACTTCTTAGGAAATAAGTCTAGTGGTATGTATTCCGATGTTAAAAATATTTCAGCTGCATCCTATGATCATTTTCCACAAACATTTTCTATCATTTTAGATAAGAATACACCAGGATTTAACCCATACCAAGGAACTAAAAATATAAGAAGAATTACACTTAGCGGTGCGGTAGCACAAACCAAACGTGTTGGTTTAGGCGATAACTGGAAGAAAATGTTCGACTTTAGTAGTAGACAGTATGAAATGAAAGTGCCTACACCGCCACCAAGTGCATCTACTGCAGAAAGCCATTCTCGTTTCGATTATGGTTCTTATGCTTCGTTCCAATATTTTATTAAATATCCTGGAAATAAATTAAGCATTAATGGTACGTATCGTTACCATCAGGATAACAACAACTGGGCTACCGATTTTAGGTTTAGTAACTTACCAACAGGTGCTACATCGTCTGTTGGACATCAGACTTGGCAACTTCAAGTTGATTTAGATAAATGGGATACTGAAATCATTGTTAGTGCAGCTAGACATTATAAACCAGCTGTGATTAATCAGTTCGTTGGATTAAGTTATAACAAAGATACAAGGGTTATGACGGTTAGACAGATAAATGCGGATGTCATTGCTTTCAGTTGGTCGGTTTCTAATTAAAAAAAAAAATAACTTCAACTACCTAGAGGCCTTAAGGCCTCTAGGTAGTCTTTTATGTTTTAAGCTTAGAACATTATTTCTTGTATATACCACAAATCCATCTCCACATTTCTTTTAATACAGAAAGCACAGATCCTTTATGATATAGTATAGTGTAATATATTAGAGCAACTAATGTAAAGAACTCTAATAAACCTTTGACTAACTTCCATCCACCACTCATTACTACTCTCCGTGCAATCGTTTAAGCGTACCTTCGATAGCTAAAGCTGGCAGTACTGTTATTGATGCTAGAAACATGAAACCTCCAATGTCTACTAAAATAGTCTCATGGTTAGGATCTATCTTTTGGGCAATAGCCATAATGAAAATGCCAATCAGCATTATAACCAATCCTATTACAGCTAGCCGTTCATTGTATGCATCTATCCTTTCAACAACACCTTTTTTATCAGCATCTATCTTAAAGACTCTTCCTATAAAGGAAATGATCCAACTAATAGTAGTAAAAACCATAAACCCAAGACCAACTATTAGAATGTATATTCCGAACTCACCTACATAATCTAAGAACATAATGTCCCCAAAAATGAAGTACGGAGCTATTAACATACATCCTACTATAGCTATTGCAAAACTGACTAAATACTTCTTACAAGTGTCGCTCAATACCATCGATGCCCCTTTATTTAAGGTTCTTCCATTTAGCTTCGAATTGTTTAACCACATCCAAAGCAAACATTGCTACGCTAAATCCAAATGTAATTACTATCATTGTTGTAGCAGCAGCGCCCAACAGTGTAACATAATCCATATGGTCATTGCGTCCGTAAAGTATACATAGTTCTAACATAACTACACCTAATACGGCAGCTAGTAAATCCATGTATAAAAGCTTCTTGATAAACATGTCTTATTCCTTAGTCGTTTTCTGCTAGTAGCGCTATTAGAAGTATAGGTATAACTGCTATTACTCCAGCTATTGTTAAAAAGGCACCTACATATCCTATAGTAGAAATCTCCGCTGTTGTAGAAACATAGTTTCCACTTAGTAAATCTATCATAAGTAGTATAAGTCCAACAAATGTTGAAAAACCAGAAACATACATACCTACAGTAAGTACTTGTAGTGGATTAACCATTTTATTTCTGCTCTGATTCATCTTTAGCTTCCTTCTTCACTTTAGGTTGTTTAGTAGACCTAGTAGGTTTCTTCTTAACTGGCTTTTCAGCTACCTTATCGGCCTTAACGGATTTAACTGTTTTCTTAGCAGTGGCTTTCGGCTCTAAACTCTTAAGATACTTCTTAGCATCTATTAGTGTTCCATTCACATCTACTTTAGTAGCTATACCACGTCTGCACATCTCCTCAGCATCGAAGTAAAAATCAGCTCCCTTGAACAAGTCCTCTATTTCATCTTTAGTAAAATAAGGCCCGTAGTCTCTCTGCATGAGCTTGCTAAAGAAGTTATTATAGAACCCTACTCTAGAAAGTATCTCTCTACCTTTGCCCCATGCACCTGCTGAAAAGTTATGGAACATGATATAACTATAAGGATAAATAATCCTTACATCGCCATCTAAAAATAAGTCTGCGCAAGCACTAGCACCATAAGGATCCAATATAGTTGTTGTTCTGCCGTGGAAATCTGATTTCATAATAGTCTTGAACCTATTAGCTACATGAACAGCTCCACCCGGAGAACATATCCTTACTACAAGTTTATCTTCTTTACCAGCTGACCTTAACGTATTAATCAAACCATTAATATCGGTATCAGCTTTAATACTGTCATCTAGATACAGCGTGTGAGTCTTAATTACCTTAGATGCCTTTGTGAACAACCTTTCTTTTTGTCCCATATCTTGTAGTGTCTGTAATTCTAACGTTTCATTCTTATTAGTATCTTTTGTATCATTTTCAAATTCTTCCATTTATATCTCCAATCTTATTTCTTCTTCTATTCTTCTCATCTCTACATTATCCAATGGGACGTACATAAAGTCAGCTTTAAAGTAATCTTTAATCTTTTGATCGTCTATAATATCTAAGGTATATTTAGTCATACCATCAATATCATGGATGTTAAAGACTATGTTGCTAGATTCTTTATACCATAGCGTAGTGAATATAGTTTCTAAACAATCTAATTCTGGATCCCCATTCATAACTATCTGTAGATAGTCTGGTATGGATAACCTTTTAGTATAGACTGCATATACATCCAATGTTATTACATTAGACCGTATAAACTTACTTGCTTTATACTCTTCTGTTAAGTATACTTTAGAAAGTAGTCTAGTACCTATGCTCTCCCCTCGAAGGTAATCCCCTTTATCCTTAGGTAACCTAAGAACTATAGAAAAGATATGGTCTTTCTTACGTCTGTTAGATTTACGCTGTTTCTTATGCATAGCACCCTCCCTTATGTAATCATTTCTTATTAAACTTAAAAAATCTTACATGGTCTTGGAAATCTTGAGAGATAAAAGATGTATGGAACCTATCCAGACCTTGTTTATCTGTTAGGTAAACTTTAAACTCATTCCAGCTAATAAACTCTATAACTAAATAAGATAGTGTACTTGCGTAGTTAACCATACGGGAACATCTTACCTTTTCAGTAGATGAACCCATATCGTTATAGATACGAAGATGAGAAGGTCTATTTTGATTCTTAGCAAATAGAGCATCTATATAGATAACTCTTGAATCAAACTCTAGACTTAACTCTTCTACCAACTCATCTGTTATAGGGATAGTAGCTATAGGGTTATGCCCATAGGGAATGGTATTAGGCAGTTCTATAATAAAAGTAGGACTATTCAACATACTCTGGGCATTTAGGTCTTGTGTATGCATCTTTAACCTTTTCAAGTTGTTGGTTCAAAGTAGCCCGCATAGATAAAGGTGTTGTAGGTATAAGTAGTCTATAGATGTAACTATGTTTAGGGATATTTTCTAAATCCTTTCTTATAGCTTCATGCTTCTCCATAATAACATCTGCTTCATCCACCATATACATAAGATTATACAAGCTAGACTGTCTAATCATATCTTGATCTTGGAAAGCTATCTCCAGTACCTTCTTATTAAGGATGTGAACCTTTATGTCAGGCTCTACTTCGTTATCATTAACAGTAATGAAGATGCTTTCTTTATTAAGATTAGTCGTAAACCCACACCCTTTTAATCTCTGATAGTAGAAAGGATTGTTATTCATATCCTTAGTAACAGCTATATCATCTGCAGCGAAGAAACAAAAACTGTTCTTACTATTGAAGTGCAGAGAGAAGGTAGGAAAGGTTCCGTTAAAGTTATAGAAATCCAATTGGTACGGAATGTTGATATTAGGCGTAGGATCCTTCTCTACTCCTATAGCTACAGTATTTCTGTTCTCCCACATGTCTGTAAAGAAACTATATGGGTTAGTGTTAATTTTCATAGCGCATCTCCTTGTATAAAAATTAAGTTATAAAGACAAATAGACCATAGACCATGATAGGTCTATGGTCTACAACTTATTTCTTCTTAGCAGCTTTAGTAACATTTAGAGTAGTCTTCTTAGGTCTACCTAATGGTTTCTTCTCTGCCATTACTTTCTTTTCTTTAGGCTTAGTTTTAGCAGCCACCTTCTTGACAGATGCTCTAGCTTCTTTAGCTAGCTTAGCATCTTCCTCAGCTAGTTTAATATCTGCTTTAAGGCTAAAAGTTCCATCTGTTGGTCTTTTAAAGTTAAGCTCTGCTTTAAGAACTGGGGCATCTACTTCCTTAAGTATGTTTACAGCTTCTTCAAGTTTAGCTATAAGAGCCATCTTACCAGCCGATTTAGGAATGTTTACTAAATCGTTAAGATCTTTAAACACTCCAGTTTTATCAGTAGGGGTAGTTTGGCTCAATTGTAAATTAGCTAATTTATTAGCCATTTTATTCTCCTTGGTTTTCAATAAGTCATAATAAGTATCAAGGGTTATAAAGATAACCCTTGATAGTATTAGTCCTCATACTCCTCGTCTTCATTCTCACTCTGTGCAGGGTCGAAAATACCATAAGTAGTATTGTGCATTAATGCACGTGCTAGACCGATTTCCCTTAGCACATCTTTTACCTTCTTCTTAGCATCAAAGGCTGTCCATTCTTTAGCGGTGAACTCTGGTAGAGTAGGATGTGTAGCTGTCCAGAAGTTACCTAGGTTCTCATTATGCGGGTTCTCGCATGAGCCTAGAACAATAGCCATATCCAACTCATCGCTATCCACTACAGCATCTACAGCTTGTCTGTATCTATCTACCATAGTTTGGAACTCATCCCTAGTATATTCACGTTTAGGGAATGGACTTTGATTTCCGCCATACGATGAATATGGTGATACGTTCGGATAGAAACCATTCGACATACCAGGTTGTATAGGAGGTGATGTAAAACCATTAAACATCTGTCTAAGCTCTGTGCCCTTATTCGTCATTAGTGTAGCAACGATTTTACTTGTGCATAGACCAGCAGCAGTCTGGATTAGCATGTCTGGTGTATTTCTACCTAATCTTAACGCATAGCCATAACGATTGAAACCTTTCTCGATTAGAACATCTTTAACACCATCTAACGAACTATCGTTAACAACTAATCTGTAGGTATAAGGATTACCATCTTTGAAGTTAAGAGTGATTAGTTCCTCTTCCTTATATTGTGTCCTAAGGATGAAATTTGTAAATGACGCCTCAAAGCTATTTGCAGCAACATATTTAAACTCGAATTTAGACATGTTAAACAATAACGCATAAATCTCATTATTGTTACCTAAAATAGCATTGATTTTTAAACTTGGTCGTATAAGATTATAGCTATCTACTATAGTCTCTACTGGACATAGTTCACCTGTTCCATCGGTCTGTGTCTTAGTAGCACTAACATTGATTTGGTTGTTGTTATATCCTTCTTGATACATAATCTTATAGACTGTGCCATATCCTACATCCTGGTCTGGGAACTTATTACCATTACTTTCTATATGGTCTATCATTCCTTTAGTAGTTACTAATAGACGTTGCATCTTAGGTTCTATTAGAAAATTATTACCATCTGTTGGAGGACAATTATTAAATGTAGGCTGTTTAAATACATCTACTGTTATAATCTTATCGTTAACTAAATCCCATCCTTGAAACATTTCGTCATATTGAGGCGAAATAACTCTAGTGGATTTCTTAACCTGCTCTGTTTTCGCTTGTTTCTTTTCTGGCTTTGCCATTGTGTATACTCCTAAAATAAAAATTAAGACTACTCCTACATTTCTGTAGGAGTAGTCTCTTGTAGTTCTGAAGGGTCTTTACCTGCAGTTATTAAACTCTTAACATAATCCCATGTTAAGAGAACCGTTTCTTGTTCTTCGAATCCCAAACACTGATCATCCTCAGTTGTTGCCACTATATCGGCATACATGTCCTCATGCCCAGGTTCTTCATAGACAATACCATCCATAACGTTCTCATAATTCTTACGATCCTGGTAAGATAGATAATAGTCTTGTTGGTATCCATTCGTAAAGCCGTTGATCAATCCTGTATCATACGCCTCTGCAATGTATGGGTTAGCCATAATATATTGCTGCATACGATATCCAATGATTGCGTCTATACTATCTATTAGATATATTGACATGTCTAAGTAGTTATCTTCCCTATACATTAATAACTCATTAGCTTTTTGCATATATGCATCTGATTGGTAAAACTGATTAAGATCTTGAACATAGTTACCTATAACAGAGTTATAATGCTGCTCCATAGGAGCTACATTACCGAACTGGAATACGTTACCTACGTTAACTGGTTTATGTAACAATAGTCCGAGATCATTTCTGTTGCACCTTATGATTCGCACACTTTATCCCTCCTCTAGGCTAACAGGAACTTAGCTAGTACCTCTGCCACTTTCTTGGTCTCAGGTTGAACCCAGTTCTTCCAAACGGTTGTACCGCCTCTTTCTAACAACAGGTTCTTCCAAGTTAAGTCATGTTCCCATGCTCCCATAATAACTTTCTTATATCTTAGTTCTAGCATAGAACGTTGATATATTTCTTTCTTGTAGCCCAATACTTTAAATACCATAGACATAGCATCTGCAGGTTGCATAAGCATAATCTTAATGAAACTTGGATAATCTTTACTATCCTCATACTGAGTCCTTAGAGCTCTCATAGCAGATATAGTTCTAGAGGCTAGTTCATCATCCCCCTCCAATCTTGCTGCTACTTTCTTAAACTCTACTTCATAACTCATAAGTTTCTCTACGAAATCTTCTGGTATCCAGTATTTAGAATCATCAAGAGTCGTAACTCTTTCGGACCTTGATTCTTTAGAAATCATAGTATGGGTTATAAGCTGGTTGAAGACGAACATTGGAATTTCAAGTTTAAATACTCTAAATCCATCTAGGCTCCTATTGAAAGGTACCTCTTTCTCGTCTATACCAGCATTAACCATTGCTCTTAGGTTAGTCTTGATTTGATACATGCCATTATCCACACGTTCTATAAAACCAAACTTACCTATGCTATTAGCAAATTTATGGTAATCCATAGTAATCTCTTTAGACTCAGTATCTGTACTTAAATCCAAGATTACATATAGCCTACCGTCTTTACCAACTTTATGATAGAAGTTAACTATAACGCCACAAAGCTCAAGCGGCCTTGAGGCCGTATTTAACGCAGCTTCCTTCTTTAGTGCGTCAAATCTTGCTTTAGGGTTTGAGCTTTCATCACTATTACGAGAAATTGCGCTACATGTTGTAACGAACTGAATTCTATTCCACCGATCGCGATTAGAGTCTTTAGCTCTTACCGAAAGATCCTCCGCACATCCATTTTCGGCATTTTCAAAACCCGAAATACTATATATGCTTACCGCCACTTACACCTCCTTTTTTATTTTGTTTTACAGTCGCAACCTCTTTTAATATTCCCTTTTGGATCAAAAGCGAGCGAAGATTACCCTTTCTATTATATGGTATATCTTTTTCGGTACAGTATTCGCTAAAATATCGATATATCTTTCCAGTTTCAGCATCCTGAATAGAATTAAGGGCACTAGCGCGTTTATTTAAAAACTTTATCGCATGGATTAAATTTTCTCTGGGTGTTACCCATTCTAAATTTACTGGCCTATTGTCACTTTTTATCCCGTTAATGTGATTAACTTGTGTACGTGACGGGTCCGGTTTAGGTAGTCGCTTCATTGCCACTATACGATGCGCCGGATAGTTAGTATTGTTAAGATTAACTTTAACATAACCATTTTTATCTAGCGAAGTTTTCAATGGTTTATCGTTAAATGCATAACGTATTATTCCATCATCGTCAGCATATACATCGTCGAATGTTTTAGCCTCCTTAGGACGTAGATTCCCATTTTTAGCGGAAATCCCAAATTCTGCTAATGCCAACCTTACTGCATCTTTACAAATATTATGTTCTTCCGCTATTTCTCCCGTCCATCCTCCCAATATATACATGCTTACTATTGACAATTTTACATCGAATGGTAAATTTGTATAACTGTAGCTATATTTATCACTAACACTGTTACCAGGTTTACTATGTATTATTTGTCTATATGGCATAAGTTTAAGATTATTAATGCTACAATTACTTAAATCACCATCCTTATGCCAAACACATTCAGTAGTTCTTTTTAAATACTTCTCAGCAACTAGATTAGCTACAATGCACATGCCTCGATCTATTGTATTAATAAAACTACGTCTAAAACGCTTCTCAGTTAGACCATAAGGCACGATTAATTCTTTTGTATATTTATGGTAAAGAATACCATTCTCATCTACATCAATATGTGCAGCATAAAGTCCATGTGAGAATTTTTTACGTTCTACTAACTTACCCTCATTGCGAAGATTAATTTCAGTCCTATCATAGAGCCGTTGTCTAATCCCCAATACTTTAGATATATCACTACGTGAACAATAGTCATTATACATTTTAATAAATAAATATTCTTGTTCAGAAGTAAGTACTTTAGGTCCCATTAATCCACTTCTACCTCCCTGCTGCATTAGCGATAAAACCAACGCGGCACCATCTATCCTTATTGGCAGATTTAGCAGATTCGCTCATGTCTTCGACATAGCCGTGCTCAGCATTCTCAAATCCCTGGATATTATATATAGACACTCTAGGATCCATATATCTCCTTTCTTTAAAGTTAAGAGTAGATATGCACTATACCTTCTCTATATAAATAATATACAGTTCTAATATAGTGCATGTATCCTTGTCTCTATATATGTGTTAGGATATTAATTCTTTTAGAATCTTATCCGCCTCTGGTTTATCGGTTTTGTCCTTTAAATACTCTATCATAATAGAGTTGGCAGGACTTAATAAAGTTGCGTTACCAGATACCTCACCTGGAACATCCGATGGAACCGTATAGAACTGGTTAGTAGGTTCTAACAAGTTGACTAAATGCCAGTCGAGAGGTAATGTATAATTTAATTCCAGTACTCTTCAGTACTCGACTATATCTTCATCGCTATATAGCTACTAGTCCTATATAGGATGGCCCCCGTTTCGATTTAATAGAGCATTACTGCTGCATTATGCTATACTAATATCATATAGCTCCTAACCTATATATGGTACATAGGCTCTACTCTACTCATTTACTCACTATAGTATCTCTACATATAGCTACACTTTCGATAGTCTGTGAACTCACATCCCATAAGGATGCTTCGCTGCGCCGATTGACTCTGTATATAACGTTTTCACAATGCTGTATTGGTTCATTACCCTAACAGTATCATAGTCTATTACTAGCTATGAATTGTAGTTATATCATACGAGTGTTCCCCGCAGTTAGAGGGCTTGTTAACTTCTATATTACTATAGAAGGGAGACTAATTCAACTTTTCTTGTGTTTCTATTCTATATATGTTATCAATAAGAAGATTTCTTCTGGCATATTTCATAATCGTCTTCTTATCTTTATTAAGGTACGAAGCTGCTTGTCTTAAACTTGGAAAGACTTTAACTTCATTTGTTTTTGTATTGGTAACTTTAAATTCGATAGGGTGGTTAGGTATCACAGGCGTTTCTTTAAATGGTTTTCCGTCGTCTACCTTAAACTTCCAGCCATTATATGCATATGATCCTTGATGTAAAGCTGACTTTGTAGCGGAGGCATGTTTAACACAGAGTATATCGGCAAGTTTTACAATACTATGTCCATATACTATTTTACCTGTTTCTTCATTAAGTGCTAGAAAACCTTTAGGAAACCTATTAATACGTTCTAACGATATCATAACATTATAGTTAGGATACTTCTTTATATACATGTTTTTAAGTTTCTTAATATCTGGTTCGATATAATCAAGTCCTAATGCTTTAGACATTGATGCTGTGCTGCTATGTTTTTCTAAAACAGTTTTCCCATTAAGAATACGTAGAATGTATCTATCGTAACTATACGACATTCCTCTCCATTCCTCTAAAGTTATCCATGGATTTGGATCTGTTATAGACTTAACTTGATATATACCATTAGATGCTTTAATAACCCTTGCTCTCAGTAGCTTTGCTCTATCAGTAGGGCGTATTGTAAATCTAGACCCGCCCATATACTCCGATGCCGCTGTTGTCGATGCAAACTCTTTAATCTCACCTGTTTTAAGATTCTTAATAACACACGGTATGTTATCTGTTCTTAATCCTTGCATTGGCGCATACTTATTATTCTCCTGTATAGACACCCATCTTAGATTATTTATACTATTATCCATCTTGTCGCCATTAATATGGTCGACAAAAAACTTACTATAAGGTTCTTGGTTAGTGACCCATACAGAAGCAAGCAGTCTATGTAGTACATATGATCTTGATGTTCGTCCATTTTTAAGAATAACAGTAATGTAATATTCTTTCTTTCTGCCTTCTTTATTAAAAGGTGTGAAATATTTATTACGAAGCATATCGAGTATTCGACCTTCTTTATTTATAGCATATCTCGGCGAATATGGAATAACACGATAGGACTTATCTTTTATATACTCAACCGGAATATCGAAATATATTGCGTATAGCTCGCTACCTCTACTGCTTTTATCGTCATACCGATAAAACTTAAGATTATTAATGTAATCGTAATAATCTTTCATAAACATGAGTTGATGCCCTGCAATAAGAAATAATTTCTCAATTTGCATACGAAACACTCTATCGTACATCCATATGCTTATATTATCAGTAGGACTATTGTAAACCGTCTCAATGTTACCAATCTTGAGACAGAAACCTTCTTCAAGCCTTTTAATAAAGGCATCCTCTTTTGTACCATATATAGAATAGTAATATTTACTTTTTATCCCATAACCCATATACGACTCCTTTTATCTAAAAATCATCTATAAGTTATTTTAAAAAGAAATTATACAACTGAAGCAAAATCTCCATCGTTACTACATTAATCATATTTGCTAAATATGACCATTCTATTCTAAGAATGCTCTATGTTACCATAGAGGTCAGACTATATCATCACCCTTATATACTATAAGGGGCAGAACCGCTTCCATTTAAGGGACTCTCACCCACCCGCTTGGGCCGTACTCCTGTTGCTACATTATTTTACAATGGGTAGCCGAGGGATAGTCGTTGAACGTTCCTCTCTATGAGAGGCTTCGCTGCTGATTCCCCTAAATATTGACGAGTATTTAGGTTCTCCCAGCAATTCAATTCTGTTATTCAATTCTAATTACTTAGAAAGGGACCACGATTTAGTCACCATTGCATGCCTTAATAGATAAGGCTGATGATTCTACAACAAATGTATCTGGATTCTTACCAAATGCAATTATCCATCTGAAGTTAGCAGAACCTAAAAACAATGATGGATTTCTGTGTTGTAGTACTGGTATTCTTCCACCAGCTTCCTGCAATAACTCGTCCCCTATCTTATCTATAAGAGGGTCATAAGCCTTGCATGCTTTAAAGATGATATTACTAGCCTCTGTATAGGTCATATCGTATTTTCTCATAAGCTTGTTAAGAACAAATGGTCTAAACGTACTCACAAGTGTAACCCATGGGACTATAATCTCATCATGCCTATGCCTACCGGGTCTAGAAGCTATAACGGACCTGAATGTAAATGGTGATCTACATCCATACACGTGCTTCCTAAATATACCTGGTTTACCAGATAGATACCCTTTAATATAGAACTCTGGCATAGTGCCTATAGCACATACTGCCTTACCAGTAGTTTTATCTATATATGCTTCAGTTGCATTAACATCGTTAGCTGCACGCATCCACATAGTAGCTATATCATATACAGAAGCAAATCCTGTATCAAGGTATTTACCTTTATTGGTCTTAGTAACGTTAAATAATACGTTATTGATCATAGGTAGATATTCTGAAAGTAATAAACTCGAATTGCTATCCCACATCTCTAACAGTAACTTAACTTCTTCAGACCTCTTTTCAGAACGATATTGACTAAGTGTACTTACATATATAAGTATATTACGTATGTTAAGAAGGAAATTCTTATAAGTACGTTCATTATGTAAAACGTTCCTTGCTATACCAGCACATACATTATTCTTAGTTCTCGTTTCATTCGTAACACCTACAAGATACTGTATATCCTTATTAAGTAAGTTATTCAGCATCTGAAAATACATTGGGTTAATGAACATCCTATCTTTGGAAAAACATTTAGCCCAAATAACTGGATCATAGGACATCTCGTCTACTATGGAACCACATTCCTCACATCTATGTCCTTTATAGAACTCACCTCTATATTTACCACAAGAACACTTAGGTAAAATATTGAAGTTATCAGAGTCATACTCTTTAACCATTGCGTTGTGAAACTCCTCTTTTTGATTTTGGTCAAAAAGAGATAGGTCATTGAGTATAAGCTTTTTAGATGTTATAGAACGAAAATACTCATCTAGAGAGATAACCTTTTGTCTTATAGCCATATCAACTCCTTATTTTAAGATAAAAAAAGAAAGGCAGGATAGTTTTAACTATCCTGCTTGATATTGGGCTTATTGGTAGATCTGACCGAAGTTGTTATATAGACCATAGCTATTATAGCTAGCCTCTCCTATAGTAGGAAGAGAGCTATTTGCTAGACCTACGTATGAACCTTGAGCTAGACCGTGTTGTGCGTATAGTTTTAGAGCGTCGATGTTGAATCCAGATGCAGGCATCTTGAACTTGTTATCGTATCTAAAGCTGATACCAGAAGTCATAAGTGCATTGGCTAGTGCTACTACGAACTCTGGTTCTATTACCATACGAACTGTTTTATATTCCATCTCTGCATCTTCGATAAAGCTTCCTAGTAACTCAACCTTATCGTTGTAGGATCTTGCATTACCTGGAGCTAGGCTGTCGATGAATAGATTAATCGCAGTTTCATCAGCTCCGTTAGTCTGAGCTAGAATAGCTTCAAACTCTAGGTCGCGGATATCACGCTCAGAATCTTTAGCTCTCCATGAACCTGCTGGGATGATATTCCTAGAGCAAACAATTGGTTTATGGAACTGAGCAAATTTACCATTAGTTAAGATGCTAGCTGCGTTGAAAATAGCTTGTTGTGCGGCTGGTTGAGTATCCGAGAATACGAATGCTGATAGAGCATCATATCCTTGGCAGCATACTGTCGCATCTAGTGTAATGATTGGTGCATGTGTATAGATACTATCAATAAGAAGAGCCTTCTCATTTGGAGAAAGTTTTCTATCAGATACATCTACTTCCATAACTTGACCTTTCGCATCGACTGCTTCGCGTGTAAAGTAGTTATATACGCCAGGTTGTCTATCTTTTGTCATTGTATCCATAACAATCTTAACATATTGTTTCTCATCAGCTACTAGTGTAGCAGCTACTAGACCTAGAAGTGCAGAAGCAGTATCAGGAACAGCAGCATCAATAAGTGTTATAACAATGTTAGGAGCAATAGCAGTTACAAATGGTTCAATAACTCCATTAACGTTCATTCGTTTCTCGTTGTTAGGAGCTTTTACTGGTAGACCAGTAATATAACCAGCTACAGTAACCAATGTTTGGTCGGCCGATTGCGTGTTAGGAGAAAACGTATTGTTTACGTTATTATCCTTAAGAGCTATTGTAGCCACGAAATCAGCTTTAACTGGGTTACCTAGTTTATCAGATACAACGCCTGTTTGAACTGGCTCTAGGTTATATACTAGTTCGCAGTTACCACGTAGGCTATCTCTAATAAGTGGTAGGTTAAGACCACGTCCTGCTTCACCATACTCTGCAATAACAAATGCACTATATGCTGAGTTAGTAAATTGTGCTATAACAGACTCAATAGGAACATTATATCGTAGTACAAGACCATCTAGGCTGTGGAATGTTAGTTTAGGGTCAGATACTTCATGGTCTACAAGGCGTAGCTGATTTACAACTATTCTTTGTAGCTCTTCGTCTAGACAATCTGAATACGTATATAGATCTCTAGATTTCTTATTAGATCTATCTTGCTGTTGTAGCATAGCTATCTGAACAGTCTGTCTAGCTGTGTTAGCTATACGTCCAGACTTAGTGTATGCTACAGTGTAATATCTTACAGCATTATCATACTTCTTATAGAACACTAAGCAGCTATATGCTAGACCTGGAATAGCATTTCTATCTAGGATAGCTACTTTGATTCCTTTGTTACGAGGTTTAAGAATCTCTTCAACTTTCTCTTTAACAGATGTTAAATCTGTTACAGCACCGAATGCGCTAAATAAACCTGCTGTTAAATCTTGAAGATAGTTGCTCTTTGCAGAAATAACTTCTGGTCTTGGTGTTGGAATGCTTGCATTAGCATTTGTTGGGTTAGCTGTCTGTGCAGCACCTTGTTGGTTCGTAAAGTTCAAACCTGCCTCTTCGATTGCCATGATGGGCTCCTTAAAAAATTAATTAATTTTTCAGACACCATAACTAAGATTACTCGTATTCCTTATTGTCCGCCAACATTAAGAAACACTTAATGAATAATCAATTCATTATCATGTCTATATAAATAATATATGCTTATAAAAAAGTCAATTTGTAAGCATAAACCATGTAGTGGCGAAATGCCGATACTACTCCCTGTTGCGCCCATACCACTAGGGTATGAGCAAAATGCGTCAATATTCAAATATACATATGTACCCCTAAAAGATAGTACTGGCAGTTAGCTGACTTTAACCTCCATACAGTATATAAGGAGATAACAACGTGATTGAAATATTTACTAATAGAAAAGAACCTATATTCCAAGGTATTACTATACAACAAGAGTTCAAGTATGCTAAAGACTACTATAGGCAAGCATTAGATAAGCTCTATGCTTATAGAGCTGAGAATACTTGGTGGGTGGATAACAAGAATATTATAAGTAGGCTAATAAGGAAATCTATAGATCCTGTAGGTATAGAGGACTTTAAATACTTTAGCTATATAGCTAGCTATGCTGATGATTTTGCCAGAGAGCTAGAGATGTCTAGTAAGTACAACCAAGGCAAATGGTTCTTTGGCAATACCTTCCAAGGTTCTTCAGAAGCTTATTATGTATCAGATGAGTTATTCGATATGTCTAATATAGCAGGAAGATGGAGAAACCTAAGACCTATAGAGGTTATGTACACCGATAATGCTAGTCTAGATTTTACAGTACCTGACATGCATAACAAACATAGAGTTACTATTATCTTTAAGATTAAACCTATAGAGTTATTCTTCCAGTATAAGTATTGGAAGTTAACTAGGAACTCTGAAGAGACTCTATCCCCTAACCATTTCATAGGTCAATATCTTATGCCTAGGATATTAGACAGTTACTTAGATCTAAGTCTTTGTAACATCTTAGCTAATAAGATAGAAGATAGTAGATTTGACGTAGAGTTTTATAGCACCTTACCATTCAGTATTTCAGACTATAGTAAAAAGATAGATGGTGCATTTGATTGGTATATAGGAAGATTCAAGAACACTAAGACTACTTTAGATAGACTTATGTTAAACATCCCTATGATTAGTAAGACTAACCTATATGAAGTTATGAAGCTACCTCAAGCTTACTTTACTAAGCAAGTAACATGGTTACCTTTAGTAGCTAGAATAGATTATATCTACATGATGTTGAAGCTATTAGGAGAACCTGGAGTCATAGCTAACACAAGCTATACCAGTGGAATCAAGAGATATGCTAGAACATTGTATAATGCAGGAACTATATTTCCTCACAACACTCCAGCTATAGTAAGAAGAAACTTAGACGTTAAACTATATAAGATACAAGAAATGCTCTAGAGCTAGTAGCCATATGGCTACTAGCTCTAGTTAAATAATGAAATAATAAATGGAATACTTAGAACAAACAATAGACTCATACCATATGCAAAAGCCAGGCTCATATTACGTTGTTCTTCTCTTTGTTCCCATACCCAAATCTTACGCTCTCTATGTTTCCCATCGCGTAGAGATTCCATTAACTCACGTTTTTGAAGCTTACGATCAACATAAGACATCCAATCCTTATATAGTTCTTCTTTTATTTTACGTTCTTCGGATAAATAATCGAGAACCTCTTGCTTTTCTTCTTTCGTTAACACCATACTCACAACCTATTTCTCAAGATATTGATATAAGATAATACCAAAGTATATTAAGAATCCTAATATGAATACAAGCAGACTAGCAGAAAGAGCTCTTATCGAACTATGCCTTACTTCCATAACCTCATATTCAACGTTCCTTATAGCTTCTATTAGTTCTTTAAACTGTTTGTCGTCCATACCTTAACCTTTAAATAAATCAGCAATAAGTTTAAGTACAGAAGAATTACCTACAGCATAAGCGATAAGAATGCATACTAAAATAAAGAACTGTGCAACAGTAGCAATTTTTAGCATCGTCAAGTCTAACTCTAGTTGTTTACAAATAGACTCAACACTTTCAATCTTTTCCTCTACTCTATCTTTCATTGGTTCTCCTCTTTAGTAACTGTTATAACTAAAGAAGACTCTCCTAAGAGTTCTGGTCTCTTAAGAACAGTCTTAACCTTTTTACCATTAGCTATATTAACTATCTCTTCTTTAGATAGTCCTATGTCCATAGATATAGTGCATTCTGGAAGATCGCCATATCCCTCTAAGGTTTCACCTTCAGCAAGTTTAATATCTGTGCTAAACTCATTTTTAATTATTTCCATTGTTGACTCCTTTAAAGTATTGTATTTGGATATTCTTTTAATTCTAGAAAGTTAGCATTAACGAATCTACTGTACATAGATTCGAAGTGACAGACTAATATGATTTGATTAAAACTATGAGAGAGAACTCTGTCTATAATGTCATAGGCAGATTGTCTATGCTCTGCATCCATAGTTCTTCCAAACTCATCTAGGATAAGAGGATAGCCTGCTAAACCAAGATATTTAACAAAAACTATCTTAAAAGCTAAGTTAACTATCTCTTGCATAGAAGATGAGAGTTTAGAAATATCCTCTATAATCTCATCATGGTTAACCTTAACTTTAAACTTATAGTTAAGGTCATTTTCAGAATCCACTTCACACGGAAGCAATTCCATATTATAACTCCATACAGAGTTAATAATAGTATTCATCTCAGACAGATAGCCATTAAGGAAGCTATTAATGGATTTAGCTATAAGTCCTGACTCAGGTGATAGTGCTTCGATCATCTTACCTAGAACTGATAGCTTAATCTTATAACTATCTATAGACTTCTGTATATTTTCCACTATAGCTATATTAGTATCTGATTCGGCTACTTGTTTCTGTATAGTAGCTAGATTGAGTTTGAGTTCCCCTATATAGCCTTGTATTAAAGAGTTATGCTTCATGAGTATCTTATATTGTTTCTCATTATGCATATGCTCGTACCACTTCTTAACATCCTCTGCTATAGACTTAAGTTTAACCTCTGCATCTATAAGCTTCCTAAGAGCTTCTAACTCTACTAAGATCTTTTGTTTCCTGCTAGTAAGCTCTGAAATAGATTTCTCTACAGAGTCTATAGAAGAAATGCCTAACTGCTGAGCTAGCTGTTGGGTTTCCTCCTGGATAGCTTGTTGTTTCTTAAGCTCTTCTAACCTCTTACTATAAGACTCTAACTTAGCTAGGTATGCAATACCTATAGTGGCTTCATTAAGTAGAGACGGTATGGAGGATATAGAAGTTTCTTCTGTATATCTATAGAAAGACTGTATACTAGGGTTATGTATCAACCCTATAAGCTTATCAAGACTCTCTATCTTAAGGATTATCTTCTCTCTAGTAGATTTAAAGTTCTTTAACTCTTCACTAACTGTAGAGAGTTGTAGCTCTAACTCAGACTTAGCCTTATTAGCAGCATCTATTTGAGGTTTAGTATCATAGTGCCAACTATGATTACAGTTAGGACATGTAACACTGTGTGAACTAGATGTTAATAGCTCTTGTAACTGGTTCTTAATTCCAGTCAGGTTACCAGCTATATGGTTAGCTTTAATAACAGAAGCTTCTATCTTCCTGTCTAGCTCTAAAAGCTCTTTACGTCCACCTAATGATTCTATCTCAGGTTGTAAAAGATAGTTAAGATAGTTTCTAGACTCTTCTCTTATAGAAGCAAGTATCTTAGATAGCTGGTCAGAACTTCCTAAGATATATCCTTCTGGCAGATATCTCTTAATTTCTTCTATAGAGGTATTAAGCATCTTTAACTCATCTTCTATCTTATGGTTAGCTTGGTTATCCAATGCTGTAACTAACTTAGCCTTCTCTTCCAGTTCCTTATTTATGTTTTTCAACTCTGCTTCAAGATTACCTTGTTTAACATAAGCTTCATCTAGCTTGGTTATATTTAAAATAGCTATAGAAGCATTCTTAACTTTCTCATAAGCTTCATATCTATCTATACTTCCTTCTATATCTATGTTAATATCTTCTAGACTAGTATTTACGATAGTGTTAGATAAAGAAGATATAGAAGTCTCTAGCTGTAAAGCTTCATACTTTAAAGCCTTAAGTCTATCCTTATCTACTATTAATTCAGTCTTCTTAATCATTTCATCCTGAAACATCTTAATAGAACCTACTAAATCTCTAGCTCTACTTCTTAGGTTATTCCATACTTTAATAGGAAATGTATAATCCACAGGGGACAACATAGAGAACCAATACTTTCTAGTAGTAGGAGGCATAAGTGTAAATACCTCTGTTCCTAATAGAATAGCAAAGATATTTGCAGTTAGCTTAAGATGTTCTTCTACTAACTGTTTCTGAACTGCTCCAGTTCCAGATGTGTTCAATTCTATATCATTTTTAATAAAGCTATGTTTACCTTTAGCTACATAGCCTGAAGAGGCTATGTAGTTATCGGTTCCTATAGTAAACTCTAAATACTTGTAACCATCTTCCCTATAGTCTTTTTTAAGATCTGCCGGTAGTGGATGCAACTGACTAAGCAAACTACTTTTACCTAGACCATTACCCCAAGCTATAACAGTTACGTTAGAGTTAGGGATATATTCAAAATGCCCCACTCCTGATAGGAAAAATCTCTTAAATCTATGTAAAACTAATTTCTTTAAAACCATACCGACAACTTTCTTAACGTTTAATCTTCTAATCTAAACTCTATAGACTGTGCATATCTCATCTTCTTAATCTTATGTGTTCCTCTTAGGAAGATATTAAGCTCTAAAACAAACTGTCCTTCAAGGATTGGCACTCTAAACAGAAAATGTGTCTTATCTGTTTGTAGTTTCAATCCAGTAAAGGTAGTTATCTTAGTTTTGCCATCACTGTCTTTAACAACCAACTCAACATCCATATCAGTATATTTCTCCCAAGCTTCACTAGGTAAAAGTATACAGAAGTCCCCACTGTTCATGCAGAGCTGTATATCACGCTCATTAACTAGCTTACTACCTATACTTGTAACAAGATATTTACAGGTTATATTCTCGTCCATACATTATTCCTTTCTATAATGGTAATATACTCAGCCATCCGTAAAACAATAAATAAACCACCTACACCCCATTAAGAGATGTAGGTGGAAAATTTTGGAAAATTATGAAGAAACACTTCATTGTTTGGAGGATTTCAGTGTTCCCTATGATAGTATCGGAAAGAACTCGAAGCCTTTATACATCTTCGTCATTAATTTAGTAAATCAATTTTATTTTAGTAAAAGTAAGCTGCATGATTTTACTACCATAAATAGCATAAAGAAAACCTGCACCTACAAGAACTATACCAAAATAGATAGCTAGGTAATCTTCAGCCTCTACGGGATCTAATACACTTATTCTAGTCATAAAGCCTTTAATAAGCAATACGGATACTATAAGAGTAAGGTAATACCCAATTCTAGCATAAACTACCCAAAACAATCCTGCAGTTACTAATGTAGGTGTAGCTGTAAATAGAATATATTCAACCACTATATGATTTAAACCTAATGTAAATTTAAGTATTGTTCCTATTACAACAATAACTAATGCCATCAATGCTATATTCTTATATATCATACCTCGCTGATATGCATGGGTAGTATACATAGCTATTCCTTTTCTAGTATAATGATAAGACTCTTTCTAAGTCACAGAAGTGAAAGTAAATAAATAACGAGCCGATAGCCATAAGGCTACCGACTCTATGCTAGTAATTTTCTTCGATGTTACGATCTACTAAAAATACCCACCTAAGTGTACAGCGACTTTACTCGTGTTGCACAAGCTTAGGCCTTGTCCCAAATCCAACCACCTTATCCAGTCTAGTATAATAAATGTATAGCTACAGTTAATCACTGTCTATGTGAGAAACTATCCTTAATCTCGTTTCCCCAGCATTATGTCCTACTCCGGAATCGGACATCCCTTTTTCAATATCATACGTCAATAACCTTCAAAGTCTTTTGTTCGTCATAACAACGAAGGCAACCTAAAAGAAAACTAGCATCTTCTAGGTGCTTGTTAAGTAATCCCACGTAGCCTATTTGCAACACGCTATGGCGCCTGTCCTTAAGCTTACGACGTAAATAAAATTTACCCACCCACCCATTGATTACTTAAAATGCTGAATACTCTTCACCTTCTTGAGCTTGAGTTGGTATATAACCAGCTTTAGCTATACTGTTAAGATAGCCTCTTTGTAATGCACCTTCTTCGGTGTTAAGCATATAGTTCTTATTAGCTATAGCTTGTCTTTGTTCTCTAGCTAATGCTATCTTCTCTTCAAGAAGTTCTGCTTGTAACTTCTCTAACCTAGATTGTTTATGTTCTTTTAATATAGCATCTATAACCTTCTCATTCTTCTTAGCTATATTAACGATCATGTTATTAACACCTGCTATAACTGCTAGTTTATCTAGTCTATAGTTATCTATTGGTTCAGGTGCTAACATTGTACCATAACTATCATTGCCACTGCCAATGAACGTGAAACCTTCCTCTATTGCCATTTTACACTCCTTACCTGTTTAAATAGTTTATTCACTATAAGAAGTATATTACTTTATCTTAATACCAGTATCAACTTTCTCTTTTAGAGCAGCATCTAATTCAGATTGTATTTCCTCTATGGTCTTACCATCTGTTCTTCTAAGGATGTCTATGATTCTCTTATGGAGAATAAGACATGCCATAAGGTTAACAGTAGGTTCTAAACCTTGTCCTTCGAATTTACAATCAATCTCTGGAATAGCAACTGCTACTGGAACTTTACGTTCAACTACCTCTATTTCTTTAATTACTCTAGGAGCTGGTGTTGTAGAACTACATCCAGTAGCCAATATAACAAAGAAAGCTAATAACAATACAGCCACTACACCTTTTAAAACACTTTTAGCCATAACTCTTCTTTCCTCCAAATCATCTTCTGTACAGTAGATGCCTTCTTCTACCATTTTCTTATAAAAATCGTTTCTTAACATTTCTTACATCCATAATAAGTATACTGCTAAAGTTACAAAACCTATAACAGTTACTCCAACTATAACCCATAAGGTTTTCATTTCTTCTTTTTCACGTTTATCATATTCTTCTAAATTTTTCATTATTAATTCCATTTCTTCCATATATCCCATAAGATCCTCCTCATTTCAGATCTGCATACCTCAAGTTGGATATGTTCTCGTTAAGCTTAGTACAGTTCTCTGCGGTTATAGTTTTATAATCGCTTAAGTCAAGTTTCTTCTCGATATACTTAATAACAGTCCTAGGTGGTTGGTGTTTCCATTTATCTACCTCTGCTTTAAGTTTATCCTCATCTACTTTGAGTTGGTCAATAGCTTGATTTTGTGTTTCTAAACTATGTTTAAGAGTAAGAACATTGTTCTTCTGTACTTCAACATCCAATTCAGCTACCAAGACGTCTTTCTCTAATTGAGTTATCTTTTTATCTTTCTCTTCTATAGTAGTTTGTAAAGTAGCTATTTGTTCTTTATAATCTGATATAACTCCAGATACCTTCCACCAAATGACACCTGCTATTATAACTAATACTATGTATGGTAAATAATCTCTCCAACTACCACCACTACTTTTACCACCAAATAAGCCTTTAACAAATCCCCAGACAACAGTCCACCACATATTTAACTCCTTATCTTAATATCATTCATCCCAGTATAAAACAATATAATAGCTACCACTAGACCTTTATGGTCTAGTGGTAGCTTAACTATTTAAAAGGCACAAGCTAAGGATAAAAAGCAATAATTGGAAAAAACCTTAGTTTGCATATAATCTATTAGTTCTTCTTAAAAAGTTTCTTAAATAGATTCTCTATCCATACACCGAATGAAAACCATTCTGCTCCCAACCTACTAACTTCTATAGTATTATTATAGAGCTCATCCTGAGAAGCATAAGGATTAACAATAGCTGTATGGACGTCTAGTCTTATTCTATTGGCTACTTTGCCTTCTAGTTCTTTCTTCTTATTCTCTAGAATAACATTAGCCTCATCTTTACTTCTACTAACAGCGTAAATAGAAGATATAAAGTCACCGTTAGCAGTAAAATGGGAACCAGTTACAACGAATACCTCTATAGGCTGTCTGTTAAGAACTGTAGGTCTAAAGTTGTGATCTATTGGCCATTTCTTAACATCTTCTTCGGATACGCTAGATTTAGGACTCTCCTCTTTAGCTAGAGACTCAACATGCTTTTCCATTTCTTTTGCAGTAACTATCTCTTCGTCAGAATCTTTTCTTTCTTCTGCAATAGCTTCTTCTTCTTCTAAAGCTAAGGCATCTTCATAAACTACCGCTGTTATCTTTTCCTTCCTTACATCATCTACTAAGATAGGATACATAACAGAATGCATTACCATATGGCCTTGTTCTGTATGGAATGCCTCTCTAGCTTGGATAGCTTCTGTAGCTAGTGCAGGAGATGTGTAAGCACCTATAACCTCTGAAATGATAATTTTGTCTCTTCGGAACAGACAATGTGCAAGATACATACTTTCTATTACAGGTCTTTCTTCTGTAACCTTAGCTTCTTTGTCAAATTCTCTTACAGATGGTTTTGTTTCTACTGTAACTGTAGCTTCGACTGTAAAATCACTATTAACAGTATCCGCAGTATTGACAGTTATTTCATTAGTAGTTTCTGAACTACAACTGGGATCTACCTTAGCAGGAAGTGCAGCTTCTGCAGCCTTTTGAACAGCAGGTGATTTAGAAGCTGGTTTAGCTATAGGCTTTTTAGCTCTTGGTGTTCCTTTAGCAGGATTAACAACCTTAGCTTTCTCAGGGGCTTTCTTAACAGCCTTCTTCTCTACAGCTTTAGGGGTAGTTTTCTCTACCTTGGTTTTAGACTTACTCATATTAGAACTCCTTATTGTATATTAATATAGAGGAGTTATAACTCACTCCTCTTCTTCATCTATAGAGGTTATACCTCTATATCATTTATTGTTAACACCTAATAGGTTTAACAAATACTTAGTAGCATCATCTGGTTCCATAACTATCATAGCCTTAACATCTTCTAATGTAATGTAACCTGTGTACTTTCCTAGTGTTCTTATAGGTTCCTCATCGCACATATGGCACTCTACATAGGTTGCTTTAAGCTTATCATTTTCATAGGTAGTATGGATAATACCATTCCATAAGAATGGTTCAGATGTTGACGTGTACCTATGATATTCTATATGGTCTTCTGTTTTGTTATGTTTAAGCCACATGTAGCAAATGAACAGATAAGAATAGATACCATTCTTAACATCCCAACTATTTGTTATAGCTGTTCTAGGACTCGCTTCGGAGCTTATAGCAAAGTCAGATAGTTTAATCTTCTTCTTACCTTGTCTTAGCATCTCTCTAGCTGATAGCTCTAAAGATACTTCAGGATCCCATCCCATGTAGTACATGTCCTTAAACTGGTCTATATACTCTATGTCATGCTGTAGATCTTTCTCTACGAACTCTATACCTAATGCTTCTCTATAGGTAAACAATGAACTATCATCGTATTCGTAAAAAGTATAATCATTATCAGACCATGAACAAATACCATGATCCGTTCCTACTATAACTCCTAAGTTAAGCTGTACTCCGTGCACATTCCACATTTCTATTTGCATTATTTTCCTTCTCCTTTAGTATTCTTAGCTATGAGCTCCATACATAGACTGTAAATATCATTTTCTTCATCTACTTGATGTAAGATGTCTTCTATTTCTTTCATAGTTATAGAACTATATCCTTTAGGTGTTACTATAGCAAAGTAATTGTTAACCTTCTTGAAAGTATAAAAGTCATCTCTGTATCGGTTCTTACCATTGATAGGTTCTAGCATGACTATATCTTTTAACTTAATCATAGGTGGTTCATAGTCATATCTCATAGCTGTCCATAACATAAGTAACCAGCATGCCACACTAAGGTTATCTGTTAAATAGCCTGGTATATTACCCTCTACCTCTTCTCTAAAGATGTACTGCATAGTATAGAGAGTAAATGATTCATCTGATTCCCATAGGTATCTTACTAGTCCAGGATGTTCCTTATCCCATACTACGTCTTTGATATCATCTAGAGCTGGTAGATATTCTTTAAATTCATCCCACACCACTTCATATTTATAGCATGGATGCGACTCATCGTTAACTATATGATCAGCATCTTTCCAGTATAATCCTGGTACATGTTCCCATAAAGTATAAGGTTCTTTTGTATCTAGCTTGAATCCAAAGTTAAGCTTCTCTCCTGCTAGCATAAGCATTTCAAGTTTCTTTTCCATCTTATTACCTTTTAAACTTACCTAAGAAGGTTGCTATCAGTTGATTAACATCTTTTATAGCTATCAACTCTTCTAAGTCTTCTACTGTTAATGTAATCTTAGATCGTTCATAGTCGTAGACATTGAGGTGGTTACCATCCTTCTTAACTACTATATCATCTGTAGAGGTTAGATCTATGCTATCGTCAAACCCATACTGTCTCATAGCTAACTTATCCATCTTAACATCATACTTTAACCAGATGTAGCATATGAATAAAAATGAATAGATACACTTTTCATCATAGTAGTATGCTTCACAACCATACCTTGGAAATGAAAGCATATCGCATATGAACTCTGGTAGGTACATGAAGGATTCTTCTGGTTCTTCTACTTTACCTTCAGTGTTTCTTCTATAGGTAGTGTATGCATATTTGGTTTTAACAAAGTCATCTAGGTAACTAAGGTTATCCTGGATATCAACACTAGTTACTTCTATACCTAATTCATGTCTGTATCTGTATAGCCCTTCATCTGTGTAGTCATACCATCCATTCTCTCCATCTCTCCATAGAGAGACTCCATGTGTTGTTCCAACAACCCTACCTAGGTTGAGTTCAACATCTCCTATTCTCCACATCTCTAATGTAGTCATTAGTATACTCCTTGATTATTATGTTGTCTATATAAAAGGTAAGATTCTAAAGGATAGTTATTTTTAAAGATAATTAACTCAACTCATGCGCCTTTTACAGCGCATGAGTTGTTATAGTGTTGTAAGTAATTGGAATAACATATATAGTACTCTCGACCAAGCATTGGTTCACAGAGAGTACTATATATGTTTAGTTTTTATTCTATAACTTCACGACAGTTTAACAACTATCGTTCAGTTTCGTATTTCTTTATGGTTCACTAACTCCATGCTTGTTAACACAAACATGTAGTTATTTTAATATTAAAGTTAGAAACACTTATCTTCAATCGTAGTCCGATTTCGATTACGTGTTCTGGATAATCTTAACGAGTATAAATATTATCATGCTTAGAATGTGATTGTGAACATAGTGAACAAGAACATTCTAAGAATATTCATAGAATAAAATATTTTAGAATAAGGACAGAGACTTTCTGAATGAGTTCTTTAGAACGAAAAGAAGAAAGTTGATGTCTAGATTCTAGTATCCTTATCTTATTCTTTCAGAATAAGATAAGGATACTAACAATTAGGCGAGGCAATAATTTAATATTGCGTTAAAATTAAGTTGTAGTTTTAACGCATTTTGATACTCATTTTCTCGTTAAAAATAAGATTTAATTTTAACGTATTTTTAATATTAGTAAAATAAGATCTCTTTTGATACTTTTATAAAAAAAAATAGGAAAAAAAATGAGTAGTGAGATTGTGAAGACAAAAATTCTAGGTTATAAATACACCATTACAGAATATGGCTGTGTTTATACTAATATAAAGATAGAACCTGTAGTTATTAATGGTAAAATTATAACAAATATACCTTTACGCAATAATATGGACTTTAATAAGCTACGACCAAAAGTTAATGATGTACTTGAAATAAAGGTAGGTTCGTTTATACCGGAATTTATAAATACGAACACAGGTATACGTGACCCAAATCACACACCTATCTATATACCGGATAAATGCCCAATATGTAGTAGCGCATTATCGAAAAATTTAACTGGTACTGTAATGAGATGCATTAATCCGCAATGCAATAGAGTCATGCTACGTCAAGTTTATAATTATTTTAAATATTGTTGTTTTGATCAAAACTTACAATTCTACCATATCTATAGTCTTTATACTCGTAAGATAATAAAAAATTTAGCTAGTGTATATAAAATTATGGTTAACGATTATGTCGGTATTGGGTTTACGTTCGAAGAAGCCAAAGTCATATTCAATAACATTCAAGAACATAAGGAAATCCCATTGCAGAATTTATACTATAGTTTGGAGCCAGAGATAGCTACAAATAATGCAATTAGATTAGCTAGTTTGAAAAACGATACGGATAAGTGGTATACACAAATTAATAAAATAGAATCTAACATGTTTATAGATAACGATAAAAACAATATCTCTTTGGATAATGCTAAAGTTTTATTAAATAAAGATTTAAGAAAGAATATATTAATTTATAAGGAATTGGATACACATATTAATGTGCAGCCAGTCACATCTCGGTTAATGCTTTCTAATAAACGGTATGTTATTGATAGTGCGGGATGGTTCAAAAAGGATTTTTTAAAAATACTGATTAGATTAAACGGTGGAGAGGTTGTTAATGGTGTAAGCAAGATACCTTGGAGTAAAGTTAATTATATAATAAGCGATACACCGTATCTTCGTAGTGAATATATGCCAGGAAAGAATTTTGGCATACCAATCGTGTCGATAGAGGAAGTTCTAAATGAACTAGGTATCAATATTAAAATAAAGAATAATGAAAGCGAGGAAAAATATGTTAAATAAAAATAAGAATATAAGTAATACTACAATTATTACCGGATGTCAGCCTTTTGTAACGGAGGATGGGTATGTAATACCACTTTTACACTTCGAACCAATATTTATCAATAGGAATATTTTTAAAAATCAAGTTATCTATACATGGGATGAATTTGATAAAATGAATCCGAAACTTAATGATAGGGTCTCAGTTGTTCCTGGAAATGATAAAAAGTATACATTGTTTAATCTTGATGGGCGTACAAAAGATAAAACACATATACCCATATCCAAGCCAACAACATGCCCTGAATGTGATAGTAAGTTAAAAGCGATAGGAAGTAATTTATATTGTACAAATTATGAGTGCCCGGCGGCAGATATTCGAAGAGCATTAAGATATTTATACTTTTGTTGTGTGCATCTAGATATAATATATCGTGATTTGGTAACGGTATGTAAGCACGGATATATAAAAAATATTGGTGGTTTGTACACTACACATCCGACTGCTGTACTTAGATACAGGAATTTACCTTTTATAGCGGAAAAAGTTAAGGAAGTTACACTTGCGGCGAATTCAATTTTAAAAGTAGATGTTCAAAACATTTATTTTAGTCTTCTACCGGAAGTAGATCCAACGACTGCTTTTAAAATAGCGCAACTTCGTGATAAGAATATACAGTGGTTTGAACCGATTAGTAAAAAAGAGTTGAACGGTCATAAAGAACTAGAAGATGATGTAATGAAATTAAATAAAGAATTGATACGTAATAGAAAATATTATAAAATGTTAGACGAGATTGTTAGTGTCGAAAATAACTCTAGAACACCTCAGTTTGAAGGTAAAACATTTGTTGTTGGTGAAACTAGTTTCTTTCCACGGGATTTCTACTGTGTTATTATAGCTTTAAATGGCGGAACCTATCAAAAAGATTATTTAACTTTTCCATTAGAAAATGCGGATTTTATTTTAGGGGATCTAGAAAATGAAGAAGAACGCATGTTTAAGAAAATTAAAAGTAACAAAACTTTGCCTAAGAAAATAACAGAAAGTATGTTCCGTAGTATAATACCTATGCTATATGCAAAGAGTAAGTATAAAATAAATTTGATTAACAGTAGGAAAGAATATTTAAAATTGGTTGGAAACGATGAATAAGATAAAAGATGTAACAGAGAATAACTATAAACCAACAGTTCAGTTGCTTAAGAAGTATAGCGAGGAGTATTACAATGGAACTCCTCTAGTAACTGACCAAGAGTACGATGAACTTTATCATAAAGTATTAGCCTATGAGAAAGCTAATAAGATTAATAACAAAGACTCTATAACTAATAAGATAGGTTCTAGTAGTAAAGCTAAGAAGAGGGACCATCTCTCTAAGATGTATAGTATGGAAGACATCTTCACTATAGAAGAGCTAGAAGACTGGTATGAAAGCAAAACTAATGGTGATACTGTAGCTATGACTGTTATGCCTAAGTATGATGGTTGCAGTCTTAACCTTATCTATAAGAATGGTAAGCTAGTAGAAGGCATCTCTAGAGGAGATGGAACAAGAGGAGAGCCTATACCTACTGAAGTTCTTAAAGTTATCCAAGGTATACCTGCTACCATAGACCTTAAGACTACTGACAACTCTCCTTTAGAGATAAGAGGAGAGGTTATCATTCCTTTAGAAGTCTTTGATAAGCTAAATGAATCTAGGATAGAACAAGGACTACCTACATTTAGTAATCCTAGGAACTTAGCTTCTAGCTCTATAAGAGTTACTAACATATCTGTAGCAGATAGAGGTTTAACATTTATTCCATGGGGTATAGGTTCTGGATGGAATAAACTACCTGAGAACCAAACCTATATAGATACCTTAAGAATCCTTAATATGGCTGGATTCTCTAGAGAGACTAATGTCTTTCTAGTAAAAGATATGCAATCTCTTATAGATAAAGTTAAATATCTAGATGGCATACGAGATACACTACCTTACATGGTAGATGGAGCAGTTATAAGAATCAATGGGTTAAGGTTAGCAGAAATCATGGGTTATACTAATAAATGTCCTAGATATAATGTAGCTTATAAGTTTCAAGCTCAAGAAGCTAGTACAACATTACTAGATGTAAAATGGCAGGTAGGAAGAACTGGTATCGTAACTCCAGTAGGTCTTATAGATACTGTTAAGATAGGCGGTGTTAATGTATGGAGAGTTACCTTACATAACACTAACTATATCAAGAACCTCGATCTTAAGATAGGAGATGCCATCTCTATTATACGTTCAGGAGATGTTATACCTAAAATCTCTATGGTCTTTACAGATAGACGTACAGGTGTTGAAAGAGATATTTCAGTTCCTAGAGTATGTCCTGAATGTAAAACTAAGTTAGAAACATCTGGAGCCTATAAAGTATGTCCTAACTTAAATTGTTCTGGTAGAGTAACTGGTTCTATTATTCACTATGGTTCTAAGAAAGCTATGAACATAGATGGTCTTGGAGAAACTGTAGCAGAGACTCTGTATGAAACAGGACTAGTTAGAGAACTTAAAGACCTTTACTCTCTAAGCTATAATGATTTAGTATCCATAGCTAAGTTAGGAGATAAGACTACTAAGAACCTTTTAGAAGCTATACAAGATTCTAAAGGTATGGAACTTAGAAGGTTTATATTTGGATTAGGTATTGAAGGTATAGGAGAAGTAGCTAGTAATAAACTAGCTAATCTAGGAGCTAGTTGGTACAACCTAACAGTAGAAGAACTCTCATCATCTACTAGCTTAAATCCTATTATCGTATCTAGAATAGCAGAGTTAAAAGACAAGATACATGAACTTCAAGCTATAGTTGCTCCTATCATTCCTGAAGTGTTGAAAACAATACCTTGGAAGATAGCAGTGACTGGAACTATCTCAACTTCTAGATCTGAGTTTGAGAAAATGCTACGTAACTATGGCATAGAGGTTCAGAACTCACTTACTAAGGATACAACTTATTTAGTAGCTGGAGATGGTCCTGTAGGAACTAAACATCAATCAGCTGTTAAGTTTTCAGTAGCTGTAGTAGATGAACCTAAGTTCCTAGAACTGCTTAACCAAGAGATAAATAAATAACACAAATATAACACAATATAGGAGTATCGTAACTATGTTACAGGTGAAGAATAAGGTTCTGTATCAGAACGTATTAGCGCATATACGAGCAGAAGGTCTTGAAGTCCCTAGGCTAGGTAATGTCCCAGTTATGGAGCTGATAAATAATGGTAAGATAAAAGATGTAGCTGACATCTACTATCTATTACCATCTGACTTCCAAAAGATAGGTTATAGCCCAGAACAAAGTGTTGATATGGTTAATTCCATCCAGGCTAATGTAGGTTGTAGTATATGCAGGTTCCTGATGGGACTTAATATTACTGGTATGACGTTAGAAATAGCTAGAGACATAGAGTCTACTCTAGGAGCTAACTGGCTAACACTCTTACAGAAAGATGAAGGGTTCAAAACCAACCTTCCTCAAGAAGTTAGAGACAGCATTAACGAAGTTCTAAGTAACATAGAAGATAACGGAGTAGAAGACCTTATTCATATTATGCGACCTACACATGAATGTAATAGAAATGCGTTAGTTCCATTAGCATTTCTCTATAAGATGGGTACAGAAGCTTCTAGGAAGATAAGAAAGCTCTTACCTTCATACGGCATGAGAGAAGCTAAGTTCTTATCGGAGAAAACTAAATATATGCTTATAGGCAATGAAAGAGAATACTACTCTTCTAAAGCTAGAACTGCTCATAGTCTTGGTATAGCTGTATTACTATATACAGATTTTATAGAACTGCAAGACAGAACTAATCCTAATAAAAGATAAAAAAAAAATAAAGATAAGCTACTAGGTAGACGCATATGCGTCTACCTAGTAGTATCTCATTAAGCGACGTATCTACCGCTTGATACTAGACCTTCAATCTGAAGGTCACCTCTATCCATGTCCCAGCTTTCGACTTGACCAGCTTTATTAAGCTGGCCCAATGATGCTACGTGGGTGCTATAAATCTGAGCCCATGTACTTGAAAGTAGGGATACCGGATAAATACTATTGTATCTATCTATAACAAAATATTTAAAAGCACCATTATAGGTACCTTTAAATATAAACGATGTAAACTTAGAACCTGTATCTTCGTCTACAACGAGGATGGTATCTTGCTCGCTGATAGCAAGCTCAGCTTTGTTTACGAATGGGATTTTGTAATTGTTTTGCATAATATTCTCCTTGTTTAAATTTTGATTATTATAGGTTAGCCATGCCTGGCAACATTTGTTCTTATCATATGTAAATTAATATTTTGTATTAACTTAAATATGATAATATATTAAATGCATAGAGTATAACACTCTATGCATCGAGATTCTTAGAATCTCTTTAGGACTTCTTGAACAGCTTTTACTTGCTGCTCATTTAGTCCAGTGAGATGATTAAGGTTTTTACTTTTTGCATTGGTTGCAATTTTAACCATCTCTTTAATCTTGGTATTGTCACTACCAAGACTTTTAATATGAATAACGTTATTCATATTGTATCCTTTCTTTTTTTATTAAGAATAGGACAATAGAGATAGGCTAGTCATATCTCGGAAGATAATTCCTTGTCCTATTCTATATAAAGTATATATAATTGAAAAAATGTCATTTTTGTAAAATGACTTAAAACCCAGACTCCAGTAACCCTAGGGTTACTGGAGTCTATATTATTTTATTTTACTTCTTTAGCAAACACACAAGCTTGAACATCTTTAAGATAACCGCTAAAGGTTTTTACATACGGTTTGAATGTTTCTACCTGAAATTGTAGAATAGCTGCTAAGTTCTGAGCTACCTGATTACAAATATATCCTATTTCATTATGGTTAAGGTCCATAAAGATGTAATCATCACGTTCATTGCGCTCTGTAGTATCTAAGAAGGTAATAGGAACGCTCCTATGCTCTACGCCTATTAGATTGTCTACAAAGTGCTCTTGTCTAACTTCTAAGACTGTACTTCCTTCTTCTACAGGACTGAACGTAATAATAACCTTAGAAGCTTCTCCAGATCCTTTTATATCTGTACTTTTATTAAGGAGAACAATCTTGCCTTTAGGTCTCTCTGTAAAGAAATCTATTATATCACCATTTGCAATAAGTATTAATCCATCATGGTTATAACAATTTACAAAGGATTGGTTATAGAGATCAGTTGCCGAACAAAGACCAATCTCTCTTCTGTATGTTGCGGCTAAAGTTCTAGACCTTATGTCCGTGGATGATCCTATATCTAGCATAGCTTATTCTCCTTATTAGGTTAGTTAGGTCTCAGTTGAACTAGATTATAGTTTGGTACTATATAAAGATTACCTTCACTATCTAGAACTATCCTATGGTAATCGTAGATACCTATCCTTTCTTCAAGGCTTTCGTCTTCTTCCTCGTTAATCTTATAGCTACCTACTTGTACATAGTAATCATATTCATCTTCTTCCTTTTCAACACCAGCATTTAGTGTAATAGTAGAATCAAACCTCTTAACTGTTACTGCTATAGAATATTCTTCTTCTTTAGTAAATAATAAAGATACCTTAGTTTCTTTAGGCATAATAACACATGAAATGCTTCTACCTTTCTTTAGAGATCTTAATAGTTGTTTACACTCAGGATCTATATTTGCTATCCTAGTTCCATTAAGATTAACAGGCTCTACTTCAGTTACTGGTTTTGCTTCCACTGTAACAGTATTATTAAACTGTGTAATACCTTCGATATTACACCAAGTACCTAGCTCCTCTAAAAGATGATTAGATACTTTAATAGGCATATACGTATCTTCAAATTTAATACTAGTTACATTATCATTCTTATCTATTATTCTTCCTGGTCTACCATATAGTCCATTATCGGACACATACTTCTGTAAAAACATTTTATCGTTAAACGTAAACATGATTCTCCTTAATTTTAAAATAAAAAAAAAATAGGAGAGATACTCTCCTATATAACTAACTAAGCTACCCTAGTTAGTTTACCTATAAAGTCACGCTGAATGGCTTCAGGTATGACAGGTAAAGCTTTCTCGACAAAATCCTGTAAATGGAAGTCATTATCTAAATTGATATAACGTCCATAAAGAGGAACTAAAATGATATCTCCAGTAGGGACTATAGGAAATGTCTCTACTTGGAACTTATCATTTCCAGTATGTCGTTTACGAACTACATTGATAGTAGGTTCGATGTTACCAGCTGCTTGTTCGATAGATGCCTCTATAGTAAAGACATCGTTTCTTTTATCATATCTTGTCATACCGAGTAATATACGGTCTACAAACATGACATCTGCATCTGATTTGATAAATTCATTCTTAACAGATTTAAGAAACTGCCTCCACTGTTGTACGTTCACAACAAGAAACACCTCTTTATCATAAACAACTTTATCCTGAACAAACCTTAAGTCTACTTCACGATTCCTCATAGTTTCTGCCTCCTTATTTGGTATTTGTAATATAGTTTTCCATCATTAACTTAGCTGTCTTAGCACATTCGGTTATATCCTCAAGCCTAAACAATATTCCTATAAACATAATAACAATGTTAGCTAGGTATAATAGTGAGGCTAGAAGGACTAGAAATAACCCTGCTATAAACATGTAAATCAAAACTTCCATAGCTATCATTTCTTACCTTTCTTAGCTTTAGCTCTAGGTTTAGGAGGATTACATTTTAAACATCTAATGTAAGAGTTACCTCCTTCAAATTTACTAGGTCTTTCTTGTTGCCAGTTACCACACTTAGGACACTTGTCCTTAGCTACTGGATGACTTGAAACAAAACTACACTTCTCTTTATAGTTCTTACAAGCATAATAGTCTCCAAACTTTCCTTTACGTTTTAATACCTCGCTACCACAGATAGGACATGAAAAATCTGCTACCTCATTAGGTTGTTCATTAGGCTTGATATATTTACATTTAGGATAGTTAGAGCATCCTATCATTTCTCCAAAACTACCAATCCTCTTAACCAAATGGTTACCACATTTAGGACATAGCTCTTCTAATGGAATGGATACCTTTTGAGAAGGTATTGCCTCATATCCATCTTTTATCTTTTGTAGCAACGGCTCTGAATATTCTCCAAGCACCTTATGAAGATTAGCTTCTCCTAGAGCTATCTGGTCTAGATTTTCTTCCATCTTAGAAGTAAAGTTAACATCTGTTATTTCTGGAAAGTATTTATCCAAGAACTCTATGATTTTATTACCTCTATCTGTTATAACTAACGAGTTAGACTCAACGCGAACATATACACGTTTAACCAACAATGATACCGTAGCTGCATATGTAGATGGTCTACCTATACCAGCATCTTCCATAGCCTTAACTATAGAAGCCTGTGTATATCTAGCAGGTGGTTCAGTAGCTTTCTGTTCAGCTGTAATGGACGTTAAACTAACTATTTGATTAACATCTAATGGTGGAAGCTCAACATCGCCTTTAGCATCCGGATTAAGTTTATTCCATCCATCGAATAGAACAGTTCTTCCTTTAGCTACCATATCTATAGAGTTATCTTCTGTTGTAAAGTAAGCTGATACTGTAGAAGCCTCCCCATCTGCCATCTGACACATCATAGTTCTATTATATACTAATGTATACAATTTAAGATGGTCACCTTCTAAGAACCTCTCTGCTATCTTAGGAGTAAAGGTTACATCCGTTACCCTTATAGCTTCATGAGCTTCTTGTGCTCCTTTAGATTTAGTAGCATAAACCCTAGGCTGTTCGGAAACATACCTATGGCCAAACTGTTTGTCTATCTCAGCCCTTATAGCAGCTACAGCTTCTGCAGCTAGATTAAGACTATCAGTTCTCATATAGGTTATAACACCTTTTTGCCCATTAGGCGTATCTACACCTTCATAAAGCTTTTGGGCTGCACTCATAGTTCTATCAGGGGCAAACCCTAATACGCTACTTGCTGTCTGCTGTAACGTGGAGGTTGTAAATGGCGGTTTAGGAGAAGTTTTCTTCTTCTTTTGGTCTATAGACCTAACACTCCATTTAGAAGCTTTAGCTTTATTCAGAATCTTATCCGCTTCTTCCTTAGTGGTGATGTCATACTTCTTAACAATCTTGCTATTAAGAGCATATAGGCTAGCCGGTATATCTGTATTAAACTTACCGGTTATATCAAAATACTCTATAGGAATAAATGCTTCTATCTCTTTCTCTCGATCATAAACAAGTTTCAGAGTAGCAGATTGAACTCTACCAGCTGATAACTTACCTTCTATCTTCTTAGATAGTAATGGAGAGAGTTTATAGCCTACTATTCTATCCAACATACGTCTAGCCTCTTGAGCTTCTACAGCATGCATGTTAAGTTTCCTAGGATGTTCTATAGCTTTTAGTATAGCAGACTTAGTTATCTCGTGGAATACTATTCTATCATAATCTAAAGGATTACCCCCTAAGATACTAGCTATATGATAGCCTATAGCTTCTCCTTCTCTATCTTCATCTGACGCTAAATATACTTTCTTATTCTTAGCTAAGTATTTGATTTCTTTAACAATGGATCCATGCCCTGCTGTTATTTCATACTGTGGAATATATTTACCATTTTCTATATGAATGCCAAATGTGTGTACAGGTAGATCTCGGATATGTCCCTTACTAGCTATAACATCGACGCCATCTAAGAACTTAGATATGGTCTTAGCTTTAGCAGGAGACTCCACAATTATTAATGTATCTTTCATCACATCTTCCTCGACTCTTATTATTCAGACTAATCTAAAAATAAGAAAAAATATATAGCGTAGAGGGATTACCCCTCTACGCTTAGGTTGGCTTGTAAATTATCGAGCTTGCACTTCATGCGCTTAAGTTTGTCGCGTAGCCTTCTGATTTCTTTTACTTTACGCTGTAATCGAATCTTAAGACTAGTGACTTCCTCGCTCTCTTCATAACTTTTATTCATCATCGTCGAACTCCTCTAGCATCTCATAGACGTCGTTGTCGTCATCGTCGTCATCGTCAAAATCAGAATAGACATTACTCATCATGGCATAGACATCCTGATTTTCTTCATCGTCAGTATACCCACTATCGAATAAATCATTAGGCATGTCTTCAGCAGGATATGTTGGGTCGTCGATAACTATAACACCATCTACTTGTTTAGCGCCGCTTTCCATGCTATCTCTAGCAGCAAATTCTACTGCACTTTCTTTGTAGATGTTTCCTTCTGATTCTGAGGGTTTTGAAGTTTCTCCAAGAACTCCTTGTTCTTCTCCTCTTCCTTCTTCCTTTGGTTCTTCAGCTTGTGTAGACGCCATTTCTCCAGTAACAACTGGACTATGTTCCTCTTGATTATCATTCTTAACCTCCGTTGTAGATGCTAGATAGTCTTCTACCATTTTAGCTTCTTCTCTTGGTACTTCTATTGTCTCCTCAATGAGTACACCATCTCGTTCAATTGTTCTTGTAACTTTGATCATTTCATTTGTATTTACTGTTTCCATCTTCATTTCCTTTTTAAATAGTTATAAGTAGTAAGAGATACTACACCTTATCCTAATAAACTTATAAGAGCTATTACTAAAGCTAAAAATGCTAAGTAGAATACTGCTGAAGAAAGCATTCTAGATTTCTCAGAATCTTTATTCTCTTGCTGTAACCTTAAAAGTTTATTCGTATGATTCTTACTTCCTATATAATCTGCAGCTATATAGGTTATAAGTTCACCAGACTTTTTAATTACCTTAAACCGTTCTATGGTTTCGTTACTAAGACCTTCACCATTAATCATAGGCTGTTTATAGGTCTCTAGAACAATATCACATCCATCTGCTACAAAGCCTAGTATCTCTTTAATCTGGTCTTCGTTCTTACCAGCTAAGACTTTAGCTAAAAATGTCTGTGAATATTTACCATCAGTAAGAGCATGAGTCTCTTCTTCGGCAACGACATCTTTGACGATCTCCATTTTACACTCCCTTCATTTGGAATTAAAATTTGTATATATTTATAGTATATATACTATATAAATAACATATAGTTATCTAAAACTCATATTTCAGCATAGCATGCTTCGTATAGCTCTTTAGCTGGTATTCTAATAATATACCATATGCTACCTAATGTAGGTGTTTTATTAACAAATACAGCTGCATCAGATGTAGTTAAACTAGATTCGTCTTTTATATCTTCGTAGGTAACGGTCAACTCCCCTAAAGCTTTTAGAACATGGCGTAAGGATATGAACAAATCAGCAGATATATCAGATACGTATTTGAAGGTATCTATATTCTGGATAACATTATCAAATGATGTGTCTGGCATATTTATATCTATTCCATTTGTTAGATGCATATGCACGTGTATAAAACGTTTAAGAGCAGTAACAATAGGCCACATCTTCTCGGACCAATTAAATGTTGGTTTAGCGAAGAACATAGCAATATGCGATGCCGGTAGACTATTAAGAAGCATAAGCTCTTTAATAGGGTCCAAGTCTATTGCTGTACATACACGCCCGTGCATGTCTGTAATGCGTCCATATTTACCTTCCACAGCAATAACTAGCTGTTTAGTGTATTCGTCATAGCCTAGAAAATCTCTACATAGTTCCAATAATTTTTGCCATTTAGTCATTTTATCTCCTTATTAAGTTTGATAGCTTCTTTATCAGCTGCTTTAATTACAAATGGATTACCATAAGTAACATCGTTCCTACTATCTAGATACATTCGTAAAGTAGAATGTCCTCCAGATATTTTAGAATCCACACTTCGTAAATGCGCAGCACCAACTACTATAGCAACTTTATCAACATCTAACTCATCTAGTTCATCTAGAAGAACTGATGTCATATACATTTCTCTAGCTTGATGTTCTTGTGCCTTACCTGCTAACTTTAACTTCTCCCTATCATCGTTAGGAACATCTATACTAGCTAATGTAGCTTTGTTCTCTATGCAGTAATCTGAAATATCAGAAGGATAACCTATAGTTGGCCGTCCTATTCCTGTGTTCTCATACTCATAGACTAACTGATTAATCTTCTTAAGATCATCTGGTTCTATATAGACACATTTTCTACCTTCTAACATAGAAGTATCATAAACTATGCATAGCTCGTGATAGATAACATCAGGATTGAACTTCTCTAGTTCACTCCCAATATCCTTTACGATTCTTTCATCATTATGCTGTTCCGCTAATACTAATATTTCCATGGCTTAAACTTCTTTCATCTTAGATGTTATAGAAGTTATACCAGATTTAACACCTCTCCATAATTTAATATTAGCTTCTTCTATCTTATCAGCTAGACCATGTCTGCCAAATACATGCAAGCCTATAGCCAGAATAGCCATAGCTAATGAAATACCTACTGCAAAAATCACAACTCCTGCTAATAGCGATACTAGTTGTATAGCCAATTTAAATAGATTCATCCTCTGACTCCTTATCTATTTCTTCAACATCCACTTCGATGTCTTGCTCTAGATGCTCTTGTCTTCGTTCTATAAAGAACTCTTCATATACGCATCGACTTCTTCTTATGTAATGGTAGTTATGAGCGTAGTACCGTCTGAACTTTCTAGCCCATCTTAAGGCATCTTGATATATTTCCTCGTTATAGGCTAGAATATCATTAGCCTTGATGAAATACAAATTAGCCCTCCGCCTACGTAATACCGCACCTATAATAGGAGAGGTACCACCATACTTAGGATGATATATTCTACGTAATTGTAGATGGCGTAAACATATAAGTATTTTAATACCTCTATGCTTAGTGGTGTAAGCAATACAACCTGCATATAGTTTAGACTCATAATTCATAAAGTCTAGCATAAACTCTCGCTTAACACCTACTCTATTCCAATCGAAATCATCGGGTCTAACTAAGCTGTCTGGTTTTAGATTTGTAATGGATACAATATTAACGTTACGTTCGAAGAGCTCAGTAAGTAACTCTTCCGTCACCGTGGTATCGTTTGTAGCTTTAATAGCATCTACATATTCTTCTTTATTTAGAAGTTTATGATATCTACCAATTTGAACGTAAGGCAGTGTCTTACCATCTTTCCAATACTTTTCGTGGTTAATTACAAGGTCCTGATGTAATACTACGTCTATAGTATACTTATCGACATACTTTAATATATCTTGGGTATTTGTATCTTCTGTTATAGGATAGTAGTATATAGTTAACCGTCTAGACGATTGGTCTTTTCCCATAAAGCATTCCTTTCTAAAATTCGTTTAAATCTATCTCTAGTTCTTCTAACCCATTGATGGCGTAATGAGTAATGATCCCAATACTTCTTACCTAATGCATCTGATTCGTGAAATAGTCTTTCTTCGTTATCCAGTATAACATTAGGGTTCATGAACTTCGCGTGTATATAACGTTTAAGAGATAATAGTTCGCCTAAATATGAACAACCATAGTGCTTCAAGCTAGATATGAATCTTATCTGGTTGGTTCTAAAAGCTATAACTGTCTCTAGATGAAACAGTTTTCGTCTTACAGATCCTAACCCAACCTTTAATTCATATTCGTAGTTCTGATATGCTATTTCATACAGATCTCTAGGATATTTCTGTGTCATATCGAAGTCTTCCTCTTTAGGCATGTCCTCTACTTTAGTAGTAGCTATAATTCCTACAGATATCCCTAACTCTAGAAGATCGTCTAATAACCTTAGATGTTCTTCACCATGTACTTCCTTAATGTGTTTAGCGATAACTATATATTTTTCAGTCTTCCATTCTTTGTCAGTCGGAGTTACAATGTAAGACTTTTCTTTACCTTTCTTAGGAAAAGTAAACTCTTGTGTAATTATAGCTCTAGTTCTAGTATTAAGAACACCGTTAAAGATTTGATCCAATGGCCGTTCGTTATGAATGGCCAACACACTTAACTTATCTAGATTTCTTCCCATAACTTTACCTTTCACCTGGACTCCATACATGTTCCCTAGGCATCCTAATGGACCCCTTCTTAAAAGGATAGTCTTGACTATCATCCTGCTCTAACTCGTAGTTGTCTTTCCTTATCTTCTTATCAAGATTCTTAATCAGTTTAGGATTAAGTATAGTAGGAACACCTACTCTATTCCGATACCTTTTAATCTTCCCTTCAAATAGTTTAGGTATTTGAAGTGCACCCGGATACCTATAGGATTTAAAGCTCCTAAGATGTAAGACATCTATAGTCATAATTATAGGACCAGTTATAGCCTTCCTAAGAAGACTTCCTATAACATGGTAGAGATCAGCTTCATAGTTTTGAAAGATGCTAGCATTCTGGGTAAATGTCTTAGTATCATCCCATCTATAAGGCTCATCTTTACCCAAATAAGAGAAGATATGAACATGATATTTAAGAGCTATATTCAGTAAGTCTAAATAAGGCTGGTTATAGACATCAGCTTTAAGAGCTTGAACAACCTCTGTGTCGTACTTAATATCATATGGCTCTATAACACCAAATTCTAGTTTATCCTTAATATATCTTTCACCCTGACTAAGCTGTGCATTGGGGCGTTTAAGCTCTGTAAGAAAAAGGTATCTGGGTTTTAAGTTCTTAATGGCTTTAATTAAGTAGTTCTTAGATTCCTGTGTTTGGTCCATAGGGACAACGTAAAATGCAGACGTATCTATCATATGGTTCCTCCTTAACATGTGTTAAATAGAATCCTAGACATGCTATTATGCATGTCTAGGTTCAAGTTATTTAAGTAAAAGTTCTGGTTCATGGCGAACATAAATATAATTCGCAACTTTATCCCTTATAGCCTCATCGCGTTTACGGTTAAGCTCTCTTTGGTTCTCTTGGTTATTACAGAATAGATAGTAGAATCTTGTTTCTCTATCTTTTAATTTTCTTAAACGACCAAGTGCTTGTATATTAGCTTGCGATGAACCAATGGAAATAGTCATTATTGTAGTTATCAAATTTGGGAAATTTAAAGCTACTCCAGATGAAATTACAGTACTGACTATAATATCACCATCTATTATGTTCTCATACTCATCCTCTTGGACATACGTCCTAACATCGAGCTTCTTGTATTTCTTATTAAGTACAGATTTCATATGTTTACACAAATCGACAGTAGACATGAAAATAAGTAACTTCTCACCTTTCTTACGTCTGCTTATATAGCCTTCTTCTACATACTTCATAATCATATCTATATACTGTTTTAAGAAATAGGTGTTAGCCATAAGATATTGTTCGAACATGACATGGCTATATCCTTGTGTTCTCTTACAAGGTATTTTAAAAGCATCCTGTATTCTGTAACTTATAGCAAAGCAATTAATGTAAGGAACAAACTCTAAAAACTTAGAAATCCTCACGCCAGGCGGAAGTAATGCATCATACAGATACTGTTTAGCTTTATCATTGCTTTCTAATGTTGCAGTTGTAGCTATAATCTTATCAGCTTTTAGATACATAGATGCTCTAAAGAATGCGTAAAACTCCTGATGTGTTTCGTCCGAGAATAAAACACCAATGCCTAAAGCTTGGAATAACTTATCTGGTGGTATGGGATAAGGCGAACTCTCATAGCGCTCTGTCTGGTCATCGGCATATATACCAACATAGTTATACATTGTACGCATAGGAAAAATAAAAATATCATAATCTTCTTTAGCCTTCTCTGTATTCTCCATAAGAGCTATAAGACCTTCTGAACCTTGAGCAACATATATTCTATCATGTGATTTTGGAACATAGTTGTCAAAGTCTTCTATCCACTTTTCAACATACTTAGGAAGTATGATAACGCCTACCTTTTTGCCTATTCTTGCTATCGCACATGCAGCACACAAGCCTTTACCAACACCTGTAACAGCATCCATTAGCCTTACATCAAAGCGATTTTCACACATGGCATTAACGTATTGTTCTTGGTAATCTCTAAGTTCATATTTCTTGTAATTGAACTCATACTTAGCAGGTAAGCCAGTTTCTATCTTACTGTAATCTACTATCTCTATATTATCTAACTTAACAGCATAATGATACCCTAGTGTAGATAACATTTGTTTAAGTAGTGATATAGGATACCTTACAGTTCCTTTAGCTTCATGCACTATACAGTACATCTTATCAGGTACTCTAGTCATACGTTTAAATCTTCTATTAAATTCAAACTTATAACTTACTAGCGATTTTGAAAAGGAAGTTACTATATCCCATAACTTCCTGTCATAAACATGAACCACAAAGTGGTTCAAATAGACTTCTAACTTAAGCCTCTTCATGGTTCTCCTTATTTCTTATCTATATACTTTACCTGGTGCTGGTAATGGATGTTCTTTATATTCCTGTACTGTCTCTGTGGGCATGAGGAATACGTCCATTAGATGGTTAACGTTATTAGTTAGATCAAACTGTTTAGGATCTAACATGCTATCCAAATGCTCTTGATACGCATATATACCACCACAAGACCTATGGAATAGAATAGTCTTGATGTTCTTGGTAACTGCTGTAGAAGCACCGTGTGCTACTCCATACTCCCCTGCTTCGAAGTTTTCTACAGAGAATGCAGCTACTATCACCTCTAAATGCGCTATATTAACATCTAGTTTAGTAGACACTTCTGTAAATAACCTATACAAGAATCCATCTTGAGTTGCTATGGAGAATATATCACCATCCTCTGAATCAACTTCTGCTTTCTTTCTGCCTACTGTATGTCCAGATATATATGTAGAGCCGAATAGTCTTGAAACATTAGCAACAAATGTCGCATAGTTAAACTCTACATCTGGAATGACAATGATAGGTAAAGCAAAATCCCAATCTTCTAATGGAATGTGGATATAGTTATCAGCATCCATCGAGAATTGAACTTTCTGAACATGTAGTAGGAACTCTGTAGTGAATGAACCAAATCTTTTAGACTTTTTAATCTCTACAGGAATTTCTAATACCTCTCCAGTTATTTTATTAGTTTTCACTAAGAACATATCATGTAGCTCAGAGACTGCGAATGGAGAGAATTTCTTAATATCTGTATTAGGAGCTATGTCTGCTAGACCTCTGAATGCATCAGCTGCTACTTTAATCTCTATGTCAAAATCCTTCTTATTATCGAAAGCATTCATAGTAGATTCTTCATCATTCTTAGGACTGTATTTCTTCTTAAGACATACTAAAGTTGTAGAGTTAGCTTTTATTTCAAAGTCATATCTAGCTGGTGGATTGATATGGATAGGAGAGCCATCTGCTGAAGCTGTGTTATGCTTAGTCGATAACATACCTTGTGTTACCTTCTGAGACAGTGCTGTGCAAGCAAAGTGACCTAAGTGTGTTTGGGGAGGAAGGCTATAAGACATAAGACCTAAGCACTTAGAACATATGCAACGTTTATCCATGCACTTACATCCATATGCTACTCTTAACTTGATAGTCTTACCTACAAGATGAGTATGTTTCTTAGTTATATACTCCTCTTGTCCAGTTTCCTCGTTGAAGAACCATTTACCAACTAAGGATGGCAAATGAGCTTTAGCTGGTTCTTCCCCTGCACCTGATTCTGGAGCTACATACCAGTCAACATATTTAGGTTGTCCACAATCTCCAACTATAACTCTCTGTATGTTAGCAGCAGCTAACTGAAGTTTTCTAGCAAGATACTCTGAATCTGAGATATTAGAAGAAGTTGTCTTAAGAGCTTTAGCACCTGTCTGTGACTCCATAAGTAACTCGTCTATACCATACATACCAGTAGTGAATGAAGATGCTATCGGATGTTTATATACTTCCCCAGATAGAGTTGTGATTTTACCTCTGGAAGCTAGTATCTGTTGCAGAGAGCCTATCTTCATAGTTTTAGAGATATAACCATTAACCAATTTATTATCCGGATAAGATCCATCCTTCATAATGTTATCTAAAGTCTTATAAGTATTATGAACAGCTTCAGATGTAGCATGTCCATCATTAACATCTACTTCCTTAACTTTCCTCATATCCTTAATAAGTCTTTCATCTGTAGCTATCTCTAAAAACTCCATGATATCCAAATTGGTTATATAAGATAGATTAGAGAAAACAACATCGTTATAGATAATATTGAAAGTCTCTTGTATTTCCTTCCAAACATCTGGCATGTTAGAAAGTCCTTGATGTGGTTCAAATACATTATGCACAAGATAGTCTATAATAACCTCATATGCTTTATTAAACGTATTAGATACGTACGAACCATTAACATAATAGTTTGTTATATCGAAACTAGATAGAATAGGTACATCCACATATAGCTTCAATACTTCCCAAATATAACGGTTGACTATAACTTCTTTATAAGTCAATGGTTTCTCAACACCATCGTCAAACACTACAATAACGTTAGTCCTAAACTCGTCTCTAATACGTTTAGCAGGAACTGCTAGTATTCTAGAAGCTTTGACTTTCTCCATGTATACTCCTTATAATGTGATGATTTTATTAGCATAGATAAAAATATCGCAATAATCTTATCTATATAAATAATATCTATTTGTTTTATTCTCATTTCCTAAAGCTATATAATATTCCAAAAATAAAAAGAGATAACGCGAACACCTACTGGTCATGTGACCAGTAGGTGTTCTACAATTGTTAGGAGTATACAGTTAGGATGCTATCTTACTTTTTAAATTTGTTTTGGAGAAAAACCGTATTTAGCGCTTACGATTTAAGACACACATAGCTCATCACTTCTAGGTGGTCTATATGATAGCACCCTATGCTATATACATAGGAAAAGAATTAGACTAAGCAGCGTAACTAAACATTTGAGGAGTCCACTTAGCCTAATTCAGAAAGGTAGTTTTATGTTGCAGAGTATAATTCTGCAATCAATATTTAATTAGTCATAATTTTAATCATGACCCTTGACATACACCATATCCATACCTATTGATTTAAAGATAGATCTTATCAACTTGATAGCACTATCACTGCCATATGGTACTTTAGCCCTATCCACTATATGCTCAACATTAGTAGGCTGGTCAGCATTTAGGATATTGTTATATATCTCTTTAAAGGTAGGAACACTATTGGCTCTATCCTTAATTTCCGCCATAGCCTCTACACCACAATAATAAGTATAGAGTCTTCCTTCAGTTTCAGATACATTCTTAACAGGACTGTTTCTATATGGGAACTGGTCTCTATTTTTACTAGTAACTGAAGTTGGGAATGCGAATATATTAAGGTTAGGAGAACTAGTGAACAACATGTTATCAGCAGTCTTAGATACAAGTATAGTGTATAAAGGTCCCACCAACATAGGTTCTTTACTAACTTGATAATCTATAGTCTTACCATCCTCGCTAACAACTGGGAATGTTATATTAGTTCTATATGGACGATATTCTGAATTATCTATATCTAATACGCACTGATAAGCTTTCTTAACGTTACTTACTTTAGATAAGACTTTTACATCATAAGCTAAACACTCCGTGATGATAGTACGTTTCTCTTCTTTATTGGCATTAGCATAAGCATCGAATTGAAGCGTATCGAACTTACCTAAGAATCCCATTAGATAGGTAAATAGATCCTCTATAGTCTTATCATCTAGTCCATTAGCGATGGCTATAATTTCGTCCACCTTAGTAGGATCTTCTTCCCATTCTATAGGAATACCTACTTTAAGTAACATCTTCTTCCTGCAAGTCTTAGAAGCTGTCTGTAAATACTGACCGTATAATCTCGCCATATTCATACGAGAAATGACGGAATTAGAGTCCATGATGATGTCTACTCTGCCTTGGTCGTTAAATGGCATAAGATGATCTGGTCTAACATCTACTATAACTCCTTTACCACCATTCAAGTCTGAAATCTTATGTCCTTTAGTTAGAGTTACTGTATAGCGAATAGTGAACTCTACTCTATAAGTATCCAAGTTTTCATTTCTGTTAGCTAATCCTACTTTATTAGGTAGGTTATTAGTAGCGGTATCTTTAGCAACTTTCAGATGTTTGGATATTTCCATTAGTCTTCTATTGCCTTTGATGTTAATGTTGATATTATAGTCTGAAGCTATCTTACCAGCATCTACTATAGTAGCATGCAGTTCAGGAGTTTTCCTTATTACAGCATTGCCGTACCCATAATCAGAATCTCCCAATTCCTTACATATAGAATGATAGGCTTTAAGTAGCTCCTCGTTGAATTTGATATAGCTATTTGCATACTTCTCAGGAAGTTTCTCCATGCCGTAGAACATTTGAGAAGGTTTCTTAGGGTTCTTATAGCAAACTATATCTATAATAACTCCGCTATCTTCAGTTCTACCATGTCCTATGTCGACCACAGCACCAGGACCTTTAACATAAGTACATTTATCAAATAGCGGATTGAATACTCTAAGGTCAGATGCACTTAGTAATGCTGGTGTAAAATCTCTTGGATCATCTTCAGCTCCTATACGAGAAGCTTTGAAGTCTTTGAAACTTCTCAATGCCATAATGATACTATCAGGACCTACCTTTTCTCCTATCTCTGGAAATGGTTTATAGTTATGTTCATCTCCATATAGGTTAAGAGGTAGATAATCCGAACCAAACTCTATAGCTTTCATTTCGAAGATATGATATCTCATCTTCTTAGCTAGAGATTCTGATATAATAACACCGTCCTCTGCTACGTCAGGATGTGTACACATTAACATATTAGCATTAACACCATATGCCCATGAACCATTTTCCCTAACTGTAGGAGGGAGTGCTAGTCTTGTTCCTTTAGAGAGGAACGAGCCTTTATTAAGTTTCTTAAGAAACTTTTCATCTTGAACATACTGGAAACCAGAGTTCTGGTGTAATCCAGCATGATATAATGGAACTTTAATAATGCCTAACGTTCTACGTCTGATATTATTCTCGTCCAGTTCATCTCTTAATGTAAAATAACATCTTTCAGTTACCGCACCTACTAAGTTACCAGACATGTTATCATATCTGTTAACAACTCTCATAATGGTCATATCTTCTTCAGCTCTAGGACCAAATGTATATTCTGAAAACTGACTATCTATACCAGTCTCTAATATAGGCTCATCGCCTTCTATAAGAGTGACTGCTTGCGATAGATGTGCTGTAAACATATACGAACGAGCGGATGAGTTATGTTGCGTATATGGGTTGATGGTATGCGGACCTATCAACTCTTCTCGTATCTTGAGTTCATCTGGTACTGGTATAATTGTATCTATAGCAGATTTCTCAGGCGGAACTCTAAGATGCTCGTATTTACTTGCCATGTGTCTGTGCCTCCTAACATATTAATAAAGAACTTATTTAGCTCTCTAATTAAATAATATCTATTTATAAAAAAGTGGTAACTATATGATATTTAATAAAAAAAAATAAAGAAATAGTATCAGCAAGAGCCAGATGGCTCTTGCTGATATGTTTTAGAATGGAACTTCATCTAGTGCTTTTTCTAATGCTATTTGAAGCATTAGAATTTCAGACGCATTAACGCTTTCAAGCTTTTTCTTATATGTTCCATTCTCTAGCTGTGCTCGTGTGATACCATATGATTCTTCAAATGTTTTAACAAGCATCTCCCATGGGTTCTCGCTAGCTGGTGCATTGGCCCCGTTGTAACTCTCCATGCCATCGATGACCTTAGAGAGCATCTGTATTGCTAGAGCTCTTATTGTGAATTCTCTCATTTCTACCGGAACTTCGTTATAAAGTTCCCTAGCCTCGGTAATTCGTTCCATTGGAATTAATGGAACAGCAACATCTTGCGTAGGTGCTACGCCTCTCGCGAACGCTAAACTAAATCCTATAATTAAAAATACAAATAACTTTTTCATCTTATCTTCCTATTCCAATGTTTTCGCTAAGTCTGACTGTTAAATCAGTGCTTAGATTGATTAGCTCGCCTAAGCTCAACTTGGTTAAGTTATCAAGCTTTACGTTAGCGCCTTCTATATTTATGCCATAGCCTTTCTTTAAGAATCCTGCTACTGAATTGTAGGCATCAGACTCGGGATCGAGAAGAGTGTATCTGGCAAACGAATCTATCTGTAGAACGATTTGTGTTCTAAGAGATTCTTTTACATACTCCTCTTTCTCTTTCGGAGCCATACTCACTACGATGTCGCGTTCATTCTTGCCCATAGCTACGAACTCGGAGACTGGCATCCCAGTCCCACTTACATTTGCTGGAACTACATCGGCAAACACCAATGTTAATCCGGCTATTAATACTAATAACAACTTTTTCATATAGCCAACCTTAATCTGCTATATAGATTGCATTAATACGTGATGCTAACTCTGTTGTTAAATAACCTAGCTCACCTACTGAAAGTTTCATTAGCCAAGCTATGATTTCATCGTCTTCCGCTTGGCTAATATCAAATCCGTAGACATCTTTTATAAAACCATTAAGCGCGTTGTTTACAGTATCGCCTGTGCCTGGGGTTATAGCATCCATCCTCGCACCTATATTATAATAGGTCGTGATAAGAGTAAGCGCAGTATTGGCAACCTGTTCCTTAGCGTCATTTCCTTTAAGTGTTTTAACTCCTTTTATCCCTTCTTTATATTGTTGTAAAGATTGGAATGCGGCTTCATTGGCTGGAACTATACGACCTGCATTTACACTTGAAGATAAGGCAAGAACTGCCAACATTGTGATTACGAACTTTTTCATTTTACCCTCCTTATGGGTTATATTTAGAAATGTGGTTAGCCGAACATTACGGCAACTTTATCTGCGACCTTACTTAAATTCATATTTTAGTTATAAACTTAAGTAAACTTAATATTTAATGCCTAGAGGATTTACCTCTAGGGTGTCTTTACAGACTTACGTTAGGGAAATTCCCATACGTACTTTAGCTGCTAACGGATACAACTCATTAAGTGCATCTTTATAAAATGCATTGAGCTGCTCCTTGGTAGCACCATGGAGTTTCATATTGGAATGGTATTTCCTTAGAGCATCGGTGTACTGTAATACTTTGGATGTTCTAGGATTGCCGTTCCTACTATGAATAATATCTTCAATTTCCTTTACGGTGTGAAGATACTCCTGCTCGGCATGTTGATTTCGAAATGTCAACATGTTTCCAAAGGTATCCATAAATGGGTCGCCCATTCTGGTCTCCTTTATAGCGAACGAATAGGTCCATTACGGAGGTAATTAAATTACCTCTATACCTATTCTACATAAAGTATATATAATTGAAAAATTGTCATTTTTAAGAAATGACAAAATCCATCTTAATATCCATGATAGGCAAGTTCTATACCAGCGTCAATGTAGGATGAGTCTATGAATAAAAAAAAAATCTAATTGATGTCTCAGTACACCTAGACCATGTGGTCTAGGTGTACTGATGTTATTATCATATGATAATTTTCTTATCTTCTGGAAGACCTTTAGCTGCTCTAGCATCTTGTCTTATCTTTATAAGAAGTTCTTTAAGTTCTTCTATATCATCAAGGCTCATTGCGTCTGGGTTGAGTTTCATACCATTAGCAAACATCTGACATATGAACGGTTTGAGATTCGTTGTTAAATCTCTATTCATAGCCTCAGCTTCTTCATCAAGCTGTGTATTGCTCTGTGCTATTCTTTCTTTCTCTTTCTTAACAGCATCTAGGCTCTTCTTGCTTACAGTATCTGCAATTTCATTTAGTATATCAGCTGTACATCCTACTTGGAATAATGCAGTTAGTATAACATGCAAATTCCAATCAGCAGCACCGTATCTTAAATCTCCATATTGGAAAATGTATTGTAGATATGAAATGCCAAATTTCAAAGCCACTGGTTCAGCTTCTACGTAAATGAAGTTATCGAAATCACCTACAGTATCATCTGTAATTAAGTCAGCAACTGTTCTATATGCTATTTCAGTTGCTTCTTTTATTATCTTATCAACATCCGCATTTGTTATCTCGCCGTTAATGCCTACAAAGTGAGAATCGAATTTGTCGCACCATATCTCTGCAATCAGACTAGAGAATAGTTCATAGAGAGCACCTACAGTTCCTTTAAGCATATCTACTGTATACGGTTTAGTAATGTACTCTTCTTTAAGAGTTGAGAAACCATTATGTAGTATAGCATCCTTAAGTATGCTTAATGTAGACTCCCTAAAGATAGTCTTACTTGTTTTCTCTTTAGAAATAGCTAAAATCTCTTCTGGTGCTTTCTCTAGATAAAGCTTATTGGCAGTTAGGATAAAGTTACTTGGGTCGTAAGTATTAATTCTATATTGATACAACCATTTGATAACTTCTTTCTTGGTCATTTCTTTATTAGCTGTTAGAACAAGGAAATAGTTATCTATTACCTTCTGAAAAAAGCTTTCTAACGCTTTTCGTTCAATAACGATATAGTTAGTATCGTTATGCTGTTCAATAACTATATTAAAATTCTTTATAGCTCCTTGCAAAATTTCCCCTCTGATTGGAATAAACATGTTTTATATCCTTATTTGTGAAATTGAATTTAAAATACATAGGGAGGCTTATTATGGCATATACTCCATTGGCGGCTGAAATAAATACTTATAATAAGGATAGGTACTTGACGAATATGTGGACATCTATGTACCCATATCTTAAAGAATATTACACATTAGCAACAACTATTAAGACTGTCTCTGTTACAGACGCTAATAAGTTTATGGGGGATTTAGCAGGCATGATGAAACATGTCATGGGTATACATCCTGACTTTATCATACCTAATATCCTAGCTAATGGGTATAACTGCTCTACTGATTATGATGGAAGGCAGTTAGACTTCATTATTCTAAATGAAAACATTCTTCGAAGATTACTCACTATGTTACAACGTAGTAAACGTCTTAATAATAAGTAGGTAGTAGACTAATGTCTACTACCTACGACTTTTCTTATCTACCCCATCCAGTACCGTAGTTATAAGTTCCATATGCACCGACATATGTTCCTGAACCTAAACTATTACCCATACCGAATCCTTGTGGCATAGTATTCATGCCAGTATTCATTCCCATACCATAACCCATACCACCTATAACTCTTTGTTGCATCTGAGCATTATACATTCCTTGGGATTGTTGTCCCATATATTGCTCTTGAGCATATTGCTGGCTAGCTTCTACGGAGTTAAGCTGTGGTGTCAACCTACTAACCATACCAGGTCTCTTAGGCATTACAACTGCTCTAGGGTTAGGTCTTGCCATGAACCCACCTGTCATACTAGCTTGCATATAGGCTGCTTGTTCGTCTATAGCGTGTCTTTTCCTTAGAAGATAGTCTGCACCTGATTTAGGTTCATCAGGAACATAATCCAAAGGTTGAGTTGTAGCTGCTGCTACTGCTGTATGTAAGTTCTTAGCATTAAGGTTAGTTCCTTGTTTAGCATTAAGGACATTAGTACCTTTATTCATCTCTGCATCGGATGGTATGCTTAACAACTCTTTCTTATAGACTTCCGGGCTAGCTTCTAGAGTAGGAACATCTATAGTAAACTCTACTATAGAATCAATATACAATGGATTAGACTGTGCCAATGCTTTGATATACCTGGATGCTGGTTTCAATAGCTTCATAGCTAATTTCATCAACGAGATAAACCCTGGAGCTACAGTATCTTGTGTTCCTTCTTTAACTAGACCATTTTCATCATGGTCTTTCATAAAGAGGTTAATGATGTCTAAGAATATCTTAACATCTTTAGGTCGTAGACTGATACCATTAATAGTAACATTAGATTCAGAACCTAAAGCTTCTGTTAATTCTTTATAAGCTCCAAATGTACATCTAGCTTCTCTTGTATTAGACATAGCATCGCCTATGCGTTTAGTTCGCGCTACTACAATGTTGAACATCTCTTTTTCTACAAGAGTATCGAAAGAACCTATGAACTTCTTCCATTTCTCCAACATTGTATCGTCTATAGCTTTACCAGTAGCCTTCATACCTACGATAGATTTATCCTTAGCATTACCTATAAACTCTTGAAGTTCTAAAGGAATGTCATGCTGAAGTTTAGGTTGGCTATATGCAATAAGAAGCAGATCCCCTAAAGCAGCTAATGAAGTTGAAAGACTTATCTTAAGTAGATCTACCATAAGCTCTAAGCTATACCCATCCTCATATGCTGATTCTGACAATGGATTAAACAATAGGTAAGATCTTACGAACTTACCGTCTGCATCTGGATGATACATATTATTAAGATTCTCTTTAGTAGGAAGCTTAATATGCATTCCTTTCATTCTTGTTATTGGAGCTAGTTCTCCTTCTCCTAACTTACGTTTAAGATACCCTTCTTCGTTAATCACAACACCAAAGGTGCCAAGGATACCTTGATAAAATTCCATAAGTGCCATACACTCTCCTTATCTTATGTTATAAAGTAACTCCATATGCTGAAGCAGCTACTGTAGATACGTCATTAGCTAATGCTGCCATATTAGCACTCATAGCATCTTTAGTATCTTTATTAGCTATCATAGGAGTAAACGCCATATCTGCAAATGTAGCAAACCTGTATATAACAGGTGGCTCATTATCGAAAGAAGCTACTATAGTTGTATCTCCTGCCATATCGGCTTTAAGCAATATATCGTATTGAGTAAAACCATGGTCAGATAGTTTAGGATCTATAGATGTCTTAACGAAGTTATCTATAGCCATATTCAATCTGTTAAATACAGCAGGGTCTGATAAGTTAGCTCCATAACCAAATGAAATAGCTCCTAGATTATCAGTAGGCATCCATTTGTAAGTTAGGATAGGCTGTCCTAGCTCATTAGTTACAACTGTGTTAAAAATACGTAACTCTAAATGTCCTAGATGATAGCCTGTGAATAAAGCCATGATCATATTATGGAGTTCGGTTACTTTAGCATTCATTACAGTACCTTCATATAGTCCCATAGTATCGTTGGTACTTAACATAGCTTCACCTTGACTTCTAGCATCTTCGCTAACATCTGCATATACAACTTGTGCAGATGTAAAGTTTCTGTCTAGTTTCATTAGTGTATCTATGTTAAAAGTATATCCTTCTCTTAGATCAAATGGAGAAGCTTCTGAAAGTACTTGAAGGAAAAGGTCTGTATCTAAAGTATTGTTATGTAGAAAGTGAGTCGCTTCTACAAACGATTGCGAAGCCCCAGACGCAAACATGTTCTGTATTGCTATACGTGTCTGTGTAGCGGATTGAACGCCTTGTACAACCGAATTGACTATATCAGAAGCATATGACTTACCTATCATATGTAATCTGTTAATAGTGATAGGATCATTAGCTGCTGAAAGACCAACACCCAATACTCCTCCGTTATACTCCTGCGCTAAACATCTGCTATTGATATCCGACATAATATCTTCAGGTCTCATAGCTATATTAGCGCTGCTATCGAATGATACTGGGGTTGTTACGCCTAGGTTCTCCATTTTAGTAACTATACCACGTTTAGCGTTGATTGTTACTTTCTGAATACTATTAATGTAGAATTTGAGATGCGTATCCGGATAATACGTATTCGTATAGTTATCCCTTACTACAAATGATGACGTAGGATCACTATACCCGGTTATAAGTAAATCATAGGTAGGAAGAGAAATATTTGGGTTAATAGGCTCGCATCTTACAACCATATCTACCACAACACGCATCTCTGCCCATCCACCAGATATTTTAGCCAATGATAACGGATTAGTTCCTACTCTGACTACATCGTTAAGAGTTGTAGAGTTGGAGCCTAATGACCCTACTTGCTCTACTTCTCTTAATACGTTTTCTTTTGTTTCATGTGTTACGTTAGAGGTAAATCCTCTAACAACCATATCTCTGTATCCATAACGTCTAGTAGGAGCTGCTATAAATTTAGTAATCGTAAACTTATAGCTGCTAAATACTCCGTTATTATACTTATCGACATGGTTACTATACGGAGAGGTAAAATCGTCATTATACCCTGCCATTGAGTCTCCTTTCATTTTCTATTAAGAAATCTGTTATACAGTTTCTTAACGTAGATATTAACATATCTTTAATACCTACACTTAGTTCAACTGGTGGTTGCCAATTGTATTTGAATATCTCTAGATATAGAGCATGTATCCAATCCAATACTTTCAAATCACCAGGTTCTGTCTCTTTCTCTTTAAGCAATCTAAATGGATATAGCTCTTCGAGCTCATCTTCTCTATAGCCCTTAGCCTTAGTTCCATTTATTTTAGCACCGAACTCCATAACATCATCTTGGTTACCATTTCCTCCAATAGGAGAAATCCTTTTTGATACTAAGATATATGCTAGTGGTTTGCAATTATAGGATTTCAATACTGCAAATCCTAAACCTATCATCCTTCTAATAGAATCTAATCGTAGATAATCTATACCTCTAGGGTCTAGTAATCTCTTAAACAGAACTCCAAAGATCATGATATGGATGTTGGTTATATTACCAGGTTCGAATCTGCTAGCTAGCTCCATACCTAGTTTAACATCTTCCATATCCATATTATCTCTAACGGATTTAGGAAGCTGTCTTAACATAACATCTATATCTCTTACAGCCCAGTTGAACTCCTCTGCCATACCTGGTGGTACTTCTGTAGAAATACGATATGACTCAATAACTGATTCTTTATCTTCAGAATCAGAAGATGCATCGGAAGGTTTATTCTTGTTCCTTATCATCTCAGACGATGGTCCTACGTTCTTGATCTTACTGTTAACATCCTTAAATAGATATTTAACAATATGGAACTTGTCTGTAGATTCCATTTGGTCCATAGTAACAATCTTACCAAATATCCCTTTAGCTAGATACAATTCTTTAATAGTGTCCTTAGGCAGTCTTGCCGTAAGTATCTTGACTTCGTCCAAGTCCTCTTTATCAAATGTTCTATCTACAATAGCAGATATATAGGACTTAAGCTTTTGGAAAGATGGATGGATATATAGTTTTTGCTGTTTAAGCAAATCTAACATCTGAACCTCCCTAAGCTCTTTAAGATGGTCAGGGTTACCACGGATGAGTTCTGATAGTGGACCATATACAGCTTTGAATATGACTATCAATGCCATAAGCCATTCATAGTCATCTACTATATAAGTCTGGTCTCTTGTTCCCAATCCATCTGTCTCTAATGCTTGGTTAAAAGACGTTTTAAGATCGGGTGGAATAGGTACTGGCTTAATCTTGGTGACGTACTCGTAAATATCGTCTATGTTAAGCAACATGATGATGTTACCTAGCTGAATAGAAAACTTATTACGTATAGCATCTGCTTGATTATCAGGTGCATGAATATAAGCTTTCGTTATGCCGTTCATAACTTCAAATGCCTTATAAAGACTATCGACGTATTCGTCGCCCCTCCATTTGACATATGCGTTAAGAACATTGAACGCGTCTGAAGCTTCTTTAGCTGTCTTGATAGACATCAAGGTATCGAATCTAAGTACGTTACCTGGATCTTGAAGAAGCTCGAACGATGTTACGTTCTCAGCCTTAAGTGCCTGAGCCGTGTTACGGAAGACTTTTATACCGGTATAGTCGTCCTTTAACATGGTCGTAGAAATTTGGAACATGTATACTCCCTTACGTAAGATAGTATAGATAACATTTTGAAATGCTATCTATATAAATAATATATGGTTCTGTTTAAATCATATCCATAGCATCTGTAGTATATGTAGCTTGAGTTACCTTACCATCCATAGATGCAGATGCTTTAAGAGTAGGATTATACTTCTGATTGAACTGTTTAAGATATTCTACCTCTGCTAGTTTAAGAGCATCTAATGCTCTTCCTATCCAAGATTTAGCTTGTATCTTAGAGATGAGTACAGTATCTACGATATTATCGTTCTTAGCTATATACCATTGTTTATTAGGTACAGGTGGTTGAAATACGAATTTAATAGCTGGTTTCTCTTTGAATAGAATACCTAAGAAGTATTCTTTATCGTTTCTTCCAAAGACTATATCAGCTATAGCCAATGTATCACCAGTCGATTTACCCTTATCATCTTTTACGGCTTTAACTATAGGTATCTTAAGCTTTTCATTTTCTCCTATAGTCTCAACAGCATCTTTAAGAAGATTAAATATAAAGAATCCAGTATCTATATTAATAGTTACTCTCTGTATGTTCTCTACCTTCCAATCTACTATATCATGGTTAATAGAGAAGCTAACTGATTTATTCCATACATCTACTTCTAATGCTGCTCCTAGATTCTTTCCATCTAGCTCGTACCATTTATAGATACGTGTTGTAGGCAGTCTAAACCTAAACTCTGTCTTATTTTCTTTTGTTTCCATAACATACTCCTATTATATTTTAAGGATCTCTGCTTCTAATGGCTCGAACTCTGGTTCAGGTTGATTAGGATCAAATAGTGCCCATCCATTAGGTATAGCATTATCCAACGTGGCTAGTATTAGTTCTTCTATATTTTTACTTCTCTTATATAATGCATCTGTTAACTCGTATGTAGGTATAAGTACCTTACGAGTAAATTTACTACCTATAGCTCTGTTAACTACTTTAACTGTAAAACTAATCATCTTACTATCAGCAGGATAGTCTACAGTTACTAATAGATTATGCGTTTCTAAATGGTTCTTAATCCATACATAACCTGTGACAGTGAAATTAAGATGTAATCCTGATTTACAGTAGTGAGCCACAATAAGAGGTATTGAAACATGATTGTGTTTACCATCTCTAACCATCGTATCATGGTTATCGCTAATGTACTTAAGGAATGGTACACTAGATAACCTTGAAAACTTGTTATGGTTCCTGAACCCTGAACACTTAACAGTATAGTGGTTCTTGAAATCCTTAATTAGATTAGGCTGGTAAGTTATTTCGAGCTCTCTTATATCTAGATCTAGAAACTCCTTATAAAGGTATATGGGGTTATCTAGATAAGATTTGTTATAGGTAAGTAAGGACATGAGAGCTGGTTTTTCTACATTAGACTTAGATAGACGATCCGGGAAATAACCTATATCAGTTACAAATCCATCTATCTTAAGGACATAAAGTTTCATGTCTTATTCTCCATAACTATAACTGTCAGCTTCATTCTTCCAAGGAGGACCATCTCTGTCCACTTCAAAGTTTTCAGGTAGTTCTTTATCTATTAGAGAAAATAGCTCTTCATCTGCATCTACAGAGGTTAGTATCTTCTCTATCTCTTCTCCAGGTATGATAATAATCCTTCTTTCATCTTCCCGCTCAAAGTCATCATTAACAGCATCTGGTGTAAAGATGATTTCCATCCTAGCTTCATTCTTATTAGGAATGTAATCAAGCTTAAGATCGAATGAATCTGTGGATTCATCCCCGTCTTCGTCCTTAATAATTAAACTACCTTCATAGTTAGCATATATAGGATATTTAGCATAGTATCCTAATCTAAGGAGTAAAGAAAACTTATTCCTTGCTGTAGGAGTTGATACATATGTTCTGAATCTCATGCTGATATAGTTCTTAAAGCTATGAGAGTATGGCTTATATACTAACGAACCTTTAGTTTCTTTAACCCTAAAGTTATTACATAGATTCTGTAAGTATTTAACATCATTACCTACTTCTTTCTTCACGAACCTTATATCCAACTTCTTACGTAGATAGTATAAAGAAGATTTAGTATAATCCATACCTTCTGAATATAGGTTAAAGTCATAAAGTACTCTGTCTCTTTCCTCACCTTCTATCATACCTAACCCTGTATTGAACCCGTCTATAACTATCATAGTTATTTTAGGCATTGTTTTTCCTCCATATGTATATTTCTGCATCTACTTTATTCTTTTTCCAATAGTTACGTATATCTTTGTCATAGACGAAACCATTAGCCTCTAGAAACTGCCTAGCCTCATGATGTTTAGGAATATTAATCTTAAGAGCCTCTGTAGTTTCTTTAAGGAAGTTAAGGACATGGGTGCCAACCTGCTGTCTTCTGTATGGGCTAAGTATCAACAACTTCCTTATAACGATAATATCTCCTAATGGAACATAGTTAAATGTTCCTATAACCTTTCTTTCCTTTTCATTAGGTGTGTAGACTATTTTAAAATAATCCCCTAATTCCGTATTACGTCTATATGTATCATACGATGTGTATAACCATGGGAAAATAGATTGCTCTAAGCTCAAGACTTCATTATAGTCATGTAGTCTAGCATAATCAAGGCTAATGTTCCTTGTGTCTAATTTCATATCCTTATACTCCTTACAGTTTATATAGTTTTAACATTGGTGCTAAAATAGGATTTGCATTAAGATCCGATTTGATCTTATCTCTAGTAGTCCTAAACGTCCATTTCTTCTCTATAGAGACCTTATAGAGTTCTGATTTGATTTTCCTAGGCATACCAACCACAAGTTGATCATCTCCTAACATAAATAGGAGTAAGTCTACCATAGGTAGATGTGAAAGGTCATTGGTTCCAAAAGCGTGGTATTTAGTATACCACAAATGATTATCTTTAAGAACACCTGTATGTGACTCTAGAAGAGTCCATTTGTTAGACTGTAATAAGTCGAGAGTATAATGGGAAGTTAATAAGTATTTAAAACCTGCATAAGATGCAACAACTTTATCTTCTACAGTAGTAAGTTTAGCTATTTGTTCAGATGTAGACATTAATGGTTGTCTAAAGAGCTTATGTATAGTTTCATTGTTAGTTATATACTTAACAGAAGTATCTTTAGATATATTGAACCTCTTAATAAGCTTCTCATATTTAGGAACAAACAACATGATAAAGTTTTCATCTAGGTTGTTACTTAGTAGTAGGGATTGTATAATAGCCCATTCAGTTTCTATCTCTTCCATAATACGTTCTATGTTCTTGCTTGTTAGAGTATCTGCTTCTATAGGTTCTTTACAAGCAGTAACTATGTTACGTAGTAGAGTATAGCCATTGATAAGCCATCCATCGTAGTTCTTGAGATCTACTTGAGTAGGTATAACCCTCTCAGTATCGTATCTCTCGTGTGTGGGTTGAAAAACAGATTCCAACATCAGACCTGTACCTATAGATACTCCGAATGATGTGGTAGTTCTGTTGGTTAAGATTTTTTCTAAATCAACGTCTCTCATTGCCATAACCTCCTTAAGAGTTTATCAGATTAAATCTGAGTTTATTAAAGATAAATACTATATAGTATTGCTCTATATAAATAAAATATAATTTAATTAAATCCAAAAAAAAAATAATCATTATAAGCTAGTAGAGGATATACCTCTACTAGCCTTTTGTTTAAAATGCTGAGAACTCGGAGAGTTCGATGTCATTATCACTGTCCCCTCCAAAGTATTTGTTATATGCCCAACCAATTCCATAACCAACTACTCCTGCAGCGATTATACCACCTGCAGCATAAGCTGCAATCTCTAATTTTGAGACAGACTTGTCTTTCTTGTTCTCTGCATTCTCACCCTCAGTTACAGTTGTTGTGGTTACTTTCTCTTCTACTACAGTTTTCATGTTTTCTCCTTTTATTTCTTTTGTAATTTCTTCTTTCACTTCATTTACGCTTTTAACATTAACATTGCTTACACTATCCTTTACAGCTTTAACTAGCTCTTGAGCGCTCTCTTCGCAAGCGCCCGATAAGGAGCAGTCCTTTATGTTATTTTCGATCAAAGCTAGCTCCTTCGCAAACAATAACGCAAGATGTTCTCTAATCTTCTCTATGTTATTTAGAGATAGAGAAGCTAGCAACCACATAATAGGATCGACTGTGAAGTCGGACATCACGTAGCAAGCTGCTAACGTTCTAATTATATTGCCTAGCTTATTGTCAGCTGTCTCAACCCCGGAAGTTCTCTCTACAAACATGTTCAGAACTTCTATCTCTTCTTTAGTTAGAGTATTAGGGATTGAAAGGAAACCCATATCCTCGTAATCTTTAAGGGTCTTTTTGTTCGGGATGTTCTGCTCATTGTAGATTACTAGTCCGAGCTGTTTCCTAAACAGACCAATTGAGTCAGTCGGGGTTACTGGGATATACACCGGTGTCACCTTAGCGACGTACTCTGTCAAAGGCTCATAGAGTTCATCGGACGTGATGTCCTCTTCACCCTCCCATGTCCATTCGTCCATCATTCTTTTAATAGAAGCAACCGAAACGCTTCTTTCACCAAGAGCAACTGAAGGACCTTTGTCCTCTAGTATCTTAGAAATGGATACTTTCTTAGGTGCCTGCACTTGTACTTCTGTGTTTTCATTCTTACTTTTTGCCATATTATCTCCTTTAGATTGTTTTAGTTTAGCTAACCCATCTGGCTCTGAGTTAGCGATAATTAGTTCTTCGAACACCTCTTGCCATTTAACACCGTTTGAAATTCTTTCAATGCCATAGTTAATCATATCTACAGAACTATTAACTAGCTCTGTATATTTAATCATCTCGGCAATACCCTGAATGATGTATGCGGTATTATAAACATCCTCTGGGATGTGTACAGCCACCTCTTCATCGTTCATGATAGGAGCTACTAAGCTCAGTAGTCTGCCAAAACGATCTTGCTCTTTCTTTTTGATGTGGTAACCAAAGTAAGGCGGAAGCGCCTGGAGCTCCTTGAGGGATGCAATATTCTTTCCAACTCGGCGATAACTCATAGAGCTGATTATGTTGGCTATGAGATAGTTAAGATAAGTCTTCTCGCTTTTCTCATCTTTAGCCTCAAACGCCTGCATCGCCTCGTAGCGATAGGACTGACCATTTGCGTATTCATGCACCATCGTTTTAAATTTCCTAGCATCTGCTAGACCTGGTATCTCTATCATAGAGTTTCCTTTCTTTATTAGATTACCCAGACATAACTGTCTGGGTTGTTCGAATAGAACTAGATTAGATGTTCGACATTAGCTTGTTTTAATAGCTTGCTATAAGTATTAGTTAAAGCTAATATAGATATCACCATTTGTTTGTAGCTAATAGGAGTCTTATAGATTCTATAAGAACTTATATCCCATTTAGCTTTAGCCGCGAGATTGTTTAATTCTTCTTTTTCTACCCAAGGTAGATAATTGAAGTTCTTACATAGTCGTTCTGCAATTTGATCTATGCGAGACTCAATCTCGAATATATGGTTAGCCATATATCTTTCTCCTTTCTGTTAGAGTTGATTTAAGCCAATAACAGGAGGAGTAGAAGTAAGGGATTCATTTCCCTTACTACATAAAGAATATATAATTGAAAAAATGTCATTTTTCGCATCACTACACATAATGTGTAGTGATGCTAGCTTTATTTTAGAGATCTATTAAATCAGATATAGGCTTATCTAGTTCGTCGAAATACTTAGATTGCTTTATAACCTTATACATCAACGACACTTTAGTTCTTTGGTTTATTCCAATAAGAACCATATCTGCTCTATGATTAGCAAGCCAGCCTATTGGATCTAATGTATAATTAGATTCTATATTAACTAAATAAGGTGGATGGTCAGACATAGCAGCTTCTAGCTTATGATGGTCGGTTACTATTAACGTATCTTTGATTCCATCTATCTCTATTTGATAAATACCTCTTTCTACTGGAAACAGAACCCATTTCTTATGTTCTGGCAAATACTGTAACATTTTATCTCCTTATACTTATTATTTGCATTGTGTTAAAACAATATACTCCTAACAGTGTTATAGCTATACTACCAGTAGTGCCTAGGCACTACTGGTAGTATATTTTGTTATAGAGTCTTAGTTGTTATCTTAGCGTTAAAGAATCCTAGTTCTGTTAGAGCTAGGCTCAATGTCGCTATATCCTCGGTGTTTCTGTCTGGTAGCTCTACTAGTATAGTTAGTGTTGTAACTGGTACTAGTGAATCTTTAACCATATACTCTAAAGGCATGACTAGTTCTTTACCATTCATATCTTCAAATAGTACATAGGTTAAATCTGTTACCCTTAGCTCCTGTGGTAAGCTTTTCTCAACTTGCTTATGGGTTGTTGTTATATCTGCTTTCTTAAGAGCTTCTTTATAGGTCATTATAGAGATAGCTTTCATGTTAGTAAAGCTAGCTCCTAATATAGCAGGTGCTATCGTTATAAAGTTATAACGTTTATTCAGTTGGACGTTCATCCTCACTCCTTATAAGTATTTTAATAGATTCAGCATCCATATCTACAACTTCGATACGTCCTGCAGGAACCTGATATGTCACACATATTTCCTGGTAACGGTCTATGATGTCCTGAACTTGGACGGCAACAATATCTATTTCTATAAGCCTATTGGACATAGTGTAACCTAGTTTAACAAGTTCTAAGAGTTTGTCCTTATAGACTGGCTGATCTAGCAACGTATCATACAGTGCTTCTCCTGCTAATGTAAGTACATCCCCTAACCATCCTAAAAAGAACTGATTATTAGGAGGATAATCAACATTAACTGTTATTAGCCTTAAGCTTTTAAAATAAGGTATACTTACTACTCTAGTCAAGATATGTCTCCCTCTCCATGTCTATTTGAACTGGCTGCGTGCATAGCGTAACGACCTCCATGAACGAAGATATGTTTATGTATCCTATTGTTACCATAGGAACGCTAGCCACATACATAGTTAGCTTCTTATCAAAAGGATATGCAGCTCTATATGCATGTATATCTCCAAAACTATGTTTAGCAGGATCCATAATCATATCATCCCATTTGATAGGGAGATGAAGTATGGGATCTGCATACCAGTCAATGTCTAGATCTGATTGTTTTACAGGAAACTTCATGCTTAATCCGTATTTCTGTAATGTAGATACAATCATATCATAGAGTTTATGAAATTTCTGTTGGTCGTAACATGTATTGAGAAAGCTAACAAGCTCTACCTCATAAGGGATGCTGTTATTTCTTATAAAGTTAACTATAAGATCTAACACGTACTCCCTATCATTAGGATCTATTAAATCATTACTCCTATGGCTTTCACATTGAAGAAAGAATATATTATCAGTTACCTGTAAAATATACTGCTCTACGATAAACTTAAATAATACGGCCAATCCTTGTAAAGCCATTTTATTAAGCTCGTGTTCTATGTTATCTACATACCAATTGTATATAGGCGTCATGTCTATGGCAGTTATGTTGATATTGCTTTCCTTAGCAACACTAGCCTGTCTTGTATACTCTCTAAGAAGTATATTTAATCTTTCAGAAGGTATAGCTACTATGTCCATACCTTCTCTAACTATCCCCTCCATCTCTTATATATCTCCTTACTATCATATGTAGAATGCCACCCTCTTTAGATTTTACAAAGACTTCATCGTAGAGAGAACCTACCTTCTCATTGACTTTCCATTCTAGGTAGTTAATAACCTCCATGAACCTTGTGTTAAAATCTGCTTCCTGAATCATTTCAAAGAGCTGTATCTTATCTTTCTTACCATTCTCTCCTACTAAGTACTTAACGGCTTCTTCTACAACTTGATTATAGATTTCAGCTTGTTTAAGTTTATTAGTGGAGTAATTTGTAAGTATGATTTTCTCTAACTCAGCACCATAGATAATTCTATTTAGGATTTTACTCTCTATATTAGTAATATCTAGCTGAAACTCATTGGTTACTAATCTCATCTTCTACCTCATTCTGTATTGCAATAGTAGCTGTTATCCCACCATTGGTTCCTATGTTAAACTCAGACGCACAAAGCACCTCTCCGCTAGTAGCGTTAACTAAATACACAGCTATCTCTAAACAAGCATTACTTAGAAAATTACCATCTATATAGTTAACTTCGTTATAAATGCTTTTAAGCTCTCTATAACTAGGTTGTGTTACATTAACCCATTTACTAACGTAATAAATTATTGCCCTTGCAAGAACACATCTATTGATACAGTTGTCTTCGGATTGCCATAAGAAATTATTAACAGCATCTAGTAAATAACGTAGAATGACATTATGAACAAGTAATTTCACACCCTCTCCTCGGTCATACCAAGGAGAGTGGTGGTTGAATATTCTTGCTAATGATTTTATGTTAAGTAATGGAATATTAACATTCACAATATGTTTACCGTCTGTTATTAAAGCATCTTGATAAAATATAGTTTGTGTAACTGTTTCTTCCATATATAAAGATGCTGTTGCTTTGTTTTGTTCAGCTGTCATCTACAACAACTCCTTCCCATATATCTAATGTAGGTCTAGTATTATCATAACACGGATTAATCTTAGGACGTTTAAGAACTTCTTCTTGTAACTCTGTAAATCTATAAGTCCTTATATCTCCTAAGCTAAATATGTTAATGTTAATACCATCCATATTAAACAACAAGACACTATTGTTCAACTGCTTGTTATAATATGGCTGTGACTCTATGATATTTTTATAGAAAACATTAGTAAAGTTGGTTATTTTGCTAATATCTCTTTCCGAAAAACTCTCTAACCAATAGTTCTCTATAGCATCATAGTTATAGTTGTCATACTTATCTACACCAGGTGTAAATCTCCAACTGTTACTAACTAACTTCCTTAGTTCCATAGGCTGGTCTATGAAATACTCATAGTAGTCGCTCTTAGCCATACATCTAGCTCTAAGGATAGCTTTTAAGAACATCTGGCTATACCATAGCGGATGATAAATACCACTTGCCCCATTATCTGTAGCAATTTTTCTAAATATACTCTCAACACGCATAGAGCTAATGTCTACTGGAAACGTACCTAAATATGTAAGATGTTTCTTATCAACACAGTATCTCACAGTATCGCAGAGTATACCTGCTATACTTATCCTTGTCCCTATATTATATGGGTTTACAACCATTTACTACCTTTCTGGATTCAACACTATAATGTAATCTCGATATTCAGACATCAACTTACCGTTGTAGCTGTCTAATATATCTATGCCAACTCTTACACTCTTGTCTTCCTTACTACACTCAAAAAGAAACTTCTCTAACCTAGAGCTATATACAGCATCTTGGCTATAACATAGTATTTCTTTCATCCTATCTAAAATCTCACTTTTAACTCTACTAGGTTTAGCACTGTTATATATCACTAAGAATCCATAGTCCCCTATGGCAGTAGTTATATACCAACGTAAATCAGCTACAGCTATTTCGTATTTTCTAAATAGGTTTTGAACAACCTCATAAGGAAGATAAATACGTAACGGTTTCATCCTTCTCCTCCGTTATCAGTTATTTTACCGTAATTTTTAAAAGAAATCTATATCTACCCGGTAGCTTACAAGCTACCGGGTAGAGTAGTTCTTTAAAACATGATACCTAAATCATCGTCTACTTTAACATCCTCTGGTGCTTGGATATTGTAGTTGACCATGTTCTTCTGTATCTCGGAAGCTTTAGCATTTATTTCTGTAAGCTTCTCTATTTCGCCTTTTAGTACGCCGTTGCTAGCTACTAGGTGAGTTGGTAACATGCTTCCAAATTTAGCGATAGCCTCTTCCTTAACTATCTTACCTACCTTATAGTCAAACACTTCTAAGTTAAAGTTAACATCAGTTCCTTCAACTGTTAATGTTCTTGCTATGGTTGGAATGCCTATACCTAGGTCCACATCATCTTTACTATGGAAAGATAATGTATATATACCAGGTACGATGTTGATAGTCTTGAACTTGCTTTGGTCTATGAAGTTCTCCATATCTGTCTCGTCTATAGCTTCGTTCTGTCCAGATAAGAATGCACTTAGAACAGTTATACCGTTAAGTATCTTATCGTTAACAGCATTTTCATTAGCTGTAATACCAGCTCCCATGTAGCTGTTGTTTAGGTAGTACACTAATAGACATTTCTTCCTAGCAACTGCTTTAGCACTTAATGATGCTAGCGTGGTTTGTGTATTCCTACTTCTCAGTGCACTACTGTTGTCCCCTACTAGAACACATATTACTGGAATGTCTTTAGCCATTAGCTCATCGGCTAAAGAGATAAGGCTCAATGCACCGGTACCACCACCTGCTGAGCTTACTAATAGATGGTAGACCCCGGTCTCTTTCTTAGTGGTTTTAATCTTAGCAAGGTAATCAGGTACGTTCATAATGATGTCTCTAGCGTGTGTAGTTTTATCACCGCCACTACCATTAATGTTACCGCCCACTATAGCACTAGAAGCTTTTCTAGTAACTTGGAAGAAATCACCTACTGGCTCTATGTTATCATAGTTAGCTCTAGATGTATCGAAGAAATGGAACTCAAGCTCTGCGAAACCTGGTTCTTGAGATACGAATTTTAAAGCTTTGTCTACAATATTAGTAGCGCAGCCACCGCAAGCTGTTACAACGATTTTAGAACGTTTCTCGTTCATATGTTCTCCTTGGTATAGAGAGTCTAGCTATCACTCTCTAGGGGTTAAATTGTTAGAGAGCTTGATTTACTCTCTATATAAATAATATACAGTTCAATTCTTTTCAAATCTTATCAGTCAGTAAGGTGTTTTACTACAAGATTCAGAATATCATTAGCAGCAGGGTAGTTAAAGTTTCCTTCGGGTGTAAGATAGTACGATTTACTGACTAACATTTTGTCAACTTCAACTATAGATTCCTTGGTGTAAAGTATATTCATTGAAATTACATCACCGTCAAAGTCCGCGCCTAAAGCACCTGTATGACTCGAATGCACTGTAATAGAACTTATATACTGTCTTCCAGCTATAGGATATTCAAATACCTCTTCATCTTTTCCATCCATATGAACAACTACTCTTCTACCAACATCCGTAGTCTTGAGATAAACCCTACTAGGATAAATAGAACCGACACCAGTTATTGGATATCGTGTAACGGTACATCTTACATCTTTAACAGTTTCTGCTACTGCTATATATACTAACTCTCCATATGTTATTGGTCTTAAGTTTTTCTTATTAACACCTTCAGGTAGGTTGTTAGTATCTTTAACTACAGTTATCCTATCTTTAGTATCCTCTACAAGACATAAATAATCATCCCCTACTTTAGCAGGTTGATTCTTAATAACATCCTGTTTAAGTTTATTAAACATAGAAGTAAGACCTTCCCTTTTCAACCAGGCATCTTTAGCTTTAACATCTACAGTCTTATAAGTAGTTTCCATAGTCTTAGCATCTACAACCCTAACTGTATTAGAATAAGGGTTGATAGCTCCAATGACAAACTTCTTCATAATGTAATGCATGGCTAAAGGCTCTGCTGCTTTAACAAACTGATACAACCCTACTATAGTATGGTTATAACCAGCTGCAGATGGGTCGTTAAGATCCTTAATGGTAGAAGTAGAAGATGTAAGAACGTTACGTGTTCCTCCCATGATAGCTCTTGAAGCCCATTTGCCCTCCATGAACCCTCGTTTACCTTCTACTAGATTTTGAATATACATAAAGACATCTAAGACTAGATTTTGTATTTTATATCTAGGAGTATCGAAAGTAGCTATGTTATCCTGTGTAATAGCGTTATTACGTAAGAGGTTGGTAGCTATAAGTATTTTTCTATAGATGTCGTTAATCTCGTCTATAGTAGGTCTTCCTTTAGCATCTATATAGTAATCTCTCATACCTGCTGGTATAACAAATAACTTATCAAGATGGAACTCCTGAGATCTATACTTTTCAACAAGAGCTATACGCTGTCCTCTATCCTGAGATTTATTAGGGTTCTTGAACTGAAGGTAAGGAAGATATTGCATAAAGTAAGCATAGCCTGTAGAACCATTAGACTTATCCTCTACGAAATCTCCTATGTCAGCATCATACCTAGCTATGAGTTTACCAGCCATGATAGGATCGTATATTTTATTCAATGTTATAACATGCTTATAAACTAATGGATGTAAAATAGGCATCCTAAGATCTATATAACCTGGTCTCTCTAATCTTGCTTTAGAACCTACCTGACCAAATATATCTATAGAGAATAAACCTTTAGGATCAAAAACTTTAGAGTTATTTTCGAAGATACCTAAAGAAGTAACTTCTCCCATGAACGGTAGTTGTTGTGGGCCTATGACCATAAGGTCTACGTTGAATAAAGCCCTATCTAATGTTTCTGCCATTGTATGTTCCTTATTAAGTAAAACTAAGACTAACACCTAACTATATAGGGTTAGCATCAGCGAAGTAGAAGGTTAACTTGCCTGACCTATATACTATCTTATATAAGGTAGTTAACATTTTAAAACTAAGGAGTGAGTCATGGCCAAAGACTGGGATGATGATATAGACAACCTGGAAGATTTTGAAGAATTTGACTTTGACGATCTAGACGACGAAGGCGGTGGGAGTAAGATAGATGTTATGGATGGTAAGGGTAGGAATCCTGTAGCTAATAGCATCAAGAAGGCTTACAACGCCGCAGTGGATGAAGTAAAATCTAAAAGAGTTAGAGACCATGCTATGGGTGTTATGGAGAAATCCTTAAGTAGTGATGGACAGTCTGCTCTTAGTGATTTAAAAAGTAAAATAAGAGAAACTGGAGAAGATGTTGGTAAAGCATTTGACCCATTACGTAAATCTCTTAAAGACCTTACTAAAGGACTAGCAGATGTAACTCCTACTGGAGGAAGACTGAATAGTATCTTTAAGAAGCTAAATGATAAGCTTACTAAAGACGATGAAAGAATAGATTCGGGATTTAACCAGCAAGCTAATGCGTTCCAGGAGTTTAAAGAAGAAATAGGCGGTAGCTTCAACGCTATGCAGTCTCAGCTTCAATCTGTAGTAGAACAAGCTCAAAAGTCTCAAGGTATGGGAAGCTTACTCCAACAGGGTAATGCTATCCAAAACATAATCAAAGAGCAAAATAGAATCTACTATACTAAATCCTTAGAACTACAGTGGAGAATAGCAACTGCTACTGAAGAGTCTAACAAGATAGCTAGAGAACAATTCGAAGGCTATACTAAGATATTAAATACTATAGTCCATAACACTGCATTACCAGAAGCTGTTAAGATAACTAACAGTGAAATGGCTATGCAGAACTTAAAGAACAGAGCTTTCAATACCCTAAGCACTACTATCTTTAAACAAGTTATGCCTATAGATAAGATAAGAACCAACCTTATCAACAAGCTTAGAGAGAAGTTAGAAACCTTTGAAGAAGGAGCTACTGGCTTAGGGGATCTTGTAGGTATGTCTCAAGATCTTAAAGAAGCTGGTATGGGAACTGAAGCTATGATAGGCTCTCAGTTAGGAACAGCGGTTCTTAACAAGCTCTATGGTGTTGGTGCTAAGTTCATACCTAGAAAATATAAAGGTAGGATGGAACAAGGCATCATGGGTCTACTTGCAGATCCTATGGCCTATCTTAAAGCTCAAAGACAGAATAACCCTAATGGACTATTAGGTAAACTATTTAATAAAGCTGTAGGTGGGCTAGATGATTTAGTAGGTGATACTGGTCCTGGACGAACTAATATCAAACTTAATAATACTAATCTATCCGCACAAGCTATATTCGACGGAAGAACTCATAGTTCCATTAACATAGTCATACCTAGACTATTAAGTAAAATCCATGCAGAAGTACATGGTATAAGAACAGGTACTGATGTTAAAGAAGGTAATGAGTTAAGATTCGACCATACTACTGGTGGGTTCATAACTAAGAATAAAGCTACTGAACTATTTGCTAAAGATCTTAACGAGTTTACTATTAGACCAGCTAAAGAATCTGCTAAAGGTATAAAGAAACATATAGTAGATGTTCTTAAGAATGTAGAGCTACCTGATAAAGATAAAGTTCTTAATATGCTAGATAAAGTCTTACTAGCATATATAAGTAAGAAAGGTAATATATCTCCAGATGCATTAACGTCTGCAGATTTCTTAGCCTATTATCCAGGAGAACTACAATTACAAGCAGCTGGACTGTTTAAGCAATTCATATTCGAACTACAGAATAAGAATAAGCTAGGTTCTACCTATCAAGTCTTTAAAGCAGCTAATGATATATTCAAGTTCTCTCCACAAGCTATGCAACAGCGTATAGGTGGAATGAATACGGATATAGCTAGAGAGTTCGGTATCTTAGAAGTTAATAGACACACTGGAGAGAGTTCTATCTCTGCTAAAGGTATGAGTGCTCTTATGGACAGAACCCATAGGTTAAAAGCTAATAGAGTTAACAGTAGAATCAATGCCTATTTCGACGATGAAATAGATTGGGCTAATGATGCTAGAGCTACACTCAATGGTATGGCAGATGCTATACAAAGACGTAGAGATGGAACTGCTAGTTCAGAACCTGATTACTTTACAGAAGGTGGTAGTTATACAGATGAGTTTGGAAATAGAATAGTTAGAACTGGTAATGTCTTAACAGATGAAGAAATGGCTAACTCTGAGAATGCTATTAAGAAGAGACTAGAAATAGAAGAGTTCATGAACTCTGATGCTATGTTAAAACTTAAGACTTCAAATCCTGATAAGTATAATAAAGAACTAGCTAAGTTCAAACGTAAAATGGACGATAAGTACGATAAGTCTTGGGGTAGAACTCTAAGAAATGGTATTAACAAGACTAGAGATGTACTTACCGGTAACTATAGGAAGTTCCAAGAAGATAAAGGAGATAGATCTACTCTTGATTATCTTAAAGATAAACACGAAGAAGCTTTACAAAACAGCACTATTCTTAAAGCAGTTGAAACTGGAGTAAGAGATGGAATAGCTGCTGGTATGGGAGCTGTAAAAGCTGGTACCGATAAGTTCAGAGCTACTGAAACTGGACAGAAGATAGAATCTACTATTAACCAAGCTATAGAAGATGTTACTGGTAGTGAGATGTTTAAGTCTGGTAAAGCTAAGTTTGTAAAACTTAAAGGTAGTCTTACTAAGAGACAAAAACAAGTCGAAGATATAATTAAAACCCACATAACAGATAAAGACCAGTATAAAGCTGCAGTAGCCTATATTAAATCTTTAGATAGAAATGAACTTGATAGACTTATGTCTAAAGCTAAGTCTAAAGCTCAAGCTGCTATGGATGGTAGAGAAGACTATGCTATCCTAGCTTTAAGAGCTATGGCTGGAGATGAATTTTCTAAAGAAGTATTGAAAGCTAATAAAGATAAAGCTCTCTCTATGACAGTAGAAGGAATGAAGACAGCTAAAGCTAAAGGAATGGAAGGAGCTGCTCAGTTAGATAGTAAAGCTAGAGCTATACTAAAAGAACATGGTATAGAGTCTGGACAAGACTTCTTAGATAAAGTATCTAGGGATGGTAAAAAGATGCTATCTACTGGAAAAACTAAACTTAAGAAAGTAGTAGACGATCTTAAGACTAATAATCCATTCTCATCTGGTCAATCTATAGATAACGTTACTAACCAAGCTGAGCTTAAAGCTAGACTGATGGCTAAGCATGGCGATAAACTATCTACTAGACAAGGTATGGTTAGAAAAGGTGTTAGAAGATTTATCAAGCTGTTTAGTTCCGCTAATGGTTCTACTGCTACAATGGAATCTACTCCTTATAAGAGTCTAAGTGGTAGGGATATAATTAAGGAGACCTTTAAAGGCCTTACAAGAGAAGGTATACGAGATAAGATAAGAAGTATGGATCCTAATGAACTAGCTATGATGTATGGTAAAGCTCTAGCTGAACGTGCATTTGGTGGTAAGGGAGCAACAGATACTACCGATAAGCCTTCTATAGTTCCATCTCCTAACATGACTCCTGCACAGTTTAAACAACTTAGAGAAGATGCTCTTAAAGCTGGAAAAGGTTCTGACGAATATAAGAAGTTTAGACAAGAACTTCAAAAGTCTATATTAGAAAGAACTAAGAAACAAGCTGATAAAGCTGTTCAAGCTGGTGCTATGACTCCTGAGGATAAGAAGAATGTTTTACAAGCTGTAGAGAACCTAGACGAGGAACAATTAAAAGATCCATTCTTTATATTTTCTATCTTTAGAAATCTAGGCGGTATAGCTAAATGGACTGCTGGATTAACTTGGGAAACAGCTAAGACTGCTATAGGTGGTATACCTAAGTTCTGGAAGTCTGGATTTGCTAAATCTATGCGGCAGAAAGAAAGAGAGTTCTATAAAGGTCTATGGCAGAGAGCTAAAAGAGGTGTTGGCGGTATCTTTGGTATAAAACCTAAACCAGTTGAAAAGACAGAAAACGTAACACCTGAAACTGCTGAACAGAAAGCTATGAAGCGTAAAGGTTCATGGGCAGAGAGATTAGCAGGCTTTGCTAAGAAAGTTCTACCTGGAGGTAAGAAAGAAGTTGAGGGAGAAAAGAAGAAAGGCTTCTTCGATAAACTTAAAGCTTTGTTCAAACCACTTCTATTTGCAGTACCTATTATTCTAGGTAAGATCTTCGACTTTGTAAAACCTATAGGCAAAATTATCCATGGGATATGGTCTGCCGTTAAACCTATAGCTGGACTTCTAACCGATCTTCTCAAATGGGTAGGTAGATTAGGAGCTAAATTCATAGGCGGTGCTCTCAGTGCTGTAGGAGGTGCTGCTAAAGGACTATGGAAAGCTGGTAAGAAAGTAGGAGGGGCTGTAGCTGGAGCTGCTGTAGCTGGAGGTAGTTGGCTAGCCGATAAGGTTAAAGGAGCTGCTTCATGGGTAGGAGATAAGTTCTCAGCTGCTAAGAAATGGATAGGTAGTTCTACTATAGGACAGAAAGCAGGAGAGCTATTAGATTCCGGTAAGAAAGCTTTAGGAGGTATGTGGGATAAAGCTAAAGGATTCTTCTCAAGTGCTAAATCTAAAGCAGGATCTATGGTAGCAGAAGCTTCTGAGAAGTTGACTAAATCTTCTATTATAGGCAAAATACTTAAGGTAGCTGAAACCTTTAAGAATAAGATAACTTCTAAGTTTGGTAAAAAAGCAGGAGCTACTATATTAGCTAAGCTAGCTGTTAAAACAGGAGCTAGACTTAACCCTTTTACAGGGCCCGCATTATTAGCATGGGATGCTGGATGGATAATAGGCTATCTAAGTTCTGGTATGTCTCTCTCATCCGCTATATCTAAACAGCTATTAGGATTTGACTTATTCGACGATAATGATACTGCTACAGATGAAGATGGAAATCCAGTTCAACCAGATGCAGTAGAAGAAACTGAGAAGAAAGCTGAAGAGGCTGCTAAGAAAGTCGACGAATCCATAGCTAAGGATGATGAAGTAGTATTTAACAAGACTACTGTAGGCGATCCTAATGGTTCTCATTACTCAGAAGCACATTTGAAGATCAATTCTGAGAATAGTGAACTAGCCTCTATTATAAGTGCTGAGAAAGCTCTAAATGAAAAGAAGAAAGGTAACCTATCAGGTTCTGAGCTTCTACAACGGCAATTCTCTATAGCATTCTCGTTGTTAAAGCCAGAAGAACGTTCTGTAGAACTAGTATGTACTGGTTTAGATCTTGCTAAACGAAACTATGGCGAATATTCACATGGTTCTTATACACTAGGTGAAGCTGACCCTGAAATAGTATGGGATGCTAAGTCTTATCCGGACATTAAGATTGGTAAGATGATAAGCGATTGGTGGAAGTTAGGATTTGGAGCTAAAGATAACTTTGACGCTATAGATGTTAAAGCTTATGTTAAGGATGTTAGAGAATGGTGTTCTGCTTTGAATATGAAAACTCTATTAGACCCTCAAAGCGATTCTTTCGATAGAGAATATGTTGTATTAATAGCGTTCAAGATCAAAGCTATAAAAGAAGCTGTTATAGCTAAGGCTAAGAAACTTAAAGGTAAGTCCTACGATTCTGCTATAGCCTATATAGTAGATAAAGATCATGAGCATGAAGATGGTGGTGGATACGATGATAAAGGTAAGAAGGATGAATCTAAGGACAATGTATCTAGACAGGATAATACTGCTCCTAAGAATGAACAGAATCAACCTTCACCGTTAGCTGGTGCTTCTGGAGATACTAGTACTCCTGGATGTGTAGGACCTGATTGCACTCCTAACCCAGCTACACCTGCTAATAATGCTGATTATAATGCTAATACTGAAAAGGCGATGAAGCAGAATCTTAAAGATCAGAAACAAAACCAAATGAATACGAATAAAAATGCTGCAGTCGGTAAAAGTAGCAAGCCGGCTGACACTGCTGTTGTAAAGAAAAATAAGGTTCTTACTAGCCCTACTAGTGCTGGAACAAGCAAAGCTCCAGTAGTTGATGCTGGCAATGCTACGGATAGAGCTAAGAAAGCAGCTGACTTAGTTTATAACAGAGCTATTAAACATAAGAAGAGTCAAAAGGATTGTGCGCTTAGGGTAGCTGATGGTCTAGAGGGAGCTGGCTATAAGTTCCGTAGGGGTCATGCTTGGACTTATAAAGATAAGATGGCTGGAATGGGATTTACCCAAATAGATAAAATGTCTCCTCCGCAAGAAGGTGATGTTATGGTCTTTGATAAAAATAGTAAAGCTCCATATGGACATATACAAATATATAGTAGAGGTGGATGGTATTCCGATTATGATCAGCAGACAGGAGGAGCTGCAGTTAGGTTAAAGAAATATGGTTACCATATTCCAGATCCTAAATACATAGGTTCTCCGGTTACCATGTGGAGAGATATGGGTCCTGCTGCTGAAAGAAAAGAAAAAGAAATAGAAAAGAGCAATGAAGCTGCTCTAGTTGAAGGTGGTAAAGATAGAACTGTTCCTGCTGGTAAAGACGAAGTCGATGATCCTAAGAGTAAGGATACTCAAGTAGCTTCAGTTACTCCTTCAGGTTCTGTTACTACAGGTTCTGCTACAGCTTCAGTTAGTCCAGCTGCTCCTCAAGGTGCCGCTGCCTCTCCTACTGGAGTTCAACCTCAAAAACCAATTCCTCCTATGAATCAAATGGCTAACCAGTCTACTGATTTAACAGGATTAGAGACTACTATGCTAGACGGTAACAAGACTCAGGTTTCACAACTCTCTCAAATGGAGATGACAAACGTGTATCTTAAACAGATAGCAGAGCATGTATCTAAGGAACCTACTCCAGAGTCTACTAGAGTTCAGGATGTTAGAGAGAAGAATACACTTGCTGCTAACCCTCCAGTGTCCTCTACTCAACCACCTGCTAACAAGTCTGCTCTACCTGCTAATAACTCTGATGTAAGAAGAGATGCTCCCTTCTCTACTAAAGGTGCTTGACGCTTAAATAAGGATGTACCCATAGACCTTATAGGTCTATGGGTACTATCTATTGTTTAGGTTATAACAAGACTATTCATGCATGCTATGTTCCATAGCGAATAGTCTTGTTATTTATTATAAAGTTGTTATTTGAGTCATTACTTCTTGCTAGATGTAAATCTACCTGTAAGTATTGTATTCCGTTTACTTTTGAGTTGACGACATAACTGGGTTCGGTGGCCGAGACATCTTAACGTACAATAAACCGCTTACTACTTCTGTTGTAAGAGAGGAACTCTATACCTATACGCTTTGACCCTAGACGAGATTCTGGGGGTGGCAGGGAAGAGGGATAGGTGCGGGACGAGGAACGGAGTGACGAAGTACCGGAGTATGGAGCGACTGCGGAGGAGCGTAATACGACACCTATCCTAACATAATTAATGTTGAGGTTATTGAAATCTAAATCCAATAATAATAATAATAAATAAAAACATTCTTGCATTTAATATTAGTCCAAATAAAAAAACTTACTAAAAGAGTACTAAAATAGCCTTAACCCTAATGTACATTGGACTTAAGCTTATTTAGACCTATAAGAGACTATGAGTAGCAGGATATAGAGGTAGTGGACCCTACCCTTACCCTACCTCTACCCTCCCCTAGGGTATAAAACAAAAAAAAAATAAGATAGTAAGCTAGGTAGACCCATATGGGTCTACCTAGCATTCTTCTTTATGCAGACTGTCTAGCAGCATTGAAAGACTCTATGAAAGAAGCCTTGAAGGCTTCAACTTCTTGAGCTATGTCGAAGCTGTTTGGTACCTCGAACATTTCATCCGTTAGGATAAGATCAGAGAGAATGATCTTACCGATCATGCCGTCCCTCCATGATAACGGAATCTTGTAACCATAGATAGCTTGACGGCATCGCTCAGCCGCTGCATTAACTGCTGGTTCGTCATTGAGTACTCTCTGGAAGCATCTTCCAGCCACATACTTAGGTGTATGAGCTTTAGCGAGATTCTGCATCTTATAGCTAAGAGTTATGAAGTATTCGCTCTCCAATAGCTCATCAGCTGTCATGTTAGTATATTCCGCTGTGTAGCATTCTACTAATAGAGCTTTTAGTGTTTCTGAAACTTGATACATGTGTTATCCTTTTATTTAAATTTGTAATGGGGAAAGCCTCTTTCGAGGCAACTAGCTAACCCAGACCCTATTTAGCTAGAGTGAGCCCATCGATAATGAGCGCACCGCTAGCCATAAGGTCTGACTTAACTCCGTCAGTATAGATGTTCTCAATATGAACATCAGTGACCGACCCAGCCATGTCGCCTAAGTCTGCTTGGTCGAATTCGTATCGACCGTTTCGATAGATTACTTCGCTAATGGTTAAGTCTGGTTGTATACCGACAACTATCGACCTGCCTTCATATAGACCGAAGAACAATTTTGTTGTAAAAACATCATTGTCTTCCGGGACATATACGCCAAAGCCTATCTTATGGCTAACTAATAGCCGTAAGAACTCACCCCTCGCAATGTGAGCGTTCATTTCTTCACGCTCGATCACGCGAGTGCTAGCTCCCTATCGAAAGCATTGCGAGCCACATTTGAAGCTGGTTTTGATCTTTCGATTTCCCCCATAGCTTCTTCAAGCTCTTTTAAAAGTTCGTCTAAAGTTGACATTGTATTCTCCTTATAATAAATTTGATTTAATCTAATAGTATTATTATACTACTATGTTAAGTCAAATACTTATTTTATTAGAGCAATATATTAGATGCCTAGAGATTACTCCCTAGGCACTGTAGAGATTATTTAAATCTCTTCATGACTTCTTGAACAGCAGCTAACTGCTGTTCATTCAGTCGTTGTTTGAGCCCGTTAAGATTGTTTTGCTTTGCGGCTGTGGCAATCTTAACATTCTCATTTGTCTTAGTATTTAGGCTACTAAGACTGCGAACATTTATAACGTTCATGTTAGACCTTTCTTCTGTATTAAGTATAGGAGATTGGTCTAGCTAGTCTAGGTTAAGAATGTTTAATTCTTTCTCCTATACTACATAAATTATATATAATTGAAAATAAGTCATTTTTAGAAAATGACTAAAAAAATAATAAACCATATTTAACTACCAGTAGACCATATAGGTCTACTGGTAGTCTTTAGTTATGAACATGTACGCACAAGTTAGTAATCCTATAAAGAATACAAGGACTACTACTGCCATTAGTATGCTAGGATAGTTACTTTCCATCTTGCTTACCTTATAGAGTTACTGCCTAAAATGATAGAACCTTCAAATAGATCTGCTTCAGGGTTCTTCATGTAGTGCTTGATTAACTCTGCTATACCTATCTTATTGAATTTATTGTTCTTGATAAGGATTTCTATATCCCTTAGCATAGCTAGGTACTCTCCTAGTTTGATTTGGTTAACACATAACCTATCTTGAGTTATCTCTTCTAGTACTGCTGGATTCTTTCTCCAGTAGACTATGGTCCAAGGTAATGTGTTATTCCTTATCATGATCTGTAGTTGTTTATCCTGTCTGATTCTCTCACATACAGCATAACATACTACAGCCCAATAGTTAGATAACTCTAATCTGGTTTTAGTCTTGATAAGTTCATTATCTTCTTTAGTATACTTACCTTTCAGTAAGAAGCTTATAGGAAGATAACTATAGCCTATAAAGTCTACGAACCTTCTTATGCCAGATACTTCTCCTATAAAGGTTTTAAACTTCCTAGGATTATTAAAAGACAATGCTCTTCCTAATATAGTGTCGCTGTTAGAAGATAACGCTATATAATCTTTTCCTTCTACCATATCAGGTGTTAGTGGTAGGAACTCACTATCCTTCTTAAGTAACGATATTATCTCATTTTCCATGTTGTTCCTTCTTATCTTCTCTTATGATACCTAAGCTTGCTAGTGTTTCTTCTCTTTGTTTATCTATCATAGCTTTTTCTTTCTTCTCTTCTTCGTCCTGCTTAATGGTAGCTATCTTAGCGTAACATTGTTTACTTATGTTAAGAGCTATCTTTTTAGCCATGATTATCTGTACGAATATAATGTCGTATATAGATAAGAATTCATCTTCCCTAGGTATGCCTACTTGAACTTCTGGTAATAACATAGCATAGACCTTTTGTAGCTGTGAATCTGTTTTAAGTAACCAATAAGTATCTTCACAGTACTGTAACATCTCTTCACCTGTAACACCTTCAAATCTGAATGTATCGTATACATCCTTTAAGAAGTTAAGGTTGAAGTCTTGATGTTGTTTTCTAAAGATCATACGTTTTAATTCCATAAGTCCATTACTTGTATACATGCTATATAGGTAAAGACTATCTAAGTCTCTACATAGCTTGTACATATCTTTATAATCAGGATAGTTTTCAAACACCCTTTTCGAAACGTTGTCTATCACTTCGCTGTTTAGCATTCTCTATTACTCCATCTTCTTCATCTTTAGTATCATTATCATCAGGACCAAGAACGTTGATAGAAGCTTGATCTACGCTTATCCATGTATCAGAGCCTTTAAGCTTAACCGATACTGTGAACTTAAAGTCCGTTATATTAAATAAATGTGATATGAGAGTAACAAACTTATCAAAAGTCATTTTACTATCAGATGCCATAGTTAACAATCTGTACTCTAACTTCTCGTCTATTTGATTCTCTCTACCTTGTTCTTTCCTATAAAGCATGTCTCTAATCTGAGCATCTTTACATAGAGCCTTAAGCTTGTTAGCGTATCCTAGCTTAATAGTTAACTTACGAAATAAGTTAGCTAGAACTCCTCCTGGACTAGACTGTATAGGTCTAGTAAACACTGATGAAACCTTGGAAGTATATTTTTCTTCCATAACGTAACTCCTTCTCCTTAAAATAGGACTAATAAAATCACAGCATTATGCTGTCTATATGAATAATATCTAGTTATACTTAAGTCATTTCTAAACGATGAACCGTGTATAACATATCTACTATCCTTTCTATATGCTCAATATGAATGTCTATCATCCTTAAGTTATGATTTAAAGGTAACTTCTTAGGAAGTACCTTATGTATTAAGAACTTATCATTAACTGCTTTAAAAGCTAATAATAATTTCTTTATATCTTCTATAGGATGCTCTGGTAAATAACCATCTTCTGATAATAGTGTTAGAAAGGTTATTTCACCTACTAGTTGTAGGTTAACTCTTGTAACATTCAATGTATCTTTGTTTAAATCAGCTGTAGTTATGTATTCTAACTCTTTTAAATATCTTCCTACACTAGAGAAAGCAAATCTATATTCAAGCTTATACACAGCTTGAAGATTCCATTCTTTCATTTCTAGGAGGTAATCTATCTTTTCTTCTAAGGTCTTAGGTGGTCTATAAATCTTCTTGATGAATAGCTTTTTTAACCAATTCATGCCTTTTACTCCTTAACAACTTTCTATCCAAGTCTTAAAAGTAGACAATTAAGTCTCTACCGTTCCTTAGAACGGTAGAGACCATAAGAGATAAGGTTGATCGAGTATTTCTAAATATGCTACGTATGCCATGGCTAGGCTATCTATTCCGTGCTCAGTTATTGCACTCAAATCTACCTTCTTAGCTATGGCTGGGATAGCTTGAAGATTATCTCTCATTTCGTCTTTTCCAGCAGAGCCACCAGCTCCGCATCTTGCTTTTATATACTTGGGCGGTACTTTCAATATCTTACACCAAGGATTAGTATTCCTTATAGCTAGTTCTATAGTTCCTACATATTGAGATAACTGTATAACAGACTTAGGAAACCTTGAGTTCATAAAGGAACTCTCTATACAGAACATCAATGGTCTATATTCCATAACTAATCCAATAACCAACTCTCTTAACCTAGAACATCTCTCTAACAGAACATTAAAGGTTTCTTCCCTTACATAGGTATCTAGAATATAGGTTCTACTTTCTATACCTACTATTTCATTAGTTATACTATCTATATGTAAGATACCTATACCAAGGTTATTTCCAGGATCTATTCCTATAATAGTATAAGTATCATTATACATTACATTCCTTACTTATAGTACATAGAATGGCTCTGCACCACCTAGTTCTAAGTTACGTTTAAACACATAACTAGCATCGAAGTCTATCATAACATCTAAATCTATATCTAGGAAGTATGCTATCTGCATATCGGCTACTTCTGTTCCATAAGGAACTATACAGTCATAACCAAAACATACACCTATTTCAGTTAGTTTAGTTTTATCACCTAGTTCTAATACCTTATAGACATTTTGAAGTTCTTTCTGATCTTTCTCGGACATAAAGAACTCTAGTTTGAATCTGTTAATAACCGTATCTACCTTTAAGCTATCTAAAGGTTTATCAGGTTTCATTACAGGTCTAGGGTTCAATACCCTTTCAGTATTGGTATTAAAGATAGAAAGAATATCGACTCCATCTTTATTAGATATAAGATAAGGATAACCTCTATAGTCTATAGTTTCAACTACCTTAGCATAGTAAGCAAAGTAAAGTTCTCCACTTATCCTAACTTCTTTACGTAACCTATACCTACTTCTCTCTACATCGTTAAAGTCATCGCTTGGAAGTTTAAGAGCAAATGGAAGATGGTTAAATAATGCTCCATCTATAGCACAGTGCTGAGAGAACTTATAGTTGTCAGTGTTATCTATATTAGGCATACCACCATTACCTATAACTAGATACTTCAATCTAGGATAGATAGGAGTTAGTAAACTTCCTTTAGGAGTATGTTCACTAGTAAGAATGCCAAACTTCTCATTTAGAGTAGTATTGATACCTACTTGATAATATCTATTAGCTAACATAGCATTGATAAATGCTAATCCATAGATACTAAGCTGACTAGCTTTTACTAAAGATGTATTAGCCATTGATTAGTTCCTCTCCAAGAATATCAGCTGCTTCTATAGTCTTGTTCTCGATTTCAGTCTCACCAGGTACAAAGGTAGGAACCCCTCCTAAAGAAGCTATTTGCTCAGGAGTGATTTCTATCTCTTCTTCTACATTAGCTCGTTTATTCTCTTGTAACTTCCTAGACTGCTGTCTTAACATCTCAGCTACTTGTTCTTTTATCTCATTCTGGTTCTTAGTATCTGTCTGTTTCAATCTTGCCATAGCTTTATTATTTATAGCCGTATCTATAGCAGACATAACTTCGTTCATAACTCTTATAGTTCCACCATGCTTAGGAACACCTTCTTTAAATGTCTCGTCTATCATTTGCATTCGTAGTTTTAAAGTCTTATCTAAGTAAGCTTGCTCTTCTGCTGTATATAATCCAGTGTCTTGATTAGTATCTGGTGTTGTAGTTAAAGCTTCCATAGTTAGCCTCCTATTTTATTGGCTTAATCACACAACTGTCTTGTTTTACGTGGTTTCCTCTATTAAATGCAAAAGAAAATTAAGGAGATAATGATGTCCGAGCCAGTTAAAAATCTGACTATGATGCTCTATACGGATGGGTCTGCAGGTGGAGCTCCTTCTGGTCAGTTACCTTGTATAGGTATGGGATACCATGGATATTATTTTGTTAATAACGAACCTAATGATAAGAAATCAGCAGATGTTCCTAAAACGGGTTATCCTTCTAAATATGGGTATGTGGGACCTGATAATGAAACTGATTTTGCTAAGTATAATAAAGACCATATTAAAGTAGTTCCTGTAGGTTATCTAGATGGATATGTAGCAACCACTAAAGATAAAGGTTATTCGAACGAAGCAGAGATATTTGCTATTAAGTATGCTTTAGATAATGTAAGGGATTATTTTACAACACCAATCAATGGAGTTCTTACAGAGATAAATGTATTCTCAGATTCCGTATATGCTTTACTTATTTACGAAAGAGCTCTTAAACATATTAAAGAACATCCAGAATGGTTAACAGATGACCAAACTCGTAACTTACAACTAGATGTTCTCTATAAGACTCCTGGAACTAGAGAGAAGGTAGAAAAATCTATGTTCTATCTTAAAGACTATTTAGATAACTTTCCAGGACTTAAATTAGAGTTTAGTAAAGTAGCAGGACATGCTGGAAATATTGGTAATGAGCAAGCTGATAAGTTAGCAGTTACTGGAAGAAAAGCTTCTGAGAGGAAAGAAGATAAACATATCTTTAATTGGGCTGCTAATAAGTATTGGAAACCTAATGTTGAAAGACATCCGTTCCTAAGATATAAAGAGTTGTTCTTTGCTCATAATGTAGAAGAGAATGAAGTAGACAGTAACCATGGATATTATACAGTTATGAACTATGGTTCTATAGAACCTGGTAAACGTTCCGGAGAACCTATTTATGGTATAGTTCATATAGACGAACCACCTACTATCTTAAGAGAACTTGTTAATACTTATAATGTTGTTAATGCCGATAGACCTATACTTATGTATGCTGTCGATATGGATAAACTATATGCTCAGGATTTACAAAGGAATCTAGTAGCATTTGGTGTTAATGCATTTACGTTTAACAATTTCAATCAGATGTTACTCTTAGACACAGATAGTATGGTTTATCCAATCTATCCACCAGGACTAGCTAAGAAAGCCTATGATGAAACTCAAGGTCTTACTGGTATCTTAGAACAAGCTAAATTAGATATAGCTAATAACAACCTTACTGGTAAGAACAAGTTTTACATAGATATAACAGATAAGATTTATGGTCTTAACGATAAGAAGAAACAAGTATGCTTACTTCCAAATCCTACTAACAGTCTTCCATTAGAAGTTACTCTAGATAACGAGAAGATGAAAATGCATCTCTATATGGATAAAGATATTCTTAATAGGAATATGTTAAAGTCTATGGAGAACGATGATGTTAAAGTTTATGTCTTGTTTACAAGACAAGGTAGATTATATTATAACTACTACACAATAATCATTAACAAGACTCTTAATGCAGAGGGTATTTGGACTAATATTTTTGCTTCTAAGATATTCCTAGAAGATAGTAAACATCAAGAAGAGTTTAAAGTTGAAAAGAAGAAAGGTAAGAAATGAGTAGTATCATAGAGATATACAGAATGTGCAGACCTACAGGGGATGAGCTTAATGACTTTCATAAGAGATTATGCCCTGAAATAAGCCATGCTATAACGAACATATTAGAAAGACCTCATATGGAGGTCATTGAGTATAACCTAGCTCATATCATAGTTCAATGTGCTATAGCATTTGATCATTCTATAGAAGCTAGTGAATTTACACAAGGTAAAGATTATGACTTTGGAAATAATCTATCTTATAACGTTTTACGTAAGATACTTCCTCCTATCATTTCTTTACATGGTAAACTAGCTAAAGAGATGGCTTTGGTTCTTATGGCATATGTTCCTGCTTATAAGGTAGTTGCTACTGATGAAGCTAAGATGTATACTAAAGATCTTATAAGAACTTGCTATGACATTTTAGCTTCTATGCATCTGGATTATACAGAAGTCATTGAGAAGTATCTAACTGAGACATTGGTAACAAAGAAATGATACACAAATCAGTAAGAACTAAGATAAAACGCTCAGTGCGTTATAGGAAGGTATATGGCCCTACATATACCTTTAAAATGAAAGTACCTAAACTAACTCCATTACTTACAGAGTGGTGTGAGAATGCTATAGGTAGTATTAATCCAGGAAATCATCATTATAGGAGTACTCATTATGAGCGAACAAATTGAAGAAGTAGAAGTGTTGACTGTTAGAGAGTCTTTGAAGTTGTGGAGATCTGAGAGAAATCTTACACCTATGAAAGCTGAACCAGGTCTAATAGGTAACCTTATGGAAGAAGCTACAGAGGTAGCTAGAGCTAAAACTCTAGAAGATGTAATAGATGGTATCTTAGATTACTTAGTATATCTTACTAATGTTATTCCAGAAGTAGAGATGGATGCTAAAATACCAGAAAGAGATCTATTAGCTATTTTACAAGCTCCTAATATGGAATTTGCTAAAGAAGTTAAAGATAGAATGTTCGAAGCAGAACATGAACTTATTGGTAAATACAAGATAGTTCATTTCCTTAATGAGTTTACTAACTCAGTAGCTATCTATCTATCACAGCGTAAGGATACAACTAGAACTCTAGGAGAATACTTCTTAGATAGTTTTAATCATAATGTTCTATTCCTATACGGAATCATTAAGGTTCTAGGATATGATTATGAGCAATGTATTCAAGAGTGTTTAAAAGCTATACACTCTAGAAAAGGCTCTTGGGACGATAACCTACAGAAGTTTGTTAAAGATCCAAATCAAACAGATGTATATAAACCAGATTACAAACAATTTCAACTAGCATAGAGACATATGTCTCTATGCTAGTTATTTTATAAATAAGGCTTATCTTCTATATTCCAAGCTAAAACAGCTGCGCAGAATATGATTATAAGTATGGGAATAATCATTTTAACCACCTTTTGACTATTTCACTTATAGCTCATAGAGAACGAAGAATAAACAACAAGTTACGAAGACACCTATGATAATACTAGCACTAATTTCTAGTCCCATTATTCTGTAGGCTCCCCTTCACCTTCGTTACCTGATTCATTAGCTTCTCCTTCAGATCCAAGATCTCCACCTTCATCATCACCTTCTTCACCGCTCTCTCCAGTCTCATCTTCTCCGCCTTCCTCTCCTTCTTCAGAGCCAAATTCATCTCCGAACTCATCGCCTTCACCTTCTCCTCCTTCGCCTTCTGAAGATCCAGAATCTGAACTCATACTATCGCCTCCAAATCCATTAGAAGCTTCTCCCATGTTATCTAGCTGTTCACCTGCTTTACCAAGTTTCTCGGATATTTTCTTAATCATACTATAGTAATCGTTAATGAATCTTAGATATTCATCAGTTACAGATTTAGTAAATGCAGAGTTCTCTTCCATATAGTTAAGAGTTATCTTACCTTGATCATCTTCTGTATACCAAGATGTTACTTCAGGTAGATAGTTCTGGTCAACCATGAACTTCCTTATAGCTCCAGCTTTAACTATGGCTTTGATAGCCTCTGCTACATTACCACCATTAGGTCCTGTAACTTCTTTACCGAACATCTCAGAACTATATAGTTTATCTACAGCAGTTTCTATCTTAGTAACTGCAGCATCGAAGGTAGCTGCTTTCTCATCCTCAGAACCAAAGTCAGGTCTAGGAACATCAACCCATAGATTATCCCTATAGTAAGCTACAATGTAATCTGCTAACTCACTATCTTTAATCTTATTAAGTTTTTCATTATCTTCATCTGGTATAAGATCTTTTGTAGCATTCTTTTCTTGTTTCTTAGTAGGTTTAATAAATGCTTTAATATCAGCTTTATTCTGGATAACCATACCAGTTATTCTATCCCTAAGAACCTTATCGTTAGTGATATACTTTCTAACATGTTTAGTTAGCATCTTAGAGAAGTCATTTTGTAGAAGTATAATCCTCTTAGCTAGTAGTTTATTCTTCATAACGACTGTCGCTGCAAAATCCTCTTTGAAGCCATTCTCTATAACTTCAGGTGGAATACCTAGAGACTTCATGATCATACCTATAATCTTTTGGTAAACATCGCCATTAGCATCTACAGCATCACCTTTAGCATTAAACGAGGTTGATCTATCTATGGTCATTTTAGGTAAGAACGGACTATCAATACTCATTCTATAGCCTTGGTTAATAACCCAGTCATGAAGCTCAGTAGGGTTGGCTAGACCTAAAGGAAATGCTACGTTATTAGATCTTATAAGTTCTGACATAAACTTATGCCCAGTTGATAATGGGTTGGGGTCATTTTCATCTAGAACTAAGTTAATATCCGTTATAGGTATAGAGTTCTGAATACTACTCTTAACGTTAGCAAATAGTAGCATACCAGCCATACTTGCTAATAGTATATTCTTCTCTATCTGACTTAATCCAGTTCCATTAGCTCTATACTCAAATGCATAATACTGAACTAACTCTCCAGGTAGATATAGAAGTTTAGTCTGTTTAGCAGCAAGAGCTCTATTTAACATAACTCTATAAATGTCTGCAGTTTCTCTTATATCTACTAGACCTTCAAAATCGCCATTTCTTAACCTAGACTTAATCATGTGATCCACTATATCGCCATATAGCATTTCGATGTTATTAACTTCAGGAACATTCTTCATAGCTCCATATAGACCATGTCTAGCTTTACTTATAATGTTAGTCTTAGGGTCGCTTGAGTTACCTATCAACCCACATATATCCGGAGATTGGTCGTTAAGGATGTCTAAAGGATTACCTGTTTCATCTAGTAGAACAAAATAACCTACATGCATAGCAGGGTTGTTCTTAGCATAGACTGGAATAACCGATTCTACTGGTAGTTTTAATACTAATGGCTTACTAACCGAATCTCTCATGGCTTCATCGTCTGTTATAGCAAATTCTACATCTGATTGTGCATCACCTAGGTTACTTCTAAATAAGACATCAAGGTAATGATTATTTTCATTTACTGTAAGAGCTTCCTGATTAGTATTAACATAGAACTCGTGTTTCTTCTTGGTAAGAAGTTGATTAGTTCTGAAATCAGCTAGACGAAGAACATCTATGTCATCTGTTATCTGTAAATTAATATCACTCTCTGTAATCTTAATAACTGCAATACCATCTTTTTGTGTTATGGATTTAGCTTTAAAACTATCCCTAGCTTCTTTGTTAAAGTTAGGTCTGCCATCACCTTCTAAGTATGTAGCAACACCATAGGTTCCTATAACAGATTCAGTATTCATAGTGAAGACGGATTCATGATTTCCTATGTACCTTACATCGTTACTTTCAGTTTTAGTTTTATTAACTAAGGTAGCTAGATTATCAGGATGGTCGAAAGACTCTTGGTTATTGAAATTGAACCCTCCTTGTCCTCTATACATAGCTGACTTATTAATCAGTCTATCTAAAGAAGCTTCTGGGATGATAGCTTCTACGTAAGCTCCTTTAGTAAAGTAAGCTTCCCTTATAATGTCTTTTAACTTATCTGCAAGTCCATAGTTATTATCTATATAGACTCTTATCATTTCTACTATAGAAGCTCTAATGTCAGAAGGTAATTTAATATCAGGTATTGTATAGATAAGATTGTTATCTATCATACCATTAGGGTCTAACATACTAGAGGTAACTATTTGAATACATAGTTCAAGGTCTGGAAGCAGTTCCAGTACGGATTCGTTGTTCTTTATCTTAGTAGCTGTAGATGTGGCTATGTCAGTCCAGTTATATTGGGTATAAGACCTTTGATTGGCTGATTGGTCAGTATTAAGCTTACTTAGAAGTGCAGCTGACTGTGGAGAGTCATTAACTAATGATGGAATGCTTATTTTTATCTGTTCCACATTAAGCTCCTTATATTTTTAAATTTAACTTATGAAAAGGTGGTCAATATGTATACTGTAGAGCAATACATACAGGATACCAAATCTCTCACCAATAGCTTGGTGATAAAAATCAACGAGATACCGATGGTTCTAAATACAGCTGTTACTATAGAAGCTGAGAATAGAAATGAAGCTCATATGGTACCTAATATGACAGATAAGAGATCCTGGAAATATTACCTTAACTTAGCAGGTAAGATGCATCCGTATGATACACCTGTCAAGATAAGAGTATTGGAAACTGATACAGAAGAAGTTCTTACAGCTGAGTTATTAGAGAGATATCCTACAACAGCTGCTGAACTTAGAGAGAATACTGGACTATACGAACAACTTATGTTAGACTATCCAGAACATATAAGATATATACATGGATGTATGTATCCTGTGGATATAGATAAAGCCATAGCAGCTAAAGAAGGAACTATCTTAGCCTATAACAAAAGATATGTGGAAGAGAACGAATATTACCTTATAAGGGATTTAGAAATATTCATAGAGAATATCTTATCCAGATGGCACGTTAAACCTTATACTGTAGTAGATGAACTATATCTTCCGGCTTTATTAGCTTTTATTCATTCAGCTGTCCTTATGAAGATACATAACTTAAGGTTATCTAAAGTTCATACCTTCCAAGTTCATAGTTTTCATTTAGAGCATTATTTTAGATCCCATATGGATCTCTGGGATGATATTAAGGTTCTTAATAAGCCTTCTATATTCTGGCTCTATAAGAACTTAGATGTTATGATGCATAACGTTGGTAAAGCTAAAACATTTGAAAAGATATATAACAAATTATTCTGGATGAATGGTATAGGCCTAGGAGAGTATAAAGCTTCTAGAATGGATCCTAAGTATGCTTATAATATGTACGATATTACAGAGGCTTCTTTCGTTAGGCAAGATGTTTCATTAGTTACTAATCAACTTAATGAATATTATCTTACTAACTTAGGTAATGTAACTTCTGTAGAGTCTATGATAAGAAATGAGTTAGATCTTCTTCCAGATGTTAATAAGAACATCCCTGCTAACTTTAAACGTTATTTCATAGAGACTGGTGTTTCAGAGTCTGAAAGAGTTCTTCGTGAAACAGAGAAGACTAAGATATTAGATATAGATGCCATTAAGACTCTTAAGAAGACTGGATTAGATTTATATTCTTTAGTCATGGACTATTGGGTGTATTGTCTTTATATGGATAAACTATATAAGAACTCTGTTACTTATCCTGGCAACATAAGACTAGATAGAAAACAATCTCACTCTTTTACAGATGAAGAAATAGAAATTAAGACATCTGAGAATAAAGTTTATAAAGTAACACCTAAGATAGGTTTACTAATGTTAATCAAACTTATGCTGTATTCTACCAATGAGCTAAATAAGAAGATTAACAAGATTAGATACTTTAGAATCATGGACCATAGTAAAGATAAGTTCCAGGAGATAATAGATACTAAGATCATTAAGGATGGGTTATCCCATGCCCTGCTAAGAGCTATTAAAGATGAGTTGATTCCAGAACCTGCTATGTTCCCTACCATCAAGTCTTTCCAGACTTTCTTAGGTTCTAATATAGAACTAGCTAAAGCTATTTGGGTATTCATGGCTAACGCTCAAAACTTCTTAACAACATCTAACGTTAAGATGGCTTTCTTACTTATGGCTAAGGATGGACATCTCGAACTATCTGAGGATGGACAAGAACATACTATCGACGAGCTATTAGCTCAACATGGTGTAGAGTATAATGTAGATTCAAATACAGACCTAGTAAGAACTATGTCTTTACTTGTTGAAACATTTACAGGTGTTAAACTTGATTTAGAAGATGAACTTATTGCTAACATGAATAAGTATAGAACTATCCTCTATAAGTTAACATCATATTCTTTACAAGCTCTAGGAGCTGAAGGTATAGATAAAGAAATAGTTGCTTATTATAACAATCCTACTATGCTCAAGACAGAGAAAGGATTCGTTATGACCTATGGATTAGACCTTAGAGGTTTAGAACCTGTCTATGCTAAAATCATAGGACATAGTAACGATAATCCTAAAGGACTTTATCTTAACAGAATAAACTATAGACCTTATTTAGCTATAGATGGACCATTAACTGGTGATTTGATTGTTTATGGTAATGAGCTTATTAAACAAGGCTATCCTACTGAAGGTCATTATGACTTTGTTACAGTTCCTCACTATCTATGGGAACACCATAAATGGTTTGTGGATTGGGTTACTGTTAAACAAATGGATATCTTTGGTCTTGAGAAGAACATTACAGAGATGAAAGCAGACGCTACTCCTACCAACATGGATGGTCTATGGAGTAACCTAGTTAAGGATAAAGGTGCTATTAAGAGATTAGAAGCTATTAAAGGCGATATGGTTATAACAGAAGGACCTTGGTTAATGAGAACAGGTCACTATGATTTTGCTACCATGCCTTTATGTTGGTATAGACCTTTATTAGATAAATTGATTAGTACTTCTGGTATGGAGCTTATAGGACTAGAAGAAAGCTTCGATGTAGAAGCTAAGTCTAAAGAAGATACTTCTAAACCACCTTCATTCCTATATGTAGCAGATCAAGGTAAGATGAAGAAAGGTGAAGTTCCTCAATTAGAGGTAGGAGAGAAATCTGTATTCTCTAAAGATGATATTGCTATGTCTCTTAACAAGAAGAATACTGTTCTTAAATTAGAAGCTTTCCCTAAGAATAAGAAATATGTTTCTATAGGTTTATTAGCTTTCAAGATCTACGACCAACATGGAATAGAGGTTACCGATTCTACTTCAGGTTATGTAACTTATATTTCTAAGAATGTTGTAGCTAAGAATAAAGCTTTACATCTATTTGATTCAGTCTATAGGAATGATATTCTTAAAGAACAGATTAAAGATCTAACTATAGATAAAGCTACAACTATAGGTTTAGCTATGTTACCTTTCAAATTAGAACTTGATGCTACTAATACTTTGGGTTCTAGATCTAAGATACAGTTTATAGGTTTACTAGATGAAGCTGGTATTTTAGACATCTATGATTGCAGAGATGTGACTACTATAGATAATGTCTATGTTCAACATCAACCTATAATAAGAGTTAATAACTTCTCTATATTAGAAATGTTACCTGGTAAAGAACTAGATACACTAGTTCTATCCGATATGGATATAGATGCTCTGATAGAAGAGTATAAAACTCCTAAGGAACCTGGTAGTTCTATACCTAAAGAAGATGTAGAACAGTATAAAGAAAAATTAAAGGCTATGTCTATTAATATGGATCCTGAATTAATAGAAGTCTTAGGTAAATATGATGTTGAAAGATATCCTATTTTAAAGAACCTTAAGATAAATAAAAAGAAAAAGAAATAACTAGCTACTAGGGTCTATAGGACTCTAGTAGTTTTCTGTTGTTCGCTGAACATTACACATAAGGAGTTGATATGGCTGTTGGTATGAAAAAGATAACGACACAGATACTGAATGAAACTATCAAGACCAACTTCGAATCTCTTAAAGATGGAACTGGAAAACCATTAAAGCAGAATGATGGTGAGGAGTCTAATTCTCTTTTAGATAAAGCCTTAGATGGGTTAGATTCTATTAAAGAAATCATGGGCTCTGTAGGCAACGTTATTAGTGGTCTGGTTAAAACAGCTACTAACATCGTTAACAAGATACTATCGGCTGTTAAATCTGTTATAGACACAGCTATGGGATTTATTAATAAGATAGTATCCGCAGTAGCAGGAATTGTTAAAAAAGCTATTGCTGCTATTATGAACATAGTTAGAATACCTATGCAATGGTTGGGCAGTATAGTTAAGAAAGCTTTAGGATTTATTAAAGAGTTATTAGGTCCTATAGGGGCATCTTTATTCTCTAAGTCGTCTTTAAGAAGACTAGGTTCTTTTTTAGGATTAGGTAATGATATAGGTGGTCTTATAGGAACTGGTACGCTAATGGGATTGTTATTTGGTAAAACCCATGATAAGAATACATTAGGCAGACTACTTAAAAATCTTAAGAAAGACTATGACCCATTCTCTTTAGCTAAAGCTTATAAATCTGGACTATATAGACATAAGGATGTTCCTTCTTGGTATTATGATTACTATAGAGATATAGGAGATGGTCTTTCAGATGATAGAAGAAGAGAACATAGAGCTTTATTTAGAGATGCTGGATTGGATAGGAGAATACCTTATAAACAAGCAGATCTAGGTTTAGCTTTCCAAGAATATGCCTTTAGAGGATTCGATAGGTCTTCAGGTAGAGATTTAGCCTATCTAGCTAAAGATGAAAAAATTAGAAGCATGCTTAATACCAATAGAATCTACGATGGTAATAAAAGTTATAGCTCGTTAGTAGAAGAAGCCAATAACAGAAGAACTCTCTCTGATAGAGAGAAACTTACTAATATTAAGTATGGTTCTGGATGGTCTGATAACAGAGTGGATGAAAGAGAACCTCTTCAAGATTATAGGTCTAGAACATCTATGGCTAATGAATTACAAAGATACAATGTATGGGATGGTGGATTGAGATTTAGGTGGTATACTTTAAAGAGAAAAAGATATCATGGGTCACAGCTACTAGGATTTACATCTGTCTTTACAGAATATGGTCCTACTGTTAAAGCAGATCTTTCCTATCCTAACGAGATAGATCAAATAGGATCTATGGTGGGTGTTAATAATTATAAATTAGAAGATAAGATAGCCTTTGCAGATTTTGAAGGTTATAAGAATAAAACTTCTATAGAGAATACAGAGCATCCTACCCTTAAAGGTAAGATAGCAGAGCAATCAGATATTACACATGTTCTAGAAGCTGTAAAAATATAAGATCTACCAGTAGGACTATAGTCCTACTGGTAGCTATTTTTGTGTTAATCCGGGTGTACCTAGAGTAAAGTTAGCTTGCTGAACAAATAAAGCAGCTGGGGCTAATACAGCATTACCTGCACCAACACCCCATCTATAAGGCGATAATGCAGATTGAATGTTAGCATTAATTCTAGCTAGTCTTCTACCTAGCTTATTCGGATAGTATTTAAAAGTCTGAATATCTCTACCAGCCAATGTAGCTATGTATCTACCTAAAGGACCTTCATCATCATAGCCTGATTGGAAAATATCTGCAAAAATAGCAGAACTTACAGGTGCTGTTACTATGTTAGAGAAATCAGTTACTGTAAAGTTAATGTCTATACCTAAAGGACTAGAACTATGTGTAAATGGCAGGTTGCTAGTACCTCTAGTTATTTGTAAAGACGTTATCATACCTAACTTGATATTAGCAATACCTTGACAGTTCATACTACATAGGAAAGGCGACGTATATGATGCTGGACCTGCTGATAGTGGTAACGTTCCTGCTAATATACAAGCTAAAGGTATGTAGAGGTTTTGATATCTACTAAAGACATTACCATATGGTGTTCTTAATTTAATAGTAAACTGAGCACCTGATAAAGATACAGAGCTATCTGTCCACATTTTAGGCATGTCTATATATTGGTCGCCTAGTAAAGTTGAAATAACATTACCTAGACCAAAGGTTATGGAATTAAGACCACCTACTGCAAAGTCTTTAACAGCACCTATAACTTCTCCAAAGTTAAATCCCATACCCATGTTACCACCAGCTAACGAGAACTTCATGTCTCTCACGCCATTAGCAGCTGCTTTTAACATACTTCCGGATTGAATCTCTCCAGTATCGTTACTGAATGATTCGCTAACTGAACCCATATATTCAACTTGAAGTATAAGAGAATTGGCGCCATCGTGAACTGCAGACATGAAACTGTTTTTCATTTTCTTAAAGAAACCATCATTACTATCTGAATTTTCGTGGAAGTTATGTCTAAAGCCCTGAGATGTTCTATTCCTTATATTTTTAGCTTCATCGTTATCTGCCAATACTGATGTGATGTTATTTTTAAATTCATCTTCTCGACCACCTTGAGGAGGTTCTTTCGTTTCTTCTGCTCCATCTTTTTTAGCTAGATCCGGAATCTTATAGGTTTCATCCTTATCCATCCATGGGCTATCATCTGCTTTAACAAAGTTATCGAGATACGATTGAAATGTGTTATATTCATGCGGGTATTCACTTTCGTCGAAGAAAGTAGCTTTTCGTTTCGTATCTGGAACACCTGTCATACCACCTTCTTCGTCTACTAGTGGTTCTAAATCAGGACTGTTTTCCCCAAATTGCTCTAAAGCTTTTTTTCTTCTATCTACATAGGTTAAGTACCTTAACTGTGGTTTTACTACTACTGCATAAATATCTAAGAAATGGCTCTTCCCGTCGAATATTCCTCCACCTAGTATCTTGGCTACTTGTTCTAGTTCTTTAGGATCCATTTCAGCTGCTAAACCTAAACTATGTGCAGTCGCTTCTACAGCGCTATCTAGTTTCTTTTGGAATACTGGGTTGATCAATCCTAGTTCAGTAGCCATATGTGTTGCTATAGTATTAACACTAGCCCAGTAGGTATGCATGGTAGGTTGCATATAGTAGTAATCAAATGATTTGTTCATAGTTAACAAGTTACTAACTAACTTAATACCCCATATTAGCAATGTTGTTATTGGAAAACATGAGAATACTAAGATACTACCAATAGTTTTTCCAGCGTTATAGAATAAAGGTAATCTACCAGTATTAGCTACAATGCTATCTCCATAGTCTACTGCTGAGAAGAAATAATCTAAAAGACCGTTAAATCTTTTAGTACCAAATGTTAGATAGATCAGTTTGGCATTGTCGTCTATAGCTTCGGAGTAGTATCTACCCATAGTATCTTCTTGGTCATTAGCTGTTGTTGTAACAACACTGGTATGATTTTTAAACTTAGCAGCGTTATAATCAGGTCTTATATCGCAGTATCTAAGATATTGTGGTTTAGGGTTGATGCTTATATGTCCACCTAGTTTAGTGTTACTGTACTTATAGCTAGCGGTACTAAAGTATCTAGCATCTTTCAAACTATAAGCTAGTAGTTGTTGATCTGAAATGCCGTATTTACCTATAACCCATTTCGCGTCTATTAAATCAGTAGCATCTGTTTTATTAAATACATCTGCTAAAGCAAATTCGTCTACATCGTCTGTCTTATTTTCTTTTTGTTCCGATAGGTAGTTACGTAATAAATAGTTGGGACCTAAATTAGCCATAGTATCCATTCTCCTTGTAATGCAAATTATCTACATGCTATCCAGTATGAATAACTGGATAGCATGTATAAGAATATTATGGCTATTTCCAGCCTATCATACGTTTATTGTTAGTAGATTGAAACTGTTGTTTTATATCTTCTGCAAAACTGATAGCTTCGTCTGCAGATTCTTGGTTAACTAGACCATGTGTTACATCTGATCTAATAGAAGCTTCCATAGCGTCAATGTCTTCTGGTCTAATAGTTACTGCTAATGACTCTGTATTGATATTCTTATTGTTAAGCATATCAAACGTGTTAGCATTACTTATACCAGGTTCTACGACCCAGTCCCAGGTAGCTATAGAAGTAGTTTGCTTAATGATAACGCCGTTAACTATCTTATCCTTACTTACAGATCTTACAGAGAATGCTACATTCCTATCTGGATTATCCAAAGCTTCCTGTAAATATTTACCTTTAGGACCTGAAGGCTTTATCCAACCTTCTACGATAATAACATTACCATAGTTACCCATTTGCTCTACTTTATCACCAGTCTCAACTAGCATAACATCTTTAATATGGAATGCTATATTCTCTTGGTCTATGATAGAAGTTCTGTAAATGAACTGTTGGATAGACATGCCTGGTTTCATACTAGGGTGACCCATCTCACCACATAGATAACCTTTCTTCAATCTCCTATAGAAGATGCTATTAGGGTTATTGATTAAATCTTTAACACCTTCTCCTATGTAGAAAGCATTCTTAGCGTTAAATACATTAAACGCACCTAGTCTTACTTTATAGTACCCATCAGCATCTTTTTCTATTTCTTTACCCTTCATAGGTTTATAAGATGTTGCTGACAGTATTACAGAATATTTCTCATCTGCCATATTATTATCCTTATGATCTTAAAATTTTACTACTATCAGAAGTATGGGTTTCTTTCTCTAATATAGCAGAAGTTAGTCCCTCTCCAAAATAGTTACCTACAAGTTTACTACCTGTATTATCATACGCCATTACATTATTTAATCCTACATAAGTAGGAGGCTTGCTAAATATTTCATCTCTAGACTTAATGTACTCTCTATATGGTTTAAACCTGTTATCCCTTGCTATAATGCTAGTTAGTATTTCCAATCCGGCAGGATCGTTACCTATATTAGTATCCGTATATTTTTTACTTTCTAATAGAAGGTTACTAACATCTTCATAGTTCATGTACCAAGGTATGTTACCGTTGATAAATAGTTCTGAAAGAATATGGAATAAACATCCACTATCTTTAACCAGAGTATTATTAAGAATAACTACATCATCTTTTTTAAATCCTAATCCTATGTAAAGAGTTTTCTCATCGCTCTTATTACCCAATCCATATAGGGAAATGGAACTAGGTTTCATAGTCTGAAATCCAGGTGCTAAAGCTATAGCATACGTATTATTCTTAAAGTCTATGATAGCATAGTAAGCTATAACTGTAGTAACCATATCTAACTGACATAGGTTCTTATTAACAAATCTCTTAGGAAATAATATAGTTATGTCAGAAGTACAGACGGTAGTGTCTCCTACCGTCTTAAATAGTTTCTTAATCTTTTCAGCATCCCTAGTTAGTTTACTTATATCAAGACTTATTGCCATAGTTTATTTTTCCTTATAAATCAAAAGATTTCATCTTACCAAGATAAAGCTCAGTGACTAACTCTACTATAATATAACCTATGATATCATTAGGTTCTATATCTGGGTTATTAGCTAGGTATTTATCTCCTATAGCCATGAACCTTGCATAGTTAGTTCTGTTAAATAGTATTTTACCTATAGCTTGATAAGCCATTTCCTCTATGAACTCTGTAGTATCGTAAAGTTCTAGTTTAGACATATACTCGATGAAGGCTTCTAACATCTCACCTTTAGTTCTGTAAGTACTATATACTAATAGCTCTGGAGCTATATCGTCTAGAACACTTGTAAATGCTAGCTGATAACCATATCTTATTCTCTTATAACGTGTATAAGCATTCTCAGTATTATTAGAAGCTAGATATGTATTCCAATCCCTAATAAGGATTTCCCTATTCTTAAGGAATGCTTCTTTATATTTACAATCATCAGGGTTAGATACATTACCACTATACGTATAAGTTTTATCAGATCTTATTGCTACGCCAAATAGAGCATCTACTACACCTGGAAAACCTACTAGAGAATCATAAACTTCTTTTACTACATAGACAGGTATAGAGGTAGAAGATTCATCAACTGCTATAACTATTCTACCTACTCTAACATACTCTTCATGTAGCTGTAAAGCTTTATTTATTTTATTATCTATCATATCTAGAACTTGAACTAGTTGTAATGTAGATAAACCGCAGCTTATTGATTTCTCTTTAAAGAAGTTAACAATAGCCCATGCTTTAACAAGTTTGTCTATGTTAATAAGAAGATCTTGAGGAAACATAAATCCTAAAGCAGTAGTTAACAACTCGCTTACTTCTTCAGCACTAAGTGGAGCAGGGAACATATCTTTCAAATACTTATTAACAGATGCAGTATCGCTTGTTATGTCTGTTATCTCTACAGCTGTAAAAGAAGGAATATCTATTTTACTATCATTTAGACTTTTAAATAGGCCTAACTCATTAGCATCTTTACAAATCTCTGGAAGTGCAATTTCTACTATATTATAAAGACCAGCCTTAGTAGGAGCTTTATTAGCAAGATATTCTTTAGCTTTATTCAAAAAGATTTCTAATTGTGCTTGACAATCATTTTTATAAAGTCTAACTTCATTTTTAACAAGGTCGGCTACTTGTTTAGCTAAATATGCATTATCCCCAAACTTAGGATTGTTAGCTCCATTGTTAAAAGCGTTAACACCCTGAGTATAATCAAAATCTAAGTTCTTTCCTTTTTCTACCATGTTTCTAGCCATGGCTTCTGCTGTTAATCTTATGTTAATACTTCCCATGATCATATTCCTACTGTTGTTCTTACTTTATCTATAACTATATTAGTTATAATATCGTCTTGCTCAGACTCTTTAAGTTTTTCACCATTCATTATGTTATCGCTATCATTATTAGCTATCATACCTACAGTTCTTTTAGTAAGTTCTATAAGGTATTCAATTCTATCTGCGATATCAGTGGTTCTTGGATCCATCAGATACTCCTTCTATATATTATGTCGAATAATTCAGTCAACAGCCCTGTAGGGCTTGGTCTAACATAAAAAGACTACACAGCTAAGCCATTAGGCTTAGCTGTGTAGTCTGTATTTGTGACATTACATAGCTCCAACTATGTAGTGTGCGGTTGGTTAAAACCAATCTTAACATTGTTAAGAGAGGAGGTATATCTTATGCTTCATCTAAATGATGTTTTAAATAGTATAGGTTGCTTTTGCATAGCCATTGGCAGCATTATAGTATTTATAGCTACTTTAATTAATAAGTAGTGAAAGTGGTATGGTGTAAAAGCCATACCATTAATATCATGAAGCAGAAGTTGCCAGCCAATCGAAAAAAAAAAATAGAAGCTCATAGAGCTAGGTAGGCTATGCCTACCTAGCTCGAAAGCTTATTCCTTTCTTCTCTAGAAAGAGAAGGAAACTTTCTGTTCTACTTCCAGACCAGTCTTTGCTGTCAGCATAGCTGTCAGTGAGATTAAAAAGAGTTGCGAACCAACCCATCTTAATACCGATAACTGCTATAACCGCTAGCATAACTACAAAATATCCTAAACCAACGATTCCTGCTACTAAAGTTGTCATTTTATATCCTTTAAATTAATATCTAGATAGAACTGACTCTTCTATCTCCTGTGTTAGGTACTTGGTGCTAACATTGCACGCTATACCAACTATATTATCTTTAACTTCTTTAAGTCTTACCATACTATCACTAGGATAGCATCCTCTGTAAGCCTTATAAAGATTAATAATGCTATTACGCTCACTTCTTCCTACATGATACAATGTATCACTATGAACATCGTAATAGAAATCCGACACCCCATCTAATGGGAGTGTCGCCGATGGTTTATCCTCATCATCCCATCTGATTCTTAATTTTAAGATGTCCAATGGGATTATTCCATCTGTGCTGCTGGCTATTGTTTCCACGGCTGTTTCATATTCGTGGAAAGTAAACTCACCAGTAGCTGTGCAATAATGCACTGAATGTAGGACCAGATTATATCTATCTGTCCTACAACTGTTAAGGTGAATAAGGATATGGTTGTCCTTAATCACCTGTTTCAATTCTTCTATCTCGAAAGACTCTTTCATATTACACCTCTTATTAAATAATAAGAGTGCAAATATGAAGTGACTCTTCCAACACTTCCAAGGCCTCCTTGCTTTGGATATAGAACTTCTTAAGAGCAGGAATATTCCTGCTCTTAAGAAGTAACTCTTCTTCTGCCCGTAGATGTCGGACAGTTGCTTTAGCATTAGAGGCTGCTCTAGATTCGTCTCTTAGAAAAAGCATTTCAATGTTCGACATTGATAATCTAACAAATTCTTGTTCCATCATTTTCCAGCCTCCTTTCCTATTATAGCTGTAGCTAGAACAAATAAGGTAGTCAATGCTACCACCATAACGCCTCCGGAGAACCAAATATCGACCATGGTTACATCCGTAGTGTTTACGTCCAACGTGAAAATATTTACAAAATTCATTTGCTTCTCCTTCTTTCGTATATGTTAATGTAATAATATATTTAGTACTATTACATTAACATATACAGTTGGGAGCTGTTAAGCTCCCTGTCTTATAGACTATGCACTATTAAGTGCAAGATACTGATAAGGATCTAACAGCTGTGTATCCGTAAATGATACATCGTTGCCGTCGTATCTCTTATTCACAGCAGACCGGATAACGTTAAACTTATGTAGATAATATTTAAATGTATCTATAAGTTTTTCATTATCAGGACCTAGACAATTAATGAGATAATTAATACGTTGAATGTCAGTATTAATTTGTCTTATTTCATTGTCATGAAGCATGTGGCGGTTGCCGTCAAGCGATGCCGTCACAACTTCTAACTTCAGACGTAATTGTTCGAGAAGTTTATTCATGACTTAAATCTCCTTTCTATATAGATGAAATCTTTATACTAGGATGCTAGTCATCATAGTCGATAAGGACCTAGAGCTAAATGCTCTAGGTCCTTATCTACATAAATTATATATAATTGAAAATTTGTCATTTTCGTAAAATGACTATATTCTATGCGGAGTCGTAACCGCGGGTGAACGAGTTGAGTACCAGTCTACCATATGGTAGACTGGTACTCGTATTTTATGTTTTAAAGTGTTGATCGTATATGCATACCTAAGAAGTATTGCTTCAAGGTATTTGTAGATGTTACAGAAGTACTATACTGGTTAACCTCTGCTTGACTAGCTACACCATCTTGAAATAGTTTATCGTTTAATGCTTTAGCGGCTCCTTGGTCGCCGCCTCTTATCTTAGCTAGTTCTAGAACACTGTCTTTCATATTCATCGCTAACATGGTTTGTTGTTCTGGGAATGTTATCTTACCAGACTTAGATTTACCAGCAACTTGTCCAGTTAATGTATCTATGGATAAGTTATGTTCCGGTATACTTATCTTCTTACTTAGTAGTTGCTGGGCTTTCCTTATAGGAAGCATCATAACTAACATTTCATTAGGTGTTAAATAGTCTGGGTAATCTTGTTGACCAGTAGTCTTAACTCTTTCGAAGAACTTTAATCCTATCTTCTTACCTACAGATACGTTATTCTCAAAGCTTACTCTTATTTTACCATCATTAGGTATAACAACTGAAAGATGTATATCTCCATTTTTAAGTCTAACCATGAAGTTATCAAATTCTTTATCGTTCATACTATCAAATAGAGTCTTATAGAGTTCCACGTTTTCATTACCAGATACAACTTCACCTACATATTTAAGAATGTAGTCTTGTACTTGTTTTCTTTTAGGAGTCATAATCTTCTTCCTTATTATAAATTCATCACCCATATGGCTATAGGAAGCCATATGGGTAAATGTTATTGTTCTTGTTGTTTCTTAAGTTCTTCTATCTTTTGTCTTCTAGCTTCTAATACATAAGCATCTTTAGCTATGAAGAAATCGAATATGCGTTTCTCTAAAATGAATGGTAAAACATCACGTACCAGTGCTGTAAACCATTGTTGATGTGTACCATCTTTCTTAATGTATCTTATAGTAGTAAGTATGCCTTCTATTTCTACATATCCTCTAAATCTTACTAATAGGTTAGTAAAGTATCTAGAGATGACTACTCTTTGTAAAAGACTATGTTTTCCATTAGCAAATGATATACCACCATCCAAGTTAAAATAGGTAGCTGCATCTTCTCCAATGGTTTTAAATATAACTCTTGTTACTTCTTTAACAAGGTCTACATCATCCGTTGGCTTACTTAACAACTCTTCAGGTAGTAGTTGTTTTTCAATCTTAAACTTATCAGTTCCAATATCCTTAATAGATTCTTCAACTCTTTCGATATTCTTCATATCTATGTTATTAAGAGCTTCATAAGCTTTTAGACTAGGTTCTGTTCCGGTCTTTGCAAAAGCACTTTCTAAAGCATCTATAACAGGTTGTTTCACATCCGTACTCATTCTTTATCCTCTTAAACTCAAATGCAATCTTATAGGGTCATCCCTCTTAACATATGCTAAAGCATAGTTAGTCTTCTCTTCTATCTTATCTATACCAATGATGTCGAACAATAGCGCACCAGCGAATAAAGCAGCTCCATCTTCAGTAGCTGCTTTTACATTCTCGTACTTAGTAGTTAAGTCTTTCTTATGTTCAAATACGACATCATAGTTAGGAAGAGTAGAATCTTTTTTCTTCTTACTCATAGTTAAAACTCCGTATTAACTTAAGCAGCTTTGTTATCTGCTTTAGCTTCTTTCTTCAAAGGCTTCAAATCTTTCTTGTCATACCACCAAGGATGATATAGGCCTTTTCTCATCTTAAGAAGGTCTACTGCACATAAATAGGGAACTGGATGTTCATATTGATTAGGAACCCAATAGCTTCTTGTATCTAATAACTTATCCCAATCATATCCCATTTCTTTTAAATCCTGGTATAGTTCAGCAGGTGAACACCATGCCTCTGTAGACATAATAGGTTTATGGTATTGAGATAGCTGTAATAATTCTGCTGTAAGCTGGACAGCTCTTCTTAACCTACTATCATTATCTAACTTACTTCTTACAGTAGTTCTACTTAGACTTACTTCAGGTCGTAAGTCTAAAGAATAACTTCTATCATTACCACTTATACCCCAACCAGGAGTATTGCTCTTATTAATTCTTAATAGATGGAACTCTGTTAAACTTGGAAGAACACCTTCAGACTGTGAAATCAATACTTCTATATCTATACCAGACGCACCTGCTTTATTCCTTAGAGCTGTTAATGTTACTTTATTAAGGTCACATTTGAATAGGTCTTCACTATTTCTAGGATACTCTGGAGCTTTAGTTCCTTGGTTATAGAACGCACTACCAGTATGAGCTTGATAAGCTACGTTAGTGAAGAACGTAAAGTTACTACCAGTTCCTTTAATAGTATCACCTGCTTTAAGGTGTTGTAACTTCTTAGATTCCTCTAGCCAAGGTTTAGTCTCCATATTGACCTTACCACCAGTATGAGCTGTCATGGTTACATATGTTCCACTAGCTGTACATAAAGCTGGTAGTCTAGAAACAAACTTAGTTTTGAATAATCCTTGTTTCATAGCATAGGTATTAGTGTCCTTACTATCTAAGTCACCTGATAGCATATCGGATACACTATCTGCTTCTAGAGCAGTTAGACTATCGACTTCTACAAAGGTAGGAACTGGTATCTCTAAAGGTTTCTTAGTATAAGGGTCTAACATACACTCTATCTTAATGTAAGATTTCTTATCCTTAGCTTTCTCTTCCATATACTTAAAGAAGTCAGCTGCCCATAAGTTATCGGATTGTTGTGTGCTATCAGTTACTACCCAACTAGGAGATTCTCCAGTAACTGGATGTTCTCCAAATACTTTAAATGGTTTAGCCAATGCTTCTAATCTATCTAGAGATACGTTCATTTCAGTATCCCTTGTTAATATGTAAGTATCGGTAGCTTCTTTTATACATCTAGCAGCTGATAAACTAAGATAGTGGATAAGAGTAGATTTAAAGTTATTACCAGCACCTACAATTCCTACTACTTGACCTAATCCACCATTGTAAATAGTTTCTCCTCTAGCTCCAGGTATGAGACTACAAGACGGTATATCTAAACAACAACCTACGTTGATGTAAACTTTGGGTTTAACTCTATTATCCATGGCAAAATTAAAAGATACACTCATATCTTATATTTCTCCTTATTTATAAATATCTCTTACTCATAAGATGCTTCCTAGCTTATAAGCTAATACATTATGTGAAATCCAGCTTAATAATATAAGGACTTGTAGAAATGAAAACTATTTATAAAGATTATACTATAGCTCATAAGCTTACTCCTAATCTAGATTATGTAGTAGACTCTGTAGTTGCTAACCAAGAAGATTTTGGATCCTTTATGCTTAATGCTTCCAAGTTCTTCGTTAGTAAGTTTGAAGCACTTAAAGGTGTATTTAATATAGGTGGTAAGGTAACACAGAAAGAGTTGTCTAAAGGAACACAGAATATCCTTAGGGATCTTAATAAGGAAGATAGGTTAGTGGATAGAATAGCAGATGCTCCTGGTTCTAAATACTTAGCGGTGTCTAAAGTACTTATTCCATATATCCCCGGAGTTAGAGTAGATTACTATAATCTAGTTACTGGTATTAAACCACATGCTCTTTCCATATCTGCAGATATAGTAGGTATTCTAGAAGAATTAGATACTTACTTTAGTAAACTAGCAGGTGATGATGAGTTTAGAACATCTTTAACACCTGAGAAAGATCTAATGGCTAAGATAGATAAGTTCCAACAAGAACTTGACAAGTATCTAGTCGACATTATGAATGGTAAGATTATGGAAGACCATAGAGAGCTAGGTGATGTTATTCCTAACTTTACATCTCTTAAGATTTGTCATAACACTTTAAAAGAAATCATCTCTGTAAGAGACTTTGATAAGTTAGCAACTATTCAAGATCTATCTGCTAAGATAGGAAGTAGAGCAACTGACTTCTATAAGATGGTTAATAGTGGTTCTGTAGCCGTTAGTAAGGTAAGATTGAAAGAAATTAAAGAGATACTACCTACAGGAGCTAAACTAGTAACGGATACTGTTGCTGTAGCTAGATTGGTAGACGCCTCTATAAGAATACATAGAGCTTTGATAGCTAAGTTAGAAAGTATAGTTTAATTTATTATTGTATGCAGAACATTAGAGTCTCCAATATTTAGTGTTTTGTAACTGTCAAAATCTTCTTTAAAGCATAGAGTACAACCGACGGGTTGTACTCTTCTTTTTATCTCTTAACAGTTTAAATGCTAGTAATTCTACATAAACTTTTCATTTTTTGATTCCTTAATAAAATGTGATTTGGGTTTTGCCATAAGCCGATAGAATACAGAATTACTAGTTACCTCCTTTTCGGACAAGGTATTCCTTCTCAATTCGTATGCCTTGTCCCATAATTATAATGAACATTTTTATAATGTATCTCCTAAATAAGAAGTACACTACCAGTAGGACATGGTCCTACTGGTAGTGCTTAATGTTTTTAATAGTCGTAACTATTACTATTACCCATAATTCTATTAGCTACAGATTTAACACCTTTACTTACAGTGTTTGTAACCTTACCTGCTATTTCAGCTGTCTTAGCTTCTTTCTCTAAGTTATCTTGCTTAGCTAAATTTCTTACGATAAACTTACAATAGGTTTCAACTAGTTCATAATAGTTATTAACTACTACTTTATACTTCTCATTCTTCTTAAGGAAGATCTTTCTATACCATTTAGATTCAGCTCTATCTGCTTCAGCATAGAGTTTAGCTACTTTAATAGAACTTTCTTTAAGTCTCTTAATAATGTTAGCTACTTGATCTATGTTCCTTAAAGCATCCATAGCTAGCTCTTTACCATTATTAATAGAAAGCTCCATCTTAGTTCTTCCATCTATCTCTTCTGCATAACTATGGTAAGTTATACCTCTATTGTATTTAATAGCATAGTCTATAACGACCTTACCTTTAAGAGCATATACTCCAGTAATTTTATAATCTTCATATTCCAAGTTATTACCGTCTGGATTAGGAAGTATATTATCGTCGCTACTGAACTTACTTCTTAGATCTTTTTCAACATGCTCTTCCATAAAGCTTAACTTGCTAGGTATCTTTTGGACAGGAACACCATTATAAGAAAGTTTGATTCCTCCATCCAGTATCTTAAGAGCATTTGTAAGATAAGTTAATAAGTCATTGTCTCCGTCTATGTAAACCATATAGGCAGCTTTTAACTTCTCGTATTTGTTATTGAATCTTTCTTCCGCATCATCTTCTATATCTATCTTAGATCTAGTAAGATCTTTTAGCATGCCTTGAATAAATCCTTTTCTACTTCTAGTTAGTTTTTCTAAAGATGTCATTACATCTCCTATAGTAGTAACTATAGAAGCTAATAAACCTTCTTGGTTAACAGAAATAGCATCCAGTTGATCTTGATAGTTCTTAGATAGTAGAAGAGCTTTAGTTTTAGTATCTCCTTCTATAGACTCTAAAGATATGTTATGGATTCCTTTAGTGTATCTAGAAGATAACCTAGACTGAGCACTAGTTAGCATTATAGCTGCTATATTAACAGCTTCTTCATTTACTTCAGTCCCTAAGTATTCTGCTTCCTTAACTGTTTCATCTAGAATATCTTTGTTATCTTCTAACTCACCTTCTTCTTCCATAGTCTCTACATACTCTTTAGTTTCTCTTTCTAATTTAGCTGTATTGTCTTCTAGTTCTTGTACATCTTCTATTTTACTAGAAAGTTCCATTTCATCATCTAGAGTTCTATCACCTACAGTGTCATTAACTGGAAGTTCACTTCCTAATCCTTCCATAGCTCTTGCAAATCTACCAAATTTCATATTATTATCCTTATAGTATTAAGTCATCGATATTAACCATTTCACTTATAGCTTATGCTTGCTAGCATGGTATATGTTTGTAATGATGAGTTGAATAGAAGCAGCATGATTTAACCTTTGTGATGATTTTACCGACTAGACATTCTTCTGATAATGTTTCTTTTTTCCTTTTGATTTTAAAATTGAACCGACTGAAACGCAATCTATTCAACTCAACTCTTTTTTCGTAAACTCCATGTGCCCATTAGGGCACATGGAGATAGTTCTTTTATTTTAACTCGTTGCATATACGGGTATTCGATGTTGACTGATATTTTTGTATTAATATGCATTAGTATCAAATTTAATCATGCATGTATAGACTACTACTAGGCTATATGTGTAAATCTTAAAGAAAGGAGTAGTTGATGTTCATATTTACGCTAGAACCTTTTATAGCTAATGCAAGTTCTGAAGAGCAAATTGGTACTACGTTCGAGCTAGCTAGAGATGATAAGTTTACAGACATCATAGTCTCTAAACGTGTTAACCTTCCAGATAGCATCTTGAAGTTCGTGTATCGAGAAGTTCTATTACCAGATACAACTTATTACATTAGAGCTAAAAGACACTTCAGTAGCATAAATCTGGACCACTATTCACCTACTAAGATTATCAGGTACGATAAGTCTAAACATGAAGCTCTTATCTATAACAGAGATAACGTTATAGAGACTCCATGGATAGAACTGAACGAGAAGGAGTTCCACGATACTGCTTCTACGTTCTTTACAGTTAAAGGTACTGCGTTCAAGGCTAATATGTCTGGGCATGAGTATACCTCTTGGATTATAGAGGATACTGCTGGACAAGTAGTTTTCATCTCTCTAGAAGATAGGGATAACAAAACCTCTATCAAGATAGATAAGACTCCTGCTATTATGTCAAGAACGTCTCTAACCGTACACTGCATCTATGGCAGTTCAGTCGGTATAGAGTCTGATGTAGCTACTGTAACTATAGACTTGCAGAAGTTTAACTACGAAGTTACTTCTGCAACATCTGATATTCCTATAGGACAGATCTACCATTTATCGTTACGTAGGATAAATGCGTCTGCTGCAATGGATGTGAAACGTATAGATGTTGTTAATCCGAATGACAACACATTGCTATACACTGTAGCCAATAGTACAGAAGCGGAAACTCTAACTATCCCGTTACCTTGGCATTTATTTCCATTCGATTCTGTAGTAAAGATCAATATAATAGCGGTTAATACTGAAGGCGACATAGGGCACAACAGTATATTCCTTCACACTGCTGCCACAGGCATCAGGGAGATAGAAGATATTGAATATAAATATAAAGGTGTGGTAGAGGCAGTTAATAGGGAAACTGATGCTGTATACTCAGATGGTATAACAACTATGCAGTTACCTAATGGTATAATACCAATGCCAATTGTTGGAAGTAAGTTACTCTATAAATATCAGTTTAAAAATGGTAAACTAGTTAAGAGTGATGAAACGTTACGCGGAGTTAATTTATTATCTGTTACTAATAGTAAAACTTACATTAGATACACAGAGAACAACATACTTGTTGTTGATACATGGAGGGATACTGCTGGAGTAGATAAGGATCCTGTATTCTTATTCTTTAGGCATAATACCCATTCCGATACTTATGATTTAATATCTATGGTAGCGCATCCAGCAGCGGATAGACACACTGCCGCAGAGAATGGTTCTTTTGCTCAGGTTACGCCAACTAAGTTTATCTACATGCCTGTTGGTATAGGTAAGCTATTCCAAATTGATATTCTTAAATCAACATGTGAAGAAATACAAGATATTCCTTCTGAAGCTAATGCAACAGCTTCTTATAGGTGGTTCATGAGAATGCCTAACCAAAGACTTGTTATCCAGACTGGAGAAGAAGCCTTTACTCATAGGTTTGAAATCATGAAGAATAAGTTTGAAACTTCTATTAGTATAACGCCTACTAGTTTCCTAAAAGGAAACTCTATAGCTAGGAACTTACCTAATGGAGACAATCTTATTTACAAAACCAGGAAGGAATCTGACGATGAAGATTCAGGTGTAGTTGTTTATTCTCATAAGCAACGCAAGTTTACGCCAATACCTACAGAGTTTGCTCCAGATGAGTATCCTAATGGTAATATATTACTATTAGACAATACTCTTTTACTTACTAAACGTAAAAGCAACAACGATGGTACAAGCGTTTACGCAACTTACATTTATAAATAAGGAGAACTATAATGGCAGGTACTAATATATATGCCGCTGGGGCAACTCCTAGGTTCATAGCTCATGGTGCTGAAGACCTTTCTATCCGTTTAGCTCCTATGGGAGAAGAGGAAGTTCCACAACATCTTCCTATATTCTATATCCTTAGCGATAGAGGCCCTTTAAAAGACCAGATAGTAGACAATGCAGCAGCTAAAGCACTGTATGGTGTCGACGTATTCAATCAGGACTCTGAGTTCTATAAACACTCTAACCTCTTTGCAGAAGGATGTTTACAAGCAGGACAAATGATCATGATGAAACGTCTAGTTCCATCAGGTGTTGAGAGACGTGCTAACGTTGCTCTATACGCAGATATGATTAAGAGACCAGTCCCTAACTATAAACGCGATAGTAAGGGTGGAGTCATGAAGGATAACTTAGGTAATCCTATCGTAGACGAAGCTAACCCAACAGTTCCTGGACTAGCTATAAAATGGATCGCAGACTATGGTACAGGTGATGAGCCTACCCAAGCAGGTCTATTAGAAGCTAGAGAAGGTACTATGGAGTACACTACTCATACTGAAGAAGACCATCCAACTGAAATGGAATGGCGAGAAGTAGGAACAGGTGTATTCGAGAAGAAAATGGTTGGTACCGGTAAATTCGAAAAGAAACAAGTCGGTACAGGCAGATTCGAGAAAAGACGTGTCGGCCTAGGTACTTTCCACGAGGAAGAGTACGATACTGGTAGAACTGAAAAGAAAATGGTAGATACTGGACGTAAAGAAACACGTAAAGTAGGTACTGGTAGGTTCGAAAAGAAAATGGTCGATACTGGTAGAACAGAGAGAAAAGAAGTAGGTACTGGAGTATTTGAAACTAAACGTGTCAAAACTGGTACTGAAGAAAAGAGAACTCCAATCCCAGAGAAGGGAACAGAGACATTAACAGATGCTCTATTCGACGAGACTCTAAAGAATAAGATTAAACTTATTAGAGAATCTAACAACCCAGCTGGTGTATTGAAGTTTAACAAAGTTTCTATCAAATGGGATGTGGTAGGCGAGGAAGATCTTCTTACTGCAGCTGCTGCTAGACCAGCACTTTATAACAAATTGATGTTCAACGCAGTTGGCGACAACGTTCATTATCTAGATAATGCAGATGCCCCAGCTGATAAGCCGTTAACATCTAATAAATTCCCAGACGCTATTGCAGAGTTACAAACTCTTGTAACAGAGAACGTTAAGAATACAATTAACAAACAAAACATCCAAGATAATGTAGATATAGTATCTAAGAATACACTATATGTAGACATAGCTACTAACTATCCTGCAGGCTTCTTGACTTATGAAGAGCTAGATGCTTTAGGTGTTCTAGAGTTCGTTCATAAAGTAGATGCAGACCTTACTATTCCAGATGAGAAGATTGAGATCGTCGATAAATACGAAGATCAGCAAGTCGAGATCATGGAGGAACGTGATGTTCCTATTATGGAAGAGCGTGATGTTGAAATCATGGAGGACAGAGAGTTCCCAGTTATGGAAGAACGAGATGTGCCTATCATGGGTAAACGTCAAGTAGAGGATACTGAGGAAAGAGATGTTGAAATAACAGAGGAAAAAGACGTTGAGATAATGGAAGAGAGGGAAGTCGAGAAGACCGAACTTAAATACGTTCCTAAAAAGATTATGGTAGCACATACTACTAAATCACGTATGATTCCAGTATTCGAGATTATAGCTTCTTACTTCGGTAGTGGTTATAACAACTATGGTTTCTCTATTAACTCTCACTACCTAGAAGACTTCAACTCTACATTAGCTAAGAACTTGAAACTTTATCCATATACAGTGTCTATGTATACTAGAAAGAACAAGAAAGCTTCTCCTAGCATAATGAAAACATTGTATTATGATAATGAAGCTGAATTGGTACTTACTAATAAGGTTGTTAAAGACCCTTCACTAGGTGCTAGATGCGACCTTAGCTACGTTATAGCTAAAGAATGGTTCAACGAGAAAGATCCTATTTATCCATATGTTCCAAATGTATTTGATTCATTCAGACTTTATGATAAAAACTTTGAAGAAGTTCTTAAGGCTATCTTCGAAGCTGAGAAAAACAGCATTGAGTTTGAACCTAAACTATATACAACAGATAATGCATATGGTAAATCAATCGACTGGTATGACTTCGATGCTTCTAAAATAGAAGACGTTGAAGAGCAACTAGGATTGTTCAACCCATTCACTGCAAAAACATCTAAGAATGTAAGACTTCAAAATGTTATCATTTCAGAAGACAGACCAACTCTTTCTGGTAACCTTAAAGAGATTAACATGTCTGCTAATAAACCAATCTTTATGGATGGTGGTAATGATGGTAACATTACAGACGCTGCGTTTGAAGAGGCAGTTGTAGCTGAGCTTGCTAAGTATGCTGATGAGAACTCTGATGTTCAAGAGCTTGCTTACAACGTTGAGTCTACATTCTGGGATAGTGGATTTACCCTACCTACAAAACTAGCTATCGGAGATTTCATCTCTGTTAGAAAAGATACTTATGTAGTTCTAAGTACACACGTAGTAGGCGAGAAACCATTACCTCTAAGCAAGATGAGAGCACGTGGTGTATCTCTAGATACTAACCTAAGATTGAATCCAGAGTCTACATTCTATGGCACGCCAACATGCCGTGGTCTAATCGTAGGCGGAGCTTACCACCTAAGCAATAGTAACTACACTGAGTATGTTCCATTGTCTTATGACCTACTTGTTAAAACAGCTAGGTTCGCAGGTGCAGCTAATGGTAAATGGAAACGTGAGTATATCTTCGATCATGGTGACAATGCTGTTATCAGAACTGGTACAGATATTGTTCCTGAGTTCATTCCTCATGGTGTGAAACCAGCTCTATGGTCTGCTAACTTGATATATCCACAAAAGGTTGATAGAAAGAATTACTTCTTCCCTGCTTTACAAACAGTTTATGGTAATGATACATCTGTTCTTAATAGTTACTTCACTATTATGGCTCTATGTACAATTACAAAATCTGGACATAAGACTTGGAAGCATTTCTCAGGTGCTATTACCTTTACAAATGCACAATTCAAGCTAGCGGTTGAAGACTACATGATTGCGGATTTAGCAGATAGATTTGCAGGCATTATAACAGCTACAGCAGTTTGTGAAATAACAGATAAAGACAAATTAAGAGGCTATAGCTATAAGTTATACGGTAAACTATATGCTAATAATATGAAGACTGTTTGTGAGTACACTACACGTGTATACAGAGCAGAAGATTTAGAGAAGTAAGGAGTAAAATATGTCAGCTAGATTGGTAGACGCGATTTACAATCCTCAAGAAGTGAATGCCGGAGCTTCTCCGGTACTCAATCTTAACTATGGTGGCCAATTTGGTGTTATGCCTAGGTTCGGTCACCTAGATTCTAAAAATGGTAAGTTCTACGGCGAGTGGATCAACTCAGCTCCTTACATCAGGGAGAATATGATTCCTATCCTTATGGCTTATCCTAAGTTCATAGACCTACTACCGAACTCAGAGAGATGGATAGGTATTTTTAAGAATCTAATGGAAAATATTCCACAATCTATAGATGGTATCAGAATGACACTATCCGTAGAATACGATTCAACGCCTACTGGAGCACAAGAGCAATTCGAAGCTCCTACCAGAGTTGTTCGTGAAAGGTCAGAGCCTAACTATACCTATAAGGAAAGAAAAGGTATGCCTATCACTAAGACTATCGACTTCTGGATCAAAGTAGGTATTATGGACCCTGATACTCAGCAACCTGGTATCATTAAGTTCCTTAAGGACAACACAAGCAACGAAGAGTTTGGTATGTATACACCGGAGTTCTACACAGCTACTGTGCTATATGTAGAGCCTGATAACTTGAATACTACCATTCTTAAAGCAGCTCTAGTTGTTAACATGTTCCCTAAGGCTTCTGGTCCTATGGAAATGGTTCGTAACTTAGCTAATGCAAAAGAAGGTTCAGAGTTCTCTGTTGGTTACACTGGAATGACTATTTCAACACCAGCAGTTCAGAAACTTGCTAAATCTCTATTAGGAAGAATGACTTCACTATATGAGACACCTGACATTGCTGAAACCATCCCTGTTGGTGATATTCATCCGAATGTTAGAGACAACCAAGTTGCTAACAGCTTTGATAAACCACAAGGTAATGGTGATATGGCTTATGATCCATATCCAAATGCTTAATCGAAAAAAAAAAGATAAAAGCAATACTACCACCAGGCCATATGGTCTGGTGGTAGTTATTATTATTTTGCTAAACCATCAACAAGTTTAGCTTTTAGCTCGTTAAGGTGTTTAACACCAACGATGCTCTCCTTAACTTTCATTCTCATAGTTGGACCTTGAGTAACTTGTCCGCTTCTTACGTCACGGATGTTATCGCTCTTAACGATCTTAGCTTGGACTGTGCCACGAATGCCGAAAGGCATTTTAACCACGACAGCTTCGGCCTTCTTATCTTTCTTAAAATGTGCCAAGGCTACATCTGTAGCTGCTGTAGCAACTTCTTCGTTATACGCTTTTTCAGCGTGTTTAACTTTGCTATAAACACTTTCGCTTATCTCGTTGTCTTTAAGGTGATCCTTAAATACATTTGCTTCCTCGTAACCAAATGTTACAACTTTCTTTTCTTTATCTTCAGAAGTTACAACGAACTTCTTAATGTCTAGTGCCATGTCGGGCTCCTTAATTTAAGATATTAGAGAAATGCTCTCATATAGTAGTATCTTTTTAACGTTAATAATACAGGAGGATCCTAAGCATACATATCTTAACAGTCGTAATAGGGGTAACTATTAGGATATAGATTATTGCAATAGCCTGTAACATTAAATGTTAATAAGAAAACCATATGTTTTCCTTCTCTAATTAAATAATATATGGTTATAAAAAAGTCGTATTTAACGGAAGATAAAAAAAAAAAAATAAGGAGACCGAAGTCTCCTCACTGTTACTGAAGCAGAGCTGTAAGCTCATCATCCGCAGTAACAATTGTGTATCTTGGTCCTGTAGGGCCGCTGCCATTTATGTAGGCCATATGCAATGGAAAACCTCTCTGAGCTTCAAACTCAGATGCAAGTTCTCCCATCGCATCTTCGCTTAGGAGATATACAGTTTTATCCTGCACCCCAAAAATAATATTACTGTCGCAGTGACCTGGAAGGTCCACACAACTTTCTAAACCGAATGCGCTAGGACCATAGCTCTTAATCGAGATATGTGTTTTAAGTTTATTTCCAACCTTAATACTAGGTTCTATAACAACTTTAAAACCTGTATTCTTATCTACTGCATGGCTATAAGATTGAAATTGAATTTTCTTATAACCGCGAAGTTCTATTGGGTCAAGAACAATAATATGTTTATTGTTCAAAATGGTTTGAGCCGATGTTCCGTCCGGTCTAACAGTGAATAGTGACATTGTTTATCCTTTATATTATTAGTTACCCAGAGAGAACTCTCTGGGTTGTCATTAAGACCAATTAAGCAGCATAATGCTGAGACATTGATTCATAACCAGCTATTAGTTTACTAATAGACTGATTTGCCTGTGTAAGACTTTGTTCTGTTTGATATATTCTTGCAGAACTTATGTCCCACTTAGCCTTAGCTACAAGATAGTTCATTTTATTTTTGTCTTCTGAGCTTATGTGATTGTATTTTTTGCACATAAGCTCAGAGAGATTCTGAACTCTTGTTTCAGCTTCGGCTAGAAGCTTATTCATCTTTACCCTCCTTTCCTACTCGGAATTGAGTATAAGATAAAGTCGTATAGGTTATGGAAGTCGCAATTCCTTATCCTATACTATTTAAATAATATATAATTGAAATTTTGTCATTTTCATTATTAGTGAATAATTTTATTCATGATTTTCCTTTAACAGAGTTACTACCACCAAGCCTAGATGGCTTGGTGGTAGTACTTTTATTAGTTTAACCAAAATACATTTTGATTACATTCTTCTCTATTTGGTCTATTACAGAAGATGTACTTCCTACTAAGGTAGGACTGTTAACTATACGTGCTAGGATAGACCTGTTAGAAAATACAGCATCTATTTCCCTACCACTCTCTGTAGTCATCTTATAATCAAAGACTTCACCTACAGTACATTTCAACTGGCTACCTAAGATATACTTATCACCATTACCCATTTTCTCTTTAACTGTTATATAGATCTTAATAACTAGTTGGTCTGGTTGTAATGGAACACCTTGTATGTTGTATCCTGTCGTAACTCTACCAGTATAGTTAAAGTTCTTGAGAAGAATCTTATCACTATAGTTAATAAGCTCTCTAACACTATTAGAGATTTCAGGGTCTTTAACATCAAAGTTATAATAGACAAGTATCTTATCTACGGTACCTTGGACTTTAGCTTTAGGAGAAACAGAACCTAATTCCTTAAGGATAGATAATGCTCTTTCATCCTTAATGTTACTAACATCCATATCAGCAGATAGAATAGTTAATAACGAAGTATTAGGTTCGACTTTAGTATCTATATTAATAAGATTAGCTATATGCTCATTCTTATTAAGGACTATAGATTTAACCTTAGTTAGCGTAGTTCCTAACTTCTCTTGCATGCTCTTACTTATAGCTGCTGAGTCCTCCCATGTTTCAGTATCTTCCGATAGCATAACATTGATCATAGTTCCTTGTTTATAGATAACCCTTCTAGGTTCAAATATGCAAGGTTCGAAGAAGAAATTATCGTAGGCTATAGTATCATCTTTAAGGAACTTAGTTCCTACTTCTAAGGCTGTAACCATGTTATGTGTATAACAAGCTTCAGACTCTTCTTTAGACGTCCAAGAGTAAAGCTTATAAGTAACCTTACCTTTAGTCTTGTATTCTACAGTTATAGAAGATTTAGTAACTTCTTTAACTACTCCATCTTCTATTGCTATATTAGCAAATTTACTACCTGCTTTAATAGCTACCATAGTCTCATAACCTGTTAAGACTACGGGAGCTCTCATATCATTCATTGGTACCACGTGTGCTGCGTGGATAGACGAGAAATTGCTTACATTATTTCCTTAAGTTCGTTAAACGTAAGGTGTTGTTGTAGTTCTTGATCTGTCATATCTTCTATAAAGAAGAATGAGTTATTCATACCGAATGGATGTTTAGGATTTCTTCTTATTCTAGCACCTACTGTAGTAGCGCCTAGATTCAAAGCTTTACTAAGTCGTCCTATGGACTTAGCAATATATCTCTTGCCATCTTTATATAGAAGACAAGGTTTAGCATTTCTAAGTCCTTGTAGATATAGTCTGATTAGCTCAGCTTCAGTAAGCTCTCTCCAAGGAGTTTTGTCAATATATCTTTTAAGCTCCCATCCATTAGGATGTATTTTACCAGTACCTAAATAAGTTCTTAATGATCCATAAGATATTGAGCATGTATTAAATAGCTTATTTAAAGAATCCCATTTCCATGTTTTACCTGTGAAATGATTGTAGCCTTTAATAGTAAAAGAGGATATCTTACTAGTATAGACGGCTGCTATATATTCTGGATGGTAGTTTGGAAAAGGTCTATTATCAGACTCATACTTAATCATAGTCTTATCTTTAAAGATAGTTCCAAAGGAACAATTCAGTCTTCTTAATAGCTCAGATTTACTTACTCCAATATACTCACTAGCCTTTAGATAACTTTCATGTTTATCTATATCTCCAGTAATAATATTCTTTATAAGTATAGGCTCAAATGGTCTTACATTTTTGTATTTAACACTCATTGTCTTCTTAGATCCAGGAAGCTTAGACCAATAAAGATTATCCACACTATCATCCCCAGCTACTTTATTATGGTATAACACATATCTATAACTAGGATCCGGTTTCTTACAAAAGGTTAATGCTAGCAGATTGCTTCTGTTACGTGGACGATAACCTTGTTTTTTATTATATAGGCTATATTGAACAATAGTTTCAGCTTTATTAGTAGGTTTAAGATATTTACCTACATTCTTATTGTAAACATTACCTACTTTATCTATTTGGTAAATATCATATCCTGGAATATCGTATAGTTCTGGATATATAAATTCTTCCATATTAGCTTCTCCTTACATGCACTTGTTTATCGGAGAAACTCTTTACAACAACATTCTAATACTTTCATATTAGAGAAGGCTATATCATTACCATATACATATATGTACTTAGGTACTTCCTGTTTCGGTAGTACTTACTACCTACTCCCTTATAGGGATAGCCGTCGAACTAGTTATGACTAGATGCTGATTGTCCATTGTCATAGCTCTTAAGAAGGTATATAGATTCGTCTAGGTCTATAACCCTTGTATTGCATCTTAAGTTAGCATCCTTATACTTGTTTCTGTTCACACTCCTCACTATGTTCGGACGTTCACAGGTACTTGCGTATCTGCTCTCGCTCCTATGTAGTATAGGCTATAAGGCTTTAGGGGTTTCCAGCAATTAAGGAAGTTTTGCATCACACAGTTTCCTATGTGAAGGCCCCAATTTTTAGTTAAGGCGTTTTGTGTCATCCGTTATACCAAATGGTGTTAGCATACCAGTTGTACTTAACAAGTTCTGCCATCCCATTTTAACATCTTCATTATTCTTAACAACACCTGTTATGTTATCGAGTAAAGGTGTTGCAGTCATATAGGCTGTTATACCTACGTTACCATTATCTTTAGCTGCTTCACTAACTACACCCATTTCGGTTATATTAAGTTCTCTAGTAGATTTAACCATAGTTTCTTTATTTCTACCACCAGAACCAAGATAACTTAAATCTTCTCTTTGTTTTATAGCAGCAACTGGGTTAAGGTCATCTACAACTACTTTAGTAGAGTCTTCGTTAATCTTAGTCATAATGGCATATTTATCCATTACAAAGTTAGCTTTAGAGAATGCTGATTTATTTTCATAGTCTTTAATAGCTAAGACTAATTCTTTATATATAAATCCTGCTATACGCTCATAACCTTTAATAACCATATCATTAAGGTTATTAGGATGGCCGTAGTTATTGTTAAGTAATAGCTCTGCAGCGCCTATTAATAACCCTACAAAACTTTCAGGTCCTTTAGTAACTTTAAGAACATTCAAAGTCATTGGATCTATATACATGGCCTCTAATAACTTAATTTCATTAACGTATCTAACATTACTTTCAAATTTGAATAGTTTATTAAAGACAACAGTATAACCAGCCCTACTATTAAAATTAGCATATGGTATAGTTTTAATAACATTTTCAGATACTACCATTCCTCCTAAGATCATGTCGCCAACACCATTATCTTTAGTAATGACTATCTTTTTATCCTTAAATCTAACAGAATATTGATCATTAGTTAACTCAATACGTTTATTTCCATCATATAGATCGAATTTAACTTTTAAGAGTTTAAGTAGGTTATCCAATCCCATATAGTAACCTAATAGGAATACTAATGGTGTATACTGTTTTAACAATACCATACCAGCATACTCTATAGGCATGGTCGAACTATCTATATTAAGATAATCGAATATGTCTCCTATAGGATTTAGTTTATTCTTTTCATATAGGTAAAGGTTATTAGTAAAGTCCATAAAGATGAGACTCTTATCCTTACTACCTAACAGAACCATAGTTTTACCTTCTATGTTTACTATAGTCTCTTTATCATATTCTTGGGTTATTTCGAATCTTCTTACATAGTTAAAGTTAAATACCCAACCATCATATTGAAAATATCTTATATATCCTGCTATTTGAGCATATAGTAATGGTAGATTGACATCTGGAAACGAAGAACCTTCAGCATTAATATTAGATAGCTTTTTATCATATTCAGGTTTATCAGAAGCTTGTTTAAGTATAAGCATTGTCAAGAACCATTTACCAACATTCACTTTAGCGTTGTTAGCATTAGCCTTTGTAATAAAGATTTTACCATAGTAACTGTTAAGAAGTACTGAAGTTGCATCTATCTTACGTATGACATGCATTGTATATCTGGACCATATCATAAACCAGTAATCCTATAAGGACTCTTGGTTTCCTTCCGTTTCAGTTTAATAGCTTTACGCTATACTAATTTCATATAGCTACTAACCTATATTATAAAATGGACGTAAATAATATAGGCCTTACTCTACTAGCTTATTTCCATAATATTACTATTATAGAAATGCTTTCGATGGCCTCTGAGCACATCCCATATATTGTTATACTTAGGGACTTCGCTGCGTCGATTCCAACATACTAGTAATGTTTTAACTATGCCCATTTGAATCATTACTCTATGGGTATTTTAGTCTATTTCTAGCTAAAAGTAGTAATTACTAGCTACAATTGGTTCCCGCAATTAGGAAGGTTTTCTTATGTTACATTACTGCAACATGCGGACCATGTCTCATACGTAAAATAGCGCCTCATGCACTACTTAAATACTTTTTCAGCCGAAAACTTATTAATAAATTGATTTATAAATTTTCGTTCTGTTGTTAAAATAGGTAAACTAAATCTATCTGCTATTTCATAATGATCTTTAAACGCATAAACTATACCGTCTATACTAAACCAGTATTTACGACACTTAATAAGTTTCTTTATAAGTGCTTTTTCCAATATTCTTATTTGTTTATAGTTAAAACGAATAAGATCATACCCTGTCAATTTACTTAAATCTGTTTTAATACGATCGTTACGTTTTAATCTATTAAAACTTTCTATTCCACCAAATGCTTCGGTTGGTTCAAAATGCTGCTTACCATCGAACTCTATAAGTATTTTTGCATCCGGTATAACAAAATCGAATCTATGTTTTGTCCATATACGATGTTGTTCAAGTGCTGCTATTCCATATTTATTTAAATATAGTCTAAGCAAGATTTCCCCAAAAGATGAACTACATTTAGGGCATGATATTCCATGTGATAAATGTTGGTTAGGCGTTACTTCAAAAGGGCCATGTCGAATACACGTTATAATTAACTTATGTTTATTACTTATGTAATTGGTGTGTTCATATGTATACTTATTAGGAAACAATGCTTTAGATTCGTTAATGAACTGCTCTGTTGTTTTACGTAACACATTTTTGCCACATGTCGGACACCCACATCCATCTAAGTGTGAACTAGCTCTCTGAATAAATGTACCATGATACGGACAAATAATTTTAACCATAATAGACGTAGATGGTAAATCTTTAATCTTTTTATAATTATATTTACCACTATGAATTTGCGTAGCTTTCTCTAGAAAAGCTTCTAAACCTAATCGCTCTCTATCCTTTGAACACTTTGGGCAAATTGTACCTTTATGGTAATGTGTAAATGCATTTTGTCTAAAAAGACCATGCTTAAAACAACGTATAGTAACTAAAGCATCTGCTTTTGTATAATCCGTTGAAACGGAGTAATCATATGCATCACCATGTTTAAGTTTGGATAACCTAACAAATTCGTCATATCCAGTTCTTGTTTGTTCGAAAGCGCACTTAGGACAATCATATTGTGTTCTAAGATGTACATCTACCGAACGTTCATACTTACCGTGTATAGGACAAACTATAACTAATCTATCGTCGCTAACAAGATACTCATTATTTTTTCTCTCCTCGGTAAGCTGGCGTAAATCTTCATTTTTAAATAGATATACAAGATTTGTACTATGGTTTTTATCAGATTTTTCTAAAAAATCTTTTATTTTTATTCCATTACGTCTTTGTACACAGAAACGACATTCATGGTTTAAAAGACTATGACCATATGAAGTTTTAGGGCCATGGTATTTACAGATTAAAGTATATTTTCGCGTCATTATTACTTCATCTGGTATAAGGCTAAAATCTTCTTTACTTATATCACGCTTCTCTGCAATCCTCCTTATGAATTCTTTTTTGTCCATTTTTGATTCACCTTATTTTATAATTTATTTATTATAAAAATGTGAATTATAAAAATTTTCGATCCGCTCGCTGGCTTCTCATTCTGTAAACTTGCGATCCTAGTCTCATCGTGCCTTCAGGATCTATATAAGGTATCTCAAAAGTTAGTGTTGTTTTCTTACCAGCTAGGTTAAGAACTTCTATTTGATGTTCCTCTATAGTACTCATAATGTCTGTACGTGTATTAACCTTATAGCTAAGAATGATGTTACCCATATTCTGTATGCTATATACGGAACGTATTATATCTTTTCTATATTGCTCTTGAAGATATTTCTGTTCCATAGTCTTAAGGACATCTTTACTAACAGCCTCGTCGAAGAGTAGAACTGATTTGTTAACAGATGTAGCTTTATCGTCTATTTCAAAACTGTCAGAGTCAAAGTCTAATAGATTATCTATGGTTTCATTAGTAACATACGGATTTTTAATCTTATCCTGTTTTTCTATAGACTCTAAGAAGTTTTCATACTGCTTCTTACTTATAAGCTTACTTTCATAGAGATGTGCTATCTCTTTAGCAGTATTTAACATAACATCATCTCTATAGTTATACTTCTTTAACTCTTCTATAGAATCAAAGGTTCTATTTATAGATTTGAGTAATGCTGCTTCATCTGCTTCTAGCTTAGCAGTATCGAATACGCTATCGTCAAAGTCAGTATCCGCAGTTAGGTCTATAGTATCTGACTTCTCTGTTATAGCAAAGTCTTTGATAATACTAGATAAAGAAATCTTACTTTCTTTCTGAACCTTCTTCATTCTGCTTACTAGCTCTTTAACTTCAAAATCCTTACTATCTGATTGGATTCTTTCTAAGTTAACAGACTTACCGTTAATCAACTGGAACAGTAGTATATATAATAAGTTACGTACCATCTCTGCTGGGTATTGAGATTGAATCCCTCCTAATGCTTCATGGTTAAGTTCATATCCTAACATCTTGAAGAAATCATCGGCTAATGATTCGCTATTAACTCTATACTTGTTATCCTTATATTCATCTACTATACTATATAATGTACCTAGGTTAAGTAGTACAATCTTAGTTTCCATAGATAGCATTAATGTAGTAGCATCTAGCTTATGGTTCGCTATTTTATCAAAGATGGAATTATTCTTAACACTAGGTGTTAACCATTTCCAAAGCTCTATAAGATTATAGTATTTATAATCTAACCTTACTAAGTTAGCTACAGCTGGTTTAGTAGCAAAAGCATCTAGTTCCGATATACTAGGTAATGCAGCAGGTATATCTATAAGTATCATTCTATTAGAACCTGAAAGAGCTTTAAGGTCGTTCATCATTCTTCCAGCTATGTTGTTGTACTTAAAGATTTTATTCTTAACATCCGAACTATAGTCATTAACGAAGTTGAGTAAACCATAGTTATAGATAGTTAACATCTTATTGTTATTCTCTATAGTATCTGGTTTAAGGAACTTATAGCGTTTCTCTTCTCTTATAGTCTTATCGTATGCTATTTTAACTTTCTCAGGATCTAATGTATAGGATCCTTCAGTTTTATCGGCATATCTAGTAGGTGTTATAACTAATGCTTTAGATGTTTTAGATAGATATGGAAAAGATCTTCCAACCTTCTCTATACCATCAGATGGTCTGAACCAATAGAAGTAACAGTTATCTGGAAACACATAACTGGAAGCTACTATAATAGGAGGTTCTAAAAAATGTTTAATAAGGCTTATACCTACCTTATTATATTGGCTTACATAATCTGCCATATTAACTCCTTGTATTCTAGTCAGCAATAAGCTATCTAGTAGGAAGAATACCTAGTTAAACAAAAAAAAAAATAACTATTATAGACTACTAGAGCATATGCTCTAGTAGTCTTAGTTTTATTTATAGAGACCTTTCTCTTTAGCCTCTTTGTTAGCCAAAGCTAATGCATCAACTAGCCATGGTCTGTTTTTGTTTATGCTGCAGTGCCTTATAAGGGATTTCACAGCGTTCTCGATTGCCTCGTCCTCATCTTTGCCTGTAGGAGTGGCGGCTATGATGTCAACGTTTACACCCATAGGTGTGAAAACATCAGTCACCGACGCGAATTCAAACCCATATCTATCGCATCGACCAATACGGATATGAAGAAATTTATCCGTTAGCCCATAAACAGCTTCGATCGTTAGATTATGTTGCTCTAGCTTTTCTCCCTCTTTCTTCACTAGCCATTGGAAATCTTCATGAATCGCCCAAGCTTCTAGTAAGTTAAGAAGTGTGCTTATCGAGAGATGTTTTCTTTTGCTATTAAGCTCAAAGCATGTTTTAAATTTAACAGTATAATCCCATACTTGTGTAGGAGAAATAGACATATCGCAGGCAGTGTCTAGTTTATAGACTACACCCTTGCCGCGTTCATATGTAGCACACATATACGGTCCATTAACAAGTTCGCGTATTAGCGCAATGGCATCTGTAAATATCGATGCCTTCTCCCATGCCATATGATTTTCATCGGCTGTTTTATCTTTTGCAGCCTGACGCTCAATAAGTTCGTTCCAGTCTCCAATATGCTCAGCTGGGTCTGCAATGAAAGCGTCTAGTAACGTAAGATTATTATATCTCGCATCATCCCCTAGATTATCCCATCCTTCTTCCATTGGCTCTGATGTTAAGCTACAAAAAACTGCAAAACATTTATTCCCAAGAGAGTTAATCATCTTTATAACGATATCCATTCTATCATTATCGTTGTCAAGTTTAAGCAAGTTGGTAAGAAAATCCAAATCGGAAGCAATATCCAACTTCTGGCTATAAATAGCACCTTCATTTTGAAATTTATAATTAATGTAAAGAGTAGTTTGCATAATAATCTCCTTTAATATGCATATATGTAAAATGTATTGGCTAGCGTTCTAGCAACTCTATCTGTTTCCATATATAAATTAATAAGCATAGTATTAACTTATATAAAGAATAGACTACTGAGCTACATAGCTCAGTAGTCTTCATATTAGTTTTCTTTACGGTAAAAGAAATCTGGGACTTCCTTTTCAATATTTCCAAGTTTAGCATCACTGCATAGGATGTACTTTACATCATATGGATCATACTCTTCTTTATTTTCAGTTACGATCTCTATAGGCACTAGCCATTTAACATAGCCCTCATCGGCAATGGCCTTAATAATTACTTTTTCAGTATCAGTTTCTTTACCTTCAAGTTTATTTATCTTGCTGATAACATCATCTTCAACTGGTATATAGTAAATTTTACCGTCTTTCCTTCTTTGTGCTTTAACATAAAATTGTGTAAAATTCATTTTTCTTTCCTTTATATTTATTTAACTTATATTTATTTAACTAACGCATCCATTGGGTCATTTGACCCTAATTCTGGATGTCTGTATGTATTGGTTTCGCTATAACTGTAGATACCTAGTTCGTAAGCTTCTTCCCGGGCCTCTTTTAGAACTTGACCGAATCTAGGATATTTACTTTCCTCTAGACTTTCTACAAAATTAGTAAGTTCTGTTATCCAATAGCTTACATCATTGCATGCTGCTTGATTCAAACCTTTTGGATAATATGCTTCGAATTGTAGCAACTCATCATTCTTAAGTTTCCTTCCATATCGACCGTCTAGCGATGCGCATTCATCGTTAATGGCAAATCCTACTTCATCTGCGTATCCTATTCTAATACGTAAAACAGGAGTTGTATCTGTTAAACAGTAAGTAGCTTGGAATGTAAGACGATATCGTTCAAGAAGAAAACCTTTAATTCTATCTACATATACCTTAAAGGATTCGACGCCTGCCCATGCATGCACCAATTTACCTAATGTTTCCATTGGTAAATGCTTCTGCTTATAATCTAAATATAGACTAACTTCTTGTTTTGAAGCCATACCAGTATACACTATAGAGGATATAGAAGTACGTGCATCTTTATCTAAGTAGATACCTTTGTTACCATTAATAACATTAGTGGTTACTGGGTTAAAGAATCTAGATAGTATAGCGACAGCATCCTCTTCTAGTTTTAGTTCCTCCCATCTCTTTGCATTATCCGCAGCTTCTTCCTCTTTAAGTTTCTTCTTTTCAGCCTTACTAAGTGGAGCCTCTATTCTGAACTTCTCATCCTTCTCTATATAGATATCTACAACCCAGAATATTTTGTCAGCATCTAGTGTTGTAAAGAAGTTCTTTTCTTTAGGCTCTGTAGTAACTTCAGTAGGAGCAAAGACTACTTGCTCACCATAGTAAGTGCTTCCTTTCGCTACTACGAAACCACCAGTCTTCTTAACCTTCTCTTGTAGCTTAATGAGTTGTTGAACTTGTTTACTAGTTATAGTCCAGCTATAGATTTTCTTTTCATCCTTTAAATATCCATTAAGATAAAACTGTATGTCTTTCATTTTATATCCTTTATATTTAATACGTTATTATGCTAGCATTCTAGCAAAAGAGAAAAGTCTAGGAGAGAGGTAATACCTCTCTCCTAGTCCAACTAAAGTTTATTTATGCCAAAAACAACCATGCTATTTAAAAATAGATTAGTAAGAACAAACAGTGTTATAAACACCATTATACTATCTAGCTTTACCATAAGACCTTGTTCAATACTATTTCTTTTCTTTATTCTAATAAAAGTAACAGATATTGAACTACCGCACACGACAAGTATTATTACCGAATTAACCCATATTGGAAGCAACAGATAAGTTATACCTCCGAGTATAGCACCTAAGTAAGCTATCAGGGTCAGCCTTGAATGCGTTTCTCGATAAACTAATTCATCATTTGCATCCATAGCACGATAGCCAAATAATGAATTAAACCATTCTTTCATAATGAACTCCTTATAATATTAAATAAATTCTTCCATCTACATCTACTATTAGTTAAGACGTAAATGCACCTTCCACCCAATTGCAAATAGTCCAGTATACACCTCTCCACATAAGATAGGCACCTAGCCAAAATGCTACTACTAAAGATCTTATAAATCCACCTGTCATAGCCTGTGCCTTTTCATTCTTATATAATGTACTGCGTATAAAAACAGCTACCAGGAATAGCACTATTATAGCAGCGAAGAACTTAAGAGCAGTACCATCCTGGTATCTTAGTCTACTACCATGATTTACGTAAAATTCTGCATATCCTGATGTTAATATACACATAAGGATAGAGAACCTAGATGTATAATCAGCTTCTTTTATTTCTAAATCTTCTCTCATTCTTTAAAAACCCCTCCTACTTCTTTAAGCACTTCTTCTGTGGTAACGAAAAAGATTATACCTTCTTTACCAGCTAAAGGTCCTTCCTTATCTGCATATATTAAGTTCACTATGAACACTTTAGACCCATAGTCCTTATTTGCTTTAGGAAGTATTTTCTCTATAATGACATAACGCATAGCTACCATACAGTCAAAGACTCGTTCGTAAAACATTTGTTTATCGAATGCATCTTCGTCTATATAAGTAGTCACACCTAAGTCTATAATCCATCTTATGAAAGTATCTTTAGTTATAACATAACTATCTCTACATCTTAAGTACGCTACTAAGATCTTCATTAGTTCATTTCTAAAATGTAGGTTATAACCATTTTTAATTTTATACAGGCCTAAGCTATCTTCGATAATCTTAACTAATTTACCAGAAACATAAAACCAACTTACTTTAGCTTCATTTTCTTTATCTTTAGGTATGGAAAAATAGTATTGCTTCTTCATAACCGTTAGGAAGGTTGACCATACCTCTGTAAGGTTAGGAGAGCTTTCCATTTCTACATAACTAAATTGTTTATGCAGTTTAGCTAATACTGCTTTGTTCATTTTATTCCTTTATATATTTTTCTAGATCCTTAGTTTCTAGATATACTACCCAGAAGCATTCTTCTCTGTAATCTAATTCTATTCCTATAAGAATTAAACTAGAACCACGTCTCTTAACAATCTCTGGAACAGCATGTTTAACAAGAAAATAAGATAGATGTGCAATAGTTTTTATAAGATACAACTGCAAAGCATTTCTTGTTTCTTCATTATCTTTCTCTAGATAGATATGAAGATTCATAGCTTCTATCCATTTGAGTACTAGATAAAGCTCTTCGTCTTTAAGCCATTCTTCATTATTCATGTTTGCAAGTTTTTCCCTTATTCTAGTAAAGTAGTACACTGTAACCATACTAGTAACGCTGTCCTGGAATTGAGTAAGATATTCAGGTTTAATTTTAAATCCTTCATAGTCTAAGAAAATAGCCAATTCCTTATTTGTAGGACGAGAAACTCTACTAGCCTCGAATGGAAGATGTTTAACGTCATCCCCTTTAACATTGAAGTCATAGTACTTCTTAAAGATAGGATATATATGTTCTCTAATCTCTTCTTCAGTTTTACCAAACATAGTAGACTTAGGTAAGCGTTCCATAACGAACTCAGTATCTTCCAATAGTATTTCTACTAACTTCCTTACAGCTATATTTATTTTTTCCATTTGTATTTCCTTTTAAGATAAAATGATATAGGTAGGTAGCATTGTGCTACCTACCTACGCTCTCAGTTATTGAACTAGGACATGTCTCTCAGTTACATGTGGTTACCCTAGCTCAAATATCCTAGAAGACAAGTTTCTTGTTTTCTATATAGACTTTGAACTCACCAGTAACATCAGTGTAGATATACATGTCACCTTCCATACCTATCATGAACTCTGAAGAGAAGTTAACCTTAATAATATTAGAAGGTGGAATAGGTGCCTCCTCATCACCGCTATTACGGAATACCGGTCTAAACCTTGTGTTGTCCCCACTTCCTAAACCTTCAGTGTCTAGATTGCTAGCTTGCTTAGCTATCTTATCCATTAACTCCATCTTCTCTTCAAAATGGTCTATAGTGGATTTAGAAGATTCGTAATTAGCCATAGCTGCTTCGTTTACAGGTCTATTATTCTTAAGATCATCCCATATCTTATAATTAGTATTAAGAATAGCATTACCTATCTTAACTAGACCTAAATCATCTTTTATAGCAGATGGTTCGAGGTCTAAAAAGATTTCAGGATTATCCATAGCACAAACCTTAACTGGCCTTTTAATCTCTTTCATCTTCAACGACTTAACGTTAAGAATGCTAATTAACCATTCTAAATCCCATCTTCCTGAATTGATGGCTTCTGTTACTAATGCTTGTAAGTGGTCAAAGCAGAAATTCTTATTCGACATATTAAGCTTAAGTAACTGATTCTCAAAATCCATAGGAACATCATGGTCTTGACAGAACTCTCTAATGATATTAGGATCTAATGTTGAATATTCATAATGATACCTTATACGTTCAGGTCTATCTAGGATATACCTATTAATGTTACTAGTATCATTCTCTGTAAGTATGAATAATCTTTTCTTATTTCCATCTGACATAAGGGATAGGAAATCATCTTGATACTGCCAGCCTATTACTTTATAGAACTCGTCTATAAAGATAACACAGTTATTGAGATTAGAGATGAAACTGATTAGCTTCTTTTCAATCCTTAGCTCTGCTACTACAAAAACTTTAAGCCCTTTAGAGATAGCTATATTAGCAAGATGTTTAGCCAATATTGATTTTCCGCTACCCAGCTTGCCCGTAAACAATGCTCCTGAACTACCAGCGTTCCTTACAAAGTTATTCCAAATATAATTAGCACGTTCATCTACATTACCATAAAGTTTAGAAGGCTCTTTGTAGAAATCATCTACATATACATATCCGTAGCCTAGGCTATTGGCAAAGTCTTGTTGGTTAACCCCTAAATTAAATGGTCTAGGTGGTTGTGGTTGGTTATCCTGGGTCTTACTATCCTTTTGAGGATTCTGAATGATTTTGTATATCCCTGGTTCACTAGGGAAAAAGAAACCTTGTTGGCTAAACATTTAAATACTCCTTTAAATTGTATACTATATAAATAATATATGGTTATAAAAAAGTCTTTATTAAGCAAAAGATAAAAAAAAAATAAAGATAAGTAGTTAGGTAGAGCTATATAGCTCTACCTAACTTTTGAGTCAAGCGGCATATCTACCGCTTGACTCTAGACCTTGTATAACAAGGTCACCTCTATCCCATTCCCACGCATCGACTCTGCCATTGTCATCTAGTACACCCATTTGCATGGTGTTATCAAATGACCAGATGCCCTTGCTATCCCTGCGGATAACGATAACGTTTTTAACGCTATCAATAGCAAAGAAGTATTCTCTACCACGGAATGTTCCACTGTATACAGGCGCTTTCGTAAATGTTCCGAAATGTGGGTCGAAGATGTTAAAGATATTTTGCATTGTTAATCCTTTCAAATGTTAGTTAGTAGATTAAGGCCGTGCCCGGCAACGCGTGTTTCTTTTTATTTGTTTGTTAACATTTTATATGCCTAGAAGTACTAGCTTCTAGGCAGTAGTATTATTTAAATCGCGATACTACTTCGCGCACTGCAGCCTTTTGGGCTTCTGTTAAACCGAAACCTTGTAGGGCAAGATTACCAGATTTAACAGTTGCAGCTATTTTAGTATTGGTGTTAATTGTGTTTTGGTTAGCACCGATACTAACTTTAACAACATTCGTATTCATGTTGTTCCTTTATAACTATTATTTAGTATAAAGTCAAAGTCAAGCTAGTCTTAACTCGAAATAAATAATTTCTTTCTCTATACTACATAAAGTATATATAATTGAAAATAAGTCATTTTTACAAAAAAAAAATGACAAATCTAATTTAACCACTCCAGACTCTATATAGAGTCTGGAGTGGTGTTATTGCAGTTTACCATAAATCACCTATGGCTAGTTTTAATTCTTCCTTAAAGATGGCTAATTCACTGCTATCTAATTGAACTTCTTTAAGCAGTAAGTCTTCTATATTATTAGCTGTTATAGCAATAGTTTCTATTTTAGCTACTTCTAATATATCTATCTTCTTAACTACTGTGTTATCTGTCTTAAACTTTATGTTATAGTCTGGATAGTTAGCTAACAAATCTCTTAAGTTCTTAAGTAGGTTACTATCGTTATCTACTAATAACCTTATATGGCTTCCTATAGGAAGTTTCTTTAATTCTTTCTTAAGGTCACTAACTATATCAGCTTCTAATCTTCCTATATAATCTATAGATTTAAAGATACAGCTATGGATATTTTGTAAGAACTTAAAAGACATAGTGCCATCTGAACATATAGTGCATATGATTCCGCCTTTAGCTTCTTCTTCTCCATGTGCTAATCTATCGAAACTACCAGGAGCTATAATTCTTTCATAGGTAGAGGATGTATGTATATGTCCTATAGTTATATAGAACTTAACGATATCTAAATAGTTACTTTCTAAATGACAGAATGACTTATCTTTCACCATAGGCATTTGATAACCGAAACATCCATGCATGATAGCTATGTCTACTTGAGCTAATGATTTCTCTTTCATTAGCGCTAATACTTCTTTATAAGTATCCTTAGCATCATGTCTCCATTCATCTGGTATGTAGAGAACTGAAATACCTAACTTATCCATATACTCTATACTAAGAGTATTGATGTATTTAAAGTCAGCTTCTGGGTAGAGTTTCTTGGCTACTTCCTCAAACGCACTTATTTGTTCCATATCATGACTAGGTGTTCCATATAGTATCCTTAATGCTATATCGTGTTCTTTACAAAACAATAATAGATTAGACAACCAAGCCATACTATGTCTATATTCTACAGATTTAGTAGTAAGTAGTCTATCGAATACATCTCCAGATATGAATATAACCTTACACTGTATAATATCCTTATGGTATGTCTTAAAGAAATGATTAAGGTTCTTGATAATATTATCTGTTTTATTCTTAGTATGGCCTAAATGTATGTCAGATAGAACTAAGTATTGTATCTTGGATAGCACCATTTTCTCCTATAGCTTCTATAGTTCTTGCAACTATGATTTCGAACTCACTTCCTAAGATAAGATAATGAGCTGGGAATATAGAAGCATCCATAAGTTCTCTCTTTATATCGTTAACCCAGGACCTGCAGTTAGACTCTGTAAAGTATATAGGATTCCATTCAGTAACATTCTTGTTAAGAGCATGTTCTGTAAGAACTGAATACAATTCAGGTTTCATTACTATAGGAACTACTTTATATCCTGAATCTATAAGTTCTTCTATTATACCGCTAATATAATCAACTACTACTATCCTATTCTTATCTATCTTAGAAAGAAACTTCTCTACACCATCTATATAGATTTTAAAAAAACCTTTCTTAGGTCTTTTAGTCTTCTTGTTGAAACACTTATAATCTAATAGTCCTAGTCTTGCTATAGGAAGATTAGTTCCAGTTATGATTTTTTTAACTTGTTCTAAATAATGTTCTAACTTAAGATTACTACATCCAGGCATAGCTACAAATACAATTCTTTTATCCTGTTCTGTTAATACCTTACCTATTTCATTAGCAACATGTAATAAAACTTCCTGATATGGCTCACTCCACTCTTTCATTATAGAACTCCTTATTATCGTTATCAAAAATAGTTAATCCGTTGCAAATAAGCAACGTAGTGTTAAATCTATGAATGTGAGGTAATAATATGATTTTATTCGCTAATGATTGGAAGAAACATCCAAGTGCTATAGTAGATTTAAAAACACGTAATAAATCTGCTATAAGACTTGCACTGTTATATAAAGAAATGGGAATCAAAAACTACGCATTCCCACTAGCATTACACGATCCTTCTCTGCAAGGAGTAGATCCATTTTCTCCAGACCTTACTATAGAACAGATTAACGCTATAGCTATAGAGACTGCTAATAACCCTTGGTATTTCTATAGAGAAATATTAAGGGTAGTCTCATCCGGTTCACTAGATGGATCCCCATTAGAGTTTAATAGGGCTAATATGGGCTATGTTTGGTTATGTAGGAATCACGTTACTACTATGCTAATACAACCACGTCAAACTGGCAAATCCCTAGTAGCAGATGGCGACAAGATATGGATATTGAATACTAAGTCTAATATTAAGATGGGGCTATTTACTAAAGACAACGCACTACGTGTTAAGAATATTGGGGCTTTAAAAGATCTCCAATCAGGTTTACCTTGGTACATTAACCGTATAACAAAAGCCGATTCTAATAACTCTGAGAACATTACGGTTAATGCTCTTAATAATAGATTGGACACTATGGTTGGACAGGAGTCTGAACAAGGAGCTTTGAAAGTAGCTCGTGGTTCTACGTTACCTATTCTACATAATGATGAGGGTCCATTTACTCCTAATGCCGATATATCTATACCAGTTGCTCTAGCAGCCACCACAGCTGCTAGAGAAAAAGCTAAAGAAGCTGGTTCTGAATACTATAACTCCTTTACAACTACACCTGGTTATCTTAACTCTAAATCAGGTAGATACTTTAAAGGCATTTACGATAGTTGTGTAAGATGGACTGAGAAGTTTTTAGATTGTGAAAATGAAGAACATCTTTATGAAACTATACGAAAGAATAGTAAAGGTGGGCGTATACAGGTTTTATTAGAGTTTAACCATAGACAATTAGGTAAAACAGATGAATGGTTAAGAGAACGTATTCTTGCCACACAGACTAGTGAGCAGATGGATAAGGATAAGATAGAAGCTGAGTTCTTAAATAAATGGTCTCAAGGTTCTATGGCTTCTCCTATATCTAAAGAAGCTAGAGAAGCTATCTCTAACTCTAAGATGGAACCTAGATATACTAAGATTTCTAAAGAAGGCTATATTACTAAATGGTATATCCCAGAAGAAGAGGTTGAAAACAACCTAGGTAATAGAACCTTAGTTATGGGATTAGATAGTTCTGAGCTTATAGGCAATGACGGAACTGTTATCTGCATAAGGGATATCATGACTGGAGAGGTTGTAGGAACAGGTTCTTATAACGATACTAACTCCATTACCCTTTCTAAGTTCTTAGCAGAGTTACTTATTCAGTACGAAAACATAACTCTAGTTCCTGAAACTAAATCTACAGGAGTATCTATAGTAGATAATATTATAGATATTATGTTTGCTAAAGGATTCGATCCTTTTAAAAGGATATTTAACTTTGTAGTAAATGATATGGATAGTGATGAAGAATATACGGAGTTCATGAACTTACCAGTTAGAACTAAGTCTCAGTGTTATGAACAGTATAGAAGACAGTTCGGCTATAGAACATCGGGTTCAGGTAGAACTTCCAGAGATAGCTTATATGGAACTGTATTTAACCACTATCTTAAGTTCTGTGCCGATACAACAAGAGATGCTGAGATTATAGATCAGTTCTTATCCCTTGTTAATAATAATGGACGTATTGATCACCCTAAAGGTGGTCATGACGATGCCTGCGTGAGTACACTGTTAACACATTGGTTATTGCTCAATGGTAAGAACCTTCATATCTATGGTATTGAGCATAGTAAGGTTCTTCTTAAAGCTAAAGTGCAAGCTAGTGATGAATCTGGTGGTGCAGCTGCCGAACTTAAGAAACGTAAGCAGTTTAGAGTTAAAGAAGAAATCAATACACTCTATAGTAAACTTAAATCTTCTTACGACCCTTATGTAAGACAAATCCTACGTAATAGAATGTTAGTTCTATATGGACAGCTAGAGACTGAAGACATAGTAGCTCTTAACCTTGAAGAGTTGCTTAAATCTATTAAAGAAGAAAAGATGTTTACGTCTAGAGCACATGTATACAGGTTATAAGATACTACCCTACAGCTTTTATGCTGTAGGGTAGGTTATTATCTACTTTAGAAGATTAAATAGACTAGAAGTAAGGAGGGAACGTGAATGAAAGTAATATAGAGGATGTGTTAGATTATAAGGTTACTATACAACCTAATATATTGCCAGACCCTAAAGAATATGGTGGTCTTATGGGTAAGGAAGCTAAGAACATTCAATGGGTTCCAGCAGATGAACGTATAGGTAGACCAGACATGCACTATGTTATGGAAGTCTTACATTATAAAGATGGAACACAGATAAGAAACTTTAGACCAGTCATGAACTTCCAAAGAGAGTTCTGGATAACTAAACCTCATAAGCAAAATCATAAAGATAAGAAAGAATCGGAACTCTTAGAGAACCTTAATTCCTATAGAGCTACTCAATCTGATTTATATAGACAAGTTGCTATAAGACTAGGTGGTAGATATGTAGGATGTAAGTATAAAAGAGATGTAGCTCCTTCTCCTTATGTATATGGGTTGGATATAGATGGAAGAGATGAGCTAGCTTATCTATATAAGAAGAAATATCCACATGTAGATATAACTCCTAATATAGTAGCTACTCTGGATATAGAAACTTTCGTAGATACAGAAGAAGTTATAGTAGCTACAGTAACTTGTAGAAATACTATAGCTACATATATGCTAAAGTCTTTTCTACCGCATACTCAACATGTAGAAGATATCTTAGAGAAGATGGCTAAGAAATATTTCCCCGATAAGGAAGTAGCTGAAAGAACTAATTTTGTATATACAGTATGTGATACAGAAATAGACCTTATTAAGAAGTGCATAGCTCAGGTTCATAAATGGCAACCTGATTTCTTAGCAGTATGGAACGTAGACTTCGATATACCTCGTATGATAGAAAGAGCATCTATAGAAGGTGTTGAAGCTAAGGATATATTCTCGGACCCTAGAATTAAACCAGAGTTTAGATACTTCTATTATAAGAAATCTGTTAGTAGAGCTCTATCGGCTTCTGGTAAACCTAAGAACTCTGGACCGGAAGAACGATGGTCTATTTTTAACGTTCCTGCTACATTTTATATCATAGACCAGATGTGTACTTATAACTTTGTAAGGTCTGGTGGTAAAAGAGTTCCTGGAGGATATGGCTTTGATAACCTATCTAAATATATCTTAGGAGATAAGTTTGGTAAACTTAAGATACCAGATGATGTTAGTGATAAGTATTTTGGAGATCAATGGCATTTGTATATGTCTAAGAAGAGACCATTAGAATATGTTATATATAACCAATGGGATGCTTACGGTATGCAGTTCATAGACCAAACTACTCAAGACCTAGCTACTAAGATAAGACCATTATCTGGTATGGCACATTATGATGTCTTCAAATCAGGTCCTAAGAAAATCATGATGAACATGCATTACTTCTGTTTAGAACGAGGTTATGTATTAGGAACTAGAAATCCTTTAGATGTTAAAGAAGAAGATGACGAAGATGATGATGGTTTATACCAGGACCTTAGTGAGTGGATGAATGATATTGTCCCTTTATACAGTAATGTATAAAGCAAAGTTGCTTAATTGCCGGAATATCCTATAGAGATATAGGACAATCAGCAGCTATAGTCTTAAAGACTGTAGTTCAGAGACTATCCCATAGGTTGTATCACTTTAAATATTACAACAATAGGAGTAGGGCCTAAGTAGGTAGGTGAGAATCCTTTAAATCGAAAAAGCAACCATCCTTAATAGGATGATGATATAGTCCCAACTTTATAGTAATATAAAGCAGTTCGTGAGAGAACGTATGTAAGGTAACGACTTATATAGAAGATAATGAATAACACTTCCGATAGACCAAGTAGTAGATAATGGTTTTAACAAACTTAAAGGTTGTGAAGATATTCCAACGTTAATACGTGAAGATACTTTTGACGCTGACCAAGTTTCAGGGTAGACATGGATGCCCCTTTATACCGTAAGGTATATCGAATAACTTCCCTAAACGGTGAAAGCCTTATATAAGGTCAACCCCGTGCCAAGTCCTTAATAATAAGGATAGTGTGTAACGACTAACGAAAGCATAGTAAATATAGCAATATGTTTATGAAGAAGCAAGTAGAGTAGATGTATCAGGAGGATATGTCGAAACAGGAAGCTAGCTATATAGCTTATAAAGTTATATAGGTAGATGATATAGTCTGAACCATATAGTAATATATGTAACATAATATAAAGATCCAAGCAATGGTCTCGCGGCTAATGTTTCTAAAGACACAACTTTTAAAGAACTTAAGACTGTAGGGGATTTAGATATTGAAGTTGTTAAACATAAGAATATTAACTTTATGTTTGGTAAAGTTAATCAAGTAGATTATGTTTCTACTATGTTTCAAGCTCCTACTTTAGAAGAACTGAAAACAATGATAACAGAGTAGACCTTTATAGGTCTACTCTGTTGAATTATCGTTTCTAGGATATATGCTGAACAAATCCATATTGTAGAGGGCAGGGTATTGCTACCCTGCAAATAGCTTTAAAAGAAAACAAGTATGAGTTCTATTAGAGCTCGTAGGAACTTGAGTAATTCTCTAGCTACTTCTAGAATATGTTTTAGTGATTTGTAAAACATTTAACTAACCTCCTTTCTCTATAAAGATCTAGGAGGGATCCTAGGATAGTACTTGCAATACTATCACTAATAACAGAACCTACAGGTAAGGCATTTGGCCTTACCTGTAGGTTCTTATCTTTTTAACAGAAAAAAAAAATAACTATTATAGAACATAGAGGCTAATGCCTCTATGTTCTTTTATTCGTCTAACGCTGAAAGACTAAATGATAAAGAATGATTATCGCTATTATATATAACAGTGCACATTTTGTCTATAGACTTAAGATAAACATAATAACTATCATCGTCCTCTTCTTCTAACACTATCAGACCCTTTCTGTATTCAACGTTGCACGGAAAAAACTTATCACACTCCATTATAAGACTCATAACGAAAGCTGTGTATTCTGTAAGTTCTTTAAATCTAGGAGTGCCAAAAGTATATAGATACCGCTCAATGGTTTTTACTGTATCTAATATACTAAGGTACATGTCTTGTTGATCATTGCCTTGTAAATAAGATCTAAGATAGTTACCTAGGATTAGTACATACTCTGAGATTTCCGTACTGTTAACCCCATAGCCCGTTTGCATAGGAATGTTTAACTCACCAGCTACTGTAATACGACCATTTTGTAGAACATGGATAGTAAAGATATTTCCGGTATTACCTACTACCGTTATATCCTGCATATTTTTATCATAAACATTATACCCGATATGTAAACAATCAGTAGAACTGCAATTATCCTCCAATGCTTTCTTAGCCTTTAGAAGAGTTAGATATGTTAGTACATCCATATTCTCCTTAACATTATCTTCCATAGTACTTATGGTCTTATTATCGTATTCCTTAACTTCTGCAAGAGCTTCGGATCCTTCTTTCTCCAATAAGTATTGTCTCTTAGCACATAGATAAACATACTCTAAGAAATTAACTATTTTATTGTTTTGTTTATATTTCATCATCTTTCCTTTATTCTTCTAAATGAATGTGGAAGACGTCGTCCACGTAAAGAGATATTGCTATATTACTAGGTAGCACATCTGAATTAGCTTTTATTACACCTAAGCTTATAGGAAATATCTCGCCGCTAATCTTGCCAGCTTGAATCATGTCGATATTTATTTCAGTAGGAGTAAAAGTAAATAAATTTTCTTGTATAACCTCAAATCTCGATAAATTGTCTGTTGTAATATCTGCTAGCCGATTACAAAGATCAAGAAGAACAGTTATATTCATGTGCATGTGTCCGTAGTATAAGTCTGGATCAGTTTCTTCAACTGTCTCCATAAGAGAAGAAAATTTATCTACAACATTACTGGAAGTAAAAATATTACCTCCATGAACTTTTCTATCGTCTAAATTGCTATTAATACCATAGACAGGTGAGCCGTACTGTTTTATAACTGCACTGTTAACACCATTAACGATATCGGCTATACATTCCTGTATTTCATTTAGAAAAGTATGTACTGCTAGTGTATCTTTATCAATATTATTCATATCCAATCCTTATTTCAGAGTCTTAGAACAAATTGCAAGATTTACCATCTCTGGCTGTGTAACAGAGAGTCTACTGTATATCTTCTCTATATCACTAACTATGATAGTAGAATCATTATAGACTGAAATTAAAAAGCCTTGTGTGGTTGTAGAGATATAAAGTTTTCTTACAAGCAACTTACCATGTTTCTTCATAACCTCTTCTTCCTCTAAGACTTTAACCTTAACTTCTATAAGAACGTAGTTAGTATCTTCTAAAGCTAATACACGCATCTGTTTATCTATCTTTAGAAGTTCCTTACCAACAGGTACAACTACGTGATTCATAACTTTAAGATGTTCGTTATATACTATATCTGTTAATGATTCTTTAGTAGTCTTCTTGTTATACTCCCTATAGACATCAACGTACTCTTTAAGAACATCTATTAACTCTTTGACTTTGTCTTCATCTTGTATCGCCATATTATCCCCTTATATAGCTTAACGCTCTTCCAAATCTTCTTCGTTTGGCTTCCTTACATACGTTTAGTGCGCCTGGTTCTGTAACAGGCATAAGATTTGTAATAACAAATCTGCCATTCTTATAGACTGTAATTCTAAATAAATTAAACATAGATTTAACAGTTATAGTTGCAACCTTAGCAAATTGACCAGATTTCCTGTGCCAAACCGTATCAACGTTAATATTGGCAAATGCGCTACCCAACCTATTGTAGTTTTCTGTAAGAAGTTTAGAAAATAAATTACTTAGAGTTTGAGGAACCATACCCATATAGGTCATCTGTATATCTTTAAATTTACCTTTAGACATAAACATCTCTGGTATATAACTTCTTTCTGCATCCTCGACAAGGTATGCATATGACTGGCTTCTATGCATAATCTTAGATAGATATGCTTCTGCCTCTGCTATAGGAACAATTCGTCCAGATTTTCGTTCTTTTGGATCTGACTTTAAATCCGCAAATTCATTTCGCAATGTGTTGACAGTTCTGCCTATAGACATTTCAGAAAGTTTGGTAAAAACAAGACATTGTAAAGAATCAACTATAAATTCTAACTGGGTTTGTGATAAAAGTTTGTAACTCATTCTATTTCCTTTTTATTTATTAAGATATTTGAACATCCAGAGGCATATGCCTCTGGATGTTATGTTATTTGCTATGGATGTAAAGAATTCCATTAGCATCAAGCCTAAGCTCAATTCTATTTCTCGGCTCATACTTTTGAAATGCTGCTATATAGATACCTGGTTTAACTTTTGTTTCAGGTTCGAAGATAGTAGCATCAACTTCAAATGTATTGTAGACAGTAGACTTAATCTGGTTAAAATGTAGTGTATCTACAGTGTGTTCGATAACTCGATTCAAGTTATTACCGTCATAACCGCATCTACCTATCTCCTCGATAATCTCGCTTATACGATTCAAAGATTGAACAGTTTTAGTAATTTGATGTTCTTTAATAGATTCAACTACTAACTCAGCAACTTCTTTCATTCCATCGTCTGGATTATCTATGTGTTCGAAAGGATCCACTTCGTCAGAAACATCAACTTTCTCTTCTTTTGCAAAAGCCTCTTTAGCTTCATTAGCTTCTTTTATAGCCTTGTTGGTTAGCTTGTCGTTAATCTGTATCTCTCTAATATCTTGTGGAGTTAGAGTAGGACAAACAAGTACGCCATTCTGGTCTACTTCAATAACTATCTTCTTAGACCATGTAGTATCTTCTAAGAAATAAACTATAAGACCACCAACATAAGGATTACCTAGTTTATCAGAACGTTCTATAAACAATGTATCTGTTCTTACAGCATTGGATAAAGAGATTGGTAGATTTTGGTTTCTTATTATTGCATTAGCCGCCATGATATGTCCGTTAATTTCAAACGTTGTTCTAGTAAATGTGAAGCTATCCATATCACATTTAGCTTTTAGCGGCAATATGATATTAGTAGACTCTTTTAGGAGTTCTACCTCATTATCTGTAAGATACTGTGGATCTTTATTCTGCTTCTCTATAAGAATTACGTAGAAATTAACAAGTCGAACTAGATCAGCATATATTGATCTAATCTTTTCTTTATATGCATCCTCACCCTCTGTGTTCTTCTTAGTTTCTTCCTTTTCTCTTCTATCCAATGCTGCCAATTCTTCTTTTATACAACGTTGAGTTTTGATATATCCATTAGTGTCTACTGTAACGAATACATCATGCGTATCCTGAGCATTCTTTAGAAAGGTTATACGAATACCACCAGAATACCTAACTATAGGTGTCGTAGCGCTTTCTATTACAGACGTATTATTAGGCATAGGCGTCACTGTTACATACTGTTCGATAGAACCAAATAAATTATTTTCTTTCATTATCTGGTGTGTAGCAAAAATATGCTGTCGTATGAACACTAATTCATCCTCTATCATAGCCATATTCATAGGAACGATATTCTCTATCTCCATTAATATGTTCTGAACGATAGTGTCATGGCTAATATGTCGTATACCTGTCTTCTCTTCTTCTAGTATAAGATCTATATACACCTGAATCCTACTTATTATTAAATTTAATTCTTCACTCGTCATTGTTTTCTCCTTCTTCTTTAGTTTCTATATCTGAAAATTTGATATTGCCGAAACGTATACCATTATCATAAGGATGAAAGGTTACGTAAACCTCGTCATTGTTTAAACTTACTTTATAGCCCATGCTATTGAACCTAGGTCTATAGTTCAGTTTTATATCTGGGAATGGAATTTCAATTTTATTATTTCCAAAACTATGCATGCTCCTATAAGCGCTAAATAGTTCATTCAGACCTCTCTCTATTAGCTCATTGGTGCTATTGCCGTCGTGTCCCCATTTCGTAAGGCTTATCTTAAGGAACGTTAAACTGTTAACTAAGTTAAGATGTTTCTTATCCCTTAGACTGCTCTTATAGTTAGGATGTTCATACTTATACTTAAGCATTTGAGCATTGCATTGTATAATCCTATAGATAAGTTCGTTATATCTATCTAGATTATGAAACTCATTGTTTATCCTATCTAACATAACCTGGAAGTAATCATATCTATAACTTTCATCTTCTCGAATATCAGTTACTTCTAAGCTTCCATCTTGAAACATGTAGACGGTAAACACATAACCTTTATTATTATGCAATGTAAGATTGTATATGTTGTCAGTTCTACCGCTCTCATCGTTCAGCACCTCAAAGTTATACTCCATATCGAAGTTCTTTTGTGTTATTGGTAGACCGTTGTTATCTGTTATGAGTTTTTTCATTTTTAACCTGATGTTACTAAGAGTATAATTAATATCCTCTACGTTACCAGGTAACCTCTTTTTAAGTTCCTCGTAGTAATGTTTATTACTATTGTTAATCTCGCGTTCGAGATCCTCTGTTCTACCTTTATCATCTGCATCTATGTTTTTCATCTCTAGTAACATAGAAGCTGACAATTCAAGGTTAACCCTCACCATGTAGTTCTCCAGTAGATGAATAAGCGTTTGAGCTTGTCCTCTACTTATCTTGTTAAAAGTCATAATGACTCCTTGTAAAATAAATTTGAACGTACGCTGTATACGTTCTATATAAATAATATATAATCTTAAAATAATGGAAATAAAACAAAAAAAAAATAGGTAGGAGGGATTTCCCTCCTACCTGTAACTATGTTACAAGTTGTACATACTGGTCAGGATTCATAAGCTGAATCTTAGAGAAGTATGTTGGCTTATCTGTATACCTAGAGCTCAATGCTTTAAGCAATACAGAAAACTTATGCTTAAAATAACGAAGCATACTAACTAGTTTATCATTAGTTTTATCTTCGTAGAGATTAAGCTTATCATTGATGTGTTTGCAATCATGCTTCAGCTGGGTAGCTTCAACATCTGTTAGCACATCACGATGAGTATAGATCTGGTTCAGTTGCGTCTGAACTAGATCGAACTCGTTATAAAGTTCATCTTTACTCATATGGTAAAGGCTACCTTTCTGGTAGTTAAAATCTTTATGTAGTGTAGAAAACTAACTACCTTATCTTCTACACTACATAAAGTATATATAATTAAAAATAAGTCATTTTTAAATTTATTAACATAGCACTATGGGAAATCCCATAGTGCTATGCATTGATTACGTCTCTATTGTCTGTCTCTATCGCTTTCAATATCTTATCAAATCTTGTTATTGTTCCTCGAAGAAATTCTTCTAAAAAGCTATCATTGTATTCTTCCATTTCTCCTAACATACTATCAAAGTAATGTAATATAACTTTTATATCATATTTTTCACGATATGTCCAATAACGACGATAGTCCTCTAACTTTCTACGTAGTCCTTTAACTTCGTTTATCAATCCGCTATGGTCTATGTGATAGTCCTCTACATAATGACCCATTTTGTTACCTCCTTTAATATATATATTCATTTACAAATTACAGTAAACGATAAAAGAACCACTCAGTAGGCATAAGCCTACTGAGTGGTAGTATTGTGACCAATATAACAATAATCAGAATCCTAAGATCAAGGTACAAGGTGGTGGTTGAATACGTTTTTCTCCAATGCCTCTTTGATACCTTTAACAGTGAACTCTGCCATGATTGGTAGGTTGTTGATAAAGCTGAAGCGTGGATCGATGTGTAGCTCTTTAAAGTGGCTGTTATTTCTAACAACTGCAACCTCACGTGTGAATGGAGGAGTGTAAAGGCTATAACCGAATGTCAATGGGTTTGGAGTTTTGTTTCTCTCAGGGTCGTTGTTAACAACGAAGCTGATAATGATTCTGTTATTCATTAGCTCGTTGAATGTTGTAACGATCTTAGCATCAATCTCATGTGTTAATGGGAATACGCCAGATGTTACAGAACCGTGTTGACCGTCTTGTAGAGAACGTCCAAGATACATAGCAATGTATGGATCTGTACCAATGACTACTGTCATGTTGCTATTTCTGTATAGTTTCTTATAAAGAATACCATAGTTAGATTGGTTAGCCATGATAGTTACAGTATCTGCAATCTTGTTCCAGATAGCAGCTGCAATGTTATCGCGTTTATCAGTTGATACCAAGCTGTCAACGATTGTTTTAAGATCAAGCTCAGTGTAGCTGTACCATGGGTATACCATGTGTGTAGCGATTGTTTTAGTTTGGAATCTGTTAAGACCGAATGACTCGTGAGCACCACGTAGTGTAGTAGCGAAGCCAGTAAGAGATTTAACAGCACCAACGCTCATCATAGAGTTGATAACGTGAGATTGAGTCTCAACAGTTGTAGCCATAGCATCGTTCACACCACCGAATAGGTTATAGTGTGGACCAGAGATAACTAGACCAGATCTGAACTCGCAGTATGCGCGTACTTTTTGGTTAATGCGTGTAACCATTAGACCTCTGTGTCTGAAGTTGCTGTTTGTTACAGATGTATTAAGATCGTAACCAACTAGTTTAAGTTTCTCAACTTCAGCTTTGATCTGTTGGCCAACACCAGTTGTAAGATCTGTAATAACCTCGTCTACAGAACCTGGAGTAGCTGGATCTTTAAGTTTCAAGATCTCTACAAGTTTAACTTCAGAAGCAATAAGCTCAATGCCAGCTGTATCTACAGAAACACGTCCATGAACTGTAAAGCTTATAGTTACTGCATATTTATCAGGTAGAGCAGCTATAGTAGCGCCGAATACTGTGTTAGTACCAGGTGATTTATCTCTAAAGTCTTTAGCATTCTTAGAGTGTAGAGTAACTTCGCCAGCATAGCTAACTTCTAGTTCAAGGTTAGTACCCTCTGGAACTGTATTGAAGATAGTTCTAGCTCTGTTATCCATATTGATTCTGTAGTATAGTTTATCGCTAGCTGCGTTAGTGAAGCCAAGGTAAACGTTCTTCAAGCTGATAGCTCTGTCTAGGCGGTCAGTCCAATCTCTAACGTTAGAAGATCTAACCTCACCACTTGTGTTACAAAGCATAAGAATGTCAGACTCTTTACCGAATAGGTATGGAGCGGACTCATAATGCTCACCACGAACATCAACATCAAACTTAGCATCTTTCAATAGGTAATCACCTGTTGTATCGTTTGCTTCTACTGGTTTAATAACAAGTTTGTTATCGTCAAGTAGTTCGTTGTTGAAGATGTTTTTCCATAGAGGTAGTTTACCATCTAGGTCTTTCTTACCAGCAGCTAGAAGGTGCTTGTAATCAGATGTGAAGTAGTCTATATCAATAGCTAGTTCGTAGAAAGCATCTGTAGCTGGCAATAGAATTGCTGGGTAGAAAGCATCTGCGAAATCGTCTTGTTTAGCAGTAGCAACAGCTAGAGCAACTGAAGCGTAGAAAATGGTATCTAGAGCTTGTGCTTCAAAAGCCTCTTGGTTGTAAGACTGAATAAGATCATCAGTTGAGATACCGCCATTCAATGCCTCAGCGTTAGTTACGAACGTGCTAGCATCTGTAGTTACAGCGCTGCTGAATGATTTAGCAAGGCCGTTAACATACTCACGTGGAGCAACAGCCATAGCTGCAGCAGCTTGAGCAGCCTCGATTTGGAAATCGGTAATAGAAGCATTATGAATTAGCTTCTCATATTGCTCTTGGTTAATAACGTTATCGCGTAGATCATCTTTTGCTTTAAGGTTTTGGCTATCACGTAGGCTAGTTAGAGAATATCTAACAGACTCCATTAGTTTCTCGAATGTAGAACCAGCTACTTCGCGCTCGTTACCTTGTAGGCTCTCTTGGTTATAAGCATATTTACCAAGTAGAGATGGTGTAACACCACTTAGAGAAGCGATAACGCCCTCGTTCTGTCCTTCTTTACCAGCTAGTGTTCTAGCAACTGAGCTGATAAGAGCTTTTTGCTGTGTATTGGTATTTACAGTTTTGCTCATTTGTTTTCCTTATTTTAAAATTTATTTATACATCTCTCCACATCTATAATATACACAACATCACCACATCCCATCTTATAAATAAACGATAGCTAGTCGATTATTTATTAGATATAAAACCATAAGAATAAAACAGCGAACTTCCATAAAGCTCTTCACTTCCGAATGCCTTCTGATATTCTCTAACTATATCAGCTTGCAATAATGAAGAGAACTGTTCTGGATTAGCTCTGAGCAAATTGGTAAATCCTGTTCTAGGTATGATTAACAGAATATTACTCTTTGGAACAAACTCATATGGTTTGTCCCTTTTACTCATTACAATATCGGCAAACACAGTCCTGTTATCTTCTGGATAGACAACTGATTCACTCTGTAAATCCAATAATAGATCCATCAATTTGATGGCTTTATTGTTAAAACTAAGATTATTAGAATATGTATCTGCTTGTTCAAAGCTTAATAAACTATTCCCTATTTTACACATATTCTTAATATAGATATCTATATGTTTAAGGTTTTCAAGATCTGAAATAGTTATTCCTATATCTCTAGGATCACGTTTTACCTTACCTAAAAAGAACTGACTTCCAACCATGGCTTCGTAGAACTCTGAAGGCAATACTTTAGGTTCTAGATCTTTACCTTCTTTACCATAAGTAACACCTGCTAATCCTGTAAATGAGTTAGCGTTAGCTTCTTGGTCATTGAGAAGGAACCATGGTACTCTCCTATTATCCATTCTATATTTCTCACTAGGTATAGGATATGTACAGTTAGTATAATAAGCTTTAATAGATTGCTCTGCCTCTCCAAATAGGTTAGATAGCCAGTTGAACAGAGTTGTATTATAACTCGCTCCTGATTTAGCTAAAAACTCTGGAATGAATAATACTGGTTTCTCTACTTTGTATATCATGGACATCATAGTCTCCTTATTATTATAGTATACTTATAGCTAAGTATACTGATAGTTAAATTTTCAACTAACTGCCCTTATAGGCCTATGCTTCAGCCTATATTTATAGGAAAGTAAGATTCTATGTAACGAGAAGAGAAATAGAGAACAGTGAAAGAAGGTAAAATAGAGTTATGGTTAAGATGGATATATTAGTAGCGTCTATTGTATTATTGTTTAGAGAACGTGAAGGAACTCAAGAAGAAGTTGATAGTTCAGAGTTGGTTAAAAGCATCCTTAATATAAGTAAGCCTAAGAAGAAAGAATTTGCATATGATGGCGAGATAGGAGATGTTAATAGTGAGATTATAGATTTTATCAATAAGATGATACAAGAACCTGAAGCTTATAACGACCTTACTACATTATTAGGAGAGCTTAAAATTATCTTTAGAAATAATGAAGTCTATTACGATAGTATTAAAGACCAGCTATCTGCAGAAATGACAGATGGTGGTAAGAAAAGGTCTATGGCAACCTTAAGGAATAAATTACATAAATACTATAATGAAATGATAATTATTCAACAGCTTAATAGATTATCGTTTAATTTCTCTAATGGTAAAGTAGAGAAGTCTGTTCAAGAAGACCTTATGGCTATTCTTCCTGAATTAGAAGTGCTATGTAAGAAAACAAGAACTAATGACCCAGGTATTATGGATAGTCTTAGTTTAAGTTCTACAGATGATATAGCTAATATACAGAAGAAACTCTTAGAAGAGAAAGAAGAGGGTGGTGTTCTTAAGACTGGATGGAAGCAACTTAATAGAATGATAGATGGCGGCTTCTATAAAGGTGAAACAACTATGATATGTGCATTACAGCATAATTATAAATCAGGATTCGTTCAATCTTTAGTTATGCAATTAGCTAGACATAATAAACCACGTATGAAAGACCCTAGTAAGAAACCAGCTATAATGTATATATCTTTAGAAGATGATATGGAGAAGATACTAAGGTTTATGTATCGTTATTTATTCTATAACGAGAATAAAGAACTTCCAGATGGAACTCCGCATGATATAACTATGTTGACCCCAGAACAAATAAAAGAATACATTAATAGTCAAATTGGTATCAATGGCTATGAAGTAATCTTATTAAGAGTAGACCCAGCCTTATGGACATACCATGATGTGATAGCAACCATGAATAAATATGAAGCATTAGGATACGAGCTACATGCACTTCTTATTGACTACATTAACAAATTACCTACAGTAGGATGCACACAAGGTCCTGCTGGTGTCGATATTAGAGACCTTTGGAATCGCTTAAGAAACGCAAACTCTGCAAAAAGGTGTGCCTTGATCTCTCCTACGCAAATATCGACCGAGGGTAAGACTTTGATAAGAAATGGTGTCTCTGCTTTGAACTTTGTTAAGGAAATAGCAGGTAAAGGTTATTTAGAAGGTTCTAAGCAAATAGACCAAGTAGTAGACTTGGAGTTGTATTTGCATAAAGCCTACCAGAATAAGAAACCTGTCTTAACTGTTCAGAGAGGAAAACATAGAGGTCATCCTATTCTAGATGATAGTGATCTTTATTTTATTCTTCCATTTCCTTATAAAGCACCTATACTGGAAAACATTAACGATGAGAGTATAGGTAATGGAGAAGAAAACGTATCTGCGGATGAGTTTGAAATATAAAAATAATTATTACACCTACAGACCTTATTGGTCTGTAGGCGATTTCTTTTTCGTAGGTTTATCAGGACTGAACTTTAACCATACACCATATGGTATAGTTATCATTATCCAAAATATAGTTACATATCTTAGTTCCAACATCTCTTCTATATTCATTTCGTTAAATGGATATACTTTTACTAGTACACTTACCACTATGAGTGTGAAAATTATATACACCGCATGTATAAACTGTTTCATTATTTAACCTTTCTTATTTGGGTTATACTCTTCTTTCAACCTCTTGAACGGGTTAATAGCTACAACAGATAATAGATAAGGTTTATCATCCTTCTCTAGAAATGTATGCTTGTTCTCAGGTGTCATACCTGCAATATCCATTAACTTAGTTCCAACATAGATTCGGCAATAGAAGTTTTTAAAGATACCACTGTATCTTATTTCCTTATATAGTCCAAACCATTCCTTCCCATCCTTAGTTTTACAAGTAACCTTACACCAAGTATTCTTCCAACCCTTAACATAGGTAGCATTAATATCACCAGTAGTAACTACTGTTGATGCATCTATGTCCTCTACCTTAAGACCAAAAACCTTCTTAGAAAAGTTACCTATTCTATTTCTCCATAACCATCTTACTCTAGCATAGTACGAAGTATGTTTTCCATTAGGAAAATGGTCCTTCTGCCAATAAGGGTCACCATTGATCCCATAATCAGGATCATCTAGCCAACTAAAGAACTTAGGTAGATTGTTAGATTCTTTCTTACAGAATAGAACTGCCATAGGCACAATGAAGAAACTTATAAAATCTACTGGAAATTCTATTAACATTATCTTAAGTAGATATAACTTTTCTTTACCACTTAATTCTTTAAACATCTTAACTCCTTGTTAAATACTTCACTAGAAGCCTTTAAACCTAAGCTTTGCTTGGTCATTTCGTTGATTAATCGGCCTTATCTATTAATATAGTTAAGGCTATTAAGTAATTTTACGTATAAGAGGAACACATATGTTAGCTAATATCATATCACACTCTAAACAAAATGATACAACGACTACGTTAAAGTTTGGAGAACGTACACTAGCTAAGAATGTAGTGTTGGATATAGAGGATATAACGGATGGCGATATCATTAACGATACGACATTACATCAGACTCTTGCAAGAGTTAAGACACCGTTCCTTCTAGGCTTTCCTTATATAGAGTATCCTGCTACAGACCAGTTGGTAACTGCTACTACTATATTCCAAGCTTCTACACCTATTCTTAACGATGCTGTTGTGGGGGTAACTCAAACTTCAAGATGGCAGGTATCTGACAGAGAAGACTTTTCTAATATTCTATTCGATAGGACATATACACCAGATGCTTGTCCAGAAGGTAACATAACTAAATTTGACCCTAAGAACATAGTAGTAAGGTCAGGGTTCTATTACGTCCGTATGAGATACATGTTAGCTAAGATAACTTCTCCATGGTCTTTACCGTTAAGAATCAACATGCCTTCTTTAAAGGTAGCTATACCTACTATAACTATGGAAGAAAGAGAGCTTACTCCTATCTTTAGAGTAACTGCTTATACATTAACTCCAGAGTTTATAGCACAAGAAGGTAACGACCAGCTTAAAGAAGTAATATGGGGACTAACCTCAGTTCCTGAGAATGCAGATACTGAATATATGGACCAATTGTTATCTAGAGACTTTGTACCTGACTATACTTATAAGAAAGTCTTTGGAGAAACTGACCAATACTCTATGACCTTTCCATTTACAGATGTAAGTTCAGGTAGTCAGGTTAGATTAACAGCAGGTAATAAATATCTTATCACTTGTACGCTAATAGGCAATAGGTATACTTCTATTATATCTGGTAAGATCTTTAGAGCAGGTGAATATAGAGTACTACCTCCTAAGTTCACTATTAGACAATTTGAGCTTAAACCTGAAATAACCATTCTTCCATTTGAAATAACTGGAGGACAAGATGAGCTTGAAGAATACAAAATAACTGTATTTGAACAAACTGATCATGGTCCTGTAGTAGTTCATACTATTGCAACACCTGCTCAGTTCTATAATGTTCCAGAAGGAGTATGTGAACCTAATACTACTTATGATTTCTCTATAGTAGCTGTAGGTAAGAAATATGGACCTTCTCAAGCGTCTGTATTAAGCATGACTATGCCTTCTACAGGTATTAGAGCTCCTAGACTTAATATCTCTAATAGAGGTATGGAACCTTACATAACTCTATCTCCATTTGAGACTATCAATAGTGGAGACACCATGAGAGGTACTGAATGGGAGTTATACAATCATGCTAATGTTGAAGGTAATAGGTTAATTAATAGATGGGTTAAAGAGAATGCCGATACATTCTTAAGGATAGAGAAAGCCTATATAGAAACGAATACTAACTATAAGATTAGAGTTAGATACCTAGGACATAAGTATAAATCTCCTTGGGTAGAAGAAGCTTTTAAAACTATTAACATAGTTGTTAGTAAACCGGTAGTAACTGCAACAGCACTAGGTCTTACAGTAACAGCTGATATATCTGGCTATAATGTAACTGGAGATATAGATAGTCCTGATAAAGTAGTATGGACTGTTCAAGAGGTTAGAGTTGTTATTCCTACAGATCCTAATGAACCTGAGACTGAAGAGGTTGTTTCTACATTAATAGATGGTAAGGTAGTACCATGGACAGAGAAGAGATTAAAACTTACTCCGAAAGAAGGTATAAAGAAGAATACAAGGTATAAGATAACAGGTAGAATCTTAGGAGTTAACTATGTTTCTCCAGATAGCTTACCAGCTTATATAACAACACCTAACATCTTTATAGTCAAACCTACAGTAACAGTAACTGGGGAACCTAATAATGTTCCTAAATTCCCTACTTTTACAGCAAGTCCATTTGAGACGAATATGGAAACAGATACACATGTTAGCACAACATGGAGACTAACAGATGGCGGTGGTAACGAGATATTCGAATCTGTAGAGGATAAGACTAACCTTACTAACTACATCATTCTAGAAGACTTGTTACAACCATCTACAGATTATGTTCTATATGTAACCTACCATGGAGAAATCTATGGAAGTTCTGATACTAGAGTAGTTAACTTTAGAACAAGGAATAACTTTATAGAAGTTCCTTTAGACGGTGAGAATGATGTTGTTATAGTAGGAGATGATAGTAGAAATGAAACTACTAAATACTATGGAACATTCCCATTTGCTAAACTTAATGGTACTAGACAGTATCTAGGTAATTGGGATGGTAGCTATGAATATCCTGCAGACAGCCAAGTACTTCATAAAGGAAGACTATGGTATGCACAGGATACTTCATCCTTTACTAATAACGGATGGCATCTGAATCTGAATAGAGAACCAGGAGCTATAGAGCTTAATGGTATAACCTATTGGAAAGAAGATGATAGGAATGTATTCCCTACCTTCCATTGGCTATTGAAGCAAATAGGGTTCCAAGCTAACATTAAGGATATGAATGGAACGAAGGTAACAACTGGTAATCTATTTAGAGGCGAATACTTTAAGAAAGACTCAGTTGGACTATCTAAGTATATGATAGGTATGAAGATACTTTATATATACGATGATACGGAGCTTATCAATGTTTCTAGAAACGATTTAGCTTTAGTAGGTCTTTTAGGTAAAGGAAGAACTATAAGGATAGGAGAAAGACTATACTGGTTACGTATACCTACAGTAGCAGAGCATAGAGAACTTCATAGGTTCACTACTATAGAGGATACAGGTAACGTTGTTCCTTATAATAGAAACTCTGATGTGTGGCTATCTGACGATCCTAAAGAAGAAGACTATGGTTACTATGGACAAGATAATGGAGAGCCTAATCTGGATAACGCGAATAAACGTAGATATGGTTTAAGATTAGTTCTTGAATATATACCACAATATGAAGAGCCTTGGTTATTCGCTAGGAAGAAATATCCTACTCTACAATATGATAGATATACAGATACTGGATATTTTGGAACTGTAGATACACAGAGGTTTAACTTCCAATTAGCTATAGGACTAGTAACAGGTACTAAGATTAATAAGGATGTTAGCATGCTAGCATTCTACGAGCATGGTAGAAGGATTCTTGTTAATAGAATGCCTATAAGCTATGGAGTATCTTTCAAACAGTTACTAGATCTACAATGTGTATATGGAACTGATATTAAGTTACCAGACTACAGAGGTATAACTATAGATAACTTTGCTTCAGATGGTAAGAAGTATAAAGTAAGGTTATTAAGAGGTGGATTCCTCTATGCAGACCTTCCAGAGATAGAACATCTTAACTCAGATGTACTTCTAGCTGCTAATAACTTCTTTAAAGGTTCTGAGTGGAATGAGCTTATCTATAGGGTAGCTTTACAAATTCCTAAGCATGTGGACATCAATCCATTCCATGGTGGATGGCAGATAGGTAAGAACTGGGATCAATTTGATAATATCAATGTAGGTGTATTCGAGCATTATTCTGGTAATGGATGTCATGACTTTGTACTTTCTTTCGTAAGTGATGAAAGAATCCTTTCTAGAGGTGGTACTAAGTTAGAGGCTACTTACTATGTTAAACAAGATGATGTTCGTAATGACCATGGTGTTAGACTAGTCCTAGAAGAGACTGAAGTATTTAGTAAGAATAGCATATAGTAGGTTTTCCTACTATATGCCTTAATAAAATTAGATAAAATAACAAGGAGAAACATATGATATATGTTAAAGATAACCAGTTCAAGTTCTATAAGTTTAAAATAACTTATGATATTAAACAGAATGGTTTGAATATAGGTACAGTAGATTATACAGATGATGTAGAGGAAGCTAAAGATAGCGTCTATAAACGTCCTGATATTTATAGTAACTTCAATAGTGAACCATTGATACCTACACCAGAGCAGAACCATAGACTAGCTGCTATAAACAATGTTAACCTACAGTATAAAGAAAACTATATGTGGGATATGAGGTTGTTCGTAGAGAAAGGTGTTATGTTCAATCAGGATCATCTTCTTAAACCTCTAGCTGATAAAGGTCTAGCTGCTACTATTAACTTCTTAGTGGAGAATCTTAAACCAGAGATAAAGAAACTAAGAGATGAGAAGAATAATAATGGCATAGAGCTATTTGGATATAAATTTGATAGTAACCAATTTGCTAGGAATAACGTATCCCAATATATTACTATAGCTATGAAAGATATGGTAATAGCTAAAGACCAAGCTAAAGCTTTAGACGCTAAATATATCTGGAAAGATTATAACAATATACACAGAGAGTTAACTTTTGATCAGATTTGCAAACTAGCAGATGAGATGGGTAACCATATGAGAGCTTGTTTCGCTGCAGAGGCATTAACTGCTCAAGCACTAAGTAAGAAGTCTGTTAAAGAACTACTTATGTTCGACGCTAATAAACAATACAACAGAATAGGTATCACGGAGCAAGAGATTACAGAACCTGGTAATCTTGTTGCTATTTACGAGTCATGCTATGCTGCAGCTCTACAGGCTTTAAGAGAGGCATAAGAACATGGAGCTAGTTAAACTTACTCCAGTACTAGCTTTTAGACGTGTAACTGAGAAATCTGATAAGATAGGTAAGCTAATCAATTGGTGGTGCAATAGTAAATACTACCATGTTGAGATTATTATCGAAGACCATTGGATTTCAGCTACACCTGATAAAGCTATTCAGGTTAATGTTCTTAAACCTTTAGACCATGAATCATATGACTACCTAACTCTACCAGAGATAACAGTTACTAAGAAGACCTACGATGATTTCTGGAACTTCATTAAGAGGATAGATGGTAAACCTTATAATATGTATGGTCTATTGTATAACCAGGTTATAGGGTTCAATGTTTACTTCAAGACTTATTTCTGCTCAGAGCTAGTTATAGAGATGTTACAGTATCTAGGTTATGGAGAGCTATTTGGAAGACAATCTTCAGAGTTCTCTCCTCAAGACGTCTATGATATCTTTACAACTACAGAACCAGATAAGTTAAGATTAAGACGTAGAGCTATAGTTATAGTTGTTAAGAAATATGCTATGATAGCCTATGGCTATATAAAGGATGGATGTGTTTGGGTTTTTCGAAAGGTTAAAGAGCTTTTTCAAAAGTGGAAAGAAAAACGAAGTAAAAAGTAAACAACAAGAAGTTCCTGTTAAGAAGGAACAACCAACAAGAAAGGAGAACATGCGAATGAATGTACAGCCAGGTGAGATTCCAGTAGGATTCCAGGATCTTCTTAACATGTTAAGGAGACAAGAAGGCGGCAAGCTCCATTTTAATACTGGAGAGAAAGATATTACTAATGGATACGGCGTTTATAGATATGCCCATCCAGGTGCATCTATTTGGCAATACTATGATAATATAGCTATCAGTTTAGGTATAACAGCTCCTAGCTATAGTTGGACTATGGAGAATATTTTAGCCGTACAATCCAAGATCAACGCTAACGAAGAATTATGGCTGAGTTATCTATTCTATAAGGACTATCTAGCACCTGTATGTTTAGATCAGTGCCACCCGCTACTAGTTAAGCCTATAGCTAGTATTTACACCAATGGAGTAAAGCTTTGTGTACGTGCTATACAAAGAGCTCTTATCTACCTTTATAAAGATAGACTACGCGATGCTACCTTCCCTGCTAACTTTGCAGTAGATGGTCTCATGGGTCCTGGTACTAGAGGTTGGTTCCTTAAAGTATCCTCACTATCTGAAGCAGATATAAAAGAGTTTAAGAATCTCTTCTTATCTTGCTGCAAGTATGAGTATAAGAAACTAGCTGATAGTAATCCTGATAAATTCGGTAGATTCCTTAAGGGATGGTATAACAGAGTAGATAGCTTAATATAACAAATTTTAATACATAGGATAGGATTATGTCGATCATAACTTTAAAATTAAACAATATAGATAGAGCTAGTAATCTTGACTGGTTATATACTAACTGGGAGGTAACGACCTCTAAAAACTTTGATCCTAGGACTATCGTAGTTAAATCTTACGAAGACAGGATCAATAAGCATGCTATCTACTTCGAAGCTAAGCTTGTACCTGGTAAGAGATATTATGCTAGAGCTCAAGTAGTTACTAATAAAGGTGCTCACGAGTGGAGTAACCTTAAGACTTGGGTTCATAAGGCCTATGAGGATGTTGAAGTACTAACTGATCTTCCTACTAGAATATCTTCTCCAGATGTTACTACAGATAGTAATTTTAAAGACCATGTACCGACAGGATTCCATATCCTTTGTAAAGAGTTTGGAGCATTAGGAGAAGCTGTCCATGTAGCTACAAGCTATTGGATAGAAACTCTTAACGGTAAGGTAGTTTGGAAGAGATTAAGAGATGAGATAAGTAAGAACAAAGTACTTGTTGATAACATAGTCTTAAGACATAATACAGCTTATCGTGTTAAAGCTGTATTCCATAGTAGTTCTAATAATGATAGTCAGGTTAGTACCAAGACTATATTTGTCAATGCTAGAAGCAATGATACAAATATGATTAAGATAAGAACTGCTATTATGGACTATGACTTCAACTCTGGAGCTAACTTATCTATCAAGTTGAATAAACATGGTGATAGTAAATCTCTCACTATGAGACTTTTAGCTTTCAACAACGGAACTTCAGCTTTAGCATATGAAAAGACTGTAAAGTATGAAGGTTCTGAATATGTTCTAGTTATACCTAGAGATAGAATAGATGCTAAATGTATCTATGTTCTCTTAGTTAGCTATGATAATGAAAGTGATTGGAAACATACAATCCTTAATACGTTTCCTAAGATTTAATTCTTTATAGGGGATGTAGATGGATATAGAGAAGTTAGAAAAGCAGATAGACGAACTGAATGATAAGACTCAAGCTCTGCTTGAGTCTGCATACAGAGCTGAAGATCCTACTTTAGCTATCGACCATCTGATGGAAAGCGATAGACAACTTTATAAGTTCCTAGCTAACAGAGCCATTGGCTATGCAAGTACTAGACGTGTAATAGTAGATGATATTATTAAAGCGTTTAGAACTATGAGTATAGCTATTCGTGATGTAAGCCATAATATGGAACTTATAGAGGAGAAAGCGGATAGAGTTTATAAGATAGAAGAAGAGTTACGAAGTAAGAAGGTAGTTACTATTATTAGTATAGTAGTAGGTGCTATACTTGTACTTTGGACCATGGCTGTTATCAGTTTAGAATCAGCTACAGAAGTATTTAAATTCATATCCGGTATATTTCACGGTGCTGTCCGTTTAGTAACTGGAGGATAGAAGGAGAACGCCTATGTTAGGAAGACCATTAGTAGGTAAGCTACTATCCTGGTTCATAATTAAACCAGAGGAGTCTAAAGAACGTACCAACGTTCTCGAGACTAAGGAGAATATAGTTGCTCAGGAGGCAGAGCCTAGTAAAGAGGAGCTCTTAGAAATGATGTTGAAGACTAAGGATGTAGATGCACCTGAAATCATCAACCCTGATGCTAAGAAGACCTTACTCATCATGAACGATCTTCAAGCAGGAGAAGCAAGTCTTAAACTAGATTTTGACGATATGAAGCAAAACGGATATGATCCATATGCAGATTACAAGATAGTCAAATGCAATGGTAAATTTGCTAATCTTGCTGCTTATAAATATATAAAAGAGAATCATGTAGACGTAGCCATCCTAGATGTGGTTACTGGAACTAATTTGTTAATGGATAAAGAACACATGGTCGAGTTCAATGGACTTGACGTAGCAGAGGAAATTAAGAAGGTTAATAAGACTTCTAAGGTTGCTATATTAACTTCTTTACCATTAGCCATTAAGGATGGTGTCTCAGGTTTATTCGGAGAGAAATTTAAACGACTTACAGAAAACAAGACGATAGATAAGTATGTCAATGTTTTCTCCGAGAACAGAGCAGATGATCTTGAAAAAGTAATGTATGGTACTCAGAGAGCGTAAGCTCTCTGAGTACTTATTTTATTGGCTTAATATTGCTGACTTAATATATACAAGGAGAATAGCTATGGCTGAATTGCGAATTCACGACCAAAGTTCAACATTCTATAAGTCCCTCCGTTCTAGAGGAACTGATGTTAACGTTGATCTTAACCTGCCAGATAGATCTGGTATTATACTAACTGAAAAAGAACTTATGGATATTCTAAATAGAGAAAGCAAGTTGAACGCTGATGCTATTATGAAACCAGACATAACAGAAACACCTATAGATGCTAATGGATTTGCAGGCCCTATCCCTATAGCTACTTATAAGACTTCTGAGACATTCTTAGGAGAGCATGATAGAACTGAATGGATAGCTTCAGATACTGCTGACTTCCATAGGATAACAGATGGTAGTTCTAATAAGATATTTAAAACATCTTGGTATCCTAACTTAACTACATCTGGAGAACAAGTCTACGTTAAATACAGATTTAGATCTGGTAACATTGTATCTCCTTGGAGTGATACGTTAGCTTTTAGAGGAACTGCTCAAGGCATCATAACTCCTTCTATAACAGTAGAGGAAAATGGATTAGAGCCTGCTATTAAGATTACACCATTAGCTTACTATGGAACATTTCCTGGTATAGAGCATGTGAGTACATCTTGGGTTATCGAAGATGAAGAAGGTAATAAAGTAATAGAGAGACCATTAGATACTGTTAATAAAGTTAAACTTGTTATAGAAGCTGATGTTCTTGACCCTAAGAAAGAATATACTATATATGCTACACAACATACGAATGTAGCTCAACCTGCATGGGCTAAGAGTAAAACTGCTATAGGAGAGTATGTTACTCCTAAGAGTAAAGTAGATAGACCAGTTCTACGCTATGATGATAGTGGAGATCCTAAGGTTATAGGAAGCGCATTCAGTGGAGAAGGAGCGCATCTTGCTACTGAGTGGATGATCTATAACGATCTAGGAGCTAAGATAGCAGAGTTTAGCTACGATACTATTAAACTAACAACTTTCCCTATGAAAGATTTTGTATCTCAAGGTAGGAAATACCGAATAACTGCTAGATATATCACAGCTGAGTCTAAATCACCTAGAGGTTCTGTTAGTATAGAAATACCTGCTCCAAGTGTTGGAGATATTAGTACAGTTAGTGGTATGAATATTAACCCTACTACTGAAAACAGAGGTATGAGTATAAGTGTAGTTCCATTTGTTTCACCTGTAAGAGAGGACATTCAGTATTGGAGATACCAAGTAAGACTAGATATTAGTTATGGTAGTCCTGTTACCAATGTACATTATATTCATAGCGAAACTGATACTAGCCAAGAGGTAGAAGATAGTTGGAATAAAGCATTGCGTAAAGACCTTACACCTGCTCAAAGCTGGTTAGCATGGTTCCCTAATAGTGATATAGTTAATCCTACGATTTCCATATCAGGAACTAGTGTTAGAATGGGGTTAAAAACAGAAGTAAGGAACAGAGCTCAAGTCCAAAGTAAAACATTTGATTATGTTCTAGGTAATGCTACGTGGGAAGATACTAATACTCTTAATCCATTGATTAAAATTTCAGATTCTACTGGAGCCGATGTAGCATGGATGGGGTATAGAGGAACTGAATGGACATTGAGTAAGAAGACTGGAACTACTGCTGAAGGTAATCCTATTTGGACTAAAGTAAGAGTAGAGAATAGTGCTGATAAGAGCAAGCATAGACTTAATGCATTAGAAACAGATACTGAATATAGAGTAACTGTAGTACATAAGACTAATTGTTTTTGCTTTGCTAAAGACTATGAGTTCAGAAGTGCTGCTTATATTATGGCAAGTCCTGTTGTTGCTATGGAAGGTTCTGGTAAGAAATGGAAGATCAAAAGTAGTGGATATAGTTTAACCAACTATACTGGGCCTAATGGTCAACATGGAAGTACTAGCTATCTAGTAACTAAAAAGAATACTGGGGAAAAAGTATGGGAGAGTCTAAAAGATACAGTTAATAAGACTGCTGCTAACATACCAGAGAGTGTTTTAGAGTTAGGACAACAATATAATGTTAGAGTCATATTTCATAGTGCAGCTGGACACGATAGTGGAGCTACAACTGTTAGTTTTAAAGTTCCTACTTATGTAGCAACACATAGTGGTACTATAAGTATGTTAGGTAATACTGAAGTTTTACCTAAAGGAACATTATTTAAAATACAAAATTTTAAAGTAATGGATCTTGAGGCATCTACTATAGTTAGTAGTGAAACATTATCTAAAGTTACATGGACATTAGAAAGATATGTAGGTAGCGACTGGGTACGTGTGGATGGTGCGGAGAAATATAGCGGTAGAAACAATAATCCAGCTGAATGGGTTTCAAATGTGGAAATAAGTACAGATGTTTCCAACATACGCTTAAAAACAATTTGCTATAGCGTAAATGATATAGTTTCCGAAGAAGTTATAACCTCATATTCAATTTTTGATAAATATATCGAAACATGCGATGATACTTGGTCGATGATGTATGGTGATTGGGAGAATGGTGGAATTCTTGGTTACGTCCCATCGCAGTGTATATATAATGCTTTTTTAACATCCGATGACTTAAAAGTTCCACTAAGAAAATACACTGGTGAGTGGGGGCTAGCAAGTAATAGACGAAAAAATAATTTAGACCCAGATATTGCTGCAAATCATTATGGGTGGGTAGCAGGACAGCGTGTTTCTTATAAAGGTAAACTATATGAAGCATTGGCCGGCCAGCGATGGAATGAATTTAATCCAGAAACGGCAACGGAAAAATGGAAGTTAATAGTAAAGGATTTAAAATTACCATCTCCAAATGAAGTTATAGATAGTTTAGGATTTGGTAATAATGATAATGATGTATCAATTTATGATGCTAGCGGGTACGATACCACACTTAACTATATTACTAGTGCACCATCACTACCTACAATAACAGATATGCGAGCCCATGAAACAAAAGAATGGTTCAAATTCTTTAGCCCCACTGAAAAACGTATTGGTTTTACAACCGATCGCCCGCTAACATTTAAAATAAAATGGGCTAATATCATAACCCAACATCCGGAGTTAATAACAGAGAATGGCATGACTGTTAGGTACGGTACGCGGTTGTACAAAATCCGTCTTTTAACATTAGACGAGATGTCAATTTTTATAAATTATTCTTTTAAAATAAATCAATATAGCCTGCAAACATTAAGTCTAGATGATTTAGTCCCAATTTGTCAAGTTGTTGAAAAAAATAGTAATAAAATAAAAGTTGTTCAGCGCGCTGCGAGCCCATTAGTTAGCGAAAAAACTGTAGAATCTACAACGCTACTCAGCTTACGTATTGCTATATTTCCATTAAAAGAAGAGGAGGCGCCATACCAAAGAAATCAGTTGATTAAAAATTATCCTAATTTTCCAAATTTAGCTACTAACTATGGAGGAACCGGACTTTATGAGAACGATATTATGGTTTATAATACTTTAAACAAAGTAACCGGTGAAGATACTAATTGGCATCCTGGTGGTTTAGATCTTATTTACGATCCTTTTACCGATACAGGGTATTTTGGTAGAATAAAACAAAATAGATTTGTTTCAGTTGAAAATCTTGAAGCTTACTATTCGATAAATAAGGATCGAAATATTAATAAGGAAAAAATTTGGTATGACATAATATATTACCATGGTAATATATACTTCATCCCTAATCAGAATCTATTTAATAAGTTATCATTTTTAGATTTATTAAAAAATGGTTTAATTTATGGAACAAACGTATCTGATCAACATTATTATCCAGGTGACATAAAATTAAAAAGTTGGAAGGATGAAGATAAATATTCGCGTTTACAAATAATGGCTCCAACAATGAATAAATTTTCCTTTACTCCACTTCCAGCTCGCGGTGGAAGTTGTATCTTTTATAATAATCTTTTTAAAAATGGTATTAGCTTACACAATGATACACATTGGTCGGTATTAATGCGCATTCCTAGTGAATTATATCGTAGAAATTTGAGAAATATGTTAGGATATACAACACAAAGTAGTACTGGCGCTGTGCGAAACAATGCTATTTTATCGCCCATACCATATAATATTAATGGTCAAAGCGATGATAATGTAAATTCGTTTCATTATTTAGGTGCCGAATCTTTAGGACGTTCATTTGACATTAAAGAACAGATTAGATATCTGGACGACGATGATGCAAAATCCTTATATATGTTCGGTAGGCCAAATGTTATTGATGGCTCCGATAGATTTAAATATCTTTCTAAATCTATATATGGCGATTTTGGAGCTAACGGTAGAATTACAGTTTCAAATCCTAATGCACATGAAGCAGTAGAATTTAGCCAAGCTAATAAAAATGATACATCAGTAGTTTTTAGACCCGTGTTTAGAATTTTACAGGAAAAATCATATAGTAATCTTTTAGTTGGGCAGGATGATAATAGAAATTGTTGTATGGTATTGCTAACAAATAATCGTATCGGTCACGACGAAAATATCAAAATTTATATTCTGTTTCCGGATAAGCAATTTTATGTTAAAAGTATAAAAATAACTTCTATACATGGAAGAGTTTTTTCTGGTACAACGGGACCTAATTTAACTAGAAATGAAAAAAATAATGCCGTTCATTATTGTTTATCGTTACCACATGAAACTGAAATGTTTAGTACATTTAAAAAAATAGAAATAGAATTAGAAGCACCATACAAAGCTATAATAACGGCTAGTAGCAGTTCTTTCGATGCGCACAATGGTGCTGGTAATTTCTCGTTGTATTCTGGTAAGTTTAAGGACATAAATGGGACCATTTATTTTACATTTTTATCATGGGATAAATATAGGTTTCTTAACCATTATAGAACATCGTTCGATGGGTATACAAATCCATATGTGAATCGCATAGTTTCAGATGGTGTAATGCCAATTATTGGAAATCTGGAATCTTTATATTACAGTTATAATGGTCGTTTGGCTAATTGCTTATTTTACCATCTTGGTAATGATAAATATTGTACATATTTAAATAGTTCCTTTGCGCCAAATTATTCGGACATCGTTAATACTGGGTTATATCTACATCCTTATATATCCCCTGACGGATATTTTAGTGTGGATATAGATAAAATTAAACGCATGTACGAATTAGACTAATGTTTTAATATTCTATAGTTGTTTTTCACATTATTTTCTCTTCGCATCTCCAGTGGTATTAATACCACTGGAGATGACTCTTTTATGCTATATTTTTTTTTAAGGAATTACATATGCAAGAAGAGAAGATTTTAAACATACCTTTTAGGTTTTTCACTGTTGTTTCTGAAGGCGAAGAGAAAGCTTCAAAATTAACCATACTTTATTTTAAGTATATAACGTTAGTAGTTAGATCTGTCATATGTGAAATGGAAGATCCTGATGATTACATTAAGTTGTCAGAGTACGATGAAAAGATAGATAATATTACAGATGCCATTCGAGATAAAACGCAATTATCTAAGCACACATTATTATTAGAACTTGCTTTATTAAAATCTTATATAGGTAATTTCTTTTTAGACTATAACTATAGTATTACTTGTATAGATGTAGGTTATAAGGATGAAAATCAGATTTATATTAATGTATATTTAAAAGATGAAATTGAAAGATTAATATTATTTACTTTTGACGATAATAATCAAATTTCTAAAATATGTGGAGAAATACATTTTAAAGCAAGCAAAACACAGGTATTTAAAGAACTTTATAACAAAGACTTTAATGTTCTTAAATCTAATTGGTGGGAGAACTAAAATGACCTTGTGGAACTTGACATTATGGCTTAACGATTATGCGAGGCAATATCCATTTACTTATATGTATTGTGAATATATACATAAAGTGTTAGTAGGATTAGTAGATACTGCATCTGGTAATCCTAAGAATAAAAAAGAAATTAAGAAAGAGATAAAGACTAAAGCTAGACAGCTACAGTCTATCCTAGCTATAGATATTACTAACAACCTTGATATGATTAAGATATTAGTTAAAAAGCTATATAAACATAGTAAATGGAAGAACATTATGGTAGCAGTTAGTGAGCTAGGTGAAATAAGGCTTAACTACGATGAGTTTATTCTATATTTCGCTTTAGATAACGATGGAAGTATTAAAGAATGCAACGCTTCTAATACTATTGATAGTGTTTTACTTTATTCTAAGACACCTGATAATGTATTTGACAATACGAAAATCTTCCAATTCGATCAATGGATGGAAGAGTTGAAACGCTACCATGTTAATACTAATGGTGAAGATACTTTAACAATGGACTCTAGATATGAGGTTGGTATAAGAGATCTATCTATAAATGATGTAATCTTACAAAGTTATGGTCGTATATTTGCACATTATTTAAATTTACAGCAAAATAGAAAGTACACCACACGTGATATTACACCAGAAGAGCTATCGTATATCTATAGAGTATTCTTAAGAGATGTAGTAGAAGTTACTGGAGCATTACAAGAAGATTTAAATATACAGATAGAAAACTTCTTTAAGATAGTTACATCTCTTGTTGATAACTTTCCTTATAAAGAAGTAACTATACTATATACTGATACAAGAACTGTAACTGCTATGTTTAGAACTACTGCTAATGATGACGTATCGACACTGAGGCATGTTGCTTCTATAAGTTTAAAAGCGGATGAGAACGGCTATATCGAAAGTATAACCGGAAAAGCACACGGTAAAGACGAAGTTGTCCTATATGATAGGACTGAAGGTTTAAAACCATTAACTAATTGGTGGAAGGATGATGAAAATGAAAAAGTTTGATATTCTTATAGACAATATTAAAGATATAGATACTGTTTATGCTAAATTTGTAAATACTAGCTATCCATTTCAGGCTAGTATTGCTAGATATGTTGTTTCTAAACTAATTCTATCTGTAGATGAAGTTACAGGAACTAATCTTAAACTTAACCCTGTTCATTGTAGTAGACTTATGTTCGCAACGAGCGAAGCTAAATGTTCATTGCTATCTAAGTTTAATATTCTACCCGATAACAGTGCTGAAATAATTAAGCAACTTACTACTATAGATAAAATAGTTAGTAAGGTTAACCGTGATAACATAACTCAGATTGGTTGTTCGTTTTATGCAGATTCATTTAGTGTTGTTGTTATGTTTAAAACTAACAACGATCATTTCAATATTGATTTTACTATAATAGATGGTAATACTATAGATAAAGTTATTACCTATTATAATAATGAAATACAAAATGTTTGGAGCTTTAAAGAAGCAGATAAAGAGGATATGACTAAAGACGATGTTATCCTACGAAATTATGGACACATAGTAACACATTTTTTAAGCGTACGACATAAAATAAATAATAAGCGTGATAATACCCCAGAAAGATTATCGTATATCTATAAGGTATACCTAAGAAATATTGCAGATGCTACTGGAACACCAAAATCAGAACTGGATGCACAAGTAGAAAACTTATTTAAGATAATTACACATCTTGCTGATAATTTTACATATAAGAAAGTAAGTGTAGTATACATGGGTGCGAGGACCGTAAGTGCTATGTTTAGAGTTAATCATTGTGACGAAGGTGGTTTGTCTTCGTGCACCTATGATATCTCCATAACTGTAGAAGCAGATGAAAATGGTTGTATAGAAAGTATAACTGGAATTGCATATCATAAAGATGGAATCATTCTTTATGACAAGAAAGATGGATTAAGGCCATTAGAAAATTGGTGGGAAGTTAATAATGAGTAAAATAGAAGTAAAGACAGAAACTAGAGAAATGTTGTTTCAAGGACATAATCGTATAACAGACTCAGCGCGATCATATGAAAAGCTCTTAATGGCTTACGTCCTTAAATATGTAACAGCTATGGAAACAAAAGAAAATGAGAAAACAGATAATTCCCATATCGAAGCATGCGTATTAGCAGAAGATGCTATACATGCAAAAGCTAAGCTACTTGCTTTTACTATGGATTTAGAGTTCGCTCTGTTAGAGACCTATATTCAAGATCTTCTAGGTAGAAATAGTGATAACATTGAAACAGTCATAGTAGGATTCCAAACACGTGATACGATCTTTGTCACTGTTAATACAAAAGATAATTTTAATATTGGTTTGTTAGTTAAAGTTAGTAAAGTGTATAGAATTAAAACTATTCACGGGTACATTAACCGTAACACAGATGATTATGTTGGTGTTATGAAAGAGCTTTATAACATAGAAAGACCAATCATCAGAGACAATTGGTGGTCTAAAGATAAGAAGAAGATAAGTTAATTTAACAAGGAGTCGAAAATGATTATAGAATTTAAAGATCATAAAGATCTAGAGAAAGTAGAAGGCTATGATGGATTCATAGCCGATGACGCTACTTATTGGTATAGTAGGTTAATTAATACCTATATGACGTGTGTTAAGGAATTTAACGATGATAATAACACACTAACTAATAAGTATTGGGAACTTATAGACGATGAGTTTATCCCTAGGATACATGTACATTCAGATACGGATCTTGATAGAATCATGATTCCTCTACATCATCTCTATATTATCCTATCTGATATGATGTATCAATCAGATTGGGAGAAAATAACTATCGAGATATTAGAGCGTAATAAGATTATAATAAATTTTGGTTATATCTATATCTCTGTTATGGTTAATAATAATAATATCATACAGTATATAGCAGGTAAAGGACGCATTAATTATGTTATGCTGTATAGTTATGAAGATCCTCTTATAGATCCTACATGGTGGAAATAGTTATGAGTCTAGAAGAATCTGAAGAAAGAAGAAGGGTTAAGTTCTCTATAGAAAATGATATGCAAGAACTTAACACCCTCTATGCTGACATGCATGCTAATCCTTTTGCTATGTTTTACGAAAGACTTAAGTTAGAAAGAAGAGTTAAGACAGTAAGAGCACAGGCAGACGTGTTCCTTAACGATATGGATAGCAGTGGTTATGACAATGCATATCTTTCTATCTTTAAGCCTATCTACGATAAAGCTATGGAAGGCATTCGTAATATCAATGCTACATGCGGTAAGGAGTATAGTTATATACTCCAAGCTAGTAAAGATAGTGATATAGATGTCATAGCTAAAATCAATCTTCACTATGAAGAGTATGTTAAGCTAAATGAAGAGTACGATGCATGCGTTAAAAACATGGAAGTAGCACATAGTAAATCTAAGTGGTGGAACCTATGGTGGTATGATAGAGACATCTTTAAGCTGGATGAAAGATGTAGAAGGATAAAACATGAATTAACCATTCTTGACTTAAGACATAGGTCATTATGTTGTTTTCTTTCTAATAGCATCCAGGTTGAAAAGATAAAAGAGATAGCTAAGACTATACAAGACGCTATAGAGACATCTAGATCTTAAAGGATAGTTATGGATAAATCTTATCTAAAGGATCTAGCATTTGTTTTAAGAGCTCAACTCTTTCAGTCTCAGAAGCCTTACCATGAATGCCCCTATACTCCTATAGAGAAACGAAAAGAACTATTCGAACTCTATAAAGATTTTGAAGATAACTTCTATCTACTTCGTAAAGCAGAGAATGATGAACTGCAGGAATATTATGATAGTCTCTTACACGCTACTAATCTCATTGGTGCTAGAACTCAAGAGGTAGGACAGAATATTGCTACATACTCTTATCTAGGGGACCATCTCTTAAAAGGACGTATGGATAGGGTAGAGTATCAGTGGCATAGATATATTTGTAAATATACAACTTACCTTACCATTAAGAAAAGTTTACAGTTTCAATTCAAGAAGCAGCGATGGTATAATGCATGGTTAACTTGGATAGAGGAGAAAATATATCTATCTGGTATGGAAAAGGAATTAAACATAATAGCGGATAAGTATAGAAAAGAACATAGTAAACTTATAAGTTATGCTAAGAAGTTATTGAAAGAAAAAAAAAATAGTTAACATGGAACACTGAGGCGCTATAGCGCCTCAGTGTTCTTTTTCTCTATGAATGCATCATACTCATCCTTAGTAGATGGTTCAACACCATATAGATTGAACTCCACTATGTTTTTGTAAAACTCTTCAAGGTTCTCTTCCAGAGTTTTACTATTTTGTAGATGGTGCCTTGATGCATAGCGGACTACAAATCCAGTATCCGCAATACATTTATAATAGGCACCATCTACTATGAAATGCCAATGTTTCATATTACCTCCTTCTTTATATTAAAGTTCCACAAATCCCAAATGCCTGAACGCTAGCGTCTTAGTGACGCTTCCGTCGGCATTGTGAACATCTTCTGAAACACGATCAGTGTAGCTGAAGAATACTTTATATCCATGCTCTTTGAGCTCTCTTACAAGAGCTGGCATGAGATACAAGGCTCCGCCAATCATGACCTCTTTGTGTCCAGGATAGTTTCTCTGTATAAGAGAAACTAGAGCTTTCGCTTTATTCCATATTTGCTCTGGCTCGGCTAACACCGAGCGGTCAAATGTGAGTAACTTTTGTATTTGAGCTTTGATCTCTTGCGACGGTTCAACTACGCCGTCCGCTACTTGCGCTTTAGTCGCAGTGTGTTGTGTTATATTTAGCATGTTAATCTCCTTATATATGTTTTTATAGATTGTCTAGCCGTGCCCGGCAACGCTTGCTATTTCTGTATATAAATTAATAAGTTTGTATTAACTTAGATATGGAAACATATTAACTGGGAGCTACTACTCCCAGTAAGAGATTTATTTCAATCTCTTGAACACGTCGTGTAATGCATTGATTTGCATATCACTTAGTGCCATGTTAGAGAGAACATCTCTCACAGTGGTTTTGTCATTCTGTTTTAGCGCTTTCGCTAAAACAGCTGCTTGTTTAGTCTCGGTACTTGTACTACCGAGACTTTTAACATGAACTTGGTTCATAGACAGCTCCTTTCATGTTGTAGTTTTAACTAGCCTTGTGAGTACTCACAAGGCTATTATACTTTTATCTAGGATAGTGTAGGGAAGTATAAGAACCTATCTTTATTATGAAGTGCTATGTTATAAAGACCCATAATGCAACTATGAATCTTCATAGCTCCTTCAAAACTTTCAAATGAGTTAGACTCTTTGAACTCTCGGACATAGTTATTGTATTTAACTAGTCCAGCCTGTATGAGAGGGAGGTCATTATCGTATGTTGGGTAACCTTCCTTCTCAATCTTATCAACAAGAGTTTGTAGCTCTTGTGATGCCTTGGAAAGTAATGTTTCTAAATTCATTACTTCTCCTTTATATTTTGTATAGGTTCATTACGAGAATATAAAATTCTTATGCCTATACTATATAAAGTATATATAGTTGAAAATAAGTCATTTTTCGCTTTTTAAAAAATATGTTACTACCATAGCTTTTTAGCTATGGTAGTAACAACATTATAACTTCTTTATATTATATGCTGGTAAAATAGTAAAGATAGGTTGAGTGGAGTAGATGTAATGTGTCTTCGTTTAGTCCAAAATTTCCTTACGTCTGAACCTTTGTGTTGTCGTCGCAAAGGCCTTTTCGATCGTCTTGATTTTATACTGGTATTCTTGTAGGGGGTCGGTTCCATCGCAATTTCACCATAGACCCCCATTAATTGAGAAATGCTAAATTTTTTCATAAACCTTGTTGCTACCATGGCTATAAAGCCATGGTAGTGATTTTTATCTGCACTTCAATGACTTAAGGCCTAAGGCCTATTTTACATTACTATAATAAGGTTGGTGGAATGAGCTTTTTAGATAGCTTCTTTCGAGTGGAAGTCGAATACGATGAAATCAATAGAATGTATACTGTATCTGGTCCACTTAGATTAGGACCTGCTTATAGTAAGTATAATAACTTCTCGAAGAATGCATTTACAGTAGCAGAGTCTAGTAAATGTGTCTTTCACGAAGTATTTCTTCCAGAAGTTATAGCATGGTTCTCTTGGCTATTGAACCATAACTCTGTCAATGCTAATGTTACCTTACTAGGTAAAGCTATTACAGAACTATTTGCTTTAGAGAAGAAACAAGTAGAAACATCTACGAAATATGATTTAGATCTTAATATTGCTAAAGCTGTAATGGATAAAGATTTACTCCCTTATTGGATACCAGTCTTTGAAGGTTATGGAGAATATAAGAGAAGAACGCATAATAGAGGATTACTACTCTTCGCAGCTGCAGGATCCTCAAAAACGTCCAGTTCATTAGCTATAGCAGAGATGTTAAAAGCTAATAAGATATTAGTTATCTCTCCTAACAACGCTGTATACAAGGTATGGGTTAAATCCATAGTCGGATATGGCAATGAGAAGTCAGAATATAAGAATCCTAAGAACAATAAGGTATGGACTATATCGGATATGGGTTCTTATAAGGATGAAAGATTTGTTATAGTTAACTATGAAGCATTAGATAAGTTATTACCTATGATCAATAAGATAGCTGGTAAAGATACTGTAGTTATCATAGACGAGTCTCATAACTTTGCAGATCAAAAGTCTAAGAGAACTAACCTACTTATAGATATCTTAGATAAGTCCATGTCTCAAAATGTTCTTTTACTATCAGGTACACCTATCAAGTCTTACTCTACAGAGATTATCAATATAGCTCGTATGGTTAATACAGATATAAGAGGTGATATATTTGTAAGATTATCTAACATCTATAGAAATACACCTAACTATCTTAAAGACATATTGATAACAAGGTTTCAGAATCTTTCTTTTACTATAGAGAAGAAAGAACTTGCTTTAGACCCTGTTATCAAGACCTATGTTCCAGTTACTCTTAAGAACGGAGATGATTATACTCTGGATAAGATTCGTAATGATATGAAGGTTTATATCAACGATAGAATATCCTTTATAGAGAAACATAGAGATAGTTATAATAAGGCCTATGCTATCTATATAGAACAGATATTGAAAGCAGGATGGGAAAAGAAATCTAAGTATACCTATCAAGAGTATAGAAAACTATTTGACGAGATTCAAATGGCTGCTAATAGGAATATGTTAAGGCTATATACAACTCAAATAGCTCTATGTAATAGGATAGAGAAAGAGATGGCTCAGTTTCTACCTCCTATAGCTAGAGACGACTGGCATGAGACTAAGACTATTTTAAAATATCCTATGTTGAAGATACAAGGAGAGTGTTTAGGTAAGATAGTTATGGGAGCTAGGGTTAAGTGTCATATGGATATAGCTAAAGAATTAGATTATTTAGATATACTATCTAATACAGTTAAGAAGACTATTATCTTCTCTAACTATATCGAAGTATGTGAGCAAGCTAAACAAACTGTAAGCATGTTGAAGTTAAACCCAGTTACTGTATATGGAGAGAACACTAAGAACCTTACTAAAGAAGTAGATGTATTCTCTAAAGACAAGAAACGTAATCCGTTAATAACAACTTATAAATCTTTATCTACAGCAGTTCCATTAACTGTAGCTAATGTTGTTATAGCTATGGACCTTCCGTTCCGTATGTATATATTCGAACAAGCTATATCTCGTGTATGGAGGAATGGTCAAGATACTCAAGTACTTGTCTATATACCTACCTTAGATACTGGCAGTAAGGACAATATCAACCAACGTAACTTTGACATCATTTCGTTCTTTAACCAAGCTGTTGAAGAGATGACAGGATTCAAATCGTCTTTAGACATAGACGAGACTGTTAAATCTATAGCAGCACAGCCATTTATTAACTTAGAGAATCTATCTGTAGCTACAGATATTCTATATAGTGATTTTAACTATACTGCTTATTTAGATACGTCAATTACCCATAGAATGATAAAATGGAGATAAGGAGACAATTATGAACACAGATGTATTAGAACAAGAAGTACAACCTACTCCTTATCCTAACCAACCTAATACCTATCAACCTAGTCCATATGGAGAAGCCGTATCAGTACCAGGTACTCAAAGTTATGGTTCTCCATATTCTAACCAACAAGTACAACCACAAGTTAACCCATATGAAGTAAATCCTTATATGGACTATGGAAGGAATGTTCCTTCCTATAATAATGGTTATAGTAGCTACGACCCTTATTATCCTCCTATGAACAAAAAGGATACTGGTGATAGTGTTATGGCAGAGTTTTTATTTTCTATAGCCATAGTACTCATAATGATAATAGTTTCATACCTAATATATAGATTAAAACTATTTCTTAAACGTATGGAAATGTTAACACCTCTTATGGTTAGATTTTTAGATGCTTTTGAAACCATATTCACTAAGACTGCTAATAAAGTAGCTAATAAAAAGATTGGTAAAGCTTTTGGTACTAAAGTGAGTGATAAAGGTAATGATACTGTTAACTTGGTTAGAGAGCATTTAGCAGAAGGGTTGAAAGAAGAGTTCGTTGTAGAACCTAATAAGAAAGAAGATAAGAAGATACAACCGAAGGTTCAAGAGTCTAAGCAAGAGCCTACTGAAGAAGTAGAACATCTTCCTTCTCTAGATGAATTAGAAAATGAAATTAATGGAAAGGTTAAATAATGAATGCAGTAACATATAGTTTAAATTACATTATATCATCTGCTATTCCTATAGAGATATTAGAACTAGCATTCCCTAAAAAATTCCCTACAGATATAACACAACTAGATGAACGTATGTTAACCCAGTTCTTACGTCCAGTAGTCATGATGGATATGTCGTTAATAGGTGGTGTTCAAACACAGATTAAAGTAGCTGATTGTAGTATGACTGCTATAGATACATTAGATATGATGGGCAATGGCTCTTTTATAATAACTGTACCTAAAGCATTAACTGCAGGTAGGTCTATAGTATCTGTATATTCTTTAATACATGGACCTTCTGTATATCAGAACTCTATGTATACCCCTCCTTGTATATCTCCTACTATGGTAGAGGCTAGAAAACTTATGGGCACTCAGTTACCTAATAATATTATTCAGACCGCTAGGTTAGAGATAGTAAGGGAAAATCAAGTACTGGTAGAAGGTTATCCACCATATATTCAAGATGGATTATTAATATGCTCCATAGCTAATAACGCTATGTTAGAGAATATACAACCACCTTACTATATGGCTGTAGCTGAAATGTTTACTCTAGGATTGAAGATGTATATCTACAATACACTAAGAGTTAAACTAGATAAAGGATTTATTTATGCAGGCCATGATTTATCCGTTATAAAGGATATAGTAGATAGTTACTCTGATGCCGGTGAGATGTACCAGGAGAAAAGACAGATATGGGCTAGAATAGCTGTACTGAATGATAGTAGAAAGATGACAACCGTCACTGCTACTATGATAGGACTAATGACATAATAAGAGTAGCATAACCCATATGGGTTATGCTACTCCACTTATCTATCTAATATTTCCCCTACAAATCTCTCTATCTCTTCTTTTTCTTCTCTCATGATTCTATTACGTTCTACTTCTTCTAGATACATAACTCTGAATGATTTATTATAAGACCTCTGCTTACCTTTCATCATCCTTATATATCTTTCATAGTCTTCGTCTGACATAAGAACTGTAGGACCACCAGGAGTAGCTATAACTTCAGGTTGTAAGTTAAGTGTATCGTTAACCATCATACGTATATTATCTACTAATGGTGTTATGTTAACATCATCTGGAACTACACCTAATGAAAAGGTTATGAGTAACTCTGTAGCTGTTCTTCCTATGAATGGAGGTATCTCTTTTATTCTATCCATAGGAACATAGAGATAGGTTTCATTATCTTGTGTTAGTGTTACTATAGGAACATTTTCATTAAGGTCATCTACATAATCATCTTTAGTCATTGCTAATGGTTGGTATATGTTCTCAAAAGGAAAACCTTCTCCATCTACTATAGCTTTTAACTTTCTTATCTCTGCAACTTCATATTCTTTATTACTGTATTTCTCGTCAAATGGAGGTAGAAATGTAAATACTGCTTTCAATCCTATCGGTAGTACTCTGTTATCTGCCATATCACATCCTTATATATTGGTTAATAATCACCCAACTGAATGCCTATTTATGAACAATCCCGTGAAATATATAAGGAGAAGAAATGATCATAGGAGTAACAAAAGATACTGATAAGCATAGACTCGCTATCGTAGTAACACACTATGATAAAGAAGGATTTGAATACGCAATAGGGATGGTAGAATGTAGTGATGAAGTTGTTTATGAAAATAAGATAAACTATATAGTTAGTAAGGTATTATCATTAGGCTTCGATATTAAAGTAACTGACCCAGAACCTTTAGAAGATTTAAAAGAGTTAACAGTTGATAAAGGTGTTTATACTATTATAGAACAGTTTAGAGATAGAGCACATCTAGAAGAGATTTTAAAGGTTATAGACGAATGTAAGATGCAAAACCTTACAGTCACTGTTGGTTCAGAAGTAAGGCTGAATGAGATTTATTTGTATTTAGATTATTAAAAGATAGATATCTACCATATGCTCTTAAGAGCATATGGTAGATAGTTTATATTACATCATAGCTTGTATTTTAGCTTTAACAGCTTGGTACTTAGCTCTAGTTTCTGGAGTTACACTATTATATTATTTTCTTATCTACCCTCTGGAGGTGGATCAAACTTAAGTCCAGTATTTTTATTCTCACCAGCTTTTAACTTTAGTAGCCTATCTATTATAGCTTGATGTTGGGCTACGCTACCGCCGCTCATATACGTAGAACCATGTGGGCATATATGGACTTCTCCTTGGGCATATTTCAACCAGTCTACAAAGATATCTATTAGATTATCGTTATTAGAGTAAACGTTATAAGTAGGAGTATTGATAACGTAACTTTGACTTGTATTGGTAACTGAAGTTTCATTGTTCTTAACCTCTGATTTAGTTGTCGTTGTTATAGTCTCTTTAGATTCTAATACAGTATGTGTAGTTGTACCTTGGACTTTATCATTTACGTTAAAACTTAACCTACCGTTAACTAGAGTAGATTCAAGGTGAACATAGTTACCTTGTAAGTCTCTTATAGTAAACTCTCCTTCTAGAGTATTTAAGATAAAATCATATAGACTCTTCTCACCATCATTATTAGCCGTATGTAATACTAACTCTTTATTCCTAGTATCTACTAGGAAGTAGTAAGCTTCCTCTCCATTATCATCGTTAGGTTTAGACTCTCTCTTATTAGCATACATATAGAGTACTTTTTCTAGTTTTCTCATTTCTATACCTATAGAGGTCCAGTAGTAGATATCTTCACCTGCCATTTGCCATAGATGGACTTTCTCCCCTATGACTACATCTGGAGCAGATCCTCTATTAGAGTTATAAAGGTCTATCCATCTACAAGTTATCGTCTTGCTTCTATCTATGTTAAAAGATACATGCTGAGCCTGACTATCCTCACCCTGATACTTAAGTTTATCAGGTTGGTTATAATCACCTTCCATAGAAGGCATGTTCTCTACAGGATGAACTTCCACCCATACAGAATCTTCAGGCTTATCTTTAGTTACTATACCTATGCCAATACATTTAAATTTGGTTTCCATAGTTGCGTTAGTATCCATTTTATTCCTTTATTTCTAAATTAGAAGTTACATACCATACACGACTACCATTAACAAACTGAAGGTCGATTATAGGTATGTTGTTAAATAGCAACATAGTTTTGTAAACAAAATATAGTTCGTTCCTATTAGCTAAATATACTATACATCTTATAACATCTAAAATCACATAGTGCTCTTCCGTTTCATCGCTCCAGACATTTTCAGGATATATTTGTTTTTCTTTAGCTGTTCCTAAATCTTCTTTACAAAGTTTGATTATACCAAGCATTTGAGGTTTAGCAAATCTACCTTTAAAATATAGTCCTTCAGTTTTACTAGTTGCGTTATAAGGTAAGTATAGTCCATTGTGATATACTGGTAATATATAAGGATATCCATTCTTAATATCCTTAACTATACTAGTTGTACTGGCTATACTTATAGAAGGAACAATACCGGAGCGGAAATTCATAAGTTTAACCATAGTTTCATCCCTAGTATGGACCCATTTCAGAAACCAATACTCCTTTAGGTTTATAGAACCCTAATGGTTCTAATATAGTATATAACTGTGCACAGTTATCGTTAACCACTTTCTTATAGTTCAAAGCTTGAAATACCTCTGATGGTAATCCTTCTTGCGATACTATAAGTAATGGTATCCTATATGTTCCTAAATATTGTTTACCTACTCTGGATAAAAAGTTACGTAACTTGGTAGCTATCTCTCTATCTTCTAAGCTATCCAAGTAATCATCCATCCTTTTCTTACTGTCCAATGTAGTGGACGCTTTTATTACTTGGTAAGTTGGTTCCATAGCATGACCATACTTATCCGCAAAGACTTCTTCCCATAATAGATAATGAACATAGTTAGACTTAGTAGGTTCATCGCTATATGCTCCAGCTGGTTTAATCTTATCTATACCGAAAACTTCGAGGCTGCCTTCTTTCATTTTCTGTATGATATTACGTTCAGCATCAGCTACTTTCTTTATAAGATAATGAAGATCTATAAGCTCACCTTCTCGGTTACACTTCTTAATATATTCCATCATCTCTTCTCCTATCTTACGATAGGTTTTGTTAACCTTAGAAGCTATAAGGTTAACACCCTTAACTTCTTTCTCTGGTTGAGCATACACCTTACCTTCTTGTATACCAGTATCTGCAAAATAGTGTTTCGTCATATTGGTTGTTATAAACGAATACCAATAGTACTCATTCTTCATTTTCAATAACTCGAATCTCTCTGGAGCTATATTCATATTACCACATAGGATTTTGATATAATGGTCCATAACTTGAGTTACTATAGTCATAACAGAAGAAGCTATTGCAATATGCTTAGCATCACTTGCATATCGTTCTTCTTGGAAATACCAGCGAACCCAATCATCATATGCACCACAAGTGCTATCTGTATCTGACAATACTATAGAGTTCCTTATCATTTCTTTCATATAGGCTATGTTAACAGGTGCTATGTCTGTTATAAAGAAAGCATGAAAGAAATCTTTATAAGATGTTAATACTTCTGATACATATTTGGTAGTTGAAGCTATTGCATCTACCTCAGGACTATCTATCATTTTCTCATAATCTACGTTTATGCCTTTAATCATGTCAGAACATATATTATGGGCATGGTTAGCTACTCCCTCTGGAGAGTTATAAATATCTTTAACCTTATCTGTGCTATATCCAGTTTTCAACTCTGATATAGAACTAATAAGTTTTCTAACCATACTATCATTATACTTCCTTATATTATAGAAGTCATTGGTATACATAACACAAGCTAATTCTATTGGTTCTAATTTAGTAAGATAGTATCTTATTTCTCCTAACCTTTTTGGTATGTTCCAATACCATTTAGTAGAATCCTCTATCATCTCCATAACTTCATCTACAGTAGGATAGTGTAAGTTATACTTCTGCATAACAGTATCTACCTTAGCTAAATCTGAATATGTTATAATAGCTGTTATATAGTTCAATACAGATTCAGGGTCTTTAAATAATTTATTACCACCTATCATAGACTCTGAAACAGCATTACCTATAGAACTAACAGACCTTGTTATAGAAGTTAATGTATAGTGTGCTGAAGGATTATACAGTATAGTTCCGTTAGATGCATAAGAACCTGATAAAGAGTTATTGAATATCTTACGGGTCTTCTGCATGTTATCGTAGAAGTCGGCTTTACTCTTATTACCTTCCATCTTATATTTAAAAGCTAACTTCTTATCTTCTTTACGAGCATTAACGTTAAGGTTAATGAATGCAGAGTGTAAAGATAATCTTTCATTAGGATGGATATATGTTGTAAAGGATGGAACTATAACTTGGTTAGCTGCTTGAGCAGATTTAATATAATGGGTTAACTCAGCAGTTTCTTCTACTTGGTCACCATTCTCTAATTTAGTCATATACCTAACTATAGGATTCTTATAGTTAGACTTATTAACTACTTTCTTAACTTTATCATATGCCTCTAAGAAAGGAATGGATTTAACTTTCGATATAAATACTGCTGATTGTTTTAAGTATTCCCTTATAGGGTCTGGTTTATTAAGATAACTTGGAATATCTCTTTTAAAGACTTGCATGTCTATTTTTGGCTGTTCTGAAACACTCATTACTATGCCCTTCTCTTCGTTGTCATCTAAGGCGAAGCCGAGGTTATTTACTTACCTCTGTTACATATGGGCTTAACAGAAAAAAAAATAACATTAATACTACCAGTAGACCATATAGGTCTACTGGTAGTCTTTAGTTATGCTTGGTTAATACTTATGTTAAAACTTGATGCCATTCTTATCTACGTAACTGGCAATCAGTGTCATTCTATATTGAACATCCTTACTATATTTTCGTCCTCTCTCAGATTTAGTAGATGCTCCACCTGCATTATAAGAAGCTAGTACTTTAGTAATATCTCCTTTATGCACCTTGTCCCAGTATTTAAGCTCTTTATTAGCCATTACTGCACTGAAGTAATCTGAATAGTAGAGAAGCAGTGCTATTCCATTCTCTCCTATGATTTTCTCTAAAGATTCTAGTCTCTTTAACGCAGAGTCTAATAGTATCTGATGCGAACCCCAGGAACCTTTCTTTCCATCGGTGCTGTTTAATTTATCGATACCGAAATTTGATTCTTTCCAAGCAATCGCTGCTAGAAGAATACCATGTTCTTTGCTCTTAAGGAACTTACCGGCCTTAAGACTGTTAACCATCACCTCTTGTTGAGCTGGTGTTAGCTCTTTAAGTTGTTGGCTATAAGTTTTACCAAAGCATAACGTTGCCATCATTAAGATAGCTAAGATAAGTCTCATGTTTACTCCTTATAGTAGACTTAAATGTATTTGCAGTTTTATACTCCACTATATAAATAATATATATTTATAAAAATGTGGTTATGGATAGCTTTAAAGCTATCCATAACGCTTACATGTTGGAGTATATATCTTGAAAAATCGTTTGATATTTTTCATCAATAAGGAGAATCCGCTAGATAAAAAATAAAACGTATCGGCATATCTTTGAGTTAAACCAAAGAGTTAACATTAGATTTGATTTGTAGAAAGGATGTGTAGTATGCCTAAGAATAGGAATACAAAAAGAGCTAGACTTAAGCTCAAACAGAAACAAAAGAACCAGCCAGCTGCTAAAGCTCCAAACTGGAATACACTTGTAGAGATGAATAGGGATTTACTTAAATGTCTAGTATATCTAGACACATTAGGTAAACAATTACATAATGATTACAAAGATAAGCTTGAAAGTAATTTAAGAGCTAAAGAAACGTTTAAAGGTTATTATAGAATTATAGAAGACGTTTCTAGAGCAGTTGCTAAACTTAATCTAACTCATGTTGAGAAGAATGAGGATGGAACACCTAAGCTTACAGAGACTGGTGCTTACATATTCTTAAGAGGTAAATGTAAGAACGAGTCTGAGAAAGAGGCATGCTTAGCTATGGTATTTGAATATCAGCAAGAACTTATGAACATTGAACCTATGATAGAACAAGTCCTTCCTGATTTAGTAGCTGTTCTAGGTGCTAATAAAGAAACACAAGAAGCTGTTGAGAAACTTAAAGGTCAGTTAGGTAACATAACATCACTAGCTACACTAGATATGGCTGGATTAGTTCAAGAGTATGAGAAAGAAATGAAGAAGGTTTCTTCTTTAACTTCCCAACTCTTAGAGACAAGTCCTGAACTAGCTGCTGGTGTTGGAGAAGCAACATATGGAGAAGCTGAAACAGTTAATGTGGAGGTAACAGAAAATGATAAACAACAATGAAGAAATTAGGAGTTCTGCGGAGGATACGCAGACTCCTTCACTTTTTCCAGCTGAAGAGATAGAAACACCTGTAGCCCCTAAACAGGAATCTATTAAACACGCAGAACCTAATTACTCAGACGATGCGTTTAAGGATGTAGAGCGTGTTAACCCAGGTGAAGTATTGGAGGAAATGACTAATACTCCATTCTCCCATATTTTTATTCCATCTACTACGAATAGAACGGCTGTTAAAAGAGATACAGAAGCTACAATAGGCGATTATGATAATCTTACTTTAGAAGAGACGCAAGCTATAACATTAGATAGAATAGGTGCTAAGTACAATGCTTCCACAGAGACTATCTCTGGAGGTGACGGAACATTAACAGTATCTTACGATACATATGTAGATAAACTTAATGGGCCTACTAAGTTTACCAACGACCCTACGTTAGCTGGTAAACATTTAGGTATGAAACCTATTGATCCTTCTAAGTATAGTAAACCAGGTGTAAAAACTGACCAATGGAAACTATTTTATAAAATCATGTCTAAAACCAATAAGGGTGACAGAATTATAGTTCCATTATGGCATAGTGGTTTTAAGATTATCGTCAACCCACCTACACCATCCGATATTCTTTCTTTCTATAATAAGATGGCTCGAGAACTATCAGAAGTAGGTGCTAATACTATGGGTCTTATTTATAGCAATTACACATCTCTAACACATAAATATTTCTTAGAGATGTTGGAAACATTAATAGACTCTGCTACTATCAATCTTACTGAAAGTGATGCAAGCATTATAGATTATATTTCTATCTTAGACCTTAATGCTTTATATCTAGCAGTTATGACCTCTATGACAAGACAAGGTCTAGCTGTTAACGTTAGTTGTAATAATGTTAACGTTATTGAAGATGGTAAACCTAAATGCGATTTTACAGCTAAAGGTAAGATAGACCCTACTAAGATACTATGGGTTCACGATGATGAGCTACCTGAGTGGATGAAGAAACAGATAGATACCAATGGTACTGGTTCTGTATCTGTACAAGAAGTTAAGAAGTACCAAGAAGAAATCTTTAAGATGGCTAAGAACACTACTTATACATTTATGTCTAAGATAGGTTCAGGTGTAGAGGACGAAGAGAATCCACTGCTAGAAATTAAACTACATCTTCAGATTCCTTCTATAGCCGAATATCTTTCAGAATCTGAATATTGGAGAATGGAAATATCTAATATAGTTAAAGATGCTCTTACTTCTAAATATACACCTACTGAGAAAGAACAGATGGTTAGCTATGTAACATACATTATGAAAATGGTGAGTTACAATTCATTTGTTAAATCGCTGGAGGTAGAAGGAGAAGAGTTGGTAGAAAGAGAATTGCTTTCTAAAGCTTTAGCTACTACTAATAAAGATGATGATGAAAGCATCAATAAGTTCATACGTAACATATTGAAGTTTATAGAGGATGCATCTATAGCTATAGTAGCTATTCCTTCATTTACTTGCCCTAAATGTAAAGCTGATCAACATTCGCATGGCAATGCAGCATTTAAAGAACTTATACCTATAGCTATGGAGACACTTTTTTTCGACCAAGCCGCTCGTATTACAGTAGGAAAACAAGCGTAGACAATAAGACTGTTATGCCTAATGATTTCTACACTGTAGAGAACATGTATGTGGCTAATAACGAGTGGCTAAATCTTATTGAGCATGTTATCGTATCTAAGAAGAAACTTAATAGAGTTGAAGCTAATATGATACTTAGACATGCGTATGCTATGTCTACCAATCAGACTACAAAATCACAAGAGGACATAGATATATTCTTAGATGTTCTCTATAGAGAAGAAGACGATATAGAAGTGTTCAACCAGTTGCCAGACTATATAGAGAGGTTCAACCTCTCTCAGTGTTATAAATATACAGGCATCAACTTTTTAGAGTGGTGTAACCTTGCACTACCTACAGGTGAGATGTTATTAGAGGTGTGTGGTAATCTACGTAATGAAGAAAACCAGCTACAAGCAGAGATGATGAAGGAACAACAGAATGAAAGCAATCTATACTGATTTAGATAGCCTATTTGATACAAGAGCTGTATTCTTAGGATTACTTACTAATCAAGGTGAGTATTCTTTAGGTAAGTACGACTACCATAGACGTATAAGAGATAACTTCGGTACTATGTCCGATAAGATCTTTCATTACTATTATAAGTATCGTACGAAAAGAATACTTAATCTAGCGCCTATGACGAATGTAGTTACTATCATTAAGGACTATCTTATAGATAACTCTTCAAATCTTCAAGATGGGTTAGAAACTACTCTTTATGTTAACGAGTATCCTTATAACCTTTCTACACAAGATATGAACCTTCTTTCTTCTGTTATAACTAAGAACTTGCCTGGAGTAACAGTTAAGTTTATAGGTGTAAGGTTACAAGATCTTAAAGCTAGTTGGGTAGCTGATAATATACATATGTTTATATCCTATACAGCAGTAGAGTGGTTGAACTATATCTTATCATCTAGGCAAATGCTAGCATATCCATTACTTAATGTTATGATGCTAGCACCATTTAGGGTTGAAGGCAATATACCTTCTAAGAATGTTAATGATGATCTATTGCATCATACTATAGCATTCTTTAGAACTATTTGTGATTTTAGTTATGTTGATATAGCGTCTTTTAATGGTAAAAAGTAGGAAGTAGGTTCATCCTACTTCCTACTCTACATGTTTATACGAGTAATACAATATAAGGATACAGATATGAATACTGATATGCAAGTAGATGATACTGAAGTATTAACTACAGAAGAAAGCTATGAAGTAGAATATC